GGTCCTGTTGGACCCTGATGACCTTGTGGTCCTGTTGGACCCTGATGACCTTGTGGTCCTGTTGGACCCTGATGACCTTGTGGTCCTGTTGGACCCTGATGACCTTGTGGTCCTGTTGGACCCTGATGACCTTGTGGTCCTGTTGGACCCTGATAACCCTGTGGTCCTGTTGGACCCTGATGACCTTGTGGTCCTGTTGGACCCTGATGACCTTGTGGTCCTGTTGGACCCTGATAACCCTGGGGACCCTGCGTACCAGTGCCTTGTGGACCCTGAGTGCCCTGATCACCCGCAACATTTTGTGGGCCAATATTACCCTGGGGACCCTGCGTACCACTTCCAGTAGTGCCCTGGGCACCAGCAGTGCCTTGCGGACCTAATGGTCCCTGTGCGCCGATACCAGAACCTATATCTCTGGTGGTGTTTCCCTCACGTATTCTCACCTTACCAGTCAACAAATTATACCAGATATATCCATTTGCTGGACTTGGTGGGTCGCCTCTATATGTAGGATGAGCAATGTCGGACATGTCTTCATCTCCTATGCTAGCCTAATGATATGTTTTAGTGATGATATTATATCAGATCGACCGCCGAACAGCAAACATTTACGCGAAATGACATTCGCGTTATTTTACAGCAGAGGAGGGAATTGCGATGAAATGGACGGTTTTAATTCTTTTAGGTTGTGTTTCGGGCTTCGCCCAAGAGTACATCCACAATAGATCCACAAATGATAGGATAATTACTTTAGCTACAGCCATCGTTAATGCCAAAAATGATAACGAATTAAAATTGAAGATGTCTCAAATTATGGACCGGATTGCCATAGTCAGACAACGCCATGATTCCACAACCGACAACGAAGAACGAAAGGGATGGTCGGCAGAATGGCACGACCTCAAGCAACAGGCAAATAGAATTCTAGACGAAATAGGAACGAATGTAACCAATCTACAACAAACAATAATTGATTATCGTCGATTTCGCATTTCTTTAAAATGGGATGAACTTAGACAACAACATAAAGAATTGATCGCCGAAGCCGACAAAATTGCCCTAATCCAAGACAATGCATGTCTACAAACCAGAATAAACGTCCTTAGAGAAGAAACAATGCTCTGTTTACGATTGTCAAGATCTAGTCCACTTCCAGAAGACAGAACCAAATGGCATATGGCATACGTTCAGAAATTAAATGCATTACGAGAATTGGAAAGAGAATTAGAAACACAACCAAGAGATGTTAGAACCATTATTAGGATTGGCCCACCAAAATATATCAAATAATCATTAACCACCAATAGTGAAATGAAATTCATTGCTTCTAAGCACTTGACCGTTTGGCATTTCGATTGAGACGTAATATTTATACGTGCCAATGAGAAAACCACTAGTGTCTATCAACGATTTCATAACGAATGGATTTGAACGATATGAACCTTGTCTAATGCCAATTGTCATGGGTTCCTTGTCAACGATAATTTCACAATTCTGCGTTTCGATATGGATGAAACCTTGTAGAAACGGTATCAATGGCACGACTAAATTGTGATCATAATCGTATAATGGAAGTGGCATCAGGCCAACTTCCAGCATTCGTTTGTCACCCTTGTTAAACTTAGAATCAAGTGGTTCAAAACCGAAACGGACGGTCTCTAAACCATCGTCAACGAACCATTGATCTGGGTACAACCAAAAACGAGAACATTTCTCTTGTTGAATCGATGGATCATCAGGATCAACTTCAGTCCCACCAGAAGAATAAACGTCATCCGGTATGAACACCCATTTGTCGAAATATGCCGCTGGTGCACTCAGGTCTACCGGCACGGCCCAGGGGAGACGCAAATACCCCGGCCTGTCATTCACTCTTTCTAATGGAAACGGATACTCAGAATCGTGTGGATATGAAATTGGTATGACTGTGACCAAATTTTCATCTCTAACAGAACTTTTATAAATTTCTATTCGTCGCACGGCATATGGTTCGGCTGCAATTCCAGCGTGATAGAACGTATTGTCCAGAATTATGGTCTGACCAACTCTCCCAGAAATTCGCGGAAATTGTGCCATATCGTTCTCCTTTTCAATATATTTTCAGCTATAAAACATTACCCACCACCAATAAACATCTTAGCAATTGCCACACCAGTGGTACCACTCGCAGCTACTAGGACGACTAATTTCCATAAACTCATCTGCAACTTATTCTGCATTCTTTGTATGTCACCAATTTGTGCGTGGATCGTTTGGAACGTCGCTGAACCGTGTCGGAGCCGCTCATTCATAGAATTGTTATCTAAACTAATACCGGTGATTTCCTGTCTGACTGCATCCAACGTATTGCTAATTGCCGTCAACGTACCCGTCATGTGCCCTAATGACGTTTCTATTGGTTTTAGACATGAGCTTTGATGCCGATCAATCATCTTCTCTACATCTTCCCTATCAATCGTCGCCATTGGTGTCGTCTCCTTTTCTTTTGTCCAATCTTATAAGATATTTGATCAAGACAATATATCACACCTGTGCATAATTAGCAACTTTTACCGCCATCGGCAATAGACCACTCATATACGTTAATAAGATTATTTCTGTCACTCTCGCTAGAGCAATAATTGGAATTGCCTCAATCGCCCTTTATCTTTTCCAGCCACGCATCAAACTTCCCGACATAGACCTTGTGACCTATGTGGGGCACGGTGTACGTCGTATCAAGCCAGATGTCGAACGGAGACAATAATTTACAAAATGAAATATCTTCACCAAACAAAACCCCGTTCTCTACCGTCACGTTGAAGACCATACGTTTTTCAATACCGTTCTCAACATACTTTTCAGCCTTATCCCAAACGTGCTGTGCTGCCTTCTTAGTAATGCGAAGGAAGCCTGTACCTAATCCGTCTATTTGCATTAATCCGTCTTTAATCTCAAGCTTATGCGTAGTGCAGTTAACACAATATGTCTCAACGTCGCATTTCTTCGGGTACGGATAACCTACAACGTCAACCTCCCTGCGTAAAAGCGCATAAAACGCCGCCGGGTCCCACGTTTGATCCGAATCAATGAAAACCAAATCATCGGCTCCAGACCTCAAACCAGAAACAAACAGATCATTCCTTGCGCGCTGAATCAACGCGTCATGCGCAATAAATAAGAAGTCCACCGAAACGTCTTTAGGCGCTGCCTTAAGCGTCTCAATCAATGAGAAGACGTACCGGCAATCAAGCTTCCCGTCCAACGTCGGAGTTAAGATTAAGACACGCCTCATCGTTCCCCCAATCTTTTAAACAATTTCTTCCATTGTACAATTCTCGCGTCCCAAGTCCAATGTTTGTCGTAATAAGCTACTTGATCGGCAAGTTTGTCAGAAGTTTCACTGGATTTATAATCGTTTATGGCTTGGTTTAATGCTTCTGCATATCGGTCAACTAGATCATTGGAGATTAAGACATAATCAGCCCACAGACCACACGTTTCGGGCAGCGCACCAAAGCTTGTCGTCACCACCTTGCATCCAGCCCCTAATGCTTCAATTGCGGCAATGCAGCTTGTTTCTTCCCAAATATTGGAATAAGCAAAAATGTGGGCCTGCATCAACGCCTCTCTAATTTCTTCATTGGGGGCATATTCAATGTGCGTCGCCCCTACGTTGTTTAGACGTTGGTATAATTCGTCATATTTTCCCTTCGATTGCGCGGCAAACGCATTGCCGTAAATGCTGGTGCCGGAATACACGACCAACTCCACGTCGGAACGGTTAAGTTTGGCATAAGCTTCCGCCAACACCGACAAACCCCGCCACGGCGTAGAAGTATAAATTAACCTGATTTTGCCGTCTGGTTTCTTATGGGCGGGGAACGGGTGGATCGCATTCTGTATGACGGAACGTCTACAGTCTCGTATGGGGAATCGTTTGAAGAATTGTTCGTGTTGCCAATGCGAGACAAAAACAAGTTGGTCGAGCATTGAGACAAAACTTGGATTGCTTAGTGTCTGTACATTTTCTTGGTCATAACTCAACTGCTCCCAAATCACATTGGGTCGGGACAACTCCAGTTGTCTCGTATCACAAATAGATGAAATTAAATTCACCTTAGAACAATCTAATAAGGACGTTAAGCTGTTGAAGGCAAGTTCAGTGCCGCCTAATGCTTTGTCGGGCATCATCCCTGTCCTTCCAGCTTCTTCACCTTTGCCGCGAGTTCCTGAATCGCCTTGACACAAACGGTCAACAGCTTACCAGGCGTTGCTTCAAGTTTATCAGGGTTATTCTTGAAAACCAAGCCCAAATCAATCCCCGCATCCTGTTGCGCTTGTTCTAATTCTTGAGCAATGAAGCCGTATTCGAGTCCTTCAGTCTTCTTACTGCCATCCGAGATGCCATTCTCGTACCACTCGCGCTTATCCCATTTCCATTGCTTAGGAATAATGCGACCGATGAAGTCTAGGCCGACGTTAAAATCCTGAATGTCGGCTTTGTCCCTAGAATCAGAAATAGCTGTGATTGTAGTAACGTGGCAACGTAGAGTGGCTATGTTGTTGCCTAGGGTCATTTCGTTTGTTGCAGTGGCAGAGGTAGGTTCGGCACCACTACCGATACAGGTGAGATTCGTGCCAGTTGTGATTGTGGAACCGGCGGCATGGCCTAATGCAGTATTACCTACGCCAGTAGTATTAGCCCCCAAGGCATTAGTGCCCATAGCTACGTTATTTGTGCCAGTCGTATTGGCATCTAAAGCGATGGTACCGACGGCTACGTTATCTGTGCCCTCCGTATTAGCATATAAAGCACCACTACCCATAGCTATGTTCTGTATGCCAGTCGTATTAGAATCTAAAGTATTGTTACCGACAGCTATGTTATTGTAGCCTATAGTATTATTCAACAAAGCAGAAGAACCGATAGCTACGTTCTGCACCCCAGTAGTGTTAGAACCCAAAGCATCACTACCAATAGCTATGTTTTCATAGCCAGTCGTATTAGCATCTAAAGCTTGGTGGCCGATGGCTACGTTATTTGTGCCAATCGTATTTCCCCCCAAAGCAGCAGCACCCATAGCTACGTTCCAGGAGCCACCCGTATTGTCGTCTAAAGCTTGATAGCCGATAGCTACGTTTTCAATGCCGGACGTATTAACCCCCAAAGCATTAGTACCAACGGCTACGTTATTTGTGCCGGTTGTATTAGCATCTAAAGCTTGGTGGCCGATGGCTACGTTATCATTAGCAATGGTGTTGACTAATAAAGCATTATATCCGACAGCTACGTTTCTCTGACCAGTCGTATTAGCCCCTAAAGCATCAGTGCCAATAGCTATGTTATTGATTCCTGTAGTATTAGCATCTAAAGCGCTGGTACCAATAGCTACGTTATTTGTGCCAATCGTATTGACCCCCAAAGCATTAGTGCCCATAGCTACGTTCTGCACGCCGGTCGTATTAGTATAAAGCGAACCAAAACCAATAGCAACATTATTTGCACCAATTGTATTAGCCGCTAACGCAGCCATACCAACAGCAACATTAGAATCACCTGTAGTGTTAGCTGTTAAAGCTGTTTGACCAATAGCAGTATTCCATTTACCAATCGTATTAGAATAGAGCGCATCCTTACCAACAGCCGTATTGCGCAATCCAGTCGTATTAGAATAGAGAGCATTTTTACCAATAGCTACATTGTCTTCACCAATCGTATTAGTATAAAGCGAAAAAAAACCAATAGCAACATTACTGTCACCTGTAGTATTAGCATATAATGAATTATAACCAACAGCTACATTATGTTTTCCGATAGTGTTTGTAATCATTGCCTCATAACCGATAGCAACATTACCTTCACCTGTAGTATTAGCATTCAAAGCCCCAATACCGACAGCCAAGTTATTATCCCCGGCAGGCAGCTTGGTTCCGATTACGTCGATCACGTTAGCCATTGTACATCTCCTTTATTAATCCTCAATCGCTTCGATTCCAGCGGCAGTGATTAACGGATCCGCTGCCAACCACAACGTGAAATCAATTGTCTTAGATAAGACACTGTCGACTGTTTCTTCAGCGTCAATCTGCGCAGCAATTGTATAATAAAACGTGAATAATTGGCTGCCCCACGCGAACAATTGCCCAATGTAAGCGGCACGATTGGCTTTGCCTGTCGCCACAGCGAAAGTCAATTGCGCGTTGTACGCCAAACAATTCATCTCAGGGTAACGGGTCGCCAGCATGTTGTCGCAGACGGTCTTCCAATATTTCTTTTGGTCGTCTTTAGCAAGTGCGAGACGCGTCTCTTCAGGCTCCGTTTCTCTACGAATCTTATTTCGCAAAACCATGTATGCAAAATATTTCTCTGGACGACCTTGCTTCAACTCCGCCTCAGCTTCAGCCTTCAGCGGGTCCGTTTCGGACAAATAGCGCTCCAAACGTCTAGCCTGCTTATCGTCAGCGGTCAGCGGCTCTATCGCCCAAACTGAAGCTACGTGATCATCTTCCAAAACGTACGTCGGTCCAATATATTTCTCTAAATCGGGGTTTATAGGGTCCTTCTCCTCTACAACCGGATACCAGCCTAATTCAAGCAACTTATTGTCATCCAGAACACTTAAGTTAGAGATATTGCGCCAAGAGTTAGGCAGTTGCTGCGGTGCGCCAGGTATTCCCTTATCAACAAATGAGTACATTCTATGTCTCCTTTAGACATCGCTCCCTAACGTATCATGAACGGCCACTGTGGTGGTTCCAGTCAATTCTGCAATACCAGTGCCTGCGTTATCTTCCGAGTATGATTCATTAAAGGCAGCACCATAAGCATCAATGTTTGGCGACGTTCCTGATTCAATGTTGAGTTGTATGTCGAATTTACAACCATCTATAACGTCTGACAGCGTAGCTACCAATAAATAAGACCGCTTGTACACGATAACGGTTCTAGTGCCGCTGCCTGCGCTGGTAAAGTTAACTCTATTGCTGTCGCTTAAAGCATCGGCTCGTGTGGTATGCACGGAGAACGTGGTCGTACTTAACACGTTCACGTAATAAATCGTTGCCCCTTTTAGCGGCACCGGAATTATGCCGCTGCCGTCGAACCGAACCGCTTGACCGGTGGTCAGACCGTGAGCCGCCGACGTAGTAACCACTTCCGTGGTCGTATTCACCCCAGATATTGAGGCGGTAATCGCCGCCGTATCATTAATGGTGAAATTAGTGCCAGAGAATTCCAACGTTAAGGTGCCGGTTTCATCATCACCGCCGGTCAAACCAGACACGGTTGCGCTGTCTATGGTTACTTCACTGTCATCCGTCGTTACTCCATCATTCTTTAAATCTTCGTACAATTTTATCGTATTGATGTCGGCGTTCGCAAAGCCGTAAGCTGAAGTGATGTCGAACACCAAGCTATTAACGACGGCATTCTCAAATGCCTGATCATCTTGGTTTCCTGGCGTACACATCGTAAAACCATAAATGACTTTGCCCGTGTAAGGTTCTGAAGCCAAGGCGTTCGCAGCCTGTCCGGCGACGTGATCGTCGGAACAAAGACTGCCGGGCAAGATTGAACCGAGTTCGCCGTTGAATAACGAATTGGCGGAATTCACCCCGCCCGCCGCGCTTACCGTACCGCTAAATGTATTGGTGTCATATGCGAGCGCAATGCGTCCACCACCGCCGCCGCCGCGATTGGATTCTGCCGCAGGGGTCCCACCGAGTGCGCTGATCGTACCGGAACCCGACAATGTGGTACAAACGACCCAAATGCTTCCACCTGCCCCGGCGTCAAAACGTCCACGTCCATTAGCGGTGAGCGTTCCGTTAATTGCGACCGAACCAGCAACTAACTTAATTGCTCCACCGCCATAATGCGACGCGCTACTGCCCAAATTAACAGGAGCCGTTACAACTCCATTAGTCAGACCTGGATTTAAGCCGCCACCACGACCACCATGACCGCTACCGCCATAATTTGTTACACCAGTACTTCCAGGACCAGTAAATAGTGCATACCCTTCAGCATTGGCGGATATTGTGGAACCGGAATCTACCGTTACGCTGGTTGCGGTCAAGGAACAAGCGACCACCGAGACCGGGTTGCTATGCATGACGAGCGTGGCATTGGACTGCACGGCCACGACTCCAAACGTATGACTTCCTGGCGGTAAGCCCACGTCTTTGGTTACGGTAAGATTTGCCCCAGACGGTAATTGTAGAGTCCCAGCGATGCCCGGCTGAGCACTGGCTGGTTTTCCACCGGCACATTCAAAAGTACCGGAATATGTTGATGAAGAGTATGAAATGAAGATGCGTCCGCCGCCGCCCCCGGCACGAGCAACGGTATTCGTTCCACCATTAGTTCTAATTTCTCCCGAACCGGACAAAACGTCACAAACGATACGGATGCTGCCGCCAGAAGCACTGGAAAATGAGCCGGTTCCGGCATCGGCACTTAATCTGCCGCTTATGCTTGCCGTCGCTGACGCATTTATGCAGATTGCACCACCGCCATTAGCTGAAAGCGTACCTGAACCAAGCGTAATCGCAGCAGGGCTTCCATATGGGTGTGGAATGGTTGGTTCATTGGTATTTCCACCGCCTCTGCCACCGTGAGTCGCACCAAAAAAGTGACTTCCAGTCGTGCCCGGTCCCACTTGCGCTGACGAGAAGCCTCTAGCGTCAGAATGTACGACCTTGCCGGAAGCCAGAGTGAAATTATAGCAGTTGATTGTCGCGCCCACGCCGCGTGTGGACGTGTGCGTACCAGCCCCTTGCGACGTGATGTTGACTTTATTCGTACCGGCTAACGCGTCAGTGATGTTCGTATGAAGTGAAAACGTGCTTCCCGTCACATTGCCGACGTGGTAAGCGAGTGCGGAAGTTAAACCACCCGGCATGGTGGTGCTAGTTGTGATTTGAATTACGTCGCCATTGGCATAACCGTGACTGGCAATCGTGATTAAATCATCAATTATATCAATAGCAGCCGGCGCAAACGTTTTAGTTTCGACTAGGCCGGTTAAGACTAAGCCGCCTGCCGCTGCACCGCCGTCGACCGTCACGTCGCCGCGCACGGTCAACGCCTGACTCGTACCTCCGGCAAAATTGGCCGCCATAGTAATCGTGCCCGTATAGCCGCTGCGAATGTCTATTCCGGCAAGACCATTCAACCAACCGCTCGCGACGGTATTAGCGGCTGCATTACAATTCGCCGTGCTCGCGCCGCTTATGTCAGCACTGGCCGTAAAGATGACGTTCTCGTATTCTGTCGGCACGTGACCTAAAGACCAATTACCGGCTGTGCCCCAAGCGTTATCTGCGGCACCATTGGTCCAAACGTTGTCAACTGGAACGGCCAACGGTTCGAGCGTACCACCCGCCTCTGCAACGCCATCAATGTCTGCAAGATCATAAGTATCGCCATCTAAATATTCATTATCAGGATGTCTTGAATCGTAATAAATCTTCTTGCCAGTTGGCGTCCGTAATTCCGTTTGACTGCCGCCAATATCAAAACCAACAACGCCGCCGGTAATTAGACTGTCACCGTCACCGCTCAGATAAGCGTAACGAATCTTGGTTAAATTCAACGCTGCAAGCTTAATGTCCCCAGTGGTGGTACGAATGTCGACATAACCATCGCGACTTTGGTCGGCCGTATAGAGCACCTGTTCAAGATCAATTGCGGCAGAAATGCTAACGTCATCTACGGCAGAAATAATTAAATTGCCGCCATAATGATCGCCAGAATCGGAGGTCGTCACGCGGGTATCAATTCCAACTAGAGATACCTCACCGCCGGAAGTGATTTCAACGTCGCCTGCATCAGACGTACCAGCTCGTGAGATTATATTGCCGCTAACGGTGATGTCTCCATCAGCTTCCAACTCTACATCACCGCCAAGACCGGTTCCAGCCGCCCGTACAATCAGCTTTGACGTAGCATTATTGAAAACAATGTAACCGTCTAAATCGGCTTCATTGGCCTGAGTGTACTCACCGTCTGGATATGCGTTTCCACCTAAAACCAATGACTTCGCCTGTACTGTTACGCCAGCAACGTCGGTTATTGTATCTGAGACACGGTAAGCACCGATTCGTAAAACGCCCTTGTCCGCATCGTCTTCCATCACGATGCCCTGCTTACAACAAAAATTACCGCCAATATAGACGTAAGACAATTTATTGATCGTAAGTAAGCCGGACCAGTCGCCGCCACCCGCAAGCGATATTCCGCGCTTATTGCCTCTTGTGTTAAGAGTAAGATCGCCGGTTCCTGTGATTTCCGGTACGAAACGAACGAATGGTCTGTTGCCCGAATCCGGCGGGTCTGGGGCAAATATACTAATATTGGATGCGGAGTTAATAGAAATATCTACACCGGCATTTACCGTCGTACCGTTATTGCCAGAATCATACCAACCGCCGCCGTCAAAGATAAGAGTTCTGAACGTAATCGTTGCTGCTGAAGATTGTCGGTCAATATAGCCGCCTTGTGTCGTTACCCTACAACCTACGCCGCCGAAAGTAGTTGTGCCTGAAATGAATGACATATTACCAGCCTTAATAATCAAATGGCCGGTAAATTCACTAGTGCCGCTAAATGGGCCGCCCCACGGTGCAGTACCTAGTTTCTCTATGGTACCAGAGCCTTTTAATGTCCAATCAGTTTTATCACTACCATAGGTTCCATTGGCAGCGTTCAAATAACTAGTCGTGCTGGCGGCTGCGGTAAATGTTCCATTAAAGCCGCTATTGCCGCCTCTTGATAATATAGTGCCGCCAGACAATATCAAATCAGTGAACTTCCATGTTCTAGTATTATTAGCGGAACCGCGTATCGTTGCACCGGAATATAAAGTAAGTTGCGGCGCAAAGGTTATGGTTGCGTCAACGTCCAAGATGCCGCTGCTGGCCTCGCACGTATTACCGGCATCATTAATGAAACCGGCCGGCGACCAATTAGCGGCATTATCTATAGCGCCGGTTGTGTCAGTTATCCAAGTGTAATGAGCCATGTCCAACCCTTATCCTGAAGCGTAAGACTGAATGCCGTCTAGCCCGATCGTAATGTCACCGGCAATCCCCGTAACTGCCACATTGCCGCCACGAAGACCTGATGAAGACTCACTTGTCTGTCTGGCTAAAATACCGCTTGCTATTGTGACGCTGGCATAATTCTTAACAGTCACGTCACCGGCACGACCACCATCATAACTACCCGGGCATGAGGTATTTATCATCGATGTAACGAATGTGCCGCTCGCAGAGCCGCCATCAAAGTCTACGTCGCCACCGCCTCCGCCGCTACCTAAAATTGTAGATCCGTAATTTGCATAAGCGTTTACGTAAGTCGACAGAAATGAACCATCGTGTTTGATGGTTATATTCCCGGCAAAACCTCTGCAATTAATTCCACCATAACCTATGGTGGACAATGTCCCAGGATTTGCACCGTCCCAAATTAATACATCTCCAGCTGCATGTATTATTACATTTCCAGCATTGACTCTAGTTGTTTGTCCACCACCATAGGCTAAAATTTCAGCTATTTCTATGTTTCCAGCTAATAGGTCGACAGCACCAATGGTAATTGTGCCTGCTGCTCGTGCCGCACCGGCGCTATAGAATCCAGCATACGTCCAAACTTTTCCTATTTGGATTGCCCCAACCCTGTAAATTGTTAAATCGGCCGCATGCTGACCAGTAGCCGCCGCCTTTAAGTCGAAAGCAGTTGCGGATTGAGTGCCGGTAACAGGGCCTTTCTTTAAATTAAGTAAAACGTTTTTATTGGTTAAATTATTGCCATAAATTTTATAAGTACCCATGGCCAAACCGCACTTAGTTAAGAAAGAATACAAATACGGGTCCGCCACTGTTCCACTGCCGGTCGGGGTTATGCTACCCAGATCAGCGTTAGGCAATACGTCAGCAGCCATGGTCACTTCTGGACCAACGCAACCGCCACCGCCACCACGTCTAAGTGTCGCGCCAATCACAATTATACCCCTTCTGCCCAAGCACTGCCGAGCCACGTCGTACCGCCGTCAAACGTCAATAAAGTAATGACGGTTCGGGCATCATCAGTTCCATCAATGTCTGGAGCATCGCCGCTGACCCAAGTTACGCTCACCGGCCAAGTGACGGCTCGTGTCGTACCGTCACCGACAAACCAGGCGGTAATCGAAGCCGCACGAGACGCAACCACATTTGAAATAGATATTTCAACGTCGTCATTTAAATCAATGACCCAATTCATATGCAATGAACAATCAAGGGCGATAGTTCCATCGCTGCCAACATCGGCAACACAATCTAAATCACCTATTGATTCATCGTATTGATTGATTTGGTGATATTTAGACCATATTGCATCATAATCTGCTGCCGACGCCTTGATTAAATGATCATAAGCATCACCACCAGGGATCAATCCACCTTGCGGTCCATCATCACCTTGCGGCCCCTGCGTACCACTGCCTTGTGATCCTTCATCGCCCTGTGGGCCTATGTCGCCCTGAGCACCAGCAACACCTTGTGGACCAGCAGCACCTTGTGCACCCGTTGAACCTTGACTGCCTACAGGACCTTGGGGACCAGTGGCACCATCTACACCAGTACTACCTTGTGTGCCAGTAGCACCTTGTGCACCAGTAGCACCCTGACTACCAGCAACACCCTGACTACCAGTAGCACCCTGAGCACCAGTAGCACCCTGAGCACCAGCAACACCCTGACTACCAGTAGCACCTTGGGCACCAGTAGCACCCTGTGAACCCGTAGCACCTTGACTGCCTACAGGACCTTGGGGACCAGTAGCACCATCTATGCCAGTGCTACCTTGTGCACCAGTAGCACCTTGACTGCCTACAGGACCTTGAGGACCAGTGGCACCATCTATACCAGCACTACCTTGTGCACCAGTAGCACCCTGACTACCAGCAACACCCTGTGAACCCGTAGCACCCTGTGAACCCGTAGCACCTTGTGCACCAGTAGCACCCTGACTACCAGCAACACCCTGAGCACCAGTAGCACCCTGTGAACCCGTAGCACCTTGACTGCCTACAGGACCTTGAGGACCAGTAGCACCATCTATACCAGTACTACCTTGGGCACCAGTAGCACCCTGTGAACCTGTAGCACCCTGCGCACCCTGCGAACCAGTACCCTGTGGACCTTGTGGACCAGTAACACCATCTGTGCCCTGTGAACCCGTAGCACCCTGAGCACCCTGCGAACCAGTACCCTGTGGACCTTGTGGACCAGTAACACCATCTGTGCCCTGTGAACCCGTAGCGCCTTGAGCGCCAGTAGCACCCTGTGGACCCTGACTACCTTCAAATATGGTAGCCGGGTAATTTAATTGGCTGGCATACGCCCCGCCACCCCACAGCGTGGCAGTTTGCGTATGGGCTGATGCCCTTAAAGCATATACCTTAATGGCCAACCGATCAGTTTCATCCATTGTTTGTGCAATGGATGCTAATTTAAAGTCATAAGCTTCAATCGTTGTCGTCGTAGGTGCGACAATTTGCGAAGATGTTGCCAACAAAGCAATGTCAGTACCGTCGCTCTGTACGCGCCACAGCTCGACATAGAAAGATAATACCCTGTTCGCCACGCTTCTTTGTAAAAATAAATAAGCCTCAAAAATACTGCCTGCAATAATATTGCTGCCGTGTGCCGCAGATTCCACCCATTTGCCGACCAATATAGGGCCGTCGGCATCTACCGTAGCCGCCTTGCTGAAAGCTGTCCCTGGCAAGGTATCAGAGAACAGTTTATACGCACCCAGATCACTGTTTGTACAATAACTTGTTTTTGCCACATAAATCAATAAAGCGTCTTTCAATCTTTGCTCATCAATCAGCTCACTGCTTCTGAACGTTCGGGATGTAGATGTTCTGTTGGCCTCAAACACTTCGGTAATGCCGTCACCCTTAACCGCAAAGGATCGTCTCGTATCGTTGTGTGCTGAATAAACGGCTAACCGGTAATCGGTGTGTCGGCTTATCGCCCTTATGATTGGCGTAGTCGTAGAATCGGTGGAACTTCGGACGCGAATCCAGTACGCCTCCACGCCGTTTACGGTCGTTTTCGCCCAATCGGTGAAGGTAGCCTTATCCCATGAAATCGAACCGTTGGCAGTAAAATTGCTGGTGCTGTCAATCAGACCGTTGGCTGAACTTAACGCTTCCCAAGAATCCCCGTCCCAATACTCGACCACTAAGGTGAGACCGACACCAAAACTTTCAAACACATAATAGCTGGAGTTAAACTGCGAATGGTTGCCAAGATATAGAACATCATCCGTTGTTGCTAAGGCACTTGTTTCGCTGCCAATAGAGCAATGAACCGTAGATACTTGATAGGTTTCATCCCGCCAAACGTCCGAATCCTCGTTATGAAGAAAGACCCATTGTAACATGGGCGGTTTTAACGTCATAGTGTCTAAGGCATCTTGCGGATGCGCCCTGAAAGACCATTTATCGCCAAGCGTATGTCCAGTCGTAGCGTCGAATTCTATTTCCACACCCCAATTAAGTGTGATTTTACCAGCGGTTATTGGGACAGTGTTAGCCTGCTCTACAAAAGTTACGCCGTCAGTCGTGACGCTCCATTTAAAGGTGTCCGGCGTACCGGTCCCATCTATCTCAATGTTGAACCCGCGAGTTATTCTTTGGGTGTAGAGACCTGACGGAAGCATGTCGTTTGGCCCGCTACCGACAAAGGCCGCGTGCTCCATGATGATGCTTGTAGGTTTATTAATGCTCCATCTACCGTTCTGTGATATTGCTAAAACGTTCTCCCCAGAGACCAAATTGTATAAATAGATGAACTCGCCCTTCTCATTGCGCCATGCACCCTGCACAGCCCATAACGGAGTGCCGTTTTCAGCAAAAATGATTTGCTTATCAGTGTCCACGTCGCCATCTAACCAAACACCGTTATCCTGAAGATTGTCACCATCATCGGTGTCATCAGCACCGAGTACTTCAACAATGTCATTAGATTGGATACCCACATCAAAAATCGGAGCGCCATTTATTACTGTCTGAGGGGTTGTCTGATCCAATTTTAAAACAGCATTATAATCTACAATTCCAGCAGGCCCTTGAGGACCAGTAGCACCCTGGGCACCAGCAACGCCCTGTGAACCCGTAGTGCCTTGGGCACCAGCAACACCTTGACTACCCGTAGTACCCTGTGGACCTACGCTGCCTTGGGGACCAGTAGCACCATCTATGCCAGCACTACCTTGGGCACCAGTAGCACCCTGAGCACCAGCAACACCCTGAGCACCAGCAACACCCTGTACACCCGTAGCACCCTGTGCACCTTGGGGACCAGTAGCACCATCTATGCCAGTGCTACCTTGTGCACCAGTAGCACCCTGACTACCAGCAACACCTTGGGCACCAGTAGCACCTTGACTACCAGTACTACCTTGAGCACCAGCACTGCCCTGGGCACCAGCGCTACCCTGTGAACCAGCGGGACCTTGAGGACCAGTAACGCCAGCCTCACCATTAGCGCCTGAAGCCGATGTTACAGCTAAGAAACTACCATCCATCAGGACGTTTAATGAATCACTACTATTTTGATAACCATGTATTTGGATATATTCGTCTGCGCTTAATGAGATAACACCAAGATCAACTTCAATTGAAGATGAATAAGTGACCGAGGGGTTGATGTCACGCACCTCATCGGCTAATTTCGTCCCATCCTTGCTAATATAAGCATAACGAATGCCTGTAGCATTCGCGGCAAATTTGAGTACGCCACGAACATGATAATATCCGGTAACTTTAACTGTGATTCTACTTGGGTTAGTACTATTGTCATGCATCGTGTTCGTATCATGGTCTTCGGCACCAAATGGTATGGCAGTGGGGCTATCATTACCTAATGAATAATTGGAGGCTAAGATTACTTTACATGAATCAGGGGTGCCCGCCGCATCACCCTTCTCACCTTGAGTACCTTGAGCGCCTTGAGCGCCTACAACACCTTGAGCACCTGTAGCACCCTGACTACCAGTTGATCCTTGAGCACCAGCACTACCCTGTGAACCCGTAGCACCCTGTGCACCTTGGGGACCAGTAGCACCATCTATGCCAGTACTACCTTGTGTACCCGTAGCGCCTTGTGCACCCGCAGCACCTTGGGGACCAGTAGCACCATCTATGCCAGTACTACCTTGTGCACCCGTAGCGCCCTGTACACCAGCAACGCCCTGACTACCTACGGGACCTTGGGGACCAGTAGCACCATCTATACCAGCACTACCTTGTGCACCCGCAGCACCTTGTGCACCAGCAACACCTTGGGCACCAGTAGCACCCTGTGCACCCGTAGCGCCCTGTACACCAGCAACACCCTGTGCACCTTGGGGACCAGTAGCACCATCTACACCAGCACTACCTTGTGCACCAGCAACACCTTGTGGACCAGCAACACCTTGTGGACCAGCAGCACCTTGGGCACCTTGAGGACCAGTAGTACCATCTATACCAGTGCTACCTTGGCTACCCGTAGTACCTTGTGCACCAGCAACACCTTGGGCACCTTGGGGACCAGTGGCACCATCTATGCCAGTACTACCTTGGCTACCCGTAGTACCTTGTGCACCAGCAACACCCTGTGCACCTTGAGGACCAGTAGTACCATCTATGCCAGTGCTACCTTGGCTACCCGTAGTACCCTGAGCACCAGCAATGCCCTGTGGGCCTTGCGGACCGGTCGGACCTGATGACATATCCACTTGGATTGGTTCGCCAATCGTAGCGGAACCAATGAACATTTTATTTGGCTGCAGGTCATAAAGTGATGCCATCTAATTTTCCTCTCCTGTTTGTGTTCACTATCATATTTTTGAACATTTAATGATGATGCCCAATAATCTCGCCATCTGTGCGAGCGTTCCACCATTTCTACTTAATCTAAATTGAACGCGCCTTGACCCAGATGGCGATCCAGCCAATGTCAATGATCCAGATTCATCAGTGACGTGCACTACTTCGGATGATTGGAATGCATCACTTATCTGGATTGCAGATCCGAAATTCTGATCAATTGATTCATTGTCGGCTAATGCCCTCCCCTGTAGCTCCCACATCACCGTCTGTGACGGCGTACCGGCAATCGCCGTCCAATGCACTATATAAGAAATTGTCCCACCATCATAATTCGATGGCATGATCAGATCAAACTCCGCGTATGTTTGTGATTCATCCGTAAATTCTACACACACATAATTGATCTTATTTGTTGTAGTTTCATATTGATTGACACCAGATGAACCATTGGTCTGTGATGGATATATCAGACCGACCGGTATAAATAATGACAAAGGCGAATTGTCTGACCCCTGTGGTCCACGACCCAATGACTCAGTGATTGAGAAATAACCATCTGTGATATTATTTCCTGCGACATCTAATGCACCACCAGAACTTTGATAAACCCTGACTTCGACATAATCATCTAGCGACAATGATATGACGCCGGAATCCACTTCTAAATAAGAATCCTCTAAACTGGATGGGTTTACATCTTTTGATCGTGCCAGTATCGCAGTACGATTCAAGATCAATTCGACATATCTATAGCCATTCGTGTTTGGTGCGAATTTAATTCTATTAGTTATGTGATATTGCCCACTACGTTTAATTGTTATCCTAGATGGATTGACCAAATCATGCATGTCATTGGTATCATGATCTTCTGAATCCCAATCAACATATGTAACTGCATTGTTTGGTATGTTCACTGACGTAGAACGATAAACGCCACAAGAATCACCAACGCTTGCCACTGCTTGTGGGCCTTGCGGTCCTTGCGGACCCGTGCCACCACTTGATTGTGGGCCTTGAATGCCCTGTGGTCCCTGTGGTCCCGTATCACCTTCGCCTTGTGTACCTTGTGGTCCAACGCCCAACATTTCAGTGATTGAGAAATAACCATCTGTAATATTATTTCCTGCAGCATCTAATGCACCACCGGAACTTTGATAAACCCTGACTTCAACATAATCATCTAGCGACAATGATATGACGCCAGTGTCTACTTCTAAATAAGTGCCTTCTATGTCCGATGGATTTATGTCTTCCGTGCGAGCTAATACGGTCGTACGATTTAATATAATCTCAGCATATCTAAAACCATTCGTGTTTGGTGCGAATTTAATTCTATTAGTTATGTGATACAACCCATCATGCTTAATTGTTATTCTAGATAGATTGACCAAATCATGCATGTCATTGGTATCATGATCTTCTGAATCCCAATCAACATATGTGATCGTATTATGCGATATGCTTATTAATGCTGAACGATAAACGCCACAAGAATCACCAACGCTCGCTACCGCCTGCGGACCCTGTACACCTTGTGGGCCTTGTGGGCCTTGTGGTCCTGTACCACCCTCACCTGAGCCTTGTGGACCCTGAACGCCTTGTGGGCCTTGTGGTCCCGTACCACCCTCACCTGAGCCTTGTGGACCTTGAATGCCTTGTGGGCCTTGTGGTCCCGTACCACCCTCACCTGAGCCTTGTGGACCCTGAACGCCCTGAACACCTTGTGGACCCTGTGGTCCTGTGCCACCCTCGCCAGAACCTTGTGGACCTTGGATGCCCTGCGGACCCTGTGGTCCTGTTGGACCCTGATGACCCTGTGGACCTTGGATGCCTTGTACACCTTGTGGACCTTGTGGTCCCGTACCACCCTCGCCAGAACCCTGTGGACCTTGGATGCCTTGTACACCTTGTGGACCTTGTGGTCCCGTACCACCCTCGCCAGAACCCTGTGGACCCTGAACGCCCTGAATGCCTTGTGGACCCTGAGCGCCCTGGCCATGTGATCCGGTACACATATCACAGATTATTGCAGCGACCATGTTGAGATCCATTATGCCAACATTGCCATAAGGATTCATCAACTGTCCATGATCATCTACGCATAAGAATTTGATGTTATTTGCCGTACCAACGTCGAGATTAGTTATTGGACCTATGATGTCCGGACCATTCAAAATGATCCAATCCATCAGATCGCCATTCGTTTCGCTTGTCGACCAATAGTATTGATGCCCATTAACGAGAACCGTACGCACGTCACCATATGAGTTGCCATTGATTGGCAAATCATTTATTTCATAAACTGGATCTTTATATGTTATTGGGATCCTAGGCATTTTCAATCATCTCTATTCTCAATCCTAGAACGCCATAAGCTTCAGTGTGTGCATCAGTTGATCCATTGAAATTTCTATGAATCAACGTCCCAATTATGTCATTACCACGAATGACATCACCAGTCTCCAGTATCAACGTCTCACGAATGTCTCCAAGCAATAAATTAAACGTAGGTATTGTGACGTCACCAGTTATTACTATTGGGTCACTGCCTTGTGCACCAGTAACGTTCGTCGACGTTCTGATCACGAATGATGCGTCCGGAAGACCAGTACCACCCATAAACGTCCATACCAATGAGATTCTAACCCGTCCTTCGAATCCCTCGATGACTTTGAAATTATATCCTATGACGGACATTTCATCAGTCGGCATGACAATGGACAATCTATTGCCATCAACGTTATTCACCGTCGCACCAGACCAAATTTGCAATGACGTTGATGGTACGAATTCACCGTCACGGGCATCAGTCGCCGCCATAATCAAATCACGACTGCCTATTAACCAATTTATGAAACATTTCATCTTTTCGCCACGTTTCATGCCGGTCAGTTGATTGAAGATCGGCATCCTATCATTAGGCACATATAATTCTATCGTATTAGTATCTTTATCATATTTAGTCTCAAATTCAACGACGCTATTGTCGCTGAATGCAACCCTAGCAAACATTGAATGCAGAAATATGTCATTAACAGACGGTGGCGGACCCTCAGCCATATTGTTTGAGCAAGACATTATGCGAGCAAAGACGCCGTTCCCACGGGCCATAAGCAATCTCCTTTACGTATATTTAAAGTAGAAAATTAGTCGAGAATCATGTTATCAGCAATTCTGCTGACATCTTCATTCATTATTGCGACCGTCGATTCATACATACGCAAACCATTACGCCAGACACGAGCGATGTTCTGGACTTTATCCGGCATCGCTGAATTGGTACGTACAAAATCTCCAATTTTTGAAACGACTCTATCAGATAATTCATTAGTCATATTGTCTAAACTGCCAATGAAAATGTAGTCATCAACCACGCTCTCAGCCAACGGTTTGCCATTACGCAATTTACAGAGAATCATGCGATTTTTCGGCGTAGTCTGAACGGTTAATCCAACCTTATTGAACTCTTCTTCTAAAGCATACAGGCACTGATAGTCAGTGCATTGTTCAATTTTATAAACCAACCGATCGACGTTTGGCTTTTCTTCTTTTATTGTTTTAACGTCTGAACCCGGTTCGATTTCATCATTGAAATCCATGTGCGTCTCCATTCACGTTAAAGGGCATTCAACGCCGCATACCAGTCCGTAACATAGCCATCCTCAACGTTGAATTGCGGCAGACGAAGAACTCTTTGTTTCTTAATTACCCCAATTACTTGTTCAACTGCACCAAGTATTGCGAGCATGGCGGCAGTAACCGTAACTCTCGTGCGTTTGAATTGAGAATTCGGAATCTGCACATAGCCGTTGACGATTGGTAGGGTGTTCTCGACATAAATCATGGTCATCCTCCTTTTAAATATGTTTGAAAAGACGCGTCATCAATAGACCATCAAATAATCAAATTCAGTTGCTGACCAAACAAAGGCCCGTATCTCATGTTTCGGTCTACGATGCAGTAATACCCTATCGCGCATGTGCCACGGAACATAAATTATCAATCTCTGCCATTTAATGAGATGTTCATGTACCTGTCCCCATGTCGGTTCTACAAAATTAAAATCACACCATACCAATCCATCTCCGTCAAAATCCCATATTTCCTTATTCAGGATCTCTTCAAGTCGATGTCGAGATTGTCCAAAACGACCATCATCCCGGAATCCATATTTTATGCCCATCGTAATTGCAGCCAATGCTTTGGCACCGACGTTTGGGTGCAAATCGTTTATCTGTTCTTTGATGTTGAGATCATGCAATAGACGACGATAGAATCCTGGTGGAGTCCAGCGTGGACCAACGGCGAATTTTGACAAGTGCATCTCAGTGGCTTGTTTGATAATCTGTCTGACAGTAATGTCTCGTTCATGATATAAGACATGATCAATTACGTAGGTCAACGCCAATGAATTGTTCCACAATTCCCTATAAGTGATCGATATCGTTCCTTTCCTTCGATACTGTTCTTTAACGTCCGGAAATGATGGCATTGATTCACAGATGACCCGACCTGGCCTAGCATAATAATTGGCACAATAAAAGAAATGCGTACCATTGTTCATTACATATCTGTCCAATCGTTCTTCTAGAACGTTATTGATGTCCGCCATTAAGACTTGTGCCGGATATTCTAAATCCTTCCATCCCTCTTCTATGATCTTCATGATTAGACTATGGACCGCTATTCTTTGTTCTACTACGCCACAATGTTTGAAATGGTTGTTGTATAATTTGAAGAACCGATTGACTGATGGTCCAAATTTAGGTGGGAGTTCTTTGTAGACTTCCGGTATGTCCCCGAATGAGAAATCACCTATTTTACATAATTTTAGACCAAATTTTGCTTTAGGTTTTGGTGACAATAACCATCTCTCTTTTACGCCGTCTACAAACGTAATCTTTAGCTCATCCTTTCTAAAGCGATACTTGCTGATTAGATTCGAACGCTGTAATGCTCGTAAGATTTTTCTTATGGATACTCTAAGTACGGGCTTATTCCGGAGCAACCGCTCCAGATACGTTGATTTCTTTAACTTGATCTGTGATTGTAATAGGAATGGCACCGCGTGCCCCCGTAGCCTCTCCGTCCATCCTCGTTTCGAGACCAAATCGATAGAGCCAAAGCTGAATGGTGTATGGGTATACCCCAGCTATTTTGGCACAATCAACGGTCGACAGCTTCCTCCTTATATAGTATTCATAGAGCCATTCTTTGTTCTTGCACGCATTTGGTACAAACAATCCATGCTCAACCAATTTATTATGGACGTCTATGTTCCGCACGCCACAGACCGACGCGATGTCTAATTTAGTCCATTTCTGATTAATGAATTTCTCATGCATCCATTCATGATCCTCGATTTTGCTCTTATCCACGGAGTTTGGTATGATTCCTTTCTGTAATTTCTTTCTACGCATCGTCTCTTGTTTTTTAGGATCATGAAATGGATTTGGTTTATTTAAACCGAACACATTTCGCCAGGAACGAACCCGTTGTGGTGAACGTTTAGCCGCTTCCGACAATTCATAAATGGTTTTGTCTTGATGTTGTTCAAGCCACACTTTGATGTCTTCCAACTTATAGGAAGCTGGACCATCAAATTTTATGTAATCCATTAATTGCATTTAGACCTCACTTTTTCTTCAAAGCCTTAATTACTTCTTTCGTTTTTCCTGCAGATCTTATGGCATCTGCAGCAGCTTTTGCCATTTTATCTATTTTCTTTGCTGCCGAAACATCAGCCTTATGTTTTGCCACTATTTCTTTGTCGGCTGGATCGACAACATCTGTGTCTTTTGATTTATATGGCATTGCGCCACGATCAACGTCACCCATCCCAGATATCATGTTCCAATCATATGTGCGATATGCCTTATTGATAATGGTCGGTATGTGTCTACGAGCACGCCAATATCTATTATATAGGCTTTTGTCAGGACTCAATATTTTGCGTAAATTAGATTGTAATGAATTACGCTCCTTGTGTTTATCTTCCAATTCTGCCAATTCTTTTTTTATTTTAGTACATTGCCTACCCTTACAGGATTTTAAAAGATCCTTTAATTCCATTATTCTCTCTTCGCGTTTCATGTCATCATCATCACGACTCAAAATGACGTCACGTTCATATCTATCAAGATAGTTTAAATTGATGCCACCAAGCAATGTTTTCCCTGTCCTCGGATTCTTCCATTTACCTAAAATGAGAACGGTCGGTCTTTTGTCCTTATTAGGACCATGTTCTCCTCTAACGTCATAATTGAACGTTATGGTTCTGGCATATCCAGCCTCATTAATTAATCCTTCACATAACAACGAAAGTCGCATCTCATCTCTCCTCTTTCATATTTTTGAGTTATATACGGTGGAACGATCAATCATTTCCATTTTTCGGGATAATAATAACGCTTGTTTATGCCAACATAAGCAAATTGATTCTGCCCATCATGATAGGCACCCTGCCCCAATTGTTTGGCCCCACTGTAGTGAGCATCACGCATCTCTTTTGGCACCCATACTTCATTACTTTCTCGAACGTCTTTTAAAGCAGACCACATTGCACATGCGGCACTTTTATCTCGCTTACTCGTAGCAATCAGACAGACGGCCTGTGCCAATGATATGTCGCATTCGGGACGACCTATTTCTTTGGCGGCAATAAAAGCAGCATGCGCAACGGCGGTACAAATGGGATTGTCATAAGCATCTTCAGCCGCAGAGATGAGCACCCTCCTAGCGACGTAACGAGGATCCTCGCCGGATTCCAACCATTTTGCCAACCAATAAATGGCAGCGTCTGGGTCTGATGCTTGGATTGAACCTTGCATGGCAGAGGCGTAATCATAATGAAGATCTTCGCTAAAGATCATATATTTGTTTGGCGCAACGTTCTTGACGGTTTGTAATGAGATTATGTCGTTTTCACAAATGCGTGAAGCAAGATCAAATAACGTTATACATTTCCGGCCATCACCACAACTCACGTCTACGACGTATAAGGCAGCATCTGGGTCCATCGTCAAATTTGGTCGTTCAACTTGCAGATGACAAAGGCCCTTACAAATCAAGGTTAATAAATCTTTACGACTTAATGGTTCGAATTGAAAAATCAAACTTCTTGAAATTAATGGCCCAGACATGGCATGAAAGACGTTCTCAGTGGTTGCACCAATAAAATTCAACGTCCCATCTTCAACGAACGGCAACAATACGTCGGACTGATTGGCGCTCAGTCGATGACATTCGTCTATTATCAATAATTTTCTGCCTTCTTCTTTTGCAAACTTCCGCACGTCAGTCACCGACATGGACGTAGCATTAAGTTTCAACGATTTACATTTGGTTTGATCAGCTATAATTTGAGCGATACATGTCTTACCACAACCAGGTGGACCATAAAAGATCATGGACGATACGTCATCATCGTCTATGAGTTTACGCAATGATGCATTTTTAGTAAGAAGATGCCGTTGCCCAATGACATCATCAATGATTCTCGGTCTCAATAGATGAGCCAATGGTATGTTCATAAATTGAAAATACGTAATTGTCAGATTAGATGTTTCATATCGTCTTCAATACGTCCCCATGCTTTCGGCGACACTTTGTTTCTGACCACTTCCCAATCAATCACGGTGCCGCTTTTGACGATTCTATAAATGTCACCATAATCACTCGGATCGCCCCTTAGGGTTTTTAAATAAATTAAATCCTCGACCGACACCAAATGTCGGTCATTTTCTGATCTGCCGATTGAGGTTATGCTTGGGAATTTCCCCTCACCACCAAATAAGACGTCAATCTTCATTCCAGTTGGTTTATGATGCAGCAAACCAAATGCCTTATTCTCTGATGGACGTTTCTCAAAAACGTCCACATTAAGCGTATCATAATCCTTACGGTCCATCAACACGTCAATGTCCTGCGTCAATCTCGACCAACCATATTGCGTGACGGCAGCACCACCGACGACGACATAATCGACGAGTGCATTTAAATCGGACCTAACGGCGTTGAATCTGCTTGCTAATGATTCCAACAGATTTAATGCTTCATCTAATCGTCGCTCAAACATTTTTGGTCCTCCCATATGTTCATTATCGAGATTTGCACGGCGGTCAAGTATTGACGAAGAATGAACCATTCATAAAATGTTGAACGAGTCACCCAACGTTGAACGAGTCACCCAAACCAAAGGAGAACACAGAATGGAAAACCCACACAAGAAACGGACGGGCAAATCTGAACTCGGTTATAAATTCATCTCATTGTTTGAAAGGATGCCGGGAAACGTCTATTGTCCACAATTCTACATTCTACACCATGCCGTAGGTTGCCCTTATCGGTGCTCATATTGCTTTCTCCAAAACACATTGCGCGGCAATACGTCACCACGTTGGTATGATAACCTAGACGTGATGCAAAAAGAGGTAGATGATTGGTTACAGAAGACGGAGAAACCGTCGTTGCTCAACACTGGTGAACTAGCTGACAGTTTCGCAGTCAGCACTGCTTATCTGTCACATGTAATTCCACTTTTCACCGCTCAAAACAAGCATGTCCTCTCCTTTCTGACCAAGGGAGATTCTTGGCCGGATGAAATTCCGGTGCATCCCAATTTACGTCTAGGTTGGTCCATCAACGCCGCTCAAATCAGCGCAACGTATGAGCATCTCGCTCCATCCAGCACAGCAAGATTGGCGGCAGCAGCCAGAGCCAAGACGGCTGGTTACAACGTACGAATCAGGCTCGACCCCATCATTCCCATCGAGGGATGGGAAACGATGTACGTCCAAACCGTTCAAGACATAATTGCCATCAAACCGGATTTCGTAACGCTGCGCACATTGCGTGCTCAAGGCAATTTACCGTCATATGCTTCCAGAGGGCATGCTGTCGAGACAGCCAATCCGTTTATGACGGTCGGGCACCTCATGGTTCGCGACGGTGATGATAAGGCACTCCGCATCAACCCAGATCTGCGCATGGAAATCTACGAAAAATTGGGCAAATTGCTCACCGACGCAGGAATTGCTTGGGGATTGTGCAAGGAAACCACTGCAGTTCTACAACGATTAAACAAGGTAAATCATTTCTGTAATTGTCTACCTTAGAGGAGGCGCAACTTGAATACGTTTCTCGTACCGCCTGTGATGCCGAATGAAGAATGCGATTGTTTAAATCTTGATGGTAGATACAACGACGTTTTTTCAATTTATGTCTCGATCCCATTTTGTGTCGGCAAATGTCGTTCATGTCCATTTTTTAAGCATGCCGTAGTTGAAAGTTCGCTCGGATTAGAATTGGAAAGGTATGTCGACATAATCGTTGAAAGAATAAATCATGCTCCACAGAGATTTCAAACGGCCAAATGCACTGCCGTTTATTTTGGTGGCGGCACGGCATCATTGCTAAGCATTAAGCAGATACGTCGGTTATTGGATGCAATTAGAAAACGCTTCAATTTAATCGATGATTGTGAAATTACTCTCGAAGGTAATCCACTAGATTATACGCGACAATATCTTAATGATCTATCTGGAATCACTAGAGTTTCCGTTGGGTTGCAATCGCTCGACGATAAGACTTTAAAAATCATTGGTACTAGACACAACAAACGAGCCGCAGAAGAATCGTTGGCAGCGCTCAATTTGGTGAGACACAAATTCAAAGCCGTCAACATAGACTTCATTTATGCCATCAAGACTTCCATCTCACCGACCGATGATGATCTAAAAAGAATCATTGATTATGGTTTTCAAAGCATTACGTTATATCGATATGACAGTAAGACACATTCCATCGACAAAAATGCGGCATGGGAAACATATCTTCATTGTAAAGAATTGTTGCAAAATCATAATTTTGTGGAGGGATTGTTTGGTTTCTTTACTAACAAATATGTCAATGTTTACAATGAAAACTTGATCGCCGCGAATGAAATGATCGGCTTAGGGCCAGGTTCCTATGGTTTCATCAATGGATATATGACGAAATTCCAAAACAATTACAACGAATACATTTGTACCAATAAATTTCTTACCCATCGATCGATAAATCCTGATAGACAAATGCGACTGGATGTTTTTAGAATTCTTTGTGATCCAAGCATAAATCTCAAAGCGAGGATAACTGAGAGAATGTATAAAGACGAGATTGCTCGTCTAGAAGGATATCCTTACTTCTAACGTCAAGGCATTATTCTTTCTGCAAGGACGGCACCGAACGGACGCTCTTTCACTTCCTTCGTCACCTTTCTCTCACAATATATGACGAGTTCTGCCTTACGCCTTAAACAAGCATCACATATGCAAATTTCCAAATATGTGTCATTGTCATGGAATGACATGCGATCGAAAACCTCCGATCCATAGTTCCCATAAGCATGAAAAACCGTAGCCCCTAACGGGGGAATAGGCATGCCATCAAAGCATGGCTTAAGTTCAGTACCACAGACAATGCAGTGCATGTCCATAAAATGTTCCTCCTTATCATTTAAATACAATTCTAGAATGTTTTCATAAAATATGACCAGGCGATCCGGCCACTCTCCAGCGTGACTGGCTTCCGCACATATCGTTCCTCCCATCCATCGGCAGTCCGCAATTCATCGTCGGTGATGCAGAGAACGCGCCCAGAAACGGTTCCTCTGGAGTCAAGTACAATGTCGGGATAAGAACCAACAATCCGCTTTCGATAACCATTGAGGACGTCGACAATGCTCTGTGGATTACGCCCAAAAACGCTCAGACGAACGGCTGGATCCATCAACGTGCCGTACACGAAGAGATAATGATGAGGGCGATGAAGATCGTGCAATCGCATTTCAATGTATGTTTGTGGAAACATTAGGGTTTACGAATGAATCGATATTTGGGTCTTGCCTCGACCTTAATCAGATGATCACGTTTTATTTGTTCTTTCTCCGTAATGCCGCTCCTCATCGCCCTATTCCACACGGTCTTCTTATGGATGATTGTGGAACGAGGATCAACGTACCAATAACTCGATGACGTTTCACCATCAAAACGCCAATTGTCGGCCTTATAGATCGTGCCGACATGGCCAAAATTTGGATCGGCAAACGATATCAATAATTCAACGTTTGGTTCCATTTCTCGGAGGACTCTGCGTGATCTAGCCAACAACCATGTGGCAAAATTCCTGCTTTGTACGTCCGGTCTAATACAAAGTCTCATCAATTCCCTAATCTCATTGGTCGCCATGCTTTGTTTTTCTGCCATTTCCAATCTGACGACGCTGCCGAACGTAACGACGGCAACAAGTTCATCGCCGTTATAACATCCAACGCAAGTAGTGCCGTTGCGCCCTGAACCTTGATAATGATGTCGATCAAGAAATGCCTCAACGTCTTTAAAATCAACTGCTTTAACGGTACACGCCCTAAAATCAAACGTTGGTTTATCAGTCAATGCATGTTTTAATCTATTCTTAATCAATTCCACATTTGCATTCGCTTCGTGTTCCCACACATAACACACCTTCTTATTATGTTCACGCGCAACGTTGAATTTCTTTGCATCCCTCTGTCTTCGACCAGGCAATGAATGCCAATAATCACCGTTTGCTTCTATCAGCACGTCACCACAACTAAAATCATATGTCCAACCGTCGATGGGATGTTGCCAATCATATTTAATTTCTAACTCTTTGATTGCTTGTTCGACGATCGCTTCAACTTTCGTCCTGTGATTCTTGTTTTTCTGTTTACGAGCAACGTGATTTCTCATCTCCTGTCCATGCCGCATCAATCCTCTGCGATTAATAAACTTTTGTATGCTGTTTGGATGGACATCAACGTTGTAATTCTTGAGCCTCTTCGCAACGTCATATGTGCTGTGATCTTCATCAACATACCATTTAATTACGTCGTCTTGAAGATTGATCGGTATGGCACTGTTCGTATCAGCCGACGTCCGCAAAATGCACCCAATTTTAGTCAATCTATCGTGTATGGTTCGTGACGTCGTATCGTACTTCCTTGCCAATTCAACGACGCCACAACCGTCCTCATATTCCTTTTTTAAGGCTTCTAAATCAATCACCGTTTGGTGCTTCTTGTGTCTTGCAACGTTGTGATCGTCTAAGACGCGAAATACGGTCCTCTTACCGATGCCCAATGATCTTGCTATTACGTTACACCCACGATCAGTTCCATTGTATTGCCTCAATATTTCTTCATCTCTTTCCTCTTTTGTATGCCATTTCACCCGCTCTACTTTAATTGATTCATGCTTCTTATTTGGCTTCAATGCCACGTCTGATTTACGGAACCATCTGGAAATCGTCTTCTTATCAACGTCGTATTTCCTTGACAAATCAGTAATCGAGACATCTTTATTAACATATTCATCGATGATCTTCTTCAACAATCCATCGGTCATCTTTAAATTAGTTACAAGATGTCGCTGAACATTGGGTCCTTTTTCGTCATGTTTTCTCATTGTTGATGGTTGGTCTGGACTCATTGGTTCGTCCTCAAATGAAGGAAAAAGAAAGAAATACTGTCGTTAGCCTATCCAAACGCCCTGATTATTGGCGTCGATGACGTATGTCTTAACGCGAGTTCCGTCATACCATCTGTCGCCGAATATCACGTCTCTACCCAATAAGCACTTCAATCTTGGTAAGATGTCATCGTCATAATTGTGACTGGTGCCGCATTCATTTACGATCAGTGTAACGAATCGACTGACCAATCCACCTTTATAACCATAACGATCGATGTCGGCATTCGTCCGCTTGGCAACGTCTAGATTCTCGCAAGTTTGAAAATCATATTTATCGCCAAGACCCTGATCTTGTTCAGTGACGTAACGATTGTTATCATCAGGATTCACTGGTACTTCTCTACGTGCGGCACTTCCACGCAATGCTTGTGCTTGGCCGATTGTTGGGACATATTTTGGGACGCGTGATAGACCAAAAGATCCAACTCTGGTCGCACTTTGGTCAAACAACAAGTCTGCTGGTGCGTCAAGGATCGTGTCCAATGCAGCAAAGAAATCAGAAATTTCGGTATTTCCAACTGCCCATTTCGCTGACAATACGACATGTCCCCGACCAAAATGTTGTTGCCACAATAATGAATCAGATCCAGATTTTTCGAACAAATCGTCAAGTGGCACTATGGGAATTATCCGACCGGAGAGGAACGTGCTCTCTAATGTGAGCGTAGCAAATTCAACTGGCTGCGTGGACGGCATGTCATCGGTAACGTTGTGCGTAGCAAAATAAGCCGTACATTTGCCAGACGACACCCGTTCGATTCGAGAAATCCAGACTGGGAACATTAGACCGGTCGTATCAGCCAATGGGCCGTCACCGGCAGGAACTGCTATGTCAAATTCTGCAAACAATGCCTTCGGTATGGTCACCAATATTGGTGACGTAGATTGCCGTGATGCAACCAATCCGAATGGATAATTGAATGCGCTCAACCAAACGTTGGCATCTGAATCGAGCGCTGGAATCATGTTGTAGGCAGATGCAACCAACAGACCGGTACCGTGTGAGATGGCCGTCGGACCGAAATCACTGCTAACGTCAGTGCCCGCCGGTGAGTCATCCAATTCATACGTCGTAGGCACTGGGTATTCAGTGCCTTCCGAACCGACTGGCGGTGCTATGAAATCGAAGAAATTAGTTACTGCTGTGCTGGTAAGATCCAACGTCCTGAACATCACATATCCAGCCAGAGTGTCCGCTTCAGCGGGATCAATGACTATTGGTTCTTCGCCAGCAATCACATTGGTAATTTCTACGATTTGATAAGTCAGATTGCTGTCGATTTGATAAGTGACTTTAAACAACGCCGTTTCCACTACCGACGTAGACGTAGATGCAGTAAAGATGAATTCTATTTTGCCGGTATATGTCGCATCAGTCCCGCTTGGGTTGTGTCCACTAATTCGTTTGATTTTTGCCAATCGCAACATTTTCCATTTGGCAGGGATCGAAGCATGCATGTCCCAAATCCAATTGGAGGGCAATTCATGGATGGTCGACCCAGATATCGTTGGAACGATTAGAAATGGAAAATGAGCCATAAAAGCAAGACGAACGCTAAGAATGTCCAACGCTTTGGCCAATATCAATTGTCTCACTACCGTATCGGCAATTGGTCGATTGTATATGTCGAAATATACCGGGTCAACTGCCTCAAGCCACCGAACGTTGAGCGTAGTATCTGAAGTAAATCTACTAAAAATCTGACCGGGTTCAATGGTCGGAATCAAATTTGGATTAATTGTTGGCATCATCTTTCTCCTTGAAAGCTATTGTCGGTCCTACTTTATGGTTTGATTACATAAATATATCTATTCTTTTCTTTGCCACATACTTTAACAAATCCAAATTTAATACAATATTCTGATTCGCTCATATTCATCTTGCTTGCATGATCCCAAATTGATTTCTTATGAGCAACATATCCATCTTTATCAACATACCAATAACTAGGTTTCACTAATCCATCAAACATCCAATTTGAAGCTTTATAAATTGTCCCAACATGATTATATGTCGAATCAGAAAATGAGACAAGCCTTTTGATTTCTGGTCTAATTTCTATGATTTTCTTCGTAGCCCTAGAAATAAACCATGAAGCAAAGTTCTTCTTCTGATATGATGGATGAATACAAAAGCGGGAAAGTTCAAGCATTTCATTCTGCTTATGTCCCTGTAATTCTGCAGTCTCTTTTCTGAGTAATTGTGAGAAAACACACACTGCAATCAATTTATCGTTTAAATAACATCCAAATTTAGTGCCACCCCTACCAAGTTTACCAGCATAATGAAATTTCGATATGAAATTCTCAGCATCATCAATTGAAATTTCTTTCATTAATATGTCATTAAATTCGAAATTGATCTGATTAAATTCGTCAATTCCCAACCAATGCCGCAACAATGACATCACTCTGCCTTTCGAGTAAAATTCGTGTTCCCATATATATTTAAGATCAAATTGATCAAAATATCTACTGATATACGTTGATTTTGATGCATCTTTACATGCTACTCTTGGTAAAGAATGCCAATAATCTCCTTGTACTTCTATTAATAACGACTTTCTCAGCTTTACTCTGTCATGTGGGTCTATTCTACAATCAAATACGAAATAACCAATACGACATTCATTAGAATCATCTTTAAAATGTTGGACACCAAGTTCATCTAACATTTCATATAACATTTTCTGTATTTTGCTTGTTTTTTGATTCAATTGTCGTATCTCAGCCATATGGTTTGGTCTTTTAACTAATAATGCCTTTAATGCTTTTTCTCTGGCAATTTTCTTCAACGGATTAGTTATGTTGTCTCGTGTCGTCGCTTTTGAGATCTTCTCACGATAATCATCATTTTTCCATGCATTACACACACCGTCGGACATTTTCTTTTTTCGTTCATCAGTCATTGATTCTTTAAACGATTGTACCGCTCGTTTAATTCTATTTGGATCGTTAACGTATGTCTTAACTGAACATGATTTACAGAGATATTGCCCTTTGTGTGCCCACCGTCTGATCAATGATCTTGCGCCAATTTCATTTCTCTGACCACATGAACATTTAACGGTGACTTTCACTCCGTCGTCCATTGTGACACCGCTTACGTCAGATTCCACTTGATGTGAAAGTGACTTAAGACGATCGACATAATCCATGTTCGTTTCCACCACATCAAATGGGAGGACTCAAATCACTTCTTTATTTATTTTGTAGATTCTTCAATTTCTCTTCTCGCGATTGCATCTCCACTTTAGGATTTTTAATTGGTCGTTTTGCGGTTATCGTCATTGCTTTCTTTCCATTCGCTACAAACAAGACGATTCCAACTTCGTTACGACCAAGTTTCATCGCGATTCTCCTTAAAATTAGACCATTGCCATCGTAGACGTATTTTTGTGTGAGACAAACATATCATATGGGAGAAACAAATGCTGACTGAATCAATAATTGATCCAACCAGAAGTTCGCTAGACCCAATGGTATTCAATGACATGCATGTCATGAAGCCTGAGATACGTAAACAGATTCTAGATATAATTGACCACATAAGCAGAGAAACTGGATTGTCAATCGGGAACATATATGTCAAAGGCAGCATATTAAGTTATCAATGGTTGGACGACACCGACATAGACATCCTAATGGAAACGGCACCGGAAATGTCTGATGTCGACTATGAGAGAATTAAAAATTATCTAAAAGAATATCATGACAAGGAAACGTCAGCTATAGGGACCGATCATCCATTGCAATTCTATGTGGTGCGCGGTGAATATGACCGATCTCGTGCCGATGGTTTATATGATTTGCGCAACGATGAAATGATTTTAGGACCGTATGACATCGAAATTGATTTGGATGATTACATGCAACGATTCCATGATGAAGTTGAAAAAATTGATTTGACTAAAGCTGAATTGAAACGGGACATCATCGATTATGACATTTTCAATAGATTGAAAGACGAAGACATTGCCGATCTTGAAAACAGAATAAACGAAAAATTGAAAGAAATCAACGATTCGGTAGAAGTACTCATATCACAATACAACCATCTCAGCGACCTACGTGACAATGCGTTTGAAAGAGACATGTCGCCAGAAGAGATTCGGGAATATGGATCTAAGAACTCGTTGCCGGATAACGTAACCTTCAAATTGCTGGAACGTTATCATTACATAAAATTCATGAAGGAATTGAAAAGGATGGTCAAAAGACATGGTGAAATAGACACGGCCATGGACGTTGCCAAAGTCAAATCAATAACCTTTTAATATGAGCGTAGTTTCTTTCTGAGTTCAGCGTGCGGATCGTCAATCCTAATTTTGTGTCCTCTATATAGATCAATCGCTTTATCGATTATCTCATCATCAGTTTTTGCACCAGCTGCAATCGCCTGTTTTATGGCAGATTGTCTGAATGTTTGATCCTGCTTGACGCCAAATTGTCGAAGTTTATTGGCCAATTCAACTTCACGATCCTTCGGCGCTGGTGTTTCTGCCTTTGCAGGCGTTTCTGGCGTTTCTGGTTCTTCCGTCTTCTTCTCGGTCTTGTTGATCTTATTGATAATGGCCTCTACTTGGGATGCCGTAGCACGAGCGTCCGCGTTATTGATTTTCAACCATTTAACGATCTTCTTAGATAACGATTCTATTATTTTGAAATGCAACGTCAAATCCACATATTGTTTCCTGAGTTTATCAACGAGATCGTATGCCACTCGTTTGTTGATTGGCGATTGCATCCGAACTTCTCTTAATTTATCGGCCAATACGTTTATGTCGTCAACGTTAGACCATTTCTTTTTCATATAAATCAATTCATCTTTGAACTTTTCATAAGCCGTCGCTAAATCTAAATTCGATATGGATTGATATAAATCATCAATGTGTATGTCTTCTAACAACGTCCTGCCACCATCGATGTAATACCCCTCAGACAACAATGATTTAAGTTTATGAAATAATTCGCCAGCCTTTATTGAGTTTGCAACGTCATTCGCTGCAATGCGGGCACGCATCGCGATTGCATTAAGCGTAATCAATCCACGTGCTTCAAGCAACGGAATGACGTGACGACATGTTGATTCTTGTTGATGCCATGCGTCCCATTGTGCATCCGTCCAATTACTCATTTTTTCGGCTTGGCTGATCGCAGTTGTCATATCCGGAGCTTCACCAGTACGTAATAAAATCGCTGCAACCTTATCCTTATTGATTTTTCTACGTTTTGGGTCGTCTTTCGGAGCCTCTGGTGAAGATTTTATGGATTTTATGGTTTCAGGCGCACTATCGACCTTCCCACGCAAATAATCATTCATTGTCCCAACTACGCTATCGATATGCTTTATGTAATTGGGTTTGGATTGATCTATGGCCTTTAACAATACATCAATGCGATTATTGATGTCGTTTGGGTCAACCACCTCAAATAAATGATGAAGCCTGTCCGACAGGTTCATTATTCAGTGCCAGACTCGATTGATTTGACGAGCGGCGTCATCGTGATTAAATTTTTTCGTCGCAGATTGAGAATCTGCTCCTCTTCAAGACGGCTTCGTTCAATTTCCACATTGGTCTGTGGTTTGATCGTTACCAGACTTGCCGAAGAAGGGTAGACTGGTGATGTCAAATCGGGATTTGCTTTCACCGTGAGACTACCGTTACTAACGTTACGAATGAGCCACGTCGGGATTAATTGCGCCATGATTTTGTTCCTCCTTTGTTATATATTTTACGGAACAAATGATGAACGTATTTTTACATGAAGATGATACCAAAAGAGACCCAAAGACGAAAAGAAAGAGATAGAATGAACGATACGATTTCTGAAAGGACACAAGTAATGGACAAGTTTGCAGTGTTTGATCAGCCAATAACCGACATGAACAGAATACAGAAAGTACTCCATGAATTGCGATTGTTGAAAATGGAAGCCTTACCCTTATTATATGAGAAGTATTTAAATGGGAAGCCATTGTCGTCAAATAGGAAACATTTAGAGATGGCCATAGCATATACGTTAATGGCACGTGATGCTGAACATCTCTGGAAGAGCGATGGTGGGAAAGAACCGACAAAAGTAAGGATTGAACGTGAGAGAGCAATTGCATTGTGCCAAGTCAGCACAATCACCAGCGCCAAAAAAGAGAAGGAGAAGAAAGTGACTCAAAATAAGGAAATCATCACCGAGACTAAACCAATGCCCGAAAACGTCATTGTTTCGAAAGAAGCACCTCAGGTATTGCAGAAAGTCAAACCGAAAAAAGTGCAAGACGAATTATCTCTCAAATTAAAGGGAATGGATTTGGCGGCAATTCATAAATGGGCTAAAGAATTGGGTGTAACCAACGCTGACGAAATCGCCAAACGACACGCCGGACTGGCTAAAATGCAGCTTGGGAATGCCATCAGAAACGCACTAAAAAACAAAAATTAACATTGACAAACATCAGCCAATCGATAAAACGCAGCAGGAGATTGGCTCATGCTTGATTTGAATGACTATCCAATTTTAATGGCTGAGATCGCCGAAATTAGGACGTGCCATAAATTAGATCCGATAAATGAATATTTAATTGATTTCAATGCCAAAACGATTGCATCATGGCAAAAAGGCGATGTAGATGAGGCGGAAGCCAGGATTGCAGTCACCGCCCTCTGGTCAATAATCAATTTTGAACACATGCGAGAAAGAAATGACATTCGTCTTCGAAAGACGTCGTCATTGTTTAAATTTAAACCACCGGCAGGGAAAGAGATTGTCGAACATTGGTCGAAATTCATCAACAAAGAATTGCTTGATTCACAAAAGTACGTTCATTCAGCACGGGTTGATGCAATAAGACAACGTATGAAAGAACTTGAGACCATATCTGAAGATGAATTGCAACTGATTTGGTTGGAAATGCGCAGACTCAACGTCGAACAGGATTTTAGAAAAAAACATGGTCTAACGCCAAAACAGAAAATCGATCAAGACACCATAGACGGTAGACCACGCCAAATTGAATCATCTAGTGGAACTGGGGTCATTGACTTCAATTTTGATGAAATCGAAGACAAACCAAATACGTTGTATAGTCTACAAAAATGCATTTATGACGAATTCACCATCATCAAAAATAAGATATGACTAACTTTGAAAAAAGACTAAATGAAGCAATTTCAAGAAGATTGGCCCCGATAAGCATAGGTAGGGAGTCGCTTGAATTATATAGGGCATCAGCCAAAAGATTCGGCGAGGAATTAATAGAGCTGGCTAAAATCCATCGTGAAGTTGCACCAATCGTTAAAGAAATATTAACCAAATTGAATGGTGAAATTGGCGCAAATCTACGCGAAGAGTATAATTATGAAGACATACATGACAGAATAGAAAATGAATATATGAAAATAATTAAATCAATAAAAGATTCACCCGCTGAAAATTCATCTAAGTCCCACATATTGCGCGTATTGCGACGCATACATGACGACGTCATCAATAGAATGTATGTACCATTGAAGATGACCGCATCAGTGCACAAACCCATCGAAATAGGAGAATGACATGGATTTCGTAAACCCATTCAAACACAAGAAACCGGGCGACGTAATCACCAAACAAGAATTAATAAGTGCCCTGAGACTGTCATTGTGCGCTGAGCAGGAAGCCATACACATCTATGACACCATCGCCGAATATGTCGACGATGAGAATGTCAAAAAGATTATGAAGGATGTAGCCAATGAAGAACAAGTACACGTCGGCGAATTCCAAAAATTGCTTAGAATGTACGAAGATGATGAAACCGAACTTCTAGCCAAAGGCGAAAAAGAAGCAGAAGAAAAGATGGGAACAGAAGCAGAGGAAACAGAGGAAACAGAAGAGACGGATGAGACAGGGATGAGAGAAATCGAGAAAAACGAAGAAGGGAAACGAGACAGAGACAAGACGGACATTGACAAAATCGCAGATGAGATATAAACATGAGCCAATGCCCACCGACACCAATTTATGAAATGAAAGAACCGACATATGAGAACCTAAATCATCTCGATGTAGGTTCAGTATTAGTTATGAAGAACGTATATCTTAGATGGAATGAATTAATTGGATCACGATGGTTTGTAGTCAATAGATTTATTGGTATAACCAACCAGACTAAGATTACGCCAGCAGAAAAAGGCATCGCAGACATAAACGTTTATGTTCTACGACCATTATATCCAAGACACGCACACGTGCCCGATTGCAACACAGCGGAGTGGGAAATAAGTGAAGGGACATTATTTGAATATTTTGACATTCAAGAGTATAAGACTGACGTGCAAACTGGCCCAATGATTTGATAATTGACAAGTCATTTCACAAACATAAACTAAAACAGAAAAGGAGACAAGCCCATGAAACTCGACTCATTGTATGACAAATTCCTCGACGAGAATGGACACGTTGATCCGACGAAATTGGGTGCACCACATGTCGATGGCGTCAAAGGTTCTACATTAGAAGACACATATGACGTACATCCATCATTGTTGCCAGAAGAACTTAAGCGTTTACACGATAAGATGAAGACTGAAGACCAGCAATCGTTCCGCAGAACGTACGCCGTCCTCTTTGAGGAAAAAGCGACCGATGGATTGTTTTGGGTCGTGCCGGATGGGAAAGGTGCCTGGCGGACGATATTCTTCTCCAGAAATCATTTCTCCTTGTATCAGGAACATAAGGCACTGTGGAGGGCGCATGCCGGAAGGCTAGTCGCAACGTCATTTGGGAAAGAACCGACGGATGAATTTCTGGAATTATATAATGCTTACCCAAGAGGTAGGTTGGTTAGCATTCCCAATGAATTCAACAAGTGGTGGATAGGATTTGGTAAAGACTATCCAGCGGGTTGGAATGAAACAAAATTGATGTCGAGTCTCGGCGTCGGTACAGCGAACTCATCGTTTGAATACGGCAGTCATTGGACGGCTAACACACAAAGCCGCAAAATTGCTGATGATTTTTTAGGAATCTAATGAAGATTTCACGGATGCTCAATGGGTGTCTGATAGCCAGAAATCCGGAAAAGTGTTATGAATCATATGTAAACGTCAAAAAATTACGACGTTCTAGAAACATTCTGTCCGAAGCATTCATACCGTCCGACCACCACGACGTTAACGACGTCGCCTTCGGCGTAACCAAAAAGGGCATCTATCTTGACGCCACCATGATTAAGACTGACGAGCCGATCAATTTAGGTTCTATAAGCCATAGTGCACTTTTGTATGCCGCCGGTTTGTCTAAATCTATTGACGACCCCAAACCCACGGATGATTACGTCGTCCGTGGAATCGTTAAAAGGAAACTGGACGGTGACGTAATCTTCTGGGAAGATGTAAATGAATTGTTGCGTAAGCGAGAATTCGTCAAGATCGCCATAGAAAACCTGTTGAAGAACGGCTTAATTGAGGATGTCACCAAAATCTTCGGTGCCAATGACGATGAACATCTTGCTCTGGCATTCGACGTCGCTCAAGGATGGTGAACGATGAACCTACATGAAAAACTTGAACGGACGTTTGGAATCAAGGAAGATTCTACGCCCAAAATCGGCATTTGGTATTATTTGTGGCTCAAACCACACTGGAAATTGTGGACCATGCCGTTGACGGAGGACAAGAATTGGTCACATTATGAAGTGTGGAATGCCGTATTGGCGGAAGACGTAGCGAAGCATCATGGATTGGACGACGACCAGACGGAAAGACTCAAAGACGTCGCCTATGGCATGCCTCGTGGACGCATTGACGTAAAAGACTTGGCGCTAGGACGACCAACGGGAAATTTCACCATTTATCACGGTGATGATTTCCCATCGTCGTTGTCTAAAGAATCGGAATTAAAGAAAATCATCGGCAGATTCGATCTCACGAGATTGGCGTTGGAAAATAAAGTCAAAATTGAAGTGGTCGATCACGAAAAAATGAGTGAATCAGACAAAGAACAAATCCAACAAATCATCGGACCAATTACGTATCAATAAATGTGTTTAACTTAAGGGGAATATGACCATGAGAATGCGCACATTATATGAATCACTTGGAATTGCCGATACGGTAAGATCGCTCACCGAAGATGGTGCCAACGTTCTCAAACGAACATTGCAAGATTTCGCCAATGAAATAGGCACGTCAACGCCATGGGTCCTCGTCGGTGGGCTAGCAGTCGGACATCGAGCCATACCGACCGGAACCCAAGACATAGACGTTCTAGTTATGAATGAATCGGCGATAGATCTGATGCACGACACATTAAAGACGTTTAAACATCACCGAAGACATTCATTTGAGCATCGCATTACAAACGTCGAAGTCGAAGTGTTGACTGCCGCATTCATTAAAATCCCTGAGCATGTCGTCACACAAGTTTTTGCCGAGGCAACAACAGAAAACGGCATTCCCGTAGCATCAGCGGCAGGATTAACGGCAATGAAGTTGATTTCAGCTAGGAGGAGTGACCTAGCCGGTATTGAACGTATCTTTAAAAGCGTTGGTGCATTAGATTTATCAAAATATCGTCTTGCGCCAAAACAATTACAATTATATGACGAGATTATATCAAGCCCATCCAAAGACCTAACTGATTAGGTGAACAGAGGAAACATGAAATTGGAATCATTATATGATGACGTCTTAAATGAGAATGGCAGCATTGATCCAAATAAGGTAAAAATCACTGAAACGACCAAAATCGACACGTTATATGACGACATTGACCCAAAATTACTTCCAACTGAATTGAAAGAATTATATGACGACATACCGACGTCGAATGAACGCGCCAGACGCGGCATAAGGATGACGTATTTGGCGACGATCATGGAAGCTAGAGCAGTAGAAGCATTGTTCTGGATTGTGCCGGATAAACATGACTGGCGGGTGATATTCTTTGAAGAAGAATATTTCAAATGTAACTCACATGCAACGTTATGGCGCAACGCTGCTGCCGACATCGTCGCCAACTCATTTAAAAAGACGGCAACTGACGATTTTAAGAAATTATGGATGGCTTATCCACGTGGTAGAGTGTTGAACGTCGGCCCACAAAAATGGGCAATAGGTTTTGGCGGTGATCTACCGTCAGGATGGACCAAAGAAAAATTGGCATCACAATTAAACGTAGTGACCGATGACGTTAGAGCCAAAAATCATTGGTTGTCGGATAAAAACCAACGGATTGAAGCAGACGCCTTTCTAAATATTCGACATTAAAACATTATAATGGATAATTGACGGCTCAATCCAAAAGAATATAGAAAACCAGAGGAGAATGCAAAATGACCAACGACGAGATCAGAGAGGCCGTTAAACATCATTGTCTATCAGATGAACCAGCGTTGCTGGTTGAACCTATTAAATGGTGGAAACATAGGAAGATTAAGAAAGCAGAAAGTAAAGCATGGTTCGAACAAAATGGAATCTTTAGACCATCATTCTTTAAAGGACCAATCGTTTGGTTTAAATATTGGTTCACATTACAGCCAGGTAGAGGAATAACAAACTTTTATGTTTGGTTCAGCGTTTTTAAGGGAGACATTATTTGGACATGGCACAAACGACGTATGTCACAATCAGAACCAAACCCAGAAGTCATGAGAGTAGTTCATTTACTCCTGGATGCATGTGAAATGCCAGACGAAAAAACTGACCACAAACCATCACATTAATTCTTCTTCGATTGGATTTATAAACGTCTTACCAATTTTTCCTTGGATTCATGCCCCTCTCCTTTGTCTAATTTATCTAAACACGATTGTGTTCATTGTATGTTTGATAAACCGGTCAATCACAGAAAAACTCGATGATACCAAGACAATGACGGTATTGAAATTCTTGACGGTCGTTACCGTCGTGTTAAAAAAATACGGTGAACGAGGCGTTAATGTTTGGACCCCCTTTTTAGGAGAACAAAACGATGATGAAAATGGTTGCAATGCTATTGGTAATTGCTTGTTTTGGTTGTTTTGCTGGTGAGACGCCGGAGCAAATCTGTCGGACGTCCGTTGACGCCGCCAAGAGGATGATCGAACTGAAACAACTCGAACCGGCTAAAGCACTACTCGAAGCCGCCATCAAAGTGAAGGGGGACGACCCCGAAGCATTGACAATCCGTGCCCAAATCAGACTGGATGAACAAGATTACGTGGGTGCCCTAGACGACGCAAAAGCGGCACAAGAATCCCTCCACAAAAACCGACGCCTATCCACGACCCGCGAAGAGGTCATAATGCTGGAGAAATGTGCAAACATCATCGCCAAAGCCGACAAAGTGGACGGCACAATGAAGCGAGCAATCGAGACGGTAGAAGAAGCAAAGAAAGAACTGAAACGAGTGGCAGAAGAAATCAGACACAAAGATCAAGACGGTTATAAGAAATTATTGGAACTGGAAAGCAGGATCGTAATCAATCCGGGGAAAGAAACCACCACTAAAAAAGTGGAAAATGTTAAGAAAAATGAAATTGATATAACTAAAATAATTGGTAAGTGGAAATGCAATGATGGAATAGTCACAATCAACAAATCGATGAATGTCTCACACTCAAATGGGTATGTCGGAATACTTAGCATAGACAAAACATCTTTTACAGTCACTTGGAAAAATGGTTATAAGCATGGAAATATGCAATTAGATCAGACAACGAACAAATTTATCGGTAAAGCCATCACATCGGACAATGTTGAATTAGGGATATGGTTTTATGAAAGAATCAATTGAAAATTTATTATTATCAATTGATTCTGTTGTCTTGATTACCAAACAACCAATCCCAAAATTATCAAGATCCTCAATTAGACAATATTGCTTTTTAAATGCTTTTTTTAAATCAGAGGTAGTAAACCGCCAAAAGTCATTCGGATAAGCATGATAACCAAAACCAGGGCGACGGGTAGTTAAAACCAACTGTCCTTGTGGTCTTAACATTTTCCACATTTTTTGTATGGCACCAAACCAATCCTCAACATGTTCTAGTAATTCGCAAGAAACAACAATGTCGAAACTACCAACTTCAAACTTTATATCAATATCAAATAAATCCATGACGACATCAACGCCATTTCCAGCAACGGCATCTATGCCAATATAGTTTTTATTTTTAATGACAGAACGTACTGTACCATTGATGTTTAAACTCCCCACTTCTAGTACCTTTTCGTTTTCGTTTAGATTCAACTTTTTTACAAAGTTCAAAACATTCGTGTCCATTTTCACCTCACGAGCACATGGAAAATTGCTATCATGCATGTACCAGGTTCATTATTATGAACTTCAATTTTATTATGTTTTAACGTTAATACAACATCTTTATCTATCAAATCATCATTAAATGATGCAATAAACTTTTCTGATCTATCACCATAATTATAACCTTTTGGATTGATATCTTCGATTATATAACATCCAAAAGGTTTAACCCATTTATATAATGCATTAAGACTGATCAATTGGTGAGTGTCAATATGCGAACCATCATCTATAATTATATCAACTTCTCCTATCTCTGTCATAATCTCATTTAGTCGTTTTGAATCAGTTTGATCAACGACATATGTCTTGATTCTCTTTTCGGTTTTATTAAAATAATCACCATAATCTTTGATATCAAAGCCATAAATTTGTGCATTTGGAAAATATTCTTGCCACATTCTCAATGACGCACCTTTATGAACACCAATTTCAACCACCCTTTTGACGTCATTTCGTTTATGTTTAAACAGTTCATAATAATATTTTATATAATTATGACCAATTGCCTTATCAGTTCCATATTTTATGCCGATTTGCATCAATTCATTGTGATCAAATCGTCTACGACTTAAACTTGGATAATGAACATACTTGATGTCGCCACATAATGCATTCTTATATTCTCTTTGTCGCAATTGCAAACTTACATCAACATCACAATATAAATGCGTTCTACATCCTTTCCAGTCGATCAATTTCATAAATTTAGTCTTCCATATCACACTAGAAAACGTAGTATGCTTGCTATCTAACCATACAACATAACCACCAATTTTTTCATTCTCAATGGTTCTTCTTCTTTTAAATGGATAAGTCGGCCACCCATTCTCATCAACAGATCTTATCTCTAATGCATAAACATCATCACGTAATTTTCTGACTAATTCTTCTGCTTTCAATCTCTCGCTTTTACTAATAATAACATCTTGCTCACATGTCCAGACATATTCATCATCAACCATATTGATTGCTTTTTCCAACAATAAATTCATCCTCGGTGGTTTACCCTCTGATAATTCTATTACCTCACCCATCGTTTTCAACCATTCTTTGTCCTCTACTGGTGCTGCATCTACGGCAAATATTATTCTAACGTCTCTATTCTGTTCATATGTCTCCTTGATACATTTCTTAATCAATCGCCTATTTTCCGGCCAATCTTCTCTAATAAAGACACATTTAATCATCGCAATTGTCTTTTTCTCAACCACGCTTGGTATTTGTTTTAATTCGATTTCTTGCGATGCTTGTTTGATGATCGGTTTGATCTCTCTTTTAGGGATTATCAGTTTCTTGTGTGGATTCCTACCAGCTATTGTAAGCATTTAAACACCAATCCGCTTTCTTTGAAGAAACCACCAGCCATGTCTCTACACGACGACGTAATGGCGTCGTCGTATTTGCATCCCCTCTCTTCTATTTTTCCAATCCAGTAACCATCGTGCTGACAATTGACGTGATGCGTCCCTGGTTGGCCTGGTCTGGCATGCGTCATCAACAACCATTTGCCCTGACAAATCGTATCCAATAAATGCCCAAGATACTCTTCTCTAATGTGTTCTACCACTTCACAACACCAAACTAAATCAACGTCTTTCTGTAAGAATGGACCATAAACCAGATCGTGTATCTTAATGTTGAACACTTTATAATTCAACGCTTTTTTCGAACCGTCAATTGCCGTTACATTACAACCAAGATGTGCAAAATATCCAGCCGCATAACCGGCACCACAACCAACGTCCAATACGTTTTTGATGTTGTGTGTCTTTACAAACCATTGCCACATGTCCGGATACCACGTTGACGGATCACCGTGCGTATGAAAACCACCAACATGACGATCGCGAACGCTCCTAGAACGTTTTGGTTCTTTGATCTTGATTTTGAATCTCGGTATCATACTGTTGGATAATATGAGTGACTTCGTTTCCGGTCGTTCCAACAATCGTTTAGGTATCTTATTGTTCATTAGAATTCGTATCCAAATAATTCAATGTCCTTTTTATAGATCTTACGCACAATCTCTTTCGTCTCATCGTCATAATAATCTGGGTAAGGTTTCCTATGTCTTGATCTATTTGCTCTTAATAACTCAATAGATGGCATGTTCAACTTATTGCATATGGTGTCGAAATCGTGTTGCAACATCTCATGACGACCAATAAAATCAACTATACACTTCATGTTTTCATCATAAATCCATTTGTATTGCGGATTAGCCTGGCTAAAACCTTTAGAATTATATAATCCAATGTCATCTATGCCTTTATCTATGAGATAGCAAAAATTTTTAAAATCAGTTTTGTGGTAACGCCACAGATAATGGTACAATGAAATTATTCTATCCCATGGATTCCTGACAAAACAAAATTTAAATGCCCTATTATAATATTGTCTCGACACATAATTGTTTTCGAGTAATGTCAACAATGAGACATGATCAAATGTAACGCGACCTGAATTATTGAATTTGGTGAATTGTCTATGTCGCTTAAGTTTAGTGAATCCTAATGACCTATAAATGCTAGTCCCAGCACACTTTGGTATCCATACAAATATTGCATCCCGCATTCGTGTTGATTTTTTAAATCTCGGTATCATACTGTTGGACAATATGAGTGACTTCGTTTCCGGTCGTTCCAACAACCGTTTAGGTATTTTCCGACCGGCGGCGTAAAGCATGTTACGTCATGCTCCTCAGGATCATGTTTTCGTCGTCCTCATTGATTTCGTCTTTAAGTGCCATCTTACGGAACTCTACCGCCCATCTTTTACTCATGTTGTCAGCCAACAACGGCAATACGTTGTCTTCAATCTATTTTAGATCAAGGTTATTGCGTTTGATTAATTCCACGTATCTGATTTCATTCTTAATCCCCTCTTAATTATTTATCAGGACAAACATATGAAGATTCAAAAAAAGAATTGACGGATTGCCCTCATAACGTTAATGAACGTTGGGAGGAACGCATGTTTAAGCAATCTGACACAGATTTTTTGCATAAGATGGGCATCAATGCTGGTGGATAGGTAGCATTTAAGGTGAATCGCAATCATCGTCTCATGAAACGATAAAAAGGGAGGGAAAGAACATGAGCGTCAGCAGCGTTACAGGCAAGCATTGTGCGTGTTGCATTTACTGGAGCGGCAAACGAGAAGATCGATCACACATGTGTTCAGGTGAGGTGATCGCAGAAAGCAGTCAAGGTCGTTGTTCAAACAAGGATGCATCTGGAAACAATTATAACCATAACGTCCACTACAACCATTCATGCCCAAAGTTCGAAAGATGGACTAGATCATGATCATCGCGGTCGATTTCGATGGGACCGTCGTAGATCACCGTTTCCCAGATGTCGGTTCAGATGCGCCTGGTGCGGTTGACACGTTGCGTGATTTAGTCGCACAAGGACACAAAATAATCCTCTGGACCATGCGGGATGGTGAACAACTCCAAGATGCCATAAAATGGTATCGACAACGGAACATCCCATTGTTTGGAATCCAACGCAATCCAGAACAAAATTGGACCACCAGCCCAAAAGCCTATGCACATCTGTATATCGATGACGCTGCTTTTGGTGCCCCATTGATTCAATACGCAATGCACAAACGTCCTTTAATAAATTGGGAAACCGTGCGTTCCGTCTTGTTGCCTAAAGACATCACAACCACTTCTTTACCTCATTAATCAACGCCACGCCCGCTTATTAGAATCAAATGTAGATAATTAGGAGAATGAAAATGGCTCATAAATTCCCTAAAAGGGAAGTTGATAAATTGATCATGCCGAAACTTGAATGCATGACTAAATTCAACGAAGAAGTAACGCTAATAATCAAAACATTCAAACGACCAACTTGTTTGGCACGACTTATAAAATCCGTCAGAAAACGTTATTTGGACATGCACATACTCATAGCAGATGATTCTGAATTACATCGAATGACAGTCGAAGAATTCAATGATCACGGTTTTGGTCATGCGATCAAATATTGGAAACTCCCATTTTATGTCGGTGCGGGTGCGGGTAGAAATTTCTTATTGAGCAAAGTAGAGACACCATATTTCATATTATGTGATGATGATTTCATATTTATAGATGAAACCGTATTGGAAAATTTCTATAAGTTAATTACGACCGAAAAGATGGATGTAGTAGGTGGTTTCGTCATAGGTCATTCCTATAACATACAGGCAGAATACGACAATGGTATGTTGATCCTCAACAAAGATGTCCCTGTGGCTGAAATAAACGGTATTAAATATTATGACATAATTATGAATTTTTTCATAGCTAAAACGCAATTAATGCGCAATGTAGGTTGGATGCCAGAACTGAAAACCGTATCGCATATTGATATATTTCTAAATTTAAAAGAAAGAGGAAACGTTAAAGTTGCATTTACGAATAACGTAATCATCGACCACAAACATGAGACTGAAAATGATTATTCTAAATATAGGCGCGACATATATAAATATTATGATATATTAAAAGGCAGATTCGGCATAGAAGATATTTTTTATAAAATCGGCCCACAAATCATTCCCTTCACGAAAGGTAAATGATGCATAAATTTGCGCCAATCTTGAGCGGGTTTAGACCAAAACGAAGAACCATTACAATGATCAAGACGATTTATATTAGGAAAGATTGGCCAGAAAATAGGCGATTGATTAAGAAATGCATCAAAGAGACATATGATTGTAATAGAGACATAAACTTCATATATGCTGTAGATGCAGCACCAATAGAAGATAAGGAATGGCTAAGGACAATGGGTGAAATTGTCGAATTATCGGAGGGTAAACCACCGAGAATGAATTTATTGTTGGAAAAAACGATTAATGTGATCAACGACGAATTCGTTTGGATATGTGAGCAAGACACTGTATTATTCAATAGGCTGGAAGCCGAAAAATTGATGAAATTATTGCCAAATAACGTTGCAAGTCTCGAATTGTTTGCCGTCGACGAATACGGAAAGGCGACGTCACCGACGATCAAAAACGTAGAATCAGAAAGAAAACTAGTGATTAATGATAAGATTGTTTGGTTAGTATATTGGGCAACATATTCGGCAACATTATTTCGAACTGCCGCATTAAAATCAATCAATTGGACAAAATGTAGGAAACATTTGCATTGCGATATCGATATGAGCAAACAATTGATTGGATCTGGTTATAAACTCGCATTGAGTAGACAATTGCCACACAAACATTATGCAAGTCTAAGTCGTCGTCAAGTAGAACATAAAGTCGTCATTACTCAGCCAATACATTCTCTGTCTGATTTTTATAGTCAGACACATTCATTGATTGAAATCTATCCATACAAAATTAATCGTGTCTTTTATATAAATATAGATGGTTCTCACGACAGGAAATTAAACGTCGAACGTCTACTCCTACAATTAGGGCTTAATTCTATATCTGAGAGAGTGCCCGGTATCATATGGAATGACGAAGTACCGTCATGGTTTTATAAAGGATCTGGCGGCGAATCACATAACGTAAACGCCTCTGATGGCATAAAACGCAACAGTTTTGCTTGTGCACTAGCACAATTGGAATGTTTTAAACGAGCAAAAAGATACGGTGGAAACGTTTTGATCTTGGAAGATGATGTCAGTTGTGACTCCATCGACATCTTTTATAAATATGTTAAAAATCTACCCGATGATTTCGACATAGCATACTTATATCATCATCCGAAATTACCAACTATCGTTAAATGTAATGTGAGTGATTATTGGCAGAAAATCAATGGACAGGCGGGAACTTATGCTTATATAATAAATTGTCGATCAATAGACTGGTTGATACGAAATTGCGATCCAAGAATTAAACGTACAAGAAAAAACGAAAGTTATGGTGGAACGATTGATAGAGTGTTGATGAACGAAACTGAATCATTAAAAATAATCCGAACAAAAGAAAACGTCATTAGACATGATTGGAAATTTGGAAGTGAAATAGCCAAGGTGAAAAATGCTCTATAAATATATAATGAAAAGGAGATAGAAAATGGACGAACAACAAATCATTGAACACATTAAGAAAACGCCGGGGTTCCATTACCATACGTTCAAAATAGGTTCAACAATCATTAGGGGTCATTCCGACACGCTTTTGCGCGACCGTGAATTGCCGTGGTCGGAATTGTCCGTCAGAAATAAGAGGGTTCTAGATATTGGTTGTTCGAGCGGATATTTTCTCTGTAGAGCCGCCCAGCTTGGGGCAAGTTCGATTGTCGGCATAGACCGTGACATCAATGCAGTATTGGCCACCAGATTTTTACTACAAAATTATGTGAAACATAGAAACCACTTAATAATGCAATCTGATTTCTGGACGACACAGCCCTATGAGAAGGACGCATTCGACATCACGTTTTGTTTGGCAGTATTACATCATTTAATACAAGGTCGCGTGAATGATGCAGACGTTAAATTTGATAAAGCCATTGAACGCCTAGCCAAAATTGATAGTGCAAATTATTATCTCGAAATAATTTGCAACCCATTGACCGCCGAATTGATGACTTATAGAGAAGGATTCAACAATAACATACCGTCACTGGCTTACTGCTTACAAACGTTACGACGACATTTCGACCATGCCATGATCCATTGTCGCATGCCGCCACCACAACTGCCCAAAGGATTACATGAAGGTGGTAAGAACGGCGTACGATATTTATTCGTATGCAAAAAACGCCGCGATAGTGAGAAACAAGTAACCATAATTTCAGGCCCCCCTGGATCTGGCAAAACCTATACGACCCATACTAGATCGACCAATGCCTTGTCTTTAGATGGCGTATTACGTGAAACGATGCGTACGTTGAACCAAGACGATCAATGTTTGAAAGATTATGAACAAACTAGAATCAATGATTTGTTGACGCAATCATTGGAGCGTTTCATATTACAAAATGCTTGCCTATCGTTAAATCTATCAAAGGACATAATAGTGGAAGGATATCATTTTAGATACAAACGATGGCGCGAATTATTGGAAAGCACGTTAAGACCATTTGGATATACCTCATTTGAATTTGAGTGGTTATCTAGGACGCCAGAACAATTGAAACATAATCTAATGTCAAGAGGCGAGAAATATGACGATGCAGAATATGCAAGATTGGCAGATATCGAACCGGAAAAATAAAACTAATTACCTTGGTTTTCCCAGTAGGGTTTAGAAGCAAGTGTCGTTATGTCCTTTTCAACAATGTAATGTTCTTTTTCGGTAATTACTTGTTTGCCCATACAAAGAGCAAACGCTTCTTTCTTGCCTGATTTAGGCATTTTCTTATGCCAAGTTACAACACCTTCGTAATATTGGACCCCATTCCAAGTGGTTGTCGTCCATGAAATAAAGACCTTATCAACGCCCTTAAGTTTAAAGCGCATTTTCCCCCTCCTCATTTTCTTAATTGCCGATATTCCTTTTCATTCAATGACATATAACTGATCGATAAATTGTCGTCAATCATATCGGTCCATACCATATGAAGACCATTGAATTTATCAAAGCAATAATTTGGATAAGACCCATATCTCAACCCATCGTCAGAATTGAGCGTCACATAACTTATGCCACGCATGTGCCCATTGAGCCTACCTAAACGGAGATCTCGTCTATCCATCCCTACGTTCCAAATGACCAATGGATCCTTCTTATCATCATTTATGACGGCGATTGAATTGTTATTGTTGTCTAACGTCTTTTCCAATTCAGGATGTGACCAATCTATCAGATTTGGTGACGTTGAATGCCATGCGTATGGTCCATATACGCTGGGACGATAATTCCTGCACAATGCGTGAAATGCCGTGCCATCATACCATAATGACGGTTGCATGGTCGAATTACAACCATAACCAATCCGCCCGATTAGCTTTAATTTGTCTCCTAACCATTCATATACGGCACTATAACAATTCTCTTCCCTATATATCGGTAAAAACGTTCTACCATCGTGGTAGAACGGCGCAATCCTAAACAGAAAACCAATCTGCGGGTGTTTGAACATGGGCATTGGATCACCCACGACCAATTGCGTGCTCAATGATATTTTACGACACCACAATGAACAATAAGCCCATTTTTTCACGCGTTGTGGAAAGTCTCGTTCAAATTTGGCATAAGCAACGTAGATTGCATTATCATGTTTAAACAAAATGGGATTCCCTGTCCCAATTTCAAAACTGATTGCATCAGACCATTTCCATCTCTTTTTTGGTTGATGTACGTTCTTGTACGTCAGGATTATTCGTTGGTCGTCATTACATTCCCTCGAACCGGCATAATAAGCAATCAATACGCCGTCATAGAATTCAATAATTGACGCACAATGGTTAAACTTATCAATCGGTTGTAACGTTTCTCTCTCCATATTAATATTTACGACAAAAATATTACTGGATGCACAACGGTAAAGCCAAAATGTCTTCAAGGAGAAACCATACATGAAACTGCAAATGTTATATGAGGCATTGCCGATGTTGACCAAAATGAATCATTATTGTTCTAAATGCATGAAAACGACAACACATGCCCGCAACCCAAACGATTATGATGAATGGACATGCCCAATATGTAAAACGGTAAAAACAAGCGCCAAAAAAGCAAAAGAAAAGACCAAAGATTTCTAGAATTTTTATTTCTCTATTTCTCCAATTGGTTCTTCTTTTGGTTCTAATTCTGCCAATTCTGCTTTCAACATTATTATTCGCTTCGCCTTTTCTTCATCTAAAACTTTTATCACTTCTGGCTTGGCTTTAAGCGCTGTCAGTTCTTGCGAAACGACGGTTAATTCTGATTCCTTAACGATTATCATAGATTCTTTCGTGGATAATTCAGCCGTCTTATCCGCCATCAATTGCGTTAAGGTCTGAATTTCAACATCTTTGTTGGATAATCGATTTGTCTTTTCAATTAATTCTTGTTCTTTTTGGTTGATTGTATTCGCAGCCGTATGGATCATCTCACCAAGTACCACCTCACGCTCAGCAAGATTTGAGACGGCAGTATCACGTGCCGTTCTAAATGATTCCACGTTTGCTTCCTGCGTTTTCGCTAGCTGAAAAAATTGCCGCAACCGTTCAGCCGCAAGATTAACTTGTTCCTTGGTTGCTTTGCCAGACTCTAAGGCTGTAGCTAAGTCTAATGCATCCGGAAAGCTCATCTTTGTTTCTCCTTATGGTTCGCTGAACCCTATGTTTTAATGATGTATTTGGCTACGCCAAACGGACTCAAGGTCGGTACGGTTGTTGATGGGGCTGCATTATTGCCCGTTGTCGGGTCTGAATGTGTGTGTGATGACCCGGCAGCGGACGAACCGCTTATAGTGTGATTGTGACTGGAACCAGCAGCGGACGAACCGCTCATAGAATGATCATGATTTGCACCAGCAGAGTTGTTCGCCGAAGTACCACTGACAGCATGATAATGATTGGCATTCTCGACTGAGGTCACATCACCAGTTTCAGTGCCGCCTGTACTAACAACATTCCTAGTCGATCCGCTTCCTCCTATCATTTCAAGCTTGATGTTGTGTCTATGATTAGAACCGGCAATATCACCTGAATTAAAACTCATAGTGTGAGTGTGAGTGTTACTATTAGTCGCAGCAGCGTATGATCCGGTGGCATGAGTATGACTCGCCTCAGCGCCATTAGCGTACGATCCAACGGCATGACTATGGGAAGCCTCAGCACCAACGTTACCACCACCCGCATGTGTGTGTTGTGGTAATGCAGTTGCAGCTAAAGTGATCGCCTCTGCGCCACTCTTATCGCCCCTTGCTCTCGCAGCTAGCCCGGAACCAGTACCCTCGCCTAAAATAGAGCGACCACGAAAATCAGGAAGATTAAAAGTTGTGCCACCGTCACCACCACCATAGGCAGTGCCTACCGCCGTAAATAGATTTGCATAGGTAGTCCGACTGACGGCGGCGGCATTACAATCTAAAAACCCTTCTGGTACGCTTGCTCCCGCAAATGGTAACACAATACCAGAAGGAATAATAATTGATTGTTGTGCTGCTACGTCAGCGGCTTTAAGCATGTTCTTACCAGCCGCTGACGCCGCATCTGGTGCGCCTGTACCGAAAATATCAATTACGTGAGCCATTTCATGCTCCTGATCATTACGTTTTGATGATGTATTTGGCTACGCCAAACGGACTTATCGTATCCACATTCGAGGCCGTGGTGGTATTGTTGCCCGTTGTCGGGTCTGAATGCGCATGAGATGATCCAGCAGCAGTCGAACCGCTCAGCGTGTGATCGTGGTTCGCACCAGAAGAGTTGTTGCCCGTTGTGAATGGATGATAATGATTTGACGTCACGCCGGATGTCGTGTTCGTTTGGCCTATATAAGAGCCACCCCAACTATTACCACTCGCACCACTTCCAGACCATTGATTATAGTAGTAATGGGTGTGGTCGTGAGATTGCCAGTCAGTCGATCCCGAATGGGTGTGCGCATTGCTGTTCGTTGATATTGCATAGGTTCCGGCCCCATGCGCATGGCTGGATTCGGCTCCCACATTTCCGCCACCCGCGTGCGTATGCTGCGGCAAATTATTTGCGCTTATGGAAACTGATTGGACGCCAGCCTTATCGCCCCTTGCCCTCGCAGTGAGACCGGAACCAGTACCCTCGCCTAAAATAGAACGACCACGAAAATCAGGAAGATTAAAAGTTGTGCCACCGTCACCGCCACCATAAGCAGTACCAACGGCTGCGAATAGATTACCATATGTGGTTCGACTGACGGCGGTAGCATCACAATCCAACCACCCCTCTGGTACAGATGCACCAGCGAATGATATAACCATCCCCGGAAGAATTACACCGATGCCGGGAGAGCCAACTGTAGCCATTATGAAATCTCCACTATCCAAGTACCTACCCAATACTCGGCGAACCATTCAGTATTATTTATACACACCAATCGGACTATTGATCCAATCACAGCGTTCTGAATATATCCGGCTAATTTACTGACGGTTGTACCAAGCCTTGTACTATCGTCTACGCCGGCCACTATCTTTATTCCGTCTGAATCTTGTACTATGAATGTGAACATTAAATCTGCCTCCGCTGTAGGTAGATTTACTACTAATAATTCAGTCATGCCTTCATTTGTAATTATTTTGCCACTATCGGCGGCCGTAAGATTTAATGGTGTGGTCGATTGTGCTTGTACTGATGCACAAATCGGACCCTGCGGTCCCTGTGGGCCAGTAGCACCAATGCCCTGATCACCCTGTGGACCCTGTGAACCTTGCGGACCGATAACATTTTGTGGGCCTTGATCACCCTGTGGACCCTGCGTACCAGTGCCTTGTGGTCCTTGTGGGCCAGTAGCACCAATAACGTTTTGCGGGCCTTGATCGCCCTGTGGACCCTGCGTACCAGTGCCTTGTGGTCCCTGTGTACCATCATCGCCTTGACTACCAATGACACCTTGTGGTCCTATCGGACCAGTTGGTCCCTGATCACCATTAGCACCAGATGCACTCGTTACAGACAGAAAACTACCATCCATCAAAACACCTAAGGGATCGCCACTGTTTTGATAACCATGTATCTGGATATATTCATTGGTCGAAAGAGAAATTACGCCTAGGTCGACCTCTACATAAGAAACATAAGAACCAGACGGACTCAGATCTCTGACTTCATCTGCCAATTTAATTCCATCTTTACTGATATAAGCATATCGTATGCCAATTGCATTCGTCGCAAATTTAAGTACACCACGAACATGGTAATAACCAGACGTTTTGATGGTAATCCTACTTGGATTGACAATATTGCTATGCATCGAATCGGTATCATGATCCTCGTCAGTAAACGGTATTGCAATTGCATCATCATTCGCTAATGGATAATCGGATTCTAATATTGTTTTACATGAATCAGGTGTTCCAGCGGGATCACCCTTCTCACCTTGTGGACCTTGTGGACCAGTAACACCATTTATGCCTTGTGATCCTTGGGCACCATCATCACCTTGTGGACCCTGCGTGCCAGTGCCTTGTGGTCCTTGTGGGCCAGTAGCACCAATAACGTTTTGCGGGCCTTGATCGCCCTGTGGACCTTGTGGGCCAGTGACACCATTTATACCCTGAGCACCGGAAACACCTTGGGCACCAGTAGAACCTTGAGCACCAGCAACGCCTTGGGCACCAGCAGCACCTTGGCTGCCTACAGGACCTTGGGGACCAGTAGTACCATCTATGCCAGTGCTACCCTGTGCACCAGCAGTACCTTGAACACCAGCAACGCCCTGAGCACCAGCAACGCCCTGTGCACCCGCAACACCCTGACTACCAGTACTACCTTGGCTGCCTACAGGACCTTGGGGACCAGTAGTACCATCTATGCCAGTGCTACCTTGTGCACCAGTAGCACCCTGGGCACCAGCAACGCCTTGGGCACCAGCAGCACCTTGGCTGCCTACAGGACCTTGTGCACCAGTAGCACCCTGGGCACCAACAACGCCTTGGGCACCAGCAGTACCTTGAACACCTACAGGACCTTGAGGACCAGTAGCACCTTGGATGCCTATGTCCCCGGTTCTGCTAAAAGATATGGGATATTCTACACCATCAACTGGTGGTCCACCGCCCTGATCGGCAATATGGATTACGTCAATCTCATAATACCCCACCTTGGTGGTAACACCAGTCACAGAATAAATATAGAAATTGGAAGCACTCCCTCTAATGTTCACATAACCTTTGATTGTGCTTGTGGATTCAGCCCATGTTGCCAACCACGCAGAAACGTCAGTCGTGAAGGCATCTGTATTATTGATCCATATTTTGGTTACAAGGGTTGTGTTTGCATTATTAAAACGAAACGCCCCACCTTCACTAGCCATACCAGTATCGGTAACTTCATTGTCGAATCTAAAATAAGCCAAATTCCCTACCGCAAAACCTATTTCGCCCTGTGGACCTTGAGCACCAGCAACACCTTGATCACCAATTGAACCCTGACTGCCATCACCACCCTGTGGACCTACACTACCCTGACTACCAGCAACGCCTTGGTCACCAGTAGCACCTTGTGGACCCTGTGGACCGCTACTGCCATATCCTGAGCCTTGCGGCCCCTGTATGCCTTGTGGACCCTGTGGACCGCTACTGCCATATCCTGAGCCTTGCGGCCCCTGTATGCCTTGTGGACCCTGTGGACCGCTACTGCCCCCACCCAGAAGTTCCCAATTAGATTCAGTAGTAACTGGAAGAGCTTTTAATCTATACACTCCATTGTTTTCGGGTGTTGTATCGCCATGCACACTTACAATCATACCAGCATAAGCATAAGTACCACCATCATTCGCGAGCCAAGTAGCAGCCACAATAAGATCAGCCTTAGTCTCTACTAACATACGCGCATCAATCGGAGCGGCCATTTGGCCCTCGAAATTAGAAGAAAAACTTGCAAGTCCCTTTTCTCGACCCATTTATAGTCCCTTAAGTAGTGTACCATCTCAATTGTCGAGCACCAATCAAACTACCATTATGAGTAAATTTTTGATAGTCGATGACATTGCCCTGTATCGTCTCAGTGGTTGCAGTTACTGTAAAAGTAATCAGACTATTAGCTTTACTACCATTGATCCATTCCCAGGTACTACTAACAGTATTATAAAATTGAATGCCAGTTATTGCACTCCAAGCGTCCGGAAATTCAACCGTCTGTTTATCTGAACCAGATTCAGCAACCATATCAGTCTGTACATATGAACTATTCATGGCAGCCAATGTCTGTTTCGTTAGCACAGTGATTAAACTAGTTGTCGCAAAATAGGGATAGACACCCGTGATAATGCGATTTATATAAGAAGTCGAACCTGCACTTAATGGTGAATTATAATTCGTCCCCTTACTGCCCTTTGGCTGGACGCCCGCATCATACGACACACGTCCACGCCATGTTTGAGCACCCGACACAACCAAATGATTAATAATGTTCAAAGACGTATCTAAATTGGTTTTGATATCAGCACTATTATATTGATACTGATGAGAATTAGCCTCACCACTCCGATAGGGACTAGTGCTTTCATATTGGGGATTGATGCTACCACGGTTAAATGTTGAAGCAAGCGTTATGGTCGCAATCACCTCACCAATTTCTCTATAACCAGTAATTGTTGAAGTAAAAGTAGAAGATGGTGCAGTTAGAGTAGGGAATAATTCTGGGTAAAGTAACATGTCCATAAAATCTTCGAAAGTGGTGTTAGAAAATGTCGTACCGACATCAATCCCACCAACCTCAATGACGGATGGGTTGGCATTTGTGTATGTGGATTGGACACCGGCTGGACCCTGTGGTCCTTGTGGACCAGTCACACCACCACCTGAACACTGTGGGCCTTGTGGTCCGACACCCAACATTTCCGTCACCGAGAAATAACCATCAACGACATTACTCCCTGCGGCATCCAATGCACCGCCAGAACTTTGATAAATCCTGACTTCAACATAATCATCTAGCGACAATGATATGACGCCAGAATCAACTTCTAAATAAGAATCTTCTATGTCCGATGGATTTATGTCTTCCGTGCGAGCTAATACGGTCGTACGATTTAATATAATCTCAGCATATCTAAAACCATTCGTGTTTGGTGCGAATTTAATTCTATTAGTTATGTGATATAATCCATCACGTTTAATTGTGATCCTAGATGGATTGACCAAATCATGCATGTCATTGGTATCATGATCTTCTGAATCCCAATCAACATATGTGATCGTATTATGCAATGTGCTTATTAATGCTGAACGATAAACGCCACAAGAATCGCCTGGATCTATCGTATTTTGTGGACCCTGAACGCCCTGCGGACCCTGAACGCCCTGCGGACCCTGAACGCCCTGCGGGCCTTGAGTACCACTACCCTGCGATCCTTGTGGTCCAACACCCAACATTTCCGTCACCGAGAAATAACCATCAACGACATTGCCACTCATAACACCCAATGCACCGCCAGAACTTTGATAAACCCTGACTTCAACATAATCATCTAGCGACAATGATATGACGCCAGAATCCACTTCTAAATAAGTGCCTTCTATGTCCGATGGATTTATATCTTCTGTACGAGCTAATACGGTCGTACGATTTAATATAATCTCAGCATATCTAAAACCATTAGCATCTGCATCAAACTTGATCCTATTGATTATATGATACAACCCATCATGCTTAATTGTTATCCTAGATGGATTGACCAAATCATGCATGTCATTGGCATCATGGTCTTCTGAATCCCAGTCAACATACGTAACTGCATTGTTTGGTATGTTCACTGATTTAGAATGATAAACGCCACAAGAATCACCAGCGCTTGCCACTGCTTGTGGGCCTTGAACGCCTTGTGGACCCTGTGGTCCTGTGCCACCCTCGCCTGAGCCTTGTGGACCCTGAATGCCCTGAGCACCATCATCGCCTTGTGATCCGCTTACGCCCTGTGTGCCAGAACCTTGTGGGCCTTGGATGCCCTGATCACCTTGTGGTCCGCTTACGCCCTGTGTACCAAAACCTTGTGGGCCTTGAATGCCCTGTGGACCTTGTGAACCAGCACCGGAACCCTGTGGACCTTGGGAGCCAGTTTCACCTTGTACGCCATTAATGCCCTGCGTTCCCTGTGGTCCCTGCGACCCGCCACCGCCACCAGTGCCACCACACAATTCACATATGATCGCAGCCACTGCCTCGTCAGACAATAATACGACATTGCCCCTTCTATTTCTCTTTGGTAATGAATCATCTACACAATAGAATTTAATGGCCATGACATGTCCTCATTAGCAAAGAAAATCTCCGCTATATTTTATATTTTGCCGATTATTCTCAGATTATTCTTCAGTCGTTCGTTGTTTGGATCGAAATTTAATGCATCTTCATAATGTTTTTTGGATTCCGCTTTTAGATCCAAATAATAAGCATTAGTCCCAGCCAAGTCATGTACAAACATCCCCCACACGAGAGCACTGGTTATGTAATGCATTGGACGTTCTTTGATGCTTAATGCCTGAAGAGCGGCGAAATAACCCCCAGACCAATTTTTGTGTATAGTATAATGATTTGACAATGCAGCCCATGAATCTCTTTCATTTGGTGCTTCTGCGCATGCTCTCATCAACCATCGACATTCCTCGTGCCGTTCGTTTCTAGCTTTGTGACACAGAGCAATGTATCTCATCGATGATGCTCGTTCTGCCTCCCACCATGCATTAGGTAATGATAAATGCCGCTTTAATTCAATTATTGCCTCATCATATTTCTTATGAAAATAATATTCTCTACCTAAATAATGTGCCAATCTGACGTCATCTGGACGTTCCATGACACCCAATTCCATTAATGGCAGATAGTTAGATCTATAATCTTTCTTAACCGGCCAATGATCGATCCGACATGCACATTGTGCAAATTTCTCTTCTGCGGGTCCAACATAATGTAGCACCTCATGTACCGGATGGCACCAAACATAATCATATCTGGAATGGATTTTCTCTGACATAAACATTACATCTGGGGAGCCATCCTGCGAATGGCTCCACACATATTTATATCTAAGCCTGGTGGTGCCTGGTTTCCAACATTCCTCTATTGCCTTACGCCAACCAGGGGCACATATCTCGTCGACATCTAAGCTTAGACACACGTCAATGTCTTTGGGGACCATTTGTAGTGCTCTGTTTCGAGCGACGTCATATCGCCATTTAATGCTCGGAATCCGATTAGGTGGTTGTTCTCCAAACGTCGCCAATTCATCATAAACGTTCACACCACATTCTTTTAATTTCTCTTTTGTGTCGTCGGTTGATCCAGTATCTAGAAACGTAATGTCATCTGCCTCATTTATTGAGTCTACACACCTTTTAATCAATGACGCTTCGTTCTTACATATAGCATAAACGCCTATCCTCATTTTTTGTTTCCTTTATATGCATTAGCTTCGGCTTGTTTCTCCTTGTCTATTCTTTTGATATACCATATGCGTTCTTCAGCCGTCAATTTCCTTATATCAGATAAATTCATATGTCCATAATATATGAGCAGAAACGTCTGCTCCATTAGACTTTCCCACTCATGCTCCATCTCCTCCGGGGACCTGCGGTCGAAAAAATCTAGCGGTTATTGGCAGCGTAGTATCAACTTCCTGACCACAATTGCCACACGTCACGCGAATTTCCGCACTCATGCTGGGGCATTTTTCCTCAAGATAAACGTTAATTGCCGCTGCGTCTAATGAATGAAGTTTGCTCTCTACGAATTGCTTGATCTTATATGGATCAGAAACGCCCAACACTTCCGTAATCAACAAACAGAACTTTTCAATGACGCTCTCATCAGTCACGTCAACTTGCTCGTCATTTGGTTTGTCTGACGCCAATTTTGGTTTAATCGTCATTACCTTCTTTTTGAAGGATGCTCGTTGCGACATGACGTTCTGATCGCGACCACGCATGAATCTAGCCTTCACCATAACGTCTTTACCATATTTCTCAGACAAATATGGCAATTTGATTTTAAATGGTTCACTAACGATGTCGGGATCTGCCGACTTAATCGTTCTTGCCAATTCATTTAAATCATAATCATGTATGCCAGTTTTGTCGCAACCGGGACATTTGAGCGCAAACTGATATTTATTGCCATAGGTTATGCCACGAATGTAGAATAACAAAAACAGACGATCACCGACCAACAAATCAGCTTGGTTAAAACCGTCTGGAAACCTGACACATTTTTCGATCATTAATTCTACGAATTTACCCTGATATCTCGGCGTCGACGTCAATTTTTCAATATCCAAACCCATCGGACGAATTTGTACTAAACCATCCGGAATGAGTGGTGTCGGCACAGGACTATCTGGACTATAGAACATTCCACGAGACGGGAGATAAGCATTGCACCATGGCAACGTATCATCCGACTTCAATATTTCTTCGAATAACTTGTCGGACGTTAAATTAGTAGCGTCTACTTTCTTAATGACCTTATCAAATTCAAATGATTCGGCATTATGGACGTTATCCTTCTTGTCAGCCACGTTATCTTCTTTTTTGTCGGTCATGTGATCGATCTCCTTTGATAATATTTACTTATGAAATTATCATTCGACCGTCATATAATCACACACCAGAGTGAGAGTTACTACCTTTGCCTCACTTTTGGTGTATGTAAGTTGTCCAGAATCTATTTTAGACGGCCATGTATTGACTAATTTGTATTTCTGTTTTTCGTTGCCAGCCCCATCAGTTTGCACTATGACGGTATCCTTAGCATAAGATTTCTTTGGCTGCAATCCGGTGTTTGGTTCCCATATTTTCTTCCGCCATTCTTCTAAATCTTTGAACAAGCCCAACGTATCATAGAACGTAATGGTAGCGTCAGAATATTTAATGAAATTTGCGAACTTATACGTTAATGATGCACCATTCTGTTCATGTGGCGCAGTTTCAAAGTTGGGCAAACCGACATCTTGTAGCAACAATCCTTGGACGTTCAATGGACCAATTTGTTCCGCGTACCAGAAATGCTGCAGGAACGTTTTCTCTACATCACTTCTCGCCTTTTCAACATAAAATCCTGGCATCCCTAAGTCCCCCTATTCTTCTTCCTTTGCGTAATCATATGCCACCATCACTTCGACGGTCGCCAGATCACTGTTATCATAATTAAACGTAGGATGTTCAATTTTAGATATCCAACATCCTTCGAGTATCCATTTATATATAACCTGTCCTTCACCATTTAATGCCTGCAAAGTCATTTGTGATACGGAATTTCTCTCCATTGCATAATTATTCATTCCTTCATTTGTAGTAACTGTTTTGTCACGCAATTGCTTCAATTTCTGTAGCGTATCCTTCTGCATCACATATAACGTCAACCTAATTGGTGCCCATCTATGTTTACCAGGCAAATATGCCTCATTTTGTCGTTGATGGATCGTCACTGTGTCTATATCTAACGTCGGCCTAGTGCAATTTAGAGCATAATCCTGAACCTCTTTACCAAGACCCGTCCATTCGAACGACCACCTATGGATGCGATGGACGTCTGATCCACCCAATTCATTTGATGGACCTTGACCTTTACCTTCTATCATAAAACCCGGCATGTTTGTTTTCTCCAAAATTATATTTACAGAGAATGTCATCACAAAATCATTTACGAAAGAATCCACCACAATAAAAATGCAGCAGAAACCGTGAGAAGAGGGGTGAAAAATGAAAGATCGCATCTTTTGGTCAGACGAAGAAAAAGACAAACTCGCATCTATCGTCATTAACATGCACAAAAAGAATCCACATGAAACGTTAAATTCACAGCTCGAACGCGCACAACAACAAATACCGGCAGACCGTCGTCGCAAGGTAACTGCCGTCTCGCAAATCGGTTGGTTGGTCGAGCGCTGGCAGGAACATGTCAAAGAATTAGAAGACGGTTTCCGCGTCATAAAACAAGAATTGCCGCCACAAAAGACCACAGATGATTTATTAGCAGAAATGACTATAGAACAACTGGCCGTCGCATTCGTCCGCCGTTTAATGACTAACATCGACATGATGACAGCCTGCACTAGAATGATGTTTAATGCCGCAGGGAAATTAGGCGAAAAAATCCCAGAAGCATACGCCACGAAGAGGCTGAAAGCAATCATCTTCGGCGTCAAAAACAATCAAGAAAACGAAATCAAACAACGATTTCCAGACATCGATCTGAAATTTTATGATTCAGGTAATAAAAGTGGCATACCATCACCGTTTCCATGGGGCGAAATATTCATTCTCACTAGTTTCATTGATCATTCGACTTATAATGCCATAAAAAACATAGCCAAAAACCGTAACAGCAAAGTACACGAATGTTCAGGTGGTGTAAGCATGGTGTGTAATGAATTAGAAAAATGGATCAAAGAATCAAAGGAATGAATGAACAAGAACAATTCGGATCACGTGGATCACTAGGATCGGAAGGATCACTAGGGTCGGAAGGATTGCGTGCATTATCAGACGACGCAGAAGGAAAACCTTGGTCATGGGAAGTGACAATAAATATACCATGGGATGCCAAAACCAGTATTAAAAGGCCACTCGATCAGGAATGGTTCGTGGCACGCGAATTGAATCAAATAACGCGTTTCCTTTTTGGGCATGATGCGAAAATGTCTTCTATTGTTGGATGGTTCAAGCTTTATAATCGGGTAGATAAGCAATACATTCACAAATTAATTGAATAACGTCGTTTTTCACCACCCCAGACTTTTTTATAACCATGGTTCTCTGCATAATCACGTTCCTTCTGACTCATTTTACAGGCACGAGCATATAATGTCCGTTTATGTACGACATAACCGTCTTTATCAACATACCAATAATCAGGCTCAACTATATGATCTAATTTAAAATTAGCCGCCTTATAAATCGTACCAACGTGACCGACTGTAGAATCTGCATATGTTATTATTGTTTCCGTCTCCGGTTTATCCATCTTCAATAACCTATTAGTCCTCGAAATTAACCAAGAGGCAAAATTTTTCTTTTGGTATGATGGATGGACGCAGAAACGCGATAATTCAAGACAATTTTTAATGCCAATGTTTTGTCTTATTAATGGACTATATAAACAAACTGCCACAATCTCATCGTTAATGACTGCCTTATAATATGTTGATCCTCGTGGACAAGTATAAAGATAATGATGTCGAGAAAGAAAATCAAGACATTCCTTGTAAGATGATTCTATAGTTTTAACGTCATTCAGTGAGAAATCAACCAACGTCGTATTCTCTTTAATCCCAATCCATTCTCTAACCATATCCTCTACTTTATTTCTAAATAGAAACCATTGCTCCCACACGACTTTTAATTCATAATCAAGCAAATATCTATTCGCATATGTCGCCTTTGCTGCATCTCTTATTTTCGTATCCTCTCTTGAATGTGGATATTCACCATGAACTTCAACCAATAAATGTTTTTGCATATTACCTTGCTTCGGTATTAGACAATCAAACGTCCATGGACCAAATTTTGTTTCGGGACCTTCCTCAACATATTTTATATTCATTTGCGTCAACATTGCATAAAACTTACGTGCCAATGAACTTATGACTGGGTGATTTGCTTGTACGACAGCCATCTTCTCTCTATAATCCTCATTCTGCCATAATTTCTTTGATCGACTAGACATTTTTTGTTTCATATCTGGATCTGAGGCAAATGCTCTCTTCACGCCATCCGATACGTTCTTATGCCATTCTGGATCAGCTGCCTTATCTTGTGCATTCTTCGATAATTTTATTCTCATCTCTGGCGTGGAAAAGATCTCTTTATTGACGTTTGAAGCATGTTCTCTTAATTCTAGACTCTCCCATCGCTTCTTCAGTGAAGCAATCATCTTCGATCTCAATTCTGGATCGGACCACATTCGTTTGCTATGTAAACTCATCCGTTTTGCAAATTCTTTCACAACATCCTCATCATCCCATATAGCAAGAACTTTATCACGATATTTATGATTCTTCCAATTGTCCATCAATTTCTTTTTTACTTCATCGCTGTTCATTATTTCAATAAATTTTTGGTGGTATTCTTGATCATTCCATTTCTCATTAATTCCATGGACAACTTTATGTCTATAATCATCATTTTGCCAACATTGTTTAGATGCATTACTGATCTTAGAACGATAATCATTATTCCTTATTTCATGTTGTGTCTTCCTATATTTCTTATCCTGCCATTTCTTTTTATATGTTCTAGACAACGTCTCCGCTCGTTTCACATCTGATTTAGTAAATGCCTCAGCGTGAATCACTCTTATGCTTTTACTACGACACGACGAACACAATGAATTACCATGGGCTTTGATGATGGTTTTATGTCCAACATATTTTATGACTCGTTCTGATTTACATTCATCACATACTACTACGACCAGTGATTTACTGGTTACGATAGATTCAGTCAATCCAAATTTTTGTTTAGTTTTATTCCAATCGATCATTTGATTAAAATACGTTGAATGTTTCTGAATTTAATTAAACGAATTATTATTTCGTTTTTTCTGCACGATCATAGCGCAGACTTACCGTGATTAGTGCAATTTCAGTATTCGTATAATCGTTCTCAGAATAACTGACTTCTTTCGGCCATGCACCATGGACGAACCACGTTTCGGTTTCGCTGCCTTTACCATCCACCATATCCAACTGTCCACGTTTCTTATACGTTTTCGGTATGCTGACGTTTGCTTGATCGAGTAAATTACCAATCTTCAACCATTTCCAGATTTCTCTTGAACAATCTGGTTGTTGTTCGGCATCGTAGAATGCCATCTCAATCGGATCCCATGTTTGTTTGCCGATGAAATAGGCTACTTCTTGATTGTGATGCAATTCGGGTTCAGCGTTAGTAAATTTCGGACGCTGACATTTCTGCAACAAAATCAGAACGTCCGGCTGGACGGCATTACCCATTGACGTCCATCGCCAACGGTGATTTCTACGGGTTTCAACCGTATTGCTGACTATTTGGCCACCATCGTTTTCACCACCCTGAATCGTGAATCCTGGCATGTTTAAATCCTCCATTCTGGTCTGTAATATCTTTGACGGAAATTGTAATGACGAAAAATCATTAAAATACGAACAAAAAATACCATATGAAGATCACTAGATTATACAAACCAATCATTCTCAATGAATCGTCGTTGAGGGGCGAATGGTGGATTGACGACAGTGGCATGGCAACGTTTGCCGACGGCGACATAGGTGATTATAATCATGCTATGGCGGCATTTGAAGCGGCCTTAGGTATCAGCGCTTTTGAGGATGCATCGGCACCACAAATGGAAATAATGACACCGTTGTCTGATGAGGCCATCGCATGGTTGCGTCAAAATGATGCAAATGAGGAAGCCATAGAATGGTTGAAAGACGGGTCGGACCCACGTGATTACGCGATGGATCATATGGGATGGATACGAGTGCAAGATCATAATTTTCAGATGACGAAATTTACCGACAATGAATTGAGCAACATTGTTGATTTCTTAAATGAAGAATTAGCTGACGTCGATGAAGATGAATTGGCCGACGAAACCATCACTGTAGAAGAAGTTGGAAATTGGTGGACGATGCCGATCAGCTTAGTCTTGACGCCTGGCGCAACTGCTGAAGGTTTGAAAAAACACATCAGGGTGCGTTAATCGATCGTCTCAGTTTCTAACCATATATCTATCGTATATTGCAGTTTCCCATCGACAGTGTCGGTCTGAACCTTAAATTCAACTTGCGGATATTTCTCACTAAAAAACGTTACAGCTTGGTTTATCTGCTGTTCTATCTTCTTTGTCTCAGTCATCTCAGTTATTTCTAACTTCAATTTTTCATCAAGCATCTTTCTAATTTTCGTCAGAATTATTCTTTTCTGTATTTCATCAACAGCATTCATCATCTCCTCCTTTCTTCAAATGAAGCGTAGGCATACCCACCCCAGCATTAAATACATCCCTATGCTTCACGCATCGTCATACATCAGGGTACGATGATTACTTTAGTCGTCAACCCCTTTAAAACGGCAATGTCGATCATATGCTTCGTGCCCCGTGATTTGCCGTTCCAAAACGCCACTAAATGTGTGGCAATTTTGGCCATTTCTAAATTTCTATTATATCCTGCACTTCTGCCATGTTTAATCCAATCAGCGGGCATTTTGATGATTGGTAAATGATGTTCCTCGGCATATCTAACAGCAAGTATGTCCGCACCCTTAGCCATTCCAGATATTATTGTAACGTCTGAATCTGACAAACATGAAAGGAATTCATCTAATTGTTTTTTAAGAAATCCATAATCAACGAACGCCCTGCTGCCAGCAACTATCATCTTGATCATTACCATTTATCCCATGATTGCAATTTCGCCTCAGGATATGCCGGAATCACATGCTCGTTCATTATGTCCATCCCCGATAGATCACGATCCTCTTCGATGAATATTTCATCCAATATATGTCCATCTGGAAGATGTTCCTTACGATTCAGATTATACGTTTGGAATAATGCATCTACGAATTCCCTGACTAATTTATGTTTCATGACTTCATCTTCCGTCCTAGCCAATCTGCTGAAATCGACGCGGTATCTCATGTCTCTTTTTTATCATCACATCATTTCTAGTCAATTGCCTGTTTCAGCTAGCACAAGATTGAATTGTACACATTCTGCTGATCTTGGTAATTCAATTGGAACATGCACATCATGGATCGTATTCGACATTACCGCCGAGCAGATTTCTTCTCTGATGCGATTATATATCAGCAATACACAAAAAGATTCAATGACTTTTTGTCTTGGTATATATCCTTTTACAGCAGCAACGTTTCGGTCGAATCGCAGGAATTTTTCCATAATCTCACCTTCAGTCTCGCTATATTGTCTGACGGCTAATGACATTAAATTGTCAAGATCATCCTTATCAATGTCCACCAATAAATTTCTCTGCACGTCTTTGAATTGACCGGATATAGGACTGCTGTTCGTATCAACGCCCATGCTAAATATCGTATTTTTTATAATGTTCCCAACAAGATTTGTGACATTTTTGGTATCCAGCATGTTCTTAATAGAAACTGATATCATATCACTGCTTCCTTATCTTGCGATTCATTCCATGGATTGCGTCCAGGCGTTACCACCGCCCCATTATTGAGAATGTCCGCCCATGACCATGATTCTGCACCAACTACATGTAAATGAAACTGAATCTCACCCGATGGCAATTCCGGATGATTTGTTGCTCGCAGAATCTTTTGCACGGCATCCGAAATTTCTCTCTTCTCTCTTATGCTGAACATTTGTGCCCTCCCCACCAAGTTATTGGTGCTGTATTCTCGGCAACCATTCCCGCAACCACATTCTCACTTGAGTTTTTGATGTAAAAGTCATTTCGTTTATTTTTGTAAAGTGACGATAAAAACAACAAACATACTTGTCATCGTCTCGAACATAAACGTGCCATGCCCCATTATCGCCAGCCCCACTGACAATCCGAGATGTCTTTAAAGACGTCATTGCCTGTTGGACTGTGCCCACAAGCGGTCCCTCTAATTCTCCGCCCATCACACCTTCTAAATCGACAAATAATGGCATTTTGCACCCCTATTTAAAAATTTACCCGGTTTCAACAAGTCCGCAATGGTTTGACTTACGGTAAATGTTCCTGCCCACCGGGTGAAGGGGTTTAGTTGCCGACTTTCCTTCGTCGCGGGCCTGCACTGTTCACTGTTTCGCCCTTAGGAATTGTTATCCGCGCTTTTACTTGGTCTTCCGTACCAAGTAGGCTGCACAAAATGACGTTTTGGAGCGTGTGGGCGAGAATTACACTCCCCTCTCCCAACTGGTAGTCAGGCGCATCGATCACTATGCTTCACACGCATCATTTAAATACCTCACACAAGCTCGTAAATGTTTTGTTGTTTATGTGGTTGTGTGGTTGGATGTGCCGTCTCTTAGAAACTGATTGTATCGTTCCCAAATCCAAATTTTATTCCTTCTTGTTTCCAGAAATCTTTAGGATAAAATTGAAATCCGCCAAGTCCCCGGTCATATATTGGATCAGGGGGATTAACTTGCAATGATTTGATGTAGAAGTCATTTTTCCTGTGTGGATCGCCCAATCGATATTTCTCGTGTGCCCACCATGCCTCTGGTTCTGGTCTTGGACCAGATTCACCCAAATCCACCAAATACCATTTTGCTATGATATTACCACGCTCGTCTTTTAAATTTGGATCATCAGTCATCCATGCTCTCGGATTATTTGAATAAAATTCGTCTCGGTCTTTTTTAATGATATATGCACCTGCTATTTCTGCAATGGCCTCTAAATTTTCGTGTTTATCTTTATCATACTCTTTCTTTAGATTTTCGTAAAGCATCTTCAATTTCATACCAATCTCCTGTTATGTATGCTTTGCAATAATTCCGATAAAGAAAAAGGGAGGTTTATCGCCTCCCCTTTTCTTTATCCTAAAAATATGTTATACAGACGCTGGTTGTTGCGTTACTACACCGCCTGCTTGGAGGACTTCTTCACTCGAAAAGCTCGCCTCGGTTCTGAGAATGACAAGGTTGAGCACGATAAATTCCACCGCTCTTGTGGGTTTGAGGAAGACTGATATCCACAACTCATTGCGATCGATCCGTTCAGGCGTATTGTTGGTCTCGTCGCACACCACTTTGAACGCTTGCAAACCACGCCGTGCCTGAATGTCGGCCAAGAATGGATTGACGACCGATCGGACTTGTGCCCAGAGAATTCTATCGTTCGGCTCAAAGATGAACTGTCGTAACGCTCTCGACAAATTCTTCTTGATGTAAATCAACAACATTCGGACGTTTACGCGATCCAACGCACTCTGACGGCGTTGAAGCGTCCGTTGACCCCAAATCGTGATGCCGTCTTGCACGAAATTGACGATTGGGTTGACGGCGTTTCCTGAACCGTAGAGCAAATCGCGTTCACCCATCGTCGGATTGAATTCAACTGCCGTCGGCGTGAGCAAATGACCGCGATTAAGACCAGCGGGTGCAAACCATTGTTCCGCTACACGAGCCGTACGAGCGAAGACTGAACTGACGTGGCCGCTAGGTGGTATGTAAATGTCCCCGCCGTTGTATTGATCAAAGATCCGCAACCAGGACCAATACAATGCACCATACGAACTATTAATGCTGTTCTGTAGATCAGCGAACAACATGCCGTTGTGCCAATCGACGACCTGTTGTGGGCGCAATCCGAAAGGCGGATCAATGATCGAAAGCACATCACCACGTGCTTCACAGAATTGCAACATCTGACCAATGACCGCACCAGATGACGCACCAGGCACCAACAACAGATTGATGTCGAATACTTCTGGGTTCTGGAAGGCATAAATGCCGCTTTCCTTGGCTGGATTGCCGATGAACACGCGATCCAATTCACTAGAATAAGCTGGATCGGTCGGTATGCCATTGGCCGCATCAATGAACGCACCACGATTGACTGGGCTTGGTACGCGCACCACGAACGTCGTTGGATCGAGCGGATCGTTTGCCAAAAATGACGGACGAGATTCCCATTGGATGAAGGCATTGCCATTGAATCCGCCGAGCGTAGACCCTGCATTGATGACGTTTCCGACGAAACGTGAATCACGCGGATCAAATGTAACGTCTTCAACGCGATCAACGGTCACGCCAGACAAATCACGCAATGTTATGTCAAAATGTCCAGCTTGTTGTACGGAACCACCACTGGTGGTTCCGGTCAGTCGCTGCGTCAAATCAAGAGTATAGCTGTCGATCCAGGTGCCGGGGGATTTCGCCACAAACCAGCCGACAATGCCTGCAAAATATGCACTATCAAGTGCACAATCATCGGACAATGGGTCGATTTCACATGAGAGCGGCACGGATGGCGTAATGACGCCAGTCGTCGGCAACATGGCTCGACTATCACCATAAGTCCGGAAATTCCGATAGTATGGATATTGAATTTCCAATTCTTCAGCAAATCGCAACGTCCGAACGTTGCTCAGATTGGCTTGCAATTTCAATACCCCATAACAATGATCTACTGCCGTCTCAATCACCACGTAATAGACGCCAGTTGATATTTCCAATGGGTATGCATTGAAAAATCTTGAACCATTCTTGATGCCGCCTGGCTGAATTCCAGCTGCTACTTGTGCGGTCGTCAAATTCAAACCAATTGGGATTGAGAATTCTAAATCCGTAGTGGCTTGAACCGGCTCGCCATCCACTACCGTCATTTTGATTCGGTTGTTGTTGGCAGTGATGTTGAATGGACCAGCATCAGTAGAAATCAAGAATGATCGTGGGATGTCATAAGCATACAAACTGCGACCAACTTCCAAAGCCCAAGCTTCAGAATGTTGCATTTGAATGTTGACACCCGCAACGTCAGAACGAATGTAAATGATTTCATCTTCATGAACGGCTTTATAATCCTCAGAACCGCCGATTATGGCATTGAAACGAGTGACGAACGTATCGGCATCAGTGAATGATTCGCCATCATTAAAACTGTGGATGTTGACCGTCGGTGATTGTGAGAGATCAACCGCAAATCCAAAACTTCTATTGTCGGGTCGGGCATTAAAAGAAAAGCTGTCTTGTACGTCCAATTCACCAGACGTAACGATTATGCTGCAAATCATGCCATCAACTAACGTAATTGGATCTGATTGCCCAACGACCGATTCAGACAACATGCCAGATGCAATGATCACGCCATCGCTGTTGCGTATGACTTCATATGTTGCACCGGCTATCATCGCACCAGTCGTTGGTGCGGATGTGATCAAAAGCAAATAAGAATCATCGATTGCGCCAGCATATGCATCCGACAAACCACCGCCGACAAATGACAAAGTCGCTGCAGTAGGAACCGTTACATCCATATCACTAAAATAAATGTCAGTTATGGCCGCGCTGTGGAATGCCAATGGTTCAGTAGTTGAAACGCTGCGCAGACGAATTTTACCATAATCAATGCCAGTAAATACTGGTATTCGACCCCAACCATGTCCATTGGCACCGCTCGTATCTATGCAAATGTCGGCCAATTCTTCTACCTGGCCTTCTTCACATTCCACGCCAGCACGAAGGATGTATGCCTGATTACCCTCTTCCATGTAGGCCAAGACGGCATACCCCATGAACGATTCTGGGAATGGCGTCCCGAACGTATCAATAAATTGTTGTGACGTAGTCACATATGTTGGAGCATTCATTGGACCTTTCTTTGCGGTCCCAATAAACGCTGGGCGTAACGGACCAACTGCAGTCGGGATTACGCTCAGATCGATTTCACGTGGAAATACGCCCGGAGAGAGGTAAACTGGCATTTTTGTGTTCTCCTTTTCTGTGGTTTCAGCTCAACAACTGCTTCAATGTAATTTTGCTTTAGATTTGCATCTGGTGTAATTTCATTAAGTATATAAACTACGGTCGATCAATAACATATCTATGTTTCATACCACCAACAATTTTATTTAATCCATATAAATTGGCATATTCTTCTTCGTTTTGACTCATTTTTGAGGCATGATCCCATATTGTTTTCTTGTGGAATCGATTACCATGTTCATCAACATACCAATAATCGGGCTTCACTTGTCCGATCAACGTCCAATTTGCTGCCTTATAAATTGTGCCTTCATGACCATATGTCGTATCAGCAAACGTAATGATTTTCTTGATTAATGGTTTATCATTCCATAACATTTTAGTCACACGTGATAGAAACCATGAGGAAAGTTGACATTTCCTTTGAAACCACCTGGTGGTTCAATCCACCTGTGGATCAATCAATATTGCTTCTTTCTAGGCTGCCGTACACCTGACCGCGCTTCCTGGACCTGACCCCAAAATGAAAATCGGCGCTGCACATAAAGCCGCTTAGTTTGTATGACGCTTTCGCCTTAGGCACGTTAACCCCTGTTTTACGTTATCGTTTCCCGCCCGTAACTCGGACACCCACACGCAAAACTGACACGGTTCCTTATCGCATTCGTTGTAGTCCTGGCTGTCTTGGTCCCTATGCCAACTGCAGACCTCCTCCAGCAACTTCAGCGCTCTCTGTAACCTGTTACAGGTGCCTATCAACCCAAGGTGCTCAACATAGGGGACGCCACACGCCTCACACGTCGGTTCAAGCGGATCAGCCATTGTATCTCCTACCTGCAAAACTACAAAGGTTAGCTTGGCCGCGCATTGCAGTGCAGCGCAGTGGTCATGTTCGTTTCTTATGTCGTTCAGACATACGATAACATGCTGGGCAACGCCATCCGTCCTCTGATTTGACCCATTTTTGTTTTTGTGCTCTTTTGAGCAATTCTTGTTCTTTTGCAGCACTGATTCGCATGCCGCAAATCATGCATTTCATTTCCATATTCATATTCATTCTTCTGATGATTGGCCCAATATCTTCAGAAATCCCTTAGCTTGAAGGTTTTTGAGTTGTTCGGTCATCGTTATTGATTTTGGCAGTTTCACGGTCTTCTTTGGATATAATTGCACGTTCTGTTGCGCATGAAAGAAATCAAGCTTCTTGTGACCCGGCTTAGATTGTCTTTCGATTTGCAAATTTATTAATTGGTTTGAACAATTGTATACTACTACGAAATCCAGCTTCTTCTGTGCATCCAGTTGCTTCTTGATCTCTCTCTGTGTCATCGGACGTGTAGCCATTACATCCTCCTTTTCTTTTTAGAAATACCCAAAATTAAATACATGGACAATTATAGAGTGGCCGTAGCATCATCTAATAATGCTTCTTTATAATCATGAAAACTATTACCAAATAATGTGCCGAAGATCTCACCACTGAATTCAGCCAATTGTGTCACTCGACCGAGCACCGATGGCATTAATCTTATGGGTAACGACAACCAAGCCTCAGCTGTCAGATTAATGTCATATCGGACGTTGGCTCTTACAGCGGCAGCAGCTTCCTTGTCTGAAGAATCCACCATGCCATCATATTTCAAAATGACGTTACCAATTGCCTGTTTGTCATCTGCCACGAATTCTGCCAATGGATTAAACCTAGTCCTTATGTCGTATAGCGCATATTCGGCGTCACGTTTGTGTTCAGCCCAAATGGTCATCTGATATGATACCAAAGACGGCGTAGGACGATAGCATAATTGCAATCTAGTCTTGTCCGTCGTCGCGAATTTTCTGGAGATCGGCATATATGGCGGTGAGAATTTCATTGGATTGAATTGTTCGCCGGTTCGATTGATCGACATTACGGGCAGTGAAACGCGGCTGTGTTCATTCTCGAACTCTTTCTTCCATATCAATATTGACTTATCTCCACCAGCAATCTTCACTGACATTTTACGATAGGAATCTCTAGTCGGTATCCTAATTTCACTGAAATATCGTTTCATTCCCTCGTCGAGATAATGATATGCCGGTTCATATACCGGCATGACATCTTCATAATGTGCTGAATTTATGGGGTCACCAACTACGTTCACTTTCTTAGCCATACTAGGAAATTGTGGTGGTGCAGTCGGGATAATTGGATCTGGTTCAACGTAACCATACTGTGCCTTCGGCATTTGTGTGGTTACGTGTTTGACTGATTCAAAATTATAAATTCCCATGTTTGACATCCTTCATTTTCATCTTGAGACTTCGCGTCACCCAGGATTTATTTTTAAATTTAAATTGCGTCATAAATTGCGGACTGGCCCCCTTGGTAGCCTCATCGACAGCTTCCTCCGACTCCTTTTCATTCTTGGTAATCGGACTTATTTGTGCTGCATTCCCATTCATCTTCACTGACATTGGAAATTTCGATAATTTCTCCATCTCTTCTCGCGCCATTTGCGCAATTATTGGTGACATGTTCGAGATGTGTCCTTCAACGGCTTTCAACATCTTTTGTTGTACCTCTTTCATGTTTAAGACATTAAATTTAAGCGTAAACATATGTCCTCCCTAATTTATTTTTCAACAGAATTTTCATTAATCCTGACATGCGTATGTATTTATAGGAGCGGACGAAAGGCGATGTGCTGATTAGTCCAGAGTCATGAGGCGTTTGCGAGCGAGAGGAGAAATAAGATGAGTAATCATGTCCCGTCTACCCCCTTCAAAGAACAAGAGATCACAAAAGCAGCCGACACAATGAAACTGTCGGTTTCCGATGTTTTGTCATATCTTAATGAACTCGGCATTGATGATGATCGGATGCTCAAAGCAGGAACCACCAAAGAGGGTGATGCCAGAGCGATCTTTGTCGATAAACACGGTGTAAAAATTGCCAGATTTTGTGCTGGATGGGCAATTCTGAAAGGCGTGGAGAAATCAGAAGAATCAAACCTAATCATCGATGTGATGTCTACTCTGCGCCCGGTCTCACAATGGAAGGACAACGAATTAATTGAGGCATATGGCCCTGATTGTTCGTCGGAAATTGCATCAGAATTACGACGACGATCAAACGACAGACCATTCATTGCATTTGATGGCGATATGGTAAACGTAAATGCCAGCATAAGAATGTTGCACGTCGCACGACGTCGTAACACACCAAGCATTATGAACGTCGAAGGTCATGTCTATCGATTGTGTCGCGTCGGTGAATTCCCAATGATTTGGATTGAAGAATGCCCAATCCATTCAGACATCGCCTTAGTCAATGGTTGGTGTGAAAAGTGTTTAAACGACTGGAGCATTCTTCCGGAAGAAGATCGCATCTACGTCCGAGTAGCCATCAACAACGGTACAAAATTAGATGCAGTCGGGATTCATGATCTAATCAAGAAAGGTATTGAACGAATCAGAATACCATCGAATGATCTAGCCTTTAAAACGCTTAAAGAAGATGATAGATTACCGAAATTGCGTCGGAAATTATCTTCTACGCCGAACAGTAAAGCTGATCCATTCTTCCAGCATCGTGATTGGAACGCATGAAACGCAGACATAGACAATTTCTGGTACGCTTCCTTGCAGAATGCCAGGACTGCAAGTGGAGTACCCAAGATCATGAACATGGACCGAGAAACGCATCTCGACATGCGGCAAGAACCGGGCATCGCATAGAAGGCGAGGCCGGTTACGCAGTTAGATACAATGATAAAAAGGAGAAACCACATGGAAATGAATCTAAAGTTCGAAACACAAGCAATTCTTAAGGCGTTGAAGAAACACAGGGAAGCCCACATCAAGAATTATAAGATAGCGTTGAAGAAATACAACAAACTGTTGGTCGAAGTATTGAAACGAAAATTAACGTTGGCAAAGAAGTTCAAGAAGGTTTCGCACAACATTAATCTTCCTGTCCCAATTTTGTATGTTGGTGAATATCATAAACTTATAGATTTATTCATTCTCACTACCGATACCACAGTCGAACTTTCCTATGATGATTCTAGGAAGATTTTCTTCGATGAATGGCATTGGCGCAGCAACTTCCAAACCAATACAATGTGTTATACTGGCGCACAAGGTCCAACCGGCCCGACGGGGGCGACCGGTTCTTGCGGCTCGATTGGTTCAGACGGTGAGGGTGAGGATTTGTTATAAAGGGAGGAAGGACAAAGGGACAAAGGGACAAAGGGATAAAGGACAAAGGGATAAAGGATAAAGGAGAAACGACATGTCCACAGAATTAACGTTGATAATTGATCGTAGTGGATCGATGCAATGTCTAATGGAAACGGCAATCGCTTCGATCAACAAATTGATTGAAGAACAACGTAAGATCAACGATGACTGCACCGTAAACGTCATAACGTTTAGCAACAAATCAGAAATCGTCATTGATGGGGTGAATTTGTCGAAAATGGAACGTTTACAAACGTTTCAAGCTAACGGCGGCACGGCGTTGCTGGATGCCGTAGCGTACGCCGTTAGACATGTTGAGAAGAGCAAAGCCGACCACATAATTATTGCCGCATTCACTGACGGTGAGGAAAACGAGAGCAAAATCACGTCCGATGAATTGGCAAAATTGATGGGGGAGAAGGAAGTCATCGGTTGGGAATTTCTATATATGATTGCTGCAAATACTACGACTAGACAACGAGCAATGCAAATGGCCTCTAAATTGGGGTTTGGTATGATCTACGGCGTGGATACCAACAATTATGCCAACAGCGTACAAATGATCAACGACCAGATCACGCGCATTCGTGAAAGAAACGGCATTAATTACGCCGTTCCTATAGCCAAATCCGGTTATGTCAGAAAGATGAAAGTCGGCAATTTCACGGCTAGGTTGATGCGAGCACCATTGTTGACCGACAATGAAAGCAATGCTTTACCACCAGGAGCACCAGTCCCAGTGTTTCCAGTTGACGCTCTGCCAGGTTGTCCACAAGAATGGATGCGCGGTGAAGGTTGTTATGTCTGTCCAGTCGATCCTGATTTTGGTTTATGGTTTGATTGGACTGAGAATGATGCCCTAAACGTCGCCGTTCTCCCCAGTATCAAGGGCATGAATCCAATTACCGGCCAAAAATTTGAAAAACTAGAATTGGAACAATATAAAAATGAATGTCCAGTCCATAAGACGAAATTCAAAGAGGGTAGATTGTGTGAGGAATGTGGTCACAAATGGCCATCAAAATCATATGTTGCTCATCCAGACAATTTATGGCTTGATGGTTTTAGATTGCCAAACGGTGTGGTGCGACAATTCTTCTTCACTAAAGACGAACAGAAGGACATAGCCTCTCTCATCATTAGTAAACACAACACTGTTCCAGCATTTGGTTTTGCTTTCTTCGAACCAAAGACACGTAGACAGAACAACATCGAACGTTCGTTTTTTGGTCCATCGGGTCCATCGGGTCCAACAGGATGCACAGGGCCTATTGGTGCTCGCAACATCAGTGTCTGTGATGTATATACGACAGGATGCACAGGGCCTATTGGTGCTCGCAACATCAGTGTCTGTGATGTATATACGATGTCATATGACGGCGAGGCAGTCGGCAACGACGTCTCAGTGATGCAAACAGTATCGGTTGGTGCTGGCGCGAAAATCACACAGGAATTAGCAGATGATGTGTTAAAAATTGAAGATTGGAAAGAACAACCATCCGGCGTCATTCGTCTATACTTCGTGTTCCGTGAACAATTCAAATCAATCGTTGAAAATGGTGGAATCAAAGATTTGTCTGGTCACCCAGAAGGATATTTAGCAAAATTATGAAACCGTAACGGTCTCCATGATGACGTTAAAAGCAGTACGAATCAATACTTTAACAGCAGCAAGATTGGTGGCATCCGTCATGGAACTTCTATCAGCAACCGATGACACCGACACCAATGATTGTGGTGGATGCGTCGCAAAAGGCAACCCTTCCAAAATGACGTTCGGAAATTTATATATGACGGCAGCAACTTGATAAGTTTTATTGTCGTCACGCGCCAATGTCAAATCCAAACGAGAAGTCATGTCAGAAATAATTTTTTGCGCAGCTGGATGTGTATTGGCCCAAACACATCCAGCAAATGGAAACAAACCATTCATAATGTTAAATAAATCAACCCCAGTTTTATATGGATATTGTGGTCCATCTGGTGGATAATTCGGATTTAAATGCCAATTTACTTGTTTCAATGCTTCTTTAGATTCGTTTTCATCAATACTCCAGGCCCGACTTATGCCGTTGACGTCCCATTCACCTTGTGTGTGAAAGACTTCAATGGTCCCATCAGTGAACGTAATTGTGCCAGCAAATCGACCAACCATCGAATTTATTCTCATCGTATTTCTCCTTTAAAAATGAGCCATTAAAATGAATCATATTTTATATTTAAATGATGATATTAATTACATGTTTAGAAATTGTCCTTACGTACGGTCTGAATCATGTTTAATAGACGAAATTTTATGTCTATAAATTGGATCACGCCATTTCTTCTTCAACGCTGATATGGCATATCACTCTCCATCTGTTTAAATACTTAGAAAGTATCTTTGCGTACAGTCATGTCGCCAGTTATTACCTCAGCATCACAATTCAAATACAACCATCGATATTTGAAATTCCCAGTCTCGTAGGTGTTCAATACTCGATATTGAACCAAATGTAAAGCCGACGTATCTACCAATTGTTTCGGCACGTTGATGATCGCACCATATGGCACGTCTATGAGATCGCCAGCCCGCAACATTCTATTCCCGAATTGGTGATAAATCTTCGCACGCGGAAACGTAATGGTCGTTTTATTTGGAACGTCGACACCCCACTTAGTCAATTCCGTCTGTAATGGTTCCGTCTTGAAGTATGCCTTAGTTTTGAAACCATTCTTATATGTCGGATCTACGTCCTCATCCCAAACATCATCATATCCATCGTGGTTTGTACGTACCTTGATAATGACCCACGCACCGGAAATGTTTATGAATTCTTCTGCAATGTTTTCAGCAATGCCGCCATCAGCATTGTCTTGGTATACCGATAGAGGACTGCTCTCCTTTTCGGTGTCATTGCGAAAATCAGTTTGACGGTCTATTGCCGTCTTATTTAATGGCGTGTGTTGCGGATTTGGTTGCATCATCGTCTCCCAATTATTTTTGTGACCATAATGCTCATAATTATTTTGCCATTGCCGCTGCTTCTTTGTCTATGTCTTTACACCATGAAAAATCGAATGCCGCCGAATTACATTGAAGCGGCGTCTCATCAGGCGTCGGCGTAACCGTCTCACGCAGATATGAATACCAATCGTCACATCTTCTTCTCGGACAATCATTACCATATGGTGGTGGGCCACTTGGTAGAACCAGAAATCTCTTACTGGGTGAGAATGGATTGACGTAAATGTAAGATCCCGGAATCAATTTCATCGCCTGTTTTGCCGATATCTCACTGGCACTACAATCTAATCGTTGTGCAAACAATGGACTAGTTAACTCCGAAATTGGCTCACATCCCGGGATTAATATGGTCCCACCCTCTCTGATTTCAATTTTTAATGCTATTTCTATTTGAGTGTCTTCCATTGTTACCACCTCCATAAAAAATTTGACTAAAATATAATGTCAGTGAAGTAAATGAAGTATTTAGTTTATTTAGGCATCAAATAGGAGATCACATGAAATTTTTCAAAATAATGGGACCAGAATTTGACACGAAAGAAGGTCTTGAAAAGTTATATGCTACGACACCATATTCAGAAATAGTCAAAAAGTTTAACGTCAACGATCAATTTCTTTATAGAAGATTAAAAAAATTTGGCATTCCAATCAAACCAAGATTACCTGATTTCTTAACCGAAGAATGGTTTAAAATTAATTATTATGACAAAAGGATGTCAAAACCTGAATTAGCCAAAAAAGCCGGAGTATCCATCGCAACGATTAACAAGTCTTTTAAACAATATAACATTAAAGGGAGATCTTTTAGAGAAGCATCATTATTGAGATCGAACAAAATACAACGACGAATGAAAGAACTATGGCAAGATCAATCATATGTGAAAAAGATGATCGGGAAATATGATACTGTAAAAGAAAAGATGGCATATTTAGCAAATGACCAATTAGGAAAGCCATCATCAATACAATTGATTTTATATTCAATTTTAGATGATTTGAAGATTAAATATGAAATTGAAAAAATCATTGGGTTCTGGACTTATGATTGCATCTTACCAGATCACAACCTCATCATAGAATGCCAAGGCGAGTATTGGCACAAAAAGGATAAGGCGAAGATAAATGATCAAGCAAAAGCCACATATCTTGAACGTTATTTCCCACATCTAAAATTAAAACACATTTGGGAGCATGAATTTCATTGCAAGGACAGGATCGTCGATTTGATTAAATATTGGACTGGATCAGGCTGGAACCCAATTGATTTCTCATTTGACGACGTCGAAATCATTCACATTACTGATGATGAAGCTAGGAAATTTGTCGCAAAATATCACTACTTTGGTAGGATTGGTAAGAATTCCATTAGATATGGAGTTAAATTAGGTAATGATCTAATTGCCGTATGCGCTTTTTCTACAATCACTAGAAAAGAATCCGCTGATAAACTTGGTATAAAAACGGCAGAAATACGCGAATTATCAAGATTCTGCATTCATCCAGCCTATCAAAAAAAGAATTTTGCTACATGGTTCATATCAAGATGCATGAAAATGATAGAAGCAGAACTTCCAGCTTTAAAATATTTAATCACATTCGCAGATACATCACACAATCATACAGGAACGATTTATAAAGCTTCAAATTGGCAATTAGACGGAACTGTCAAACCCGATTATTGGTATGTCGGTAAAGATGGGTATGTAATACATAAGAAGACATTGTGGGACCATGCTGTTAAAATGGGCATGAAAGAACAAGAATACGCAAATTCAATAAAATATGAGAAAGTTATGGGAAAAGAAAAATTGCGATTTATTTATAAATATTGATCGCAATGACGCGGCGGAAAGTGACGTCCAATTACGAGACCGTCCTACCCACCATCTTAAATTTATCACCAACTTTGATGTTATGGCCCTTTATAACTTTAACGCAAACACACATCCAATTATCATCACAGTCAAACAAATATGCGCCAATTATTTCATTCGGATGGATTCGTCTATTTATTTTAACGTTGCCTCTTGACGTATCTTGATCACCAATGATGCATCCACTATATTTCGTCAATTCATCAGCAACTTTTTGAGCAGCATCATATGGGTTGATGTCACCAAAAATCTCAATATATTTCTCATCGCCCATAGGATCTTCATCATTTTCCGCCCATTGTGTATGCAAGAAAGAAAGCAAAGCAAACTTCATTCTCAATTCATCATTTGTGTTGGGCCAATGTTCATCAAAATATTCTCTCCATGTAACGTCCTTATGGTTTGGTGTATACGCAAGATGCGTAGAAATTGCGTCCCCATCAATTGAGCACTGTTGTAAATCATTAATTATTGTTTCAATTACACCATTAAGCATTTTTAAATTTGAGAAATCCTTCATACGATTATATGACAAAGCTATTCCAATGCTCTGCGTAAAATATGCGCCCCTTTCATCAAATCCATTGAAAGCAAGATATTTAGTCCTTCCCACAACATCTTCTTGACTGTCTCCTGACACACCATGAAATAGGCGTAACATTTTTGGTTTTCTATGTAACATATTTAACTTCATTTGTTTCTCCACTCAAACTTATGATTTTTTCTTTCTGTGCCAACTGCATGTCAGCATCCAACATCATTTTTGCTAAAGCTTTAAAAGTTATTTTTGGCGTCCACTCCAACTGCGTGCGTGCTTTGGTCGCATCACCACATAAATTGTCTACTTCGCTAGGACGCATATATCGGGCATCTTGTTCAACGAAACGACGCCAATCCAATTGCAATTGCCCGAAGACCTCATCAAGAAATTCCCGAACCGAATATGTTTCGCCCGTAGCAACGACATAGTCGTCGGGTTTATCTTGCTGTAACATCAACCACATTGCCTCAACATAATCTCCAGCAAAGCCCCAATCACGCCTAGCATCCAAATTACCCAAAAACAATTTCTCTTGTAATCCTAATTTAATGCGAGAAGCTGCACGAGTGATTTTGCGCGTGACGAACGTTTCACCGCGACGCGGCGACTCATGATTAAACAAAATTCCGTTACAAGCAAATAGAGAATATGCCTCCCGATAATTGATGGTCTGCCAATAACCGTACACTTTAGCACAGGCATATGGGCTGCGCGGATGAAACGGCGTATTTTCATTCTGTGGAGGTGGCGTAGAACCAAACATTTCACTAGATGAAGCTTGATAAAAACGGACAGGAAAATTCAGTGCACGAATCGCCTCCAGCAGACGCAAAACGCCCAACCCGTCCACATCGGCCGAATAAACTGGATTTTGAAAAGAAACAGCTACATGTGACTGTGCACCTAAATTATAAATTTCCTGTGGTCGAATTTCATGCAATAAACTCGCCAAACTATTGCCATCAGATAAATCACCATGATGTAATTTCAATCGTGGATCATGATAAAGATGGTCAATACGTCCCGTAGAGAAACTACTGGTACGTCGGATCAGACCATGGACACAATATCCCTTCGCTAATAGAAATTCTGCTAAATATGCGCCATCTTGACCAGTAATACCAGTGAGGAAAGCCGTTTTTGTGAGGTTCATAATTCTATTTATCTTTTTGACGGCAGCATCCACAAGAGGATCCGTCGCATGCATTCCCAATTTGGCATATCGATTAAATTTACCCTTGTCATATTCCATTGTTATCTCTACCGCGTGGATTACCCCAATATGGATATTCGTTGTCAAGACATGTGAACGACCCAAATGGTTCAACATCCGGGGTTTCGAAAAGCAATGATAATTTCATTATGTTTACGATCAGATTTTGATGCAATTTTATTCTAATTCTTCGAGCACCAGTCTAATTCGTTCAGCGAATGTCAAACCTTCCTTACGAATTGGTATGGCTGATTTTTGAGGACTTTCACCCATCGCACTTACATAATCAGTCAACCATTTTCTCGACTGTTCATCGCCAGCGATCGCATTATGTAACGTCTTGATCTGATTCCGATCATCACCGGAAACAATCCTAGCGACGGCAATCTGCAACCGTTTATCGCCCCCTTTTGCCCAATCAAAAATTTGTTGAGAAGTTAATTTTTGTGGTTGCGCTTTAGCCTGCGGTTGTGATTTTTGAGCAGCAGTTAATTGATTGATGGCCTGGTCGACGCTCTTACGAAACACCGGACCGATACCTTCAAGAACTTTTTCCTTTGGTTCGCCACTCATTATTCTCTTGGCGTATTCCATGGCCTTATTAAGACCGGCTTCTTTGGCCCCTCCCGCCAAACCCGCAAACATATCAGTTATTCTCTTTTTGACGTCGTCTACGCCTTCCATTTTGCCCTTGCTTTCTAGTCAAAAGCATTTTGCTTTAGACTTCAATGGTGCCGGAACGATGTTAGTTCTCCATTACAGTGGGAAATGGCGTCCACCTTCTCCATAAACGCAACCGGCATATTCGATGCGATAAATGTGATTCAATAAATGAGACGATGAACCTTCCAATAATGATTTCAACCTTTTGACGGCAGCATCTACAAGAGGATCCGTTCGTGCCATGTTTGGACCACCAATCTGACCAGACATGATCGCATTATCATGATCAAACGTGGCATTCGTTCTATCTGCACGCAATGGATCATCTTCACGTACCGTGCCCACGATGGTGATCCTGGCTGTTTTACTTCCAAATTGCGGCGTAAAAGCAATCGGCGTCGCAATGTTAATCGTCGGTAGTCCAGCAATTATCGCTGCTTCTACCTCATTCGCGACACGTTCCATGTCGCGAATAGTCTCCCATCGTTTGCCCTCTAATGGGACTAGATTGGCAAAGACTTTGAACTGCACCATAGTCCAATATGGTGCAACCGGTGCATAACTAGGATGTGGCATTTGTAATCCTCCTTACCAAAAATATGTTTGCGGAGGAAATATGAGACCGGATAGATTGCGCATCCTCGACAGGAAATTAAGAAATAGATTGTCTATCGCACTCGGTATAGATCTACGCCAATCGCGACGGACAAAGAACGTACGTCCTCATCCTGTCGAATCTCATGATCATCATATCTCCATTCAATCCGACCAATCGTCCATGAAAGGTCGAACTCATTTAAGATCTTAGCCTTCCACTTCGCGGCACCGCCAGGTAGATCATCGCCAAAATACATAGCCCATTTATCACCATACATTTCGGCTCTAGTTGGAACACCCTTTCTGGAGGGATTTATATTTACTACTCTACCACGTGGAAATGCATATGGATGCATTTCAATTTCCTTCTGCGACGTTTTATAATGCTCAGCAACGATATGGGAAACGTCTCTACTCCACACTTTGACATGATCAACGTTTGGATAATCTATGTCCTTATAAGCACGAATGATCCAATTCGGTTTTAAATAGATTAGATACCATACGCCTTCAGATGGTTGCTGTGATTCACAAGCGACCTTTAATAATTTCAATCGAATTTTTTCTTCGATTTTCATGCAATCGTTTATTCTCACCCTTCATTTTGTAAATTATGTCTTTTGCGTAATGACATATGTTTGGTCAAGATGCGCTAACAACATCCCATCAGCAGCCTCTCTATTTAAATATTCAGCTATCGTTGGATATCCGATTGTATTTGGTAAATCGGTGTCTGGATTTACCCTAATTTCAGACGAGGTAGTAGCCATTTGGCCAATCGTAGCCGTATTTTTGTTGACTACGTTACCAATAGCATCTACTGGCACCAGGATTAGCGTTGCCGTATTGATCGTCGCCATGACGTCTCCTTATAGCCAATTGGCAATTTGCGTGAACAATGCATTGAAATGATAATCGGAATGCAAATCTGCTAACGCAACGACCTGATTGTTGCTCTCAAACAACGGCGTCATCGCATCACTCGTTCCAATCACATTGATCGTACCACCATTCGTAGTGGTTGCATTAAATCTGAACGACAGATCATTGATGTCGACGTCCCTATACGCACCAGGGGCATAACCTAATGCAGCCAGAAACGTCCGGAACGATGCTATGACCTTAAAACCACTGAAATCAGCACGATTACTATCTACGAATCTGTAATCGCGTTCTTCAAACGTGACCGGATCGACGAATCTTGGTGACGCATCAAAATCTTTCATCACACAAAAACCGCGATTCCATACACGACCACTAGACGTCCCAGTTGCCACTACAGAAAGCGACCAAACATTAGTGTTTTCAATCATGATAATTCTCCTTAATTAGGACCTTCCTTCTCTATATTATGTTTGCCATGATGGTCTTTTCTCCATTCACATACATTCACGTCAACCTTACAGACTTGTTCACATGCCCAAGGCTTATATTCCTTCTCAATCACGTCTATAAATTTCCTTGCTGCATCCCGCATGGCATCCGTCAATTCCGTCGCTCCATCTGGATTGCCATAAGTTTCGTCGAGCAAATCTATCGTTCTATCAAGCACTTCTTCAGGTGAAACCACCCCAATATGATCCATCCGCTGATACCCATCGACCGTCATAACTCCAAAAAATTCAATTTCAATGTCGTCTAAATCATCTACAAACGCCTCGATTGCTTCATCGATCGTTTCGTGTATCAATATTTCACTTCCTGTTGCGTTCCAATATACAATGTCATGCATTTTTAAAAATTCCGCACATTTCTCACATGGTTCTCCTACCACGCATTTATAGTGCAATTTATCTTCGTGCATTTTTTCCTCGGTTCACATGTCCTGTGCAATTGCGCTAACTTCATTTTGCCATGGTAATTTCTTGCAAGTAAATCCCGCAGCGCCCTTATGCCCCCCACCACCATGCTTCTTGCACATTTCACCCACGTCTACGTTCTCAGAGTATAAACTCACAGCATATTCATTGCCATCATATATATATGCAATGCACGCATCGTAATCTGCAAGATCTTCACCAAATGCCGCACTACCAAAACCTTGTACGTTAAGTGCCAAACATGAGATACCATCAAACGTTACTTCATATGCATTGTTTTTATATAAATCACGCAAGTATGCATCCCGATATTTAATGGCAATCTTCCCATCAGTCAAAATATCATCATAAATTTTCTCATCATTGAACAACTTCTGCCAAAAATCACCGTCTGGTTCTACGTCCTGTAATTTTAATCCTTCATAAAATGCCTTTGTCTCTTCTTCATCCTCATCATTGAATCGCCAACTATCATAACTACCCAATACCCGCACGGCACGGGGAATGTCCTTATCTGGAAAACAATGTTTCCATGTACATTCACATCCGGCCAATCCCTTTTCCGAGAAATCACGGAAACCGTCAAAGTCATAGCCATATGACTTTGCAGTTTTATGATGATCACACCACACAACATTATTGGACTTATTCGTTATTTTACTCATGTTTGTTGGGTCATAACTAAAATCCACAATATAAACTATCTCATTTGGTTTTATAGTCGGTGGTGGCATCTTATAATCCGTTTCATAGAAACGGATGTTCTTCTGTTGATCCTTTTCTTTTTGGTATGCAATTGCTGCCGCACATTTTCCATCAAGATCATTGTGATGTATGATTAACATGTCATTCTTCCCCCTCTTTAGTTTTTCTCCATCCACCATATCCGTCTGTCCCGACATCCGCGAGCAAGACAATAAAATATAGCCATATTGGAAATGACACATCAAACCCATAAGCAATAATGAGCATTACGAGAAATAAACTCATCTGTCCCCCTCTTGAACGATGTCATCTTCTTAAATACTTGCGCCCTCAAATCTATCATTAAAGGAGGCTGCGTCAAATGGCCATTCTCGGACCAACCCAAATGCCATCCGTATTCCGCAAACAGGACACAGATCCATTAAAATTACATGCCATAAATCAACTAGGTGGACCATCCGTCGCCGTTGAAGTCACTGAATCGCAATGGGAGGAATCAATACGTACTGCAATGGATTTCATTTGTCAATATTTCCCACTCGAATCGAAAATCGCATATTTTTTCACTAAACCGACAGTAATAGAATATGACATACCGGAGGACGCATATTGGGTCGTCAAGGTAAGTTGGGATCCAGTAACCACCAGAATTGACAACGTGTTTGGTGCCGAATCATTCTTGTTCAATATCGGGAACATTAGCGGAATCCAGAACATGCTTGTCGATTATCATCTGCTTCAACATTATAGAAAATGGTCCCAACGCGTCCTTGGAACTGAAGGTCGCTGGGACTTCGTTAGTCATAACAAGATTAGATTACATCCTAATCCTAAGAGCACATTCCCAGTCATCGTCGAATATATGCCTAGGGTGACTGAATTTCAGTCACCCATCGCAAGACAACTCGCAATGGACATGATGGTCGCTGAAACCAAAATAATGTTGGGACATGCTCGCAGAAAATTTGCATCATTTCCTGCACCAGATGGATCATCCATAACACTAGATGGTGCTTCTCTAGTAACCGAAGGTTACGATGAGAAGGAGAAGGTCAGACAAAAGGCTATATTGTGGGGTGAGCCTTTGATGTGCCACATAGCATAATTGACAGTGAATAGAAAATTAGATAAAATGTTTTACGAACAATCCCGATACGAGGATCTTGATGGACACCCACATTGTCATTAAACGCATTTCTCGTAAAGGTCTGATTCTTCGCTTTAAAGACCCATTGTCCCTTAAAATAAGGCGGGATAGAGATACCGGTATGTACCTAATCAAGAATAAGAAATTCGGTATTTTCACTTATGCAGAGAGACGACGCGATTTAAAGAAATTCGTCAAAGATGACATAATTTATCTTTGGACTTGTTACGTAAAGAAGTTACCACATAAGAAATTAAATATGGTCGACGAGAACGTAAGAACCATTCGAACAAACTTACTCGCTGCCATAGACGAAGTTAAATAACTGGTTCCACTCTATCTGTTTCTAATTGACTAACCGGACGCATTAAATTTCCTTTATATGACAATATTTCCTTATTCCACATTATTCTCAATGAATATCTTCCATTAATTGGTCCACGAATAAACAATATCGTTCCAATTTCACCTGGTTTGATTTCGTCGGCAAGCCCATCGCCCAATTCACTCACGAGTCGAACTTTTTGCCCTACGGTGAACGTATTCTCGGTGCCCTCGCGATTAAGGGTGATTGATTGGTTTTCATGTAATTGTTTTAATTGCATGGATGTCTCCAGATACGGCGATGGGTTACTTAGGATTTCTAAGTAACCCATCGCCTAATTTTAACCGAATCGCAAATTAAGCGATTGGATTAATCGTATTGTCCGGATTCGCCACTTTGTCGCGAGCACGAACGCTTGCATGAAGATCAGCAGTGTTATTGCCAGCAGTACCAGTGACGAAGAAGTCGCGTCCACCAACCAACCGAACAACCTGCACGTTGGCAACGTTGGTGAGGACATCGCCCAAACTGACAAAAGCACGCGGGAACGTGACAACCGGATGGCCGTACCGGAAGGCATCGCTCACAACGCCATCAGTCGTTTGTGCGGCCAAGTATTCACGACCAGGCGTCGACATGACTGGTGAACGACCCAATTTCGGGCCGAGCACTTTCAGACTCTCATGGCGGAAATCTTGTCGATACGTTCTAACGTTTCGAAAGATTTCGATTGTTGCATTGGCTGGTTGTTCAGCTGGCATGGTTATTTCTCCTTTTCTCTAGGGTTCTCTTTCAACCAAACTTCCCTCTACTAACATAAATTTCCATTAATGATATATTTTCTGTCAAATATGAACATAGAATATGAACAGGAGACATGGCATGAATAAATCCAGAAGAGCCTTATTAGCAAGACATAAAGATAAATGCCTTGACTTAAATGATCTTGAAATGGGATTTATTGCTGGAGTAGTCGATTCAGCCGCATCGTTTACTTGCACTACGGAAAATGATCATCTGCATTGGATGATTAGAGTCTGTTCTAGGAATGCCAATTTCATAGTAGCATTACGCACCATGACCGGCGTTGGTGAATTCCTTGAAAATGATAACAAGAAACAAATCTTCTGGAGACTTGGCATACTGAATGGTTATTTCCTGATGATCAAAATTCTGCCATTTTTGCAAATAAAACAACGTCATGCGAAGTTGATGATTGATTATCGTGAACAATCATTGATCACCAAGATCAAGAATCTTGATATGTATGCCAAAGAGATGCGAAAATTAAATGACAAGCAATCATTTGTTAAAAAACGCTTTAATGACGATGCATTCATTGGTTATTTCTTCGGTTTATTAGAAACAAAAGGCATGACTATGATAATGTCCAATGGACCGATTATTGCACTTAGTGATGTGGATGCACAAATTCTAAAAGAAATAAAAACGCGAATAGGCGGTACGATCAACAATGACGCAATTATATGGCATGACTGGGAACAATTCAATTTCATATATAAATTGACTGAAAACAAATTATTCTCTCTCCAGGAACCAATGAAAATGATAAAACAATACGAGGAGGGAAAACTGAGCGTCGAAGAATTGATCAAGAAATCGGAAGACATACCGAAGACATACCAAAAGATTGATATAAAAAATTTGATGACTAAAATTGATGAGTTAGCGAAAAGCCTCAAATCATAACTAAATATGTTTAACAAACTTGACAAAAATTACATTTTAGTGTAAAATAAAAGTAGAGGAGTGCACAATGTGAGGAGGAAATACCATGGCGACCGACTTACAGAAACCCGATCTAAAAGCTCTGGCCGAGGCCATCTTTTTCTACGTCGCATCGACTAGGGACAATGAATATGAATTGCCTGAATCGATGACAATCGACGAATTTGCGAATTCAATCGTCGAACACATATCCACGAAGTTCGAGATTGATAAAGATGAAGTAAACGACAAAACTGAAAGGATAATAAATGATTTTCTAATTGGTCGTTAACTTACCGCAGGGAACGAATTGCTTTCATTTTCTATCCATTTTTTATATCGACCAGAACCTTCAATCATCGCAGAATCGATCATGAATGATTTACACAAGACTTCAAGCATCCTCCTAACCACATAAACGTCATGATCAGCCGAATCAACCCAGGCATTCGCAATCCTAGTGCCTTCTTTGAAGGAAAAACGACCGACGTTTATGCCATCTGTGATGACCAATGCATCCGCGTCTCCTGGCATGTCTAAAATCTTGCAATCAAGAACTTTCTTTCTATGTTCACTCATCTTTTGTTGTTGTTGAATTAACATCGTTGCTTTTTCAATTTCATTCCGCCGCCTTAAATTTTCGACTAAATCATTTACGCATCGCGTCCACTTTTCCTCATATATATGATCTGGTTCCAACACAAAACCATCCGTTGCTCTGCGTCTAATCAGAGCGACATTTTCTTTCGTCAATCTCATAGTTAATCTTACTACGATGTGTATTGATTTCATGCGCACCCCGTATTCAATATATCACATCGTCCACAATCGTCAATTGTATCTGCCTTTCTCAAAATAGAACCTGATCTTCTTATTTCCAATCGTAATCAATTCATTGAATCCAACCCCTTGATTTATTGGGTCGGCAATCTTCTTTGTCGGCAATATGTCATCTGATGGTTTAAACATGTCCACGAATTGAACTCCATCGACTTGTTGCATTGCTGCCAACAATTGACTATAATAAAGACCCTGTCCCATATCAAAATTGTTAATGCTGAAGAAATTGTCGATCACCGCATTGACCTGTTCTTTGACCGTGCCAGCGTCAGCATTAGCAGCCATCACCACATTGGCCTGAACATCAACTGGTTTAATGGCTCCATCCATCACCCGCACTTCATCTGTCAGAACGTTTCTTTCTTCAAGATATGTAATTAGACCTTTCTTTAATCCAGCAGACGGTGCAACTGGAACATTGCCTGGTCCTTGAGCAAGCACATATGCCTCTACTAAATTAGCATTTAACGACGTCCTGATGGTTGCTACCGCTTTTAAGACTGATCCAAATACTGGATGACTAAATTGCGAACAGATATGTGCATAATCAGAATCAGATACTGCATTGCCATGCGTTGCATATTCTCTTGGTGCCCTACGTTTTGCATCTTCTATTGACTCTCCATCAACCCCACCAGACGAAGCATTAAGATTTCTAAACGTCACGTCAACCGCCGCCGTAAACGGCGGTTGGGGAGAAATTGGTCTGCTCTCTCTAATCAAACCAGCACCAATTCTGCCTCTAATGCCACCACCAATTCTATATCTAATCTCAAAAATCTGACCCGCCAATGGTGCTTTACCATGTACATCATCGCCAAAAACGACTGTAGCCTTGTCCTCAAAAAATTTAACTTCATATACTTCATCCGTAGCATCAGCCGTTTCAATGAAATTCACCCGACGCCATCGTTTGATTGTGTTTCCTGAAGTTATGTCTACAAAGATTGGATCATCTAAAATGTTTTTGCTGATTAGGTCGATCGTCTGTGATGGACCACCAGCCGACGTTGCAATCACTGGAGTGGCGAATAGACCCTCGATAGCAAACCCAATGACGCCACGTTTGCCGGGCGGTATCGTTATTGGATTGGTAAAATCACCAGGTGCTCTATATAATTCATACGTCAATGGCGCACCATCAGCCCCACGGAGATTGAACACAATACCAGAAGGTATTCTAATCTCGCTCTGTGCAGCCTCTGAGATTGAACATTCTAAATCAACTACGGCTGGAGTCGGACGATTCATTTTCTGTCCAATTAATTCCAAATGATTGATGACGGCGTCGATCGTTTGGGCAGTAGGCAAAAATGATTCATCCGCAAGAATGTCGGAACGCAATGATAAAACTGAACCAACATACGCTATTAAGTCTATTAGCATCATTACACCATTTTGCGGCGTGAAATCATTAAAAGTAGGATAATATGATTTCATGTATTCGATCAATGCACGTTGTAACGTCGTAAATTCTAGAGCCGAAAAATCTATTCTCCTCAATTCGGGGAGTGGGAGCAATACGCCAAACTCCTCTGGAGAATTAGGAAGAATGAAATGTGATTCTTGTTCCATTAGATTTTCACCTTTGCTTCAATCAGTAATTTCTTCTCAATGTCAGTCCTCAATCTCACAAAAATTTTTATGTCTAGAAGATTATGTTCATCTATTCTAGACAACAGCACGTCATCGACGATCACTCTTTTTTCATACGCATCTAATGACCGTCTGATCGCCCTTTCTAATTCATCCGTCGTCACTTGATCTAATTGTTCGAACGGTGCTGTCCTAATTGGAGTGCCGAAATTCGGCATCATAACTCTCTCGCCCGGTGACGTCAACAATAATTGCAATATGTCATTTTTGATTAAACGTTCGTCCGATTGCAAAGACATTAATCCTTGATTGCCACCTACGAATGGGGCATTCCAACCACGATATATTGAGTTCTTAACAACAGCCATAAATGATCCCTCTCCCTTATTTTTGGATTATCTTACTAATTGTATTACTTTGAGTAATTGATCATACTTCACGCCGATCCGTTCATTATATGCATTCAATTCCTCCACCAATATTATTCTCTGTTCGGTCAATTCAGATATTTTGAGATTCATTTTATTGACAATGGCTTCATCATTAATGACGGTTGCAGCATCCAACGTTTTATCTGCTTCATTGATTCGTTTTTGGTTTTCATTTATCGATATCGACATATCATCGACGTTCCGTTTGAGAGAAACAATCTCATCTTCAATCTGTTTCTTAACTTTTTCAGATTCCTGCGTCACTCTATCTATCTCACTATCAGTAAGTCCCAATGCAGACAAATCCAACAAATTAGTGTTCTGCTGTATGTCAACCATGGCTGGTAATGGCGTGATGGTCGTTTCCGGTAACGTTTCATCTTCGAATTCGAGAATTTGACCTATTTCGAATTGCTTTACAGCAGTGCCAACGATGCTTTGTGATCCCTGCGATAACGAAAATACGGCATCACCCATGGCGTCTCTACGTTGTCTATCGGTAAACGTCGGCGGATCTCTTCTACGAATTGATTCAGCTGGGGGTATTTGCTGGAATGATTCGACCGACCGTGGTGGATCCGTACTAGAAATCAACCAAGTGACATTCCCACTGCCACCAGGACCAGGAATGACGTTTTTATACAATGCAGTCGGAAAACTAATGATCATACCTTATTTTTAACCTTTAATTACTTTTAGAGTGCTTCTCCCATATCCATGATTTTTCCCTGGCATCATAGAATTGACCCCTTTTTTCTTAACGACGGCGGGGATTTTCTTAATCGGTTCTCTTTTTATCGGCTTATTCACCTGGTTTTCCTTTCTCACCGGCATCGTCATCATCCGGTTTTTCAAGTACTTCTTCTTTTTCCTTGTCAAACGGCTCGTTCTTCACTTCCGCTCTATCAGATGGTGCCACTGGACTTATGAATCTAGGTGCAACGCTTGGTGGTACGCAAGAAACTGGTGATTTCGGACCAGCATCGCCACCAGGTGCACATCCAGTATGAATGGCATTTGATCGCGGTGCATTAAAATCGACATCCGTACCAAGCACGTTCGGGGCAAGCAAAAGATGTGCGCCCCCAGCCTCTACACAGAATTTCTTTCCAGCTTTGATATAAACGCTATCTTTGGCGTCTAATTTTATATGTCTGTCAGATTTAATTTCAACGTCTTGCGCACACCATATTTGTACCTTACCTCCCTCTTCATTGTTCCAAATGATTATAAATTTCCCTTTATCGGACATGCCAATGTGCATGTCTCTTGCCGGTTTGCCTTCAAAATCTTTGAGTCTGGCCCTCCAGACCGAAAATTCATTGTCGTGCGAGAACCACAGACCTCTATCATCGGCGTCATTGATTTCGGTCCATGTCTGCCCAGTACCACATAATTTCTCACCATCGCGCATTTCTATGCCTTGATTTAGAGCTTTGAGTTTGACACATGGTTCATCACAGCCGGTCTCTCCTTTTGCGCCTTTGCCATTACCAGCCCTAGTTTTCAATCTAACGTATTCATTCATATAATCGAGTTTAAGATGATGTGTATTCTTTTCTGGTTCGAACGTCATAGCCATGTTCAATGCAAACTCATGTTGTTCCAATCCCTTCCATGATTCAGATAATGGTGATTCCGTGTCCGTGCACAACATAATATAATCTTTTTTGTCATTCAACTCTAATATTTTGCTCTTCGGCGTATACATCGACAATTTATTCAATTGTTTCTTTTCACAGAATTCTATGCCAAATCCGAGACCATCTTTGCCGTCATCCTTCTCACAGACTTTCCTACGTCCTTTCAACAATATGCCGTTTGCTCTGGGTTTGACGTGTTTTTCTGCTTCAGTATAATGGACGCCACGATCGTCGAGGACGAACTTCAGACCCCACCTAGTCATCAATCTGACCCAACGGGCGTCTTCCTTCTCCTTCCAATAACCATCTTCTTCATCCGGCTCACCACCTATTTCCTCTTTAATCAATCTCTTGATAAATTCATCTTTTTTATAATTCACGCCCTTGTCATACATCTGAAACAAATGGCCGTTCTTGGAGCGCAATTTTATCCATGTCTCATCGCGCTCTTCTTCTTTAGATAGATATTTCTCTTCATCATATTCTTTTGGTCTGCTCTTGCTTTCTATTGGCTTTTTCTGCGCCCATCCAACGTCGCGCATTTCGAATTTATGTCCATATCTGGTTCTAACTTCATATCTTCGTTGATCACGATCCTTCTCTTTTTGCTCATTAAAATGCTTGCGCAAATATTTAAAACGTTTGATGTCGAATTCACGATCTTTATCAAATTTTCCTTCGAATTCACCATAATCATCACCGTCTTTCTTCTGCCAATGATATCCGGTATCAACAGATAAACTATAGATGCCATATTTAGTACACAACGCATGTAATTTCACATCTGGATCATTGACTTTCGGTGCTTGACCTTTCGGTTCAAATTCACCCTTTTGTATCGCATCATATCCAACTGGTGCTGGCTTATCCTTGTGCTCATCTGGAAAATAACCTATTGAATGTGAATACGAGAACGTGCCATATCTATCCTTCCAACCCAATGAATATGGCCTATAATCCTTGGATAAATATTCCTCCAAATAATCGTTCGGTTTGTCGGCTGGATCACCATCTTTGTTTACTGAAAGCGGTGATTTCGTATAGACTGACTCAAGCGCATAAAATTTTCTGCGCGTCGGCGTAGCAAAACCGACCCAAATGGGAGCGACTGGATTGTTTTTCTCCCAATATACCCAGACAATATCGTCAATCATTGGGTGCGCCCAGAATTGTGCACCCGAACAACCCATCCACGGCGCTGGAACTGCCCATGGACATTCCTCTGGCTTCAAATCATGGTCATGTAATTCTGGACACTTAAATCTGACACGATGCATTTGCAACGGGTCATTCGTCTCAACCACAGCCGCCCTGAACCAACCGTTAAAACGATGCCATGAATCAGCAGTTCTGGCGTCATAATATCGACGCCAAACTTGTGCAAGATTGTCGCTACCGAGTTGCCCCGGCGTTCTTGGAGATCCACTCATGTCATTATGTATCCTTACAACTGAGCATACACCTCGGAACTCGATGGAAGCTTCAGCACGTCACCGGCATTGGGCCAATTAGTCGTAACCATCGGCCGCATTGCTGATATGACAACCCAATATAATTGTGGCGTGCCATAAATCTCATCGGAAATCAGGTCAGGGCGTCCGGCTTTCGTGTTATCTACGACATATTCAACGGTCTCTTCAAATGGACGACCATCTAAGAATTTCGGTTTCTTCCACATCCCAAATGATTCTTTACCATCGAAAATGATCGGCATGGATTCATTGAACCTGGCATTTCTAATCTGATTGATCGGCATGATGTTTCTCCATTAATACCATTTCCTATTTGACGCTGCATCTTGTACCAGGCCAGCAATCTGCTGTTTACCTTGTAATTGAGAATAAAATGTGAGTTCCATTGTGATACGCGATATCATCGGCAATGCATCATTTCCTTTCCCAATAATTGGCCCTTCATATTTTACATTAGCTTCAGTCATTCTATAAGTTCCAGCTCCGCCAGAAATTTCATAGAAATTGACTGTCACATATCTGGCTCTAATTTGTGGTCCCAAATAACAAAATGCTTTGATCGTTCTAATTTGCTCAATGATTGTATTGGCTGTCCAATCACCATCTATGATATATGTCGCCTCAATTCCTAACTTACGACCATTCGCACCCTTATTAATCGATGTACGTTCATTTGACCAACTGTCAATTTCCATCCAATCGGTGTTTTTCGAATCTGCAGTACATATCGGCGGAAATTGAAATTTTGGTGTTCCTCCAGGCGTAAAATTTAGAGAAACCGTTCCAGCCAAATCTCGATCATGTTGTATCATTAGTGCCATGATTCACCTCACACCTTATTATGCCATTGATTGGCATCTACCCCAAGTCCAGCTAAACTTGGCGACCTACTCCTCTCTTGATTCCCTAACGTCACAGCTATGTCCTTCAATGGTCGCAAATCAATCTTATCATCTATGCCCAGCAACGTATTCTTAATTATGGTCAATATATCAATTTCATTAGTAATTTTTGGTCGTGCCGTATCTGTAGTCAATGGGGCATTTATCGGTTCATTAGGCGTATTAGTGGCTGGTGCGGCTGTGGCCAATGCAGAACTCGTCGTATTGTCATGTACCCACGAGGGAAGGTTGTCATATGTTCCATCCTCATTAGCAAGATAATTCCCAGAACTTGGTAACTTCCGCATTTGTATCTGATCTTGCTGTCCCTTGGCACTAGTTGCTATTTTTGCTGCTAGATTAGACATGCCCAAACCAGGAATTATTGCCCCCGCAATATCCATAAAACCAATGCCAGCCTCCGCCTTTACTTCTGTTTCTGCTTTTGCTTTTGTTTCTACTCCCGTTTTTATCGCTTTTTTGCGTGACTTCTCGATTTCTTTCTCTTTGTCTTCTTTGGTCATTTTCTGTCCGGTTCTGATATCATATTCGCCAGTTTTATATAATTCAGTTTTTCTAAGTGCCTCTTGTTCCAGTTTCTTATTTATGTCATCAGTCCAAGCATTAAAATCAGAAAAACCGAGTTTTTGAGCTTCAGCTTCTCGTCCAGCCTTATCTAAGCTAGATAACTGTCGATATTGTTCTAACCATTCTGGTCCTTCGATCGCTTTAAATGGTTCTTCTTCTATTTCTTCTTCTCCTACCATCACATTAGTGTTCTCTTCAATTGCTTTTGTATTTGCATTTGCTGCCTTCTCGGCAGCTCTCTCAGCTCGGATTGTGTCTGCCGATTTCCAACCGAGAGTAAGTCTATTAGTCCACACTAATATTTCAGTCATGAAATCAAACATAGCATCCTCCCACCATTTCACAGCATAACTTACTTTTTCGATTAATCCACCAAACCATTTTATAACCGGAGCTAAGAAGTATTGCAATAATTTGGCTATTAATGTCAAGGAAAAACGAAGTGGCATCAGTGCGATCTTCACCACACTCCAAGCCAATTCAAGTAATTTCGATACCACATCCCACAATGGTTTGACAATTCCCCAGATTTCTTTATGGAACAATGTCAACGCTAAAATGACCCATCCAATTGGATTCGATAATCCCAAAAATTTCACACCAACCTTAAAAACCCCCATTAATACACTACCGAGTCTTGCAAACAATCCACCCCCACCCTTAAATAGCATGCCAATACTAGCTAATATTCCACCAGCACCTTTAGCACCCACAGCAGCGGCACCTGCAGCTTTAACGCTCACACCAGCGGCGGCACCCGCTGCTTTCTTAGTAAACAATCCACTAACTATGCTGCTCAAACCTTTGAACTTATTTCCAAGGATTTTACATATTCCATCAAATGAATTTGTCACACAACCACTTGAACCAAAAACCTTACCAATCGTATTACAATATAATAACGACATGGACTTCATAGTAATGAAACCAAGAATCAATAATTTCAGAGCACTACCAAATACACCCATGCCTTTAGTGGCGCTATCAAATCCGCCGACAAGCGTCTCAATGCCCTTGATTACCCATTCTATTGGTCCGACAAGCTTTTCTAATGGATCGGCCAACAATGCACCGATTCGTATGAGTGCATCCGTAAATTTCTTGAACTGCATATGTAAAGTCCTCTGCGATTCTGCCTCTGCCTTCTCCTTTATTTCATTGTTCTTGTTTATTCTCTTTAATTCTCTCTCCACAGCCTCCTTAGAAACATCACCACGAGCACGTGCCGCTGCCTGTGCCTCTTTCAACATTTGTCTGTGCACTTCAATGGTCGCTGCACGATCTTTAAGTTGCAATTGCATAAAATATGGCAATCCTTCCAATTGCCGTTTGGCGTCCTCCGCCCCCATTATCATAGTTGTAATCGCTTCTGATGGTTTCATAAACATCAAATCAGCACCATATAACATCATGTCCCATTGATCGAGCGCACCAGTCGACACTCTTCCAATTGTATCCATAACTGCTCTGGCCGTCGATTCCCCAAATTGCTTAGCAGCTGCGGCTGATTTAATCATCACAGCTGAAAATTCTTCAATCTCTCTTTTGCCAAACATCGTCTTAAACGCTACAGCGTTTTTCTCAACCATCGACATAATTTCTTCAACGTCTCTGGCATTTAGTCCAACCGTCTTCATTTGGTGTATCAGTGCAGCCATTGCACCTCTAGTCGATTTGGTCGACCCAGTAGTGGCATATAATACTTTCTGAAATCTCGCGACTACATCTGCTGACGCACCGGTAGTCCTAACAAATTTAGCATTCTGTTCAGTCAACTCCGTAATTGCCGCCTTTGGTGCACCAACTTCCATCATCGCCTGATATGATTTCTCAATATTCTCAGTCAGAAGTCCAGTATTTCTTGCCATCGCATAAATCTGATTTGATGTCTCTCCTATGCTGTGATACATACGATAATTCACGGTATGGAACCGTTCTTGTGTGGTGATCATCATACTAAAACTATCAGCAAGGCCACCTAATACGGTAGTAGCTATGCCCTGTGCCGACAATAAATTTTTAGCCCACCCCATCTTAAGCGCATCTAATAACTTCCCTATTTTTAACATCTCCTCTTCTTGTTTAAGCAACTTATTCTGTCTAATTAACATCTTATCCATAATGCCAATAGTTTCTTTATGTCGATTTATATCTTTCTCTCCTGATTTATTGATCCTGATCATTAAATTCTCATGTTTCTTATATTCATCAGACGCCTTCAATAATCTCTTCAGCATCTCCTTGCTCAATTTACCTTCAGTTTTCTCCATAATTTGTGCTGCTTCTAAAGATTCGTACATTTCATCAGTAATGTCTCGGTGCGTCCTCTGGAGAGATTTCTCTAAGTGGAGCGTCTTAGCAACGATCGCTTCTCGTTCATCGAACGTAAAAAGATTTATGTTCGCAGTGTCTCTTACTGTAAGCTTCAATGCATTGGACAAATTTAATAATTGTTCGGCTTTAGCAGGATCATAGAGATCTTCTCTAGATAACGTATCTAATTCCCTCGCTGAAAATTCGGCTAAAGAAGTCGGATCGGCAGCGATCAATAAACGTCCCTTCTTCCATTTTTCTACGGCCTGTTCCTGTATTCTCGTGATTTCTGCGGTCGGATCTGCGATATTTATTTTAAATTGTATAAGATTTTCAGCTGTCGCCATCTTCCTGGTCATCTGAGCATTGACCTTCTGATACGCTTTCTCCATACCTTGTATTAATGCATTTCCTATTTCATTTACAGCCACTTTAATGGACGATGTGTTAGGAAAAACATCGGTCCCTAGAAATATTTCGGCAGCTTGTTGGCTTCTATCAGCCATGTTTCATCTCCATCTTTACTAAGTTTGAATCATCGCTTTTGCGCCGCCGCATTATAGTCATATCTGCGACAGTATAGATCTGTCGTCCAATTCTCCCTAGATACTTTATGGTGGAAACCATATACTATCCATTTGCCACCTAACCAATAATTCTGTCCTTTTTCATTGATCCACAGGAAATTACATGACGTACCATCCAAACCAAGCGGATCAGTAACTTTTGCGTCGCCACGTACGCTGACACAAATCCGATGCATCAAATTTAATTGACTGATATACATATTCCTGGATTTCCCATCAACATATTTCCCATATTTAATGCCAACATCGCCAGCATTGTGTTCAGGTATGCCCAATAAACTCGTCGACCATTTTTGTCCTGGCTTTTGAAACGACTCTTCAGACTTACAAGAGGAATTGATTTTTGCTCCTGTGTTCTCATCTTTTACGATGACATCATCTTTTGAAGTTATTCTGTCATAATATTTTCCAGACACCGCAGACAATCCTTGGGTATGTAGTTCAGTCTGCCAAAGTGACAACAACGTATCAGATTGCAATGTAAATCCACTAGAGCTATTAACATCAGTAGCGGCACCCCAATTCTCTATGTTAACCTTATAAGTACCAAAATTTTTGTCTGGTAGGTCGGCTTGTTCGACAATGTTCATGTCATAATTCTTACAATTTGTAACCCAATTTGTTTTCTGTGGCGTTACTGATGATGACCAATCGAGCAACATCTGTATAAACGTCTTGGGATCTTGTCGCATAATCCACCACTGGTTATTCTTGTCGTCTTTTGTCTCAGTAATTTTCTGCAAATTAGGTGCACCACCAAACTTATGATCATCTATGACTTGCCTAATGACACTAGTGACATTACCTTTATACATCTTACCGAGGCTTTGTCCGGCATTCAGCGCCCAGCTTGGAGGATCAATCGCTATAATTTCAGTTTCGGCATATGCTGCATTTCCTTGTGGTACTGTAACGTCCACTACCCATGCCTTAATTTCCTCTGTTTCATCTCCATCAACCCATTTGATTTTGAATTTTACCTCAACCTTATCACTTCTTGCTTTCTGTAATAAAATTTTTGCAATCTTATCGAGGAAATTTAGATATGGATCATGTATTCTCGCCCGCACAATATAACCGCCATTTGCCATAGCCATCCATTCGAAATAAGCAAAATTTGGTTCACCATCCAAGCCCTCAACTAGTATTTTAACCGTTGGTCCCTGCGTCTTTTTAGGATCACCCATGGAGATTGTTCCTCATGCAATTGATGCACATTAAACACAAAGCTGGAGAAAAGGAAACCCTCCGCCTAGGTTTATTTATCAAGAACGAAAACGGCCTAATTGCTTATCTTGATTCAAAATATATTTCGCAAAGAGATGTAAATTTAATAAGATCCAACGCACAGACATTAGATAGATTAGATGCCAGCGATATCATTAAATGGATGAAGGAATCAATTCCAGACTCTTTTAGACAGGCATATCGAACTGCAAAACAAAATAATTGTGAAATCATAAAGGAAATAGACGTGGCTTCGATATCTCCCCTATTGTCAACAACCGCTGATGATCAGAGTAAAAAGACCTAATAGCATCACGCCCAAACAATAACATTGCGTCATTCCAATCCTTCTTTTCTGGCATTTTCGGCGGTAAACAATAATATATGTTATCAAAATGTTTTATCAATATCTTCCAATTTGATTTTAATGATTTAATTCCAGCTTTATCATTGTCTGGAGTTAGTATGATCCTGCTTGGGTTTTTCTTTCTCAACAATTTAACGATGTTCTCAGTCAGCGACGCCCCACCGGAAGCTGTAACTCCTGGTCCCAAAGCCATCGCACCAAATGCTGCCTCTGTGATTCCAATCGGAGAATTATCATTACATAAGTCATAACCAAACAAATGGTCACCCTTCTTGCTGGCATCTGGAAAATTGAAAGTCTTACCTAATAATGACCGCTGCTGCCAATGCACAACTCTACCAAATTCACGATATATGAATATGATCGAACCAATCGTATAATGTAAATCATATTTCATAGCATCAATCGTGGAGAACCCACGTTTCTTTAGGAACACCAATGCCATTTTTTGTATCGGATCGTCAGAACCATCTATCCTAATTGCCCCCTCTGGCAAAGACAACCCTTTCATCTCACGCAATGTGATCGTTTCTTCTTTGTCTTCTTCTTTATCCTTTTTAATTAAAAACGATCGTGCGCCAACAACTTCCCTGACTGCCTGTTTAAATGTAATCTGCTTGTACTTAGCGACAAAATTTAAGAATGACCCATCATAACAACCATGATTCGGCCTAAAATCGTGCACCCAAAAGTTGGTTTTCTCCGATCGTCGAGATTTAGTTTTACGAAGGGAAATATATAATTTGAATTCTTTGTCGTCTGGATCTGCGGGATTACAAATCCTAATCTGCTTGTCGTTTGATTTATACTCAAAATGCTTAGCGACCCAATTCTTGATATGTTCAGAAGTCATTTCTAGCATGTCGTTGAAATACTATGGAACGACAGCAAGATTAACTCTATAAATCGATCGATTCGACCGACTTAATGTCGCCAAAATTCAATTCATTTAGGATTTCCACTATTTCAGGCGATGATAAATCTCTATCATTTAATTTATCACTCAACGTCATGATTGTGTTTTGTAATGACACATGTGATTCTTCACTACCACCTACAATCAAAAAATTATCCCCGCGTGTGATTCTGACATGTCCATCAGAACTCTCTTCAATTATCTTACATACCATCATCTTAATCACCCCAATCATCAATCACGATGCGCTGTAGCCATTCATCCGGAAGCTTCAGACATCGCTCGACTTCATCTGCGGTCGCTGGTCTAAAAATAGGATTTTTCCCCGGTGGCAATACCATATATTGCCACCCGCCTGGAGTATTACCGACTATGCCTTCTCTCGTAATCGCCCGCAAATAATCATTATAGAGATGTGGTGCCCATCTCTCCAAACGCAGATCAAAACCAAATTTGAATGACATGTCAGTTCCCGGTATGGTGATTGGTGTGTCTGGCTTCGGATACCAAAACATATGCGGTTCCTCCATTATCGCTCTCAACTTCTTTTTAAAAGGAACCTGAACATCGTCAAATAATGATGGCGGCGTTTTAGGTGGTGTTTTGGGTGTTTTATTCGTTTTGGATGATTTCTTTTTATGTCTTCCCAACCACCATCTATACGCAGTCAATAAATTGTCTTTAATTTTAATGTTATCGAAATCACGCCTCTCCGACTCATCAGAAAACGTCACATATACTATTTTGCCATTACCAAGGTTTATCAATTCCGCCATAATTTATCCCCATCTTGATTGGACAACGCCGTTTTCTCTCTGCGTAAAATTCACGATTTATTTTTTGCAAAACGCTTTTTTCTGCGTTGTACGTTTGCATTACTTCCTCAATCATCTTTATATGTTCGATGGCCTCAAATCTAGATTTAAAACCATTGACAGTCGCATTCGGCAGAACTTTTGGTGCTAAATCACACACGCTAAGATACCATCGATCCTCGTGTTGAGTTATGTCCAATCTAACCTTTTGATGTGGCACCAAATCTCTGAACAAATCCGGCTTAGCATCCATCCATTTCGTCACGTCGCCTATTGGTTTGTCACATTTACCTAAATATGGTCTATCGCTGATCTTCATATCGTCGATGATACAAATTGGCCGGAAATTGAATTTCTGCCCCAGAATTCCATGATAATTGAACGCCACCACGGTGCTCGAACCATATGTATTGTGATATGGTGAGATTGTCGAATTATAACATATGACGGCTTCCATTATTTTATGTTCATAAGTCACAATGTTGATGGCATCAGAAATAATTTCTTTAGCTTGCCTTGGATTAACGTCATCTGGAACGTTATTAAATAATGCGGAGAAATCTGCCGTTATTATCCTACCGTCGACATGCATCATCGACATCCAGAAAAAATTATCCTCAGAATTTGGAACCATCTCCCAAATTCGACCTAAACTGCCCATAGCCTGTGCTACGAATTTTTTCGCATTTCCTAATTTATTCATGGTTTCTCCTTTCTATTTTTGAAATACTAAGATTGCCGATCCTTCAGCCATTTCTCTAGACGGACCGCTGGATCCATAGATTGATTGGCTTGTAGTTCACTGATTCTCCTGATTGACAATTTTGGATCAACCATAAATGTGATGATGTTATAAAATAATATAGATTCATCAGAAATCGCTTTTATTATTATCTCATCTTGATGCTTACTGACAATTTTAGACAAACGTGGCGACCTACGCACCGCATCAATGATCTGCTTTATTGTTTCTGTCGTACATTCACTTTGATCACTCAAAAATTCACTCTGCATGGAAATTTCCTCCTCATGACCATCATATCACATTATGTCGCATCGTAAATGATTTAGAAGATTTGATCTTATAGGCATAATGTGTCGTACAAAATTCATCAACCAATTCGTCATCGGTTGTTAGTTTCCTTTTAGTTTTGTGTTGTTCACATGTGCGCATATTATTTATTATCGTCTTACGCTGCAATCTAACGACACAACGTCCACCAGTAACATGTGGTTCAACAAATTCATAAACGTCATCTGAGTCATCAAACCCGACAGATTCCAACTTGGCTATTCTAATGCTAAGCCTCTTGACTTCATTAACCAACGTCTGGTATTCCATTGATCTTTGCCCCCATGTTTATTTCCTCAAATACTACAATTTTTGCTCGACATTTACAAAATGAGGAGTAACGATAAAAATAAAACGAGAAAATCGACGTCGATAGATTGTGAGAGGCATATGCTGACAAGAGACCAACAGAAACTGGTAGAGGACCATCACTGGGTAGCTATCGAAATAGTTAGACACCATTTCTATGGTCTGAGACGATTAGCTGGTATGAATAGACACGATTGCATTGCCGAAGCATCAATAGGTATAATCACTGCAGCTGAACGTTATAATCCAGAATTGGGCAAATTCTCGACATATGCATTCTTTTGGGCACGGCAACGATTATATACTAGCATCAAACAGCAATTACGTCAAATTGGCATGGTGCGTACGAGTAAATCACCACAATTGTTATCAATGGGATTAGAACCATCCGACGACATATTGTATGATTATAGATCTCTAAACACAGCCCGCACAATCCACGGTCTAGAACGATTCGACGACATACTGTCTATGATTGATTCATTGCCTGAACGACAAACAGACATGATTAAACGTTATTATGGCATTTTATGCCAACGTATGAATCTTAGACAAATAGGCGAGATTCATAATATTAGCAGAGAACGTATACGACAATTAATAAAAATATCAATTATTGCGATCAGAAACAAAATGTCTGGCATTAGTTCTAAATTAGACAATTTCAATGCTAGACCATGGCCAGGAGTCAAAGCATTAAATTCTGCGTCCATGCGTACGATTGGTGTGATCGAAGATGCTTTATTGAACATTGATGGTGAACACACAATGAAATCAATGATAGAGACTGTAGCGACGTTGACTAAATTGAAACCACCGCGCATATCCAGAACGTTGCGCAAGGGCCACAAAATTTATTTCTGCAAAGGACGAATAAACAAGGTGAGGTGTAAGTGGTGTGTGGACGATGAATGGAAACGATTAAAACGAGTGGGCAGCACAATCGTCGAAAAGCGAAGTATACAAATACAACAAGAGTCCAAACCGGAAGTAGAAAGGAAATAAAATGATGAATTTAGAAGACGGAACGAATGTTCTTGAGCCAGGTGATGAAGTGCCAGGGACTGGTTATGTAGAAGCCAATCATTGTGGGCTTCCATGGTTGGCCGGAACAAAAAACGGCGCGAATGGTTCATTTATGGGAGTAATCACCGTAGTAGCCAATGGTAGCACCGTTTCTTGCGTACACATAAATACACTAAGAGCCAGGATATCCTGGCTCTTAGTGTAAAACATTGTGACTCGTTATAGATTTGTTACATTGATCGTGCCGTAGAACAACGAACCATCCTCGATCAGTTTCTTGCCATACCGAGTCATGATCCCTTTATTGGGCGTGAAGCTGTTCGGATCCAACACGGTAGGAGTGCTCAGAAGCGGAATGTAAGGTGCGTAGAAGTATCCGCTATCAAGCACCGAAGAACCTTTGAAGCCCAACAGGATTTTGCAGTTGGGGAACAACGGATCCTTGTAGAGTTTCAACTTGCCTTGAATCGTGCCAGCTTTGACGATGCCAACGTCAATTCCGTCTTCCGCCAATGCATCACTGCCACGGAAATCGTTGAGTTGTTCAAACTTAGAGCTGATGTCAGCCGACGTAACCATCCAATTGGCCGGACCACGAAGAGTGGTTCTGTGGATGATGTTGGCGACTTCCAGCGTCTTATAGAGCAACGCAATGTTCCGGTCAGTGAAATTCACGGATGCTCCGGCAGCGGTGGCAAAATTGTGATTCGCACGAATCGCAGCAGCGATGATCAAATCGTTGATGATTTCGCGGTCGATTTCCGCAACCATTTCATCGGCCATCAGATCCGTCAACGTAGATTCTGCGTCGATGTTGTGAACGCTCTTAAGATCCTGTGCAGCTTCGATGGACCAAGAGGTTTTCAACTTTCGAGTAGAAGCAGAAACGCTGTCGGAATCAATGCTCAACGTCACTTCTGGCTGGAATGGATTGTTTTCCAAATCATATTCATAATCGGCATACGCAACATACCCAGCTGGGATGGCCGTGCCGGTCAGAGTGATTTGGACGGAAGCCGTATCGTGATCGAAATGCGTAGTAGTAACGCCAGCATCAACCACGAAAGAAGGACAACTTGAACCAGTACCAACCAACACGGTAGAAGCTTCACCATTGCTATCAAAAATGACCTGCAAGCAAGGATCGGCTTCGGTGCAAGCCGTATCAGCATCTGGATAGACGCTTACGACGACCGTACCAGCGAGGACAGGCTTGTGCAACAACGTACCAGAAATGACCAAACCACCACCGCTGACCGTCAGAGTTTCTTTCCGAACGGTCTGGCTGCTGTAGTAGGGGTCCAACGCCCAACCATTTTGACGAGCAAATTGGTTGGCCGTATTTTGGCGCATGATCTGCGTACCAGCAACCGTCTGGCCTTTATTCAGACCATAACGATAGCGGATGTAGAAGATCAAACTGGCTGGAGTTGACATCGGCTGTACGCCGACCAAATTGTCAGCAATCAACCGAGGGAACGACTTGCGGATCAACGGCAGAGCAAACCGGGTAAAATCCGCAACGTTGTTGGTGGTGGTGGTCTCTTCGCTCAACAACGAGCTGGAACGCCTGGCATTCATCGAATTGTGCTGGTTCTCAAGCAAAGTCGCAATCAATGCCACTTTGCGTTTGCCGACTTCCGGCATCTTCTTAAGAACCGGCATCCACTTCTCTACGATCTGATTCTTTTTACTCTCTTGAAGAAGCATCGTCTCGCGTGCTTCTGTAAGCGTTTGCGACATGTTATGTCCTTTCACCCATGGGGGTGGTTAATCGACCATATCAGCAATGGCACTGATCGGATCGACCGCCGTTTTGGCTTTTGTTTTGATGGTGGTAGCTGGTTTGGTGCGTAGAGATTTCAAACTCTCTGTAACCACTTTGCCAGCCTTCTTGTCCGCGAATTCGACAACTTCTCCGTCGAACGGCGGTGAACCGCTGAGTTTTGACGGCAGTACTGGATGCTCTTTGGCATCATCGTCAGCATCCATGCTGTCAGCAACCCCTGCAATTTCATCGTCAGCTTCAGCAGCAACTTCAGCGCCAGCTCCAGCGCCAGCTTCAGCAACAGCTTCAGTACCAGCTTCAGTACCAGCTTCAGCAGCAACTTCAGTGCCAGCTTCAGTGTCAGCTTCAGCAACAGCACCAGTCACATCTTCACCGCCGACTTTGGCTTCAGGTTCCAATTCAGTTTCTAAATTGGTAACCATATTCTGAAGCTTACTCTTCATCTCTTCCGTGCCACCTTGGCCAGCAAGAACATCACGCAGGTCAGCCAATAGATGTTGTTTCTCATCTACTGACAAAACCTTTGTGTTGAACTCCTCTTTAACCGTCTCACCCTTTTGGAGCTTCGATTCCAGTAAACGATTCGCCTTCAACACATCATTAGCAATCGTCTGGGCACGAACTGCTCGTTTGGTGGTCAGGTCACGTTCGGCAATCAAGCGAGCATTGGCTTGCTCAAGGGCCAGGGCACGCTCATGGAGCTGCTTATTTTCGTTGGTAACGGCACCGGCATCATTCAATTTGATGCCTTCGACGACAGCTTTAACCCTGCTTAGCTTGTCAGCGGCCTCTGATCCTTCCAACGCAAGCTGCTTCTCATTCGCACGAGCCATTTGAGCCTGTTTGCTCTCAAGAAAGACCGCAACTTTTCCGGCCAATTCACGTTTGTAGTTCTCAACTTCTTCCGTACAAACCTTGACGGCCTTTTCTTTGCGCTCTTTAAACAACTTCTCGTACTTCGCCTCAGTTGTCTTGACGAAATTGTCAAGTTCAACGATCAATGCTTCCTGCAACTGCTTACTAGCACCAATCTTTCCCAACAGGTCCTTGATCTTTTCCATCTCGTTTCTCCTTTGTCTTGATGATTTAGTCATCTACTGCGACCAATCATCGGTTTCGCCATTTCTGGCATCTGGAGTAAATTTGACACTAATAACATATTTGTTAATGTGGAAAATATGGAAAAGAAATTCGAAAATGTTACTCAAATAAGATGTATTTCACTTAACATGAAAAAATGCATAACGTGCAAACATTTCCGGAGAAGTGTATGGCATAAATCTAATGGTCGCTGTGAAATATTAGCCAAAGCATTGATGCCTACTAATAGTCAACTGATTTGGAACAAGAGTTTGCATGTTGAGGACACATTTGGTTGTATATTTCATAAAATACGCCCGAAACAAAAAGCAATTAGACAGATAAGATATGACTAGAAGTGAATCATTAAAACAACAATGGAACGATGGTAGACGACGACGAACGATAAACACCCTTAAAAAAACATATGCAAATGAAGAATTAAAATCAAAATGTTCTGAACGCACAAAAAATTTCTTTAAAAATGAAGATAATAGAAGAAAATTGGCGGAAAAAATTATCGCACGAAACGACTGGCAACAAAAAAGCCAAAGAATGAAGAAATGGTGGTCAAAATCAGAAAACAAGGAAAAAATGTTAAAAATTATACGAAGCGATGATAATAAAACCAAAATATCTATGATGATAGCAATAAAGAAAAAGGGACTAAATATCTACCCAATTCTCGACAAAATGAACATACCATATAAGAAACGATATAAAGAAGCATTCTACGTATTTGATGTTCTCCTTTATCCCGACAGTGATGGACAAATATTGCTTGACGCTAGAAGAAACACAGAGGAAATGCAAAAAAGCGCAAAAGCAAAAGAGACATTCGTTAATGCATTGATGCCAAGGTTTAGATATGTGTGGTTGTCAGAGATTAATGAGAAGAAAATCCTAGAGATACTATAATTACCCTAATATTGAGAAATCGGTCCAAAATATCGAGATTTATAAAAACCACGACTAGGCCCAAATCTTCTAGACGTACCATCAAGATAGGTAAAACCAGAACACAGCGGCGGTTGCAACTGCATCAATGGCTGTCTCACGACTACTGCCATCAATACCGGTTGCTGTGGTGCCCATTCATTGCACATCATTTTATGGCCATTCATCTTATTAGATGAGCCATAATAACCAGAAGCACCTCCAAAATAATTTCTAATGGACATGGTTATTTCGCCTTTCCATTTGTTACACCACCAAACGACGGTGATTTCCCGAATGATGAACGATATGACGTCTGACGTAGACGATGCGCTGCAGACGGCATTTTATATTGATCCTCTCTTATCGTTATTTTTTCCAAAATCATGCATAATTTACTTTTAAAATCCATTTTATCACCTCAACATGTCTTTGATTTCTTCCAACAATTCATGCTCGAATTGCACCTTAAGATCGAGCATGCGATTTCTACTTTCCATCACACTCAACTCAGTTCCCTTCACGCTCGGTTCATGTACGGTATCCCATGTCACAATAGTATAACCATCCATTACTTTTTGATATTCTTTATCTCCCTCTTTGATTGATTCCATGTCGCCAACGCCACGAGACGAAACCGACACGCGCACTTTATTGTCAATCAAAGTCTTCAACATTTTGCCACATGGCATGTCTTCTAATATTTCACATTCACCATAAACGTTGTCACCTTCCATCCACACTTTGGTGATTAATTGGCATGCTCTATCCATATGAATTTTGGCGTCAGTTGGATGATCAAATTCACCCAGCACCGATCGGCATTTCACTGCCTCTTGTAGAGCATCAACCGCTTTAGATAATACTTTCCTTGGATACATCCTACCATTAGCGTTTACAACATTTGCACGCTGGAAAATGCCAGACACTCTAGTAACTGGACGCGACCCTGACGCGCCCTCCACCATTATCCGATCACATTTCTTAATTTCAAACGGAATGATGTCAGAGATTAATCCACCCATTGGTTTGCTCCTCCCTTAACGATATATTTGCAAAAGAACCTACATTGATAAAAAATATCATATGAAATTAACCCAACTACATGAAGCTCCAGCATGGCCAAAATTCATAAGAAATGCGGCTATGATTGGTGCGGCTGCATTGACCATGCCAACGAACATAGACACACATCCACGCCAGTCGCAATCAATATCAATGCCAACACCACAATCAACACCAACACCACAATCAACACAAAAATTACCTATTCAAACACAAACATTGTCGGATGATATGGTGATGGCATTTATCGAACCACACGAAGGAAGAAGAGATAAAGTCTATTTGGACACGATGGGTGTTCCAACTATTGGCGTCGGTTTTAATTTGAAACGACCCGATGCCGCAGAAAAATTAGAAAAACTTGGATATGACATAAATGACATCATGAAGGGTCAGCGACTTTCAAACACAGACATTGATGTCTTATTTAGAGGAGACGTAAGAACAGCAAGACAACATGCAAACGCTTTTATCAATTTATCCGATCATCCGCACAACGTCCAATTAATAATAATTGACATGGCATATAATTTGGGACCGGGTAGACTGGCAAAATTCGTCGAAATGCGGAAAGCATTGTTGGTTCGTGATTATGGAAAAGCTGCAAAAGAAATGGTCAATTCCAAATGGCATAAACAAGTAGGAAACAGATCGAAAAAATTGGTCAACATAATGCAGCACACATCGTAGATGCTTAAGTTCCCTTTGCGCGTTCCCTTGCTGCACGTTTTTCTGCCGCACGATCAGCAATGGCCTCTTGTTCAGTCTTATGTAATGGTTTGACAAAACGTTCCCCTGGTGCAGATACGCTTACGTCTGATTTACCGGACATTTGTATTTTATCCTTCGGAACTACCGTCAATAGTGGCACACTTTCGCCATCCTTATAAATAATTTGCCTGACAGGAATAGTTGAGGCACTTTTATGTACAATACTTTCGACACTCAATGGGACAACTTCTACAATAACCGAACCACTTGATATGCTCCTTCTCTCAAGTTTTGGTTTGGATCCCGAAACGACATATTCAGTGGGTGGCTTGACTTCTACCGAAAATCCTCCAGCACCCTTAATCTTCAATACTTTTGCCGCATATGGACGACCATCAGCACCAGGTGCGGCTATTAAATCACCAAGCCCCAATTTCCCAACCCCTGTTATCTCAGGTTCAGCCACAGGTTCAGCCACAGGTTTTGAACTACCATGCCGCGCTGCTTGTAGCCAATCAGGCACTTCTCTCTCTTCTCTGATTCCATTCCCATATAATTCTAAATAGTAATCTATTTGCTCTTCACTTAATTTTTCGACAATAACTAGGGCGTCGAAAAATTCAACCTTGCCATCCTTGATATAATCTTCAATCTCTTTGATATCTAATGCAATTAATTCCTGAAATGACATGCTCGCAATTACTTTAGCTAACTTATCTTCTTTTGTTTTCAATTCCTTAGTTATAACACGATTACCGATTATTGCATATTTGTTAGAGATTTCATTATATATACGCAACAATTCCTCTGGATCGACATTCGCAATTTGTGTTACAACATCAGACATAGGTATATGCTTCACCGTGTGTAGATACATAGCGATAAAATTTCGTTCTCTCGGTCCAAGATGTTTTGATTCAGTGTCAGATTTTGATATTAAATTAGATTTTGGTTCCTCCTTCGCCTTCTTAGTTGTAACTATTTTAGTTTTATTTGTTCCTTTTTCAAGATAAAACAAATAATGAAATTTATCATCGCTATGCAACACCAACGCTTTTTTATTATTGTGTGTAATGACCATTATTTTCCCGATCTATTCTTTGTTGCCTTCTTTATTCACTTTCTTATCTTCTTCGCTGCAATTCTTCAGAACTTCCGCTAAAGCTTGATCGATGTCATCATCGACACTTTCTTTTGCAATTGCCGATCTCTTCAAACCAATACCCGGAATTTTCGGGTCTTTAATTTGGTCTTCAGACATTCTTTGTGCGCCACATTTCGGACAAACCTGTGTATCACATTCCATCATCGCACCACATTCACATGTACATTCGGATTTAATGTCAGATTTGTTTGACGTCCCGGCGCTTTTAACATCTGGTGCTTTTCCAGCACCTTTACATTTCGGACATAACAATTCATCCTCGCCAATCGGCGCACCACATTCACAAGCTTTTCCTTCTATGGCTTCAGCGATACCCTTAACTGCTGGACCCTTGCCTTTTTTGTTGGCAGGATGATCGTTTTTGTGAGTCACAACAGCTTCACCAGCGGCTTTCGCTTTTGTGGCTGGGTGTTGGTCACCAACGCTCCCATCAACGCGATCCATTTCATGGCCAGCATCTTTGAGTTTCCCACTACCGATTGCAGTTCCTTCTGCGTCCATTTTGTGCCCTTCACCCTTCTGATTACTACCAGTCATTTGCGATACGCCATTCACCTTCTTATAATCTGATTTAATCTTGGTTGCCGGTTTCTTCAAACTTGGCATCCCAAAATATTGCTTCTCGCTGATTACTGAATGTTGATCACGCATCGATCTAAACTTTTCGGCCAAAGATTGACAATTGATAGTCTCTGCACGATCAATATATTCATTAAGTTGTTTCATACAATCCTTAATGCCATCTTCGGTAACATACAATTCATGATTCTTTTCCCAGCAGGCTAATTCCTCAACAAGTTTATCTTCATTCATTTCCGAAATTGGGATGATTTTAGACGCATCGACTGATTCTGGAACTTCTAATTCAGGAGCTGCAGCTGGAGCCTCAGGCGGAGTTTCGATGGTCCCACTAGGTTCACCTTCCGGAGCTTCAAGTTCGGCCCCTGGTTCGACTTCTGGTTCAGGCTCAATTTCTGGCAATTCCTCGTCTTCACCCGGCATCTTATCAAAATCATCCAACGTAGAAACGGCTTGCATTAATTCTTCGGATATTGATGCCAATAGATCTTCTGCTTCACGAAGCGTTGCATCATCGACTTCTGGAGTCTCCAGTCGATCAATTAGGTCTTGTAACTGGTCTGCAACGATGTCATCTTCAACGTCGATTACGTTACGAATCAATTTCATGCTATTCAAATAGGCTAACCGACGAACTTCTTTGACGTCAGCTGCTTCCATAAATACGTTCTTGAGAAACGCACCATAATCTTCATCAAAACTCTTAGATTCCGCTAATTTGTTTACTTCTGAAATAAGAGGAGCAAATTCTGTCTTGGCTGCAGTTTTTTGCCATGATTCAATTATGTCATTACGATTGATCTTCATATTGGTCTTATAAAACAAGACGCTACAATCTTCGATTAATGCTGAATTGAAACATCCAGTCGAAATCAACGCGTTTTCGATTAATTTCTTGGTCTCTGCTTTGTCCAACAATGAAAATTCCTGGTATTCATTCAGAAATTTCGCCGCATATTCGACTGATTCGGTAATTTTCGATTCACTTATAAGCCCAGCGATCGTCTGAACATGTTCCTGAAATTCCTGTTGTTTCCAGGCATTCTCAGCAACAGCCCGCATGTTCCTCGCCACTACGCGCCGACGCACGAGTTCGTCTATTGGCAACGTAATGGTTTTCTTGTCATTCGCTTCGACGATAGTTGCAGATACCAATCTACCTTCACTCATTTTCACATCAGATTTGAGTGCCTTAACCGCCGCAGCAACGATGATTGATTTCTTGTCTTCGGCCACCACGGATTCAATGACCGGGACATAGTGCGTGCGACCATCACGCGTTCTAACGTGTCCGTTGTGTGGTATTACATTCGGCCGAAAACGACATGATTCGATCTTGTTGAATGCGACTTCGGCTTTGTGTTGATTGTCTTCGGATATTGCCTCAACCAATTCAGTGCAAAATTGGTTGAACAATTGCTCTTTCTTTTCTTCAACGACATTTATCTTCTTGATGTCTTCAATTGACAATTTGCCGCCTTTATCACGCTTGATCGTCGCCTGACAATAAACGTGAGTGTCAACGTCTTCGAACATCAGTTCATTCGGATGTAACGCTACTAATTTCCAATTCTTCTGTTGTGCATCACCGAGTTTCTTAATCAATCTCTCGAAAAAGACAATTTTCGCTTGTGCAGATTCATTGATTCCGTGCAGGAATTTACGAGCATCCATCGTAATTGCGGATGTCGTTTTCTTCTGATTCACAGACATTTTGGTTCTCCTTTTTTGATGGGTTCTGTATCCACAATCTAACAAAAATATTTTTGCGAAAAATTATGAAGGTATGTCAGTTTCTGTTATTTCATCCTGCACTATGGATTGTGCCTTGGTTTGTTTCTCTATAAATTCATTACGTTCTTTTATAAACGATTCTCTACACTCTTTGATTATTTCGAGCATCGATACTCGATCGATGTTGTGTTCAAGCAGGATTTCATCATCTTTCTTTAATCCATCTAGTTCATTATTGTTGATCATGTTCACCAACATGTTGGAGGTAATTTCCTCCTCATTCATCACTCGTTTCATCCGCTCTTTAAAGATTCCATAATCAGAGTCTAATTTTTTCGATTCAGCAATGACCCTTTGGTCTATTTCCACGCCTTCAGGCAAAGGCATCTCACCAAGTGCTGGCTCCTCAGGCAATGATTTCATATTCTTTTGCATTTTTACTATCTCATCTTCAGACATGTCAGTAAACGTTCTTAATATCCATACTGGATCGAATAATCCAGTGTCCTTCAAATTAGCAATGACATCCGCCCTAGTCGCCCATTTCTCTATTCGATATAATTCATCAATTGCAGATGATGCCGGAAGATATAATTCCACTCGTTTCATTTCATTTACCGAGATCCCCTTTAATGCAAGGTGTACCAATCCAATCTTCTGCAATCCAATCGCAGTGACCCGTTGAACATATTGCACGGCTTTTGCAAATTCTGGTGCAACTTGGGACAATGATTGACGTCCATCTTCTCCAGCATCTCCTAACCCTACTCTCGAAAACGGTATTTTCATAGCCGATATCATCTTCTTCTTAAAATATTCAATGTCCGCAATTTGATCTAAATTCTCACCACCAGGCAACGTGTCGACTTCCGGCCCAGTGCCATCTGGTCTTCTTGGTAGATAATAATCATCCTCTTGGATTAATGGTGACCACCGTTCATCAATTTGCCCAGTAGATGGATTATAAAACCTACGCTTTTTGATGTTTCTGGCGAACATTTCCATATATGTAGGGACTTGCTGTGCCGGTATTTCACCAATTGGTATTTTAAACACTCGCCGTTCAGGCGCACGAGTAATCCGATATATCAATGCAGCGTCTTCCATCAGGCGAAGACGTTTAAAATCTTTACGACCACCTTCTAAAATGCTTCTGCCATATGGTTTGAATATGTTTTCAAGAGAATCAAGTCGCATGTGTACTACTTGCCATGGATGCATAAACGTAGGTTGTGTGTCACCTTCGTCTTGATAAAAGAAACCGATCAAATCCCCTTTTTTGGTTTCAACTCGTGAGAAATTATAGACATTCAGAAATCTGACTGATGCAACCCCATCCCTGTTCTTAGTTGGCACGATTTCAAGTGGTAAATCACCATATTTACATAAATATCTGACCCATGAACGGAGTACACTATCTACGCATAATGTGGAATAAAATAGATCGGACAATTCACTCTTAACTCTAGCATATTTCGACCTGATCATGACATTATGTTTATATTCAGGATCAATCAATGTCGATTCGTCGGCATACATATCGAGTGATGCTGAAATCTCACCCATTTCATCCATTTGGTCATAATCTTTAAAACGCTCAAGACGATTGATCTGTAAATTGGTCTGTTCAAGCAATACGCCATATGTAGCTAAATTAAGTGAATTCTTGCCTGTTGTTAGTCTCTCAATATCGACTTGGTCTTGATGTAATTGGTCTTGTCGATATATATTACCCTGCTTAAACAGCGCCCTCAATCTATCAAAAAGTTGCCAACTCATTTTCATCCCTCACTATCTAGTGACAAAAAGACAAAATTAATCCAATCTGCATATCAGTCTTCCTCTATATATAATTATGCACACCACCTTTCTAACATGCCTTTAAATTAGATTTTAATTTGTGTGGATATTCAATTCCTCTGATAAACTATGATAGATAATTTATTTCTTTGGCGGTAGCATATTCTTTTTGTCGACAACCATCTTCAATGGTTTTGGAACGCCAACTAATTGCTTAGTAAATTTATCTAAATCACCATCATCAATACCCAATGGTGATGAGACAAATGGCAACATGGCTCTAGTACCACCAATCATAGACATCTCAGACATAAATTTCATGCGCAAGTCTGGATCATTCAGTTCTGGAGTTTCCGATGGCCTAACAACCATCACTGGTTCAGATGAGCTTGAACCAATCCCGACCAATACGATACCAAATGCCATGACTAAGTCATCATGGTTTCCCGCTCCAGGTTCATGGCCAAATTTATTGCTGCGGAGATTTACATAGATAGTCAATTGTTTATATAAACGTGCTGAATAAATCGTCACATCCTCCACGCCATCGATAATTCGTGCATTTAATTGTGCTTTTGTGTTTGGTGTTGTCTTCCAACCATAATCAGAAGCATGACCAGGGCTTTTAATTTCTCTCCACAAATTTGGATAATATAATTCATCGCGTAATTTCTGCAACACTGCCATACCATAACCATTGCGCTCAACCAAAATTTTAGCGCCATTATACCATCTACCAAGATAATCAGCCATCATTGATAATACTGTGGAATCAACCTTACCAGCATATTCGGCCACTTGTTCCATTGTGCTCTGATCAACAACTTCGATCGCAGATTGGTCTCTGTCTTCACCAGTCGAAGGATCTACGGACAACACATATTGATGCCCGACATCACCAATTATTTGTCCGTTCATTAATCTCTGATTGGAACCATATTCTGGCGTCTTCCAAATCCATAATTCATTCTCGAAATCGAGCGTGCGTTCAATGCTAGCCTCTGGATTTGAATACGACACCCGATCTATAGTTTGTTTTTTAGGAGCATTCTTGACACACATTTCCACATGTTTGAGTTTAGGTAATGGTACTACCGTATTACCAGTTCCGATAAATTCCGCCAATACTTCCTGACGGAATTTATGCGCTTCACCTTTACTCTGCAATTGACGATATTGATCTTGTAACCATGGTGACCACCATTCACCAAAAATCGGTTTCTCGTCTGGTGTCGATTTTCTGATGCCATCTCTCGGCGCTATGCGCCGTCTCTTCCCATCAATTGAATCAACATATTCTATCACCCAATCCATATCCCACCAATTGACTTCTATTAAATGGAAATCATTGGTATTGGCTCTAGCATCCATAACCGTGTTCCAATACCATCCACCTATTCCTCCACAAGTGGAAACCACGATCACTCTACCACCATGCGTCAACGTAGGATAACCAGCAGCCCACATTTTTTCCATCTGTCGTATGAATGCTGATTCATCAATGATGTTTAATGATGACGAATGAGATCGCAGGACATCGTCGCCAGCCGGTAGACTTGTGATTTTTGAATCAGTTCTACCACATCCAAATTCATGTTCATTATCAATTGGAAATGGGAAAATGGACTTCATCCACTCCGGCAGGTTTCTATAGACGAATTTTATATTCTTTTCAAGGAATGCTTTTGCTTCACGATCGCCCATTGACGTAATTAACACCGTCTTAGATTTAAAGAACATTATTAACCATAATGCATAAGCACCGCACAACGAACTTATGCCACATTGTCTAGTCTTGACATAACACGTCATTTTATGTTGTAGAAATTTCTGCAACGAATCTTTCTGATATGAAAACAAATTCATTGGAATTATACCAGCCCCTGGGTGTTTGACCTTACAGAAATTCTCCATAAAATAAAATGGTGATTTACGACACCTACTAATAATCTCTAAGATTCGCTGATCCATTATTGTATGGGCCTATCTAGTAATTCATCTAGATCAGAACCAGCAAATATGTTGTTGTTATTTATGAAAGCAGATTTTCCAGCAGACATCATTTTAGCCTTAGCTTCAAGTAATTTACAAGCATTAGCATTGATGTCAGCTTTAACTCCTAATGCCGACACTAATTGTTCAATATAAGTTCTTGGTATGTCTTCATTGTTCTTGACTTTATCCCAAAGATGCCTGACAACTTCATCTACTTGTCGCCTATCTTCTCTAAAATTTCCCAATATTTCATGTGACGTCTGTTGAAAATCTGACAATAATTGTGTTGCTTCAATCTGAGCTGGTTGTACTTGCGGTAACATTTGCGCCGTCGGTGCTATCTCCATTGTCTGTGTCTGTGGTTCTTGCGTTATGGGTGCTTCTTCTATCGTTTCTGGCACATCATTGTCCAGCAGTTGGTTCAATTCGCTCAATTGATCGTTCAGATCGTTGTTTCGCTCGTTGTTCTCGCTGCTCCTGTTGTCGTTGGAGTGCATGTAATTTCTCCCATTTCTGCATACTAGCAACATTCTGTTGCATTGTCTGATTTATTTGAGCAAACAATTTAGTAAGCTCAGCCATGCTCTTCTTCATGTCCTCATATGCCTTAATGACTTCCATATTGACATCTTCAACTATAGTCTCTTCCACATTCTTTTGATCCATGTCTTCATCCTCCTTGCCTCTACCGTATCTATACATCCTAGCAACATGGTTGGCTGATTTTCTAGGAACTAGCCCTATATGTAGATTAGTCTCTGGCGAACCAATTTTTTTACGTCTGACTTTCTTAAACACCTTATCCTTAATTGAATGTGGCAAAGATTCTTCAATCTTCATCGTCGGGCACCCCTTGATAAACCAATGGGTGTGGCATTGGTTTATCATTTATCGGTGAGTCAGTGAACTCAGAACTCCTCATCCGTAAAGTTTCAATGAAACTGACCACATGTTGTCTGCTTCTACCTGACATTTTAATTAATTTACTGACCAAACCATCATATGGTTTATGGTCAACATCAAACAATCTACCCAATGCATCTAAAACTATAAGATGATCTTCATTAAATTTACAAATCTCTCTGGCTTCTTCAATAAATCTATCGAACATCAACGACCTAGCAGTACCATGTTTGCGGACAAGCATGTCTTGATATGGTTTACAATTCTTCTTATCTCTGCCTTCCTTTTTAATGTGTGCCAGAATTACCGTTCTAGCAACTTGACTGAACATATTAAATATTTTGGCTCTTCCTTTTTGATATTTATATAATGTAGATTCAATCTGACACCATGCCAACTGAAACAAATCAAAAAAAGATGAATCTTCACGACCTGGATAAATGTTATGTAATCCATGTGCACGTATGATTTGTCTAATCAATTCACTAGCATGTTCCATGATTTCATTACGCAATACGACATCAGTACAAGCACCATCAACATATCGTTGCAATAATTTCTCTACCTTCTCATTGTCGAAATAATAATTCTTAGGAAGTTTTTTATCAACTGTATTATCAATGTTCTCGATAATTTCATCAGTTTCATCGACATTCGCTTCGATTTTAGATTCAGGTTCAGGCACTTTAAGCTTACGACTTTTTTGTATTTTTTGTGTCTGCTGCATTTTGACCATATTTGGATTGTTATGTCTTATGTAATTTATCCATCGCATCCTTCTGAGACCATTACTCAGAAGATTATCTCTATTGAAATCATAATTAGGCGGAAGTAATTCACGCAATTGCGCATCGTCCAAATCGACAAGATTTAATTTTTTCGTCTTTGTCATCGTAGTTATCATCTTACCTCCCAATAATTTAATACATTAAATATTTCGATCTATATCCTAAATTTACGCTTAATCAATTCCAGTCCAGATATTGTCTTATTTTTGAAAATGACTGTAGCATCATATCCAGAATTGACAACAGCCTTTAATCGCTCTTTGCTGTGACCATATAAATATTTATTATTCATAAAATAAAAATCGAACACTCTAGCTTTACCTTTCGAGTTTAAACGAAAAGCTCGGCCGATCTGCTGCAATAGATCAGAGTGGAGCTGGCCCATACCACTCAAAATAAGATTTTCACAACCACCCTTTAAATCGAATCCACGTTTGAGAATTTTCCCACCTATCAGACACTTAATTTCTCTCTTCTCGAACCGATCAATCACATTTCTTCTCTGTTTTTTAGGAGTTTGTCCATTAATAAACACAGAATTTTCAATTATTGATTCAAGCATTTTGCCCAGCTCGTCTCTTTCCACTAATATCAACGTACCATCGTCTTTAAATGATTCTACTACGCCTTTGACGGTTTGGTGGAATTCCCCGTTCTCAATTACTTGCTCTTTCAATGCGATATCCCAAGTCGATCCCTCGAATTTATATCCATCTTCTCCAATAGCTATCATGTAGAATTTTATTGGAATGATTCTACCACTTTGCTCCACTACGTCTCTATGAACTTCATGAATTATAGATCCAAAATGTTCGCGAACAAATAGATTTTCTATTGGTTTCTTCCTATCAAATGGCGTTGCACTCATGCCGAATCTACGTCTACCGTTAAACCAATGTCTAAACATGTGTTTATAAGTCTTTGAAACTGCTCTATCGCATTCATCAACTATCAATAGATCAGCTTTCTTTAGCAAATCTCTATATTTCATAGCATTTTCGCTTCTAGTTTGTCTTGCTTTCATTAATTGTAGAAATTTGGTAGGTTTGTGTTTGAATTTTGTCGGCAATGGTGGGATCAATAATGACGACGAAGTCCCAATGCATACTAACTTATCGTCTGGCGTCGTCCCAGCATAAAATAACCCTACTTCTTCAACCACATCTCTAAGTTCTAATCTCTCCTTCAATTGATCGATGATGACTACTTGTTCAGCTAATATCACTGTTGGGCATTTGTATGCCTTCACAATACCGGCTATCAATTCGCCTTTACCACTGCCGGTAGGTAAACATAATATACCGCATTCCTCTACGCAAGCCGCCTTTATTGAATCTATTTGATAATCATTTAATTTAATGCCAGGCAACCAGTCTTCATTTATTAAATCCGGATCAGCTGCATATTTTGGTCGCTGCCGTTCATCGATTATCGTTAATTTGATGTCATATTGGGCACACCTCGTGCGCAATTCATTTTTAAACGTCAATGGCAAAGTCCGTTTAACTGCATTATATCTACATACTACCCCATCGTAACTGACCCCTGGCATTATGCCACGGATATATCTGAATGCAGGGTTTCTGGCGCTGAACCATTTCCGCAACAATTGTTCTTCTGTCGTGGTAATGCCTTCTACATGTATGATTTTGTTATCTCTTATTTTTATTAGCATTCCACCCTCTACTTTATGGATTACACCCTTTTGATTGATATCCACACTCAGTACATGTCGGACAGGGCCATAGACTCACAGCCCCACCACATTTATCGCACTTAGTGATGTCAGTGTTGCTTATTTTCATTCTTTTTGGTGCCATTTCAGATTTAGTGATGCCAGTGGAATATTTAATTGATCGATCCATTCTGCAACGCAATTCACTAATCGGTGGTTTAATGCGACACCAATTGGTGTCACCTAAATAATGCATGGCCATTAATTTCATAACGAAATCCGGTATCGACTTACAATATGTTATATATTTATGATCAGTAGGACCCGATGGACCACCCTCCTCAAACAGAAAACTAGAGCCAATTTCATCGAGAGGTTGTCCATATTGGATCGCATTTGACAAAGCTCTTGCCCACCACTTTAACGCAAGTTTATAATGAGGATTCTCCTTACTAATGTCGATCCATATCTCACACAATGCACCGTCTTCATATTCGAAGAATTGTACCCACAATTTATAATGTTTCCCTGCATCATTTATCGTTGCTTCCTCGATAATGCCTAGTCTCCGTTTTGGTGGTTTCTTGCGTTGTCCACGGAAATAAATCTTATCTTCTATAGGCGGATCCCACCAAGTCAAATCCAATGGATTATTAAGTGGCTGTGATCGTTTGCAACCATCTCGATATATGGATATACATTTTATGCCGCTTAAATGCGACTTAATGAAGACATCATTGAGATCCTTTTCTGTAGCATCATTCGGCATATTCACCGTCTTACTTATTGACCCTGATATAAATGGACTGACAGCTGCCATCATCGCAACATGTGCTTGCCATGAAATGGATCTTTGGCCATCACCATTGACGTTCGCACAATCGAATACGCACAAATGTTCTGGTTTTATATGTGGTGCGCCCTCAAGCGTCCCATGTCCGCATATCCATCCATTCGCCTCTTTATATTGTTCTTTAGTAAAATTAAGTCTCTTAAATATGTTACCACTGAATTTCATTTCGATGCCGACATTCTTTTTGCTGACATTCGACAATTCCATAATATGTCTAAGTTCAATTGCACTTTTTGCGGCAGCATCAATTTTATCAAGATCCTCTATCGTCACACCCATTTCATGCAATGAATTTGCATTTATGTGTGGCGCACTCTTAATCGTACCATGTCCAAGCATCCATAACATCATTTCCCTAACTTGACAATCATCATATTGCAATTTCTGCAATGCTTCCCTGACGCCCTCATTTACTATTTTCATACTTCCACCGCCGGACAATCTCTTATGTTTAATTAGTGAATAATCCGGTTCAACAGCCAATGTGTCGCAATCCATCAACAAACCTATCGTACCAGATGGTTGAATCAGGGTGACAAATGAATTTCTGAAACCGTCAAGTCCTTTCAATTTAGTCCATATACATAATGCATCACTCAATTTACTGTCAAGTAATCGATGTGTTATCGAATAATAAAAATGCGATTTACATCCACAGGATAATTCGGCGTGTTTTGCGATAATTGACATCATTGCGTCTTTGTTATGATCATAACGCGGAAATGACCCTAATTTACCCGCCAATTCATTGCTCATCTCATATGCATATGCAGTCATTAATGAAGTGACTGCAGCGGCAAAATTACATGATGTCTGCGAACTATAAGACATCCCAGCTCTCATTAAGACTGCACCAATCCCAGTATGTCCAATGCCAATCGATCTATATTTATAAACTCCCTCAGCTAATTTCTTAGATGGCAATTGTGCAGCTATGTTATTGATATCCAGCGCTACGACCAATAATCGGCAAACATGCCGCAATTTATCGATGTCCACGTTCAAATCACTGTCAACCACCTTCTGTAGATTAATGGATGCTAAATTGCATGATGTGTTATCTAATCCAGAATATTCAGAGCATGGATTGGTACCCCTAATTCTCCCATCATTCGGACACGTATTCCAATCATTAAACGTATCATCAAATTGTACGGCTGGATCGCCACATCGCCAAGCCGCTTTTAAGATTTTATTCCATAAATCAACAGCCTTAATTTCTTTTACTGCATCGCCACCCGTTCTAGACGTCAATTGCCAATCTTTGTCTTCGTTCAATGTCTTCATGAATTTATTTGATATTCTGACTGAATTATTTGAGTTTTGTCCTGAAACGGTTCGATAAGCTTCGCCTTCATAATCATTGTCATATCCTGCTGATATTAATGCATCTACTTTCTTTTCTTCATTCGCCTTCCAATCTATAAATTCCTCAATCTCTGGGTGGTCAATATCAATAATTACCATTTTTGCAGCACGACGGCTATTCGACCCACTCTTTATAACACCAGCCGACCTATCAAACACTTTTAAGAAGGACATCAATCCAGTCGCTCTATTACCAGTACTCAACAATTCACCAGATGATCTTATGTTTGAGAAATTTGATCCAACACCACCACCAGTGGCAAATGCTCGTGCTTCTACCGATAAATTGTCATATATTCCACCTTCTTCTAACAATGTATCACTTAAAGACAATATATGACAAGCATGGGTCCCGGCATGCGTAAAAAAATCATCAGTTTCATAAGCTACGCCAGTCTTTGGATCACAACGCCACATACCCTTCTTATTGCCTTGTATGCCATATGCCCAATACAGACCAGCATTGAAGAACACAGGAGTATTCGGTGCCATCCATTGCATCACCATAGCATAGACACATTCATCGTAAAATGTTCTTGCTTCTAATTCATCCCCAAAATATCCATACTTCCATCCCCAATATGTCCAATATCCTGTTATTCTATGGAGAACCTGTTTAACGCTCGTTTCACTGCCATATGTCACATTATTTGCATTCGCTGCCCTACGCCATAACCAATTTGGTACACCATCTTCAGCAATAGGTGTCGTCGCGTTTGGAATATCAGTCATTCTAAAATATTTTGATACGCATATCTGCGCCGCATTTTTAGACCAATGCGTTGGGACTTCCGCTTTAGGCAGATAAAAAACATCCGCACCAGTACGATGATCTTTAATTCTTACTTCAGTCATAACCCAATCACATAATGAGAATGGATCTGTACCAACGGAAGTGGCAAATCTATCGATCATTGTTTCCCCCACCTTGGTGTTACCAAATCAGAACCCAATGTTTTGCGACAACATTCTGACATCTCATCATTTATAAGATACTTAATGCGTATCTTATTAATTCTATCTAAATCAGGTAAATTTCGTCTATCGATTTCTGACATTTGCTTCATTATATGTCCACATCGTCTTGATAATGCTAGACATGACAATGATAAATCACCAGATCTATGCCACACTACGATGTTGGGCCAACCTCCGTCACGTTCTTTCATTAACAACAATTTTTCGTTTTTGTCTAGGAATCTTTTGGATTTTCTTAAACGCTCCATTGCTTCCTCTTGTGCTTTCATTCTATCAATCATAAAATTAAGACACTTTTTAAGCACTGCGTCGCTCATCAATAAAGCTGATTTGTTTTTTCTCTTCATCGAGAAGGTCACTACTTCATATATTAATTTCTTTGATAATTCATCGCTGATGCCCCAGCCAGCCGTCTTGTTTGCAAACTTCGTAATTGCTCGCCATACATATGTCTTTTTAAGATCAGTTTTCTTAGGAACATTAGGGTGGGCACCATTTCTCTTTAGAGCATCAACATACCACCCATAAATCGTTTGAATTTTCTCATCCGTCATATCCATTATAGATTGAATACTTATAAGTATTCAATCTTTAAAGGAGAAACGCATGAAAAAAGAGACAAAAAAAGAAATAAAAAGAACGCCGGAGCAACCAACCCAAGACGTAACCACGAAGAACCCAGAAGAATTACAAAAAGATGCCGAAAAGGCATATGAAACCAGGTTCAAGGAATTGATGATCCCTTTATATAAACATTTAGATAGCAATGAGATCAAGTTATCGGCAATCGTCATCATTGACCCCAAAACGAATCAACCAATGCTCGCCTATAGAGGCGAAATACTGGAAGCGGCCAAGTTGTCGAAATGGTTGTTTGAACAATTCCGACGACAAATCGCTGAAACTCTATCCATTGATGAGTAATGATTTTTTCTCGTCTAGTACGTTGATCATCTCTGGATAAAATTCATTAATTAGATTCGTTATACGATGCAGATATGTATGTCCACCAAGGATTGCGCTTCTTTGTTTCAATGCAAGATCAATCCGTTCGTCATCATTAGTCATATAATGATGAATCATTTGGAACCAATCATTTGCATCCGCCGCGACTGGTATGACATCAGATAATCCCATTGACGCAATTGCCTTAGTGGGAGTGTGAATGGTAAAACCGCCAGCACACGGCACTTTATAGACTCTCTCAGGTATGTCTATCGGGTGTTGCACTGAATGTGATTCAGACACTGATGGACAAATTTTACAACTCTTAAATAAATGTTTTGAATCATCATTAGATATTGTCCCCATTCCCCACGCATTATTCCACCCATAAAAACCACATTTATATTTATTGCGAAGTGGATTTAAATATACGTCCATCATTTTTTGTTTATAAGGCCACATTCCACCTATCCATCCAACGTCGAATTTGAATCTCTCAACGTCACTACCCATTCCATATAAAACATGATCAGCAGCAAGTGGCATCGCATAAGTCTTGAAACCATGTCTGTTCTGCCAATAATTATAATAATTATCAATTGTCTCATTCATAGCATAGCAGAACACGCTATGTGGTTTCTGTGAAATGACCCATTTTATGTCCTTGTCTTTAGCGTCGATGACTGGTCCACCATCGACGCTACCTATTTTGGTGATGCCATATGGATTAACATGAATGATAACCTTTGTGTCATATTCCTTTCTGGCCCATTCCGGATAATTATGTTGCCATGCCTCTGAACATGCTATATATAATCTTGGTTGCAACTCTTTTATGATCGATTCATCCTTACCATCCCATTGATGAAATCTAATGCCTAATTCTTTAAACGCATTCCCAATCCCATCCGTATAATATTTAAACGCACCACCATCTGGGCCACAACACAACACGCCCCCGACCTTTAATTCCTGCATGTTTATTGAATCGAAATTAGTGACACATTCCAATGGTGCAACTTTTCCCTTCCACTTCGATAATTGATTCGTCAATTGCGAAATTCTCTCGACCATTGGTTTTGATTCGAAGGCAGTCCATTTCCGTTTGTTAGTCTTATGACATCCATCCCATCCAGCAGTCCGTCCATGCCACAGATGAAATAAAGTAACCGTCCTCTCATCGTCAAATTTAGATTGGCTTTTTAATCTTCGAAAAAATTCACAATCCTCACACCCATATCCAATAAAATCCTCATTAAACCCACCAATCCTAAGATATGTCCCCTTGTGAAGTGCCAAAGATCCACCCTCAAAATAATTCACTGTCCGTTCACACACCACATCATCAATATTATTAAAAGACATCCCACGATTATAAATCGTCTCGGTCGTCATATGATCAAAATAGGCAACATCTTTACCTATATGACATGCTTCTGATTTCTGTAACTTATCATATATCAACTTGGCATAATTAATTTGCACTACCATATCGGCATCATGTAGGATCAACAAATCATGGCTAGCATTCATCACCCCCATATTGAACGCCGCCGATTTACAAAATTGTCTACCAGGATTGTTTGGACAATGCATCAATTTTGCTGGATATATGTCCGCTGGATTCAATCTAGAAATTTCATCTTGTTCTATCACCAGTATTTCCAATACCGGAAACAATTGACAACGAAGATTTTCTACTACCGTTCTGATTGCTTTCGCTCTATCAATACCACGAAATGGCACTATTACGCTCATGCTTGGAACCATCACGTTGCTATCTATATAAATCCTATTCCTATCTGCAGAAACAGTTTTGAATATGCCATTCGATTTTGCCAACATTGCACTTCTGTCCTCAGAAGCAGATCGTTCATGATGGATTTTAAAAAATCTCTCCGAGCCATTGACGTCATAATATCCACTTGGCTGAAGCCCTGCGTAATGAATTCTATTAGACCAATCAACATGCTCCATACCGTAAGGATTGAAACCTTCATCAAAATATCCTACCTTTTCAAAACACAGTTGATCAAAAGCCATGACTGCACCATGTGGCTTTTTGTCGATTTTGTTTACTATGGTATCATTCACCCTCATGCGTTTAGCATCAGCTAAATTGGCACCATATACACCAGCCTGCCTATAACAAAAATGGTGCATTCCTGTTCTAATCATGGCATCAAAATAAAATTTCTCCCATCCATCATTCAATATTTCTACATCATCATTCAATAAAATTTTGTATTTAAATCTAGATAAACATTTCAATAATCTGTTACTATTACCAGCAACCCCAAGTTTCACCTGATTGTCAATTAATGTTATGTCATTCTGTTCCCGCAACCAATCCTTGACCACGTGATTGGTGGACTCATCACTGATAAAAATTGTAACTTTTGACAGGTCAGTATGCATTCTAATTGATGACAACAATCTCTTTACACAATCCAATCTATTATAACTCAATATTCCGACCCCAATATTGCTCGAAAACGATGGAACGAATTGATTTAGTTTAGAAATTACTTCAATGTAATGTTTCGTAGACTGCTCATTGACGTATACTGACCTACCAACTCTTTTCTTGTCTATCAATTGTGCACGCCTCTGCTGTACTGCATTGAGTTTCCGATTTTGGTCTTGATTCCTCAAGGCGATTTTGTTGGCGACTGGTAGATTCTGAATGTTTGGTCTGACTATGTTAGGTTTAATTGTTTGCATTTTCATTGACGAGACTACCCTAATCCCAGCATTTGATTCCTTGATTACCCGTAAATGTTGTGGGCTATATCTCATCCACCAATCATCCAACAGAACCCTCCCACGGCCGCCGACTGTAAGTTGACGACCGTTTGGACCAGCGAGAGTTACTGCGAAATCATTTGGATTTTCGAACTCAATCTTTGACATAATTCCTCTCCAGAGGACACAAAATGGTCCGGCGTCCCACTATTTTTAATTATCTCTACGCAATCACGAAAACGTTTCAATACCACCATAAATTTCTCAAAATAATCATTTAATAATTTCTTATCAACTCCTCTTTTGTGACAACGTTCCATGGTATCATGAACGTACACATATACCATGCCATGATCATATATCGAACACAATCTCTTAATCTCTTCCAATATCATTACGCTACTACCCGCAGTGTCATAAATTGCGATTTCGCGTGATTTCTTCTTATTTGAACAAAATTTGATCGTAGAACTGTGACATTGTTTCCAAGCATATAATCTAATTTCTTTCTGTTCATCTTCTGGAAATTGATCAATGTTCTCTGGTAAAAGATGGTCAACGCCAAATAATGTCGCACCAAATTTGTTTGCGATATGATTTGCTATGATTGTTTTGCCTGACTTTGGCAGACCACCCATCACAATCAGCATTATCAATCTCCTAATATGCCATATAATGGGATTAATTCATCGTCTTTTGCGATCGTTCTAAATCTGGCCGGTTTAATGATTGATCCTTTCAATTCTGATTTGGTTTTGATTGAACCAAATTCACCTATCTCAATGACCTCCTGCGTATCAAAAACCTTGCCACATAAATCTCGTAACATCCCTGGACCCACAAATGAATCAATTGATTTCCTAATGTCAACTAATTTACCACCACTGAAATACCATTGTGATTGTGCTATTCTCGCATGTTTAATTATTAACAAAATTTTATTTATGTCATCTGATGGAGTCGGATCTATAAGATTTCCAACCCAATCAGCAACCCTGATCATAAATCCCTCACTTACTCTAGATGCAATTATGCTTATGCCCGACATTTCATATTTCTTTACCACATAAACCAAAGCCTTATCATGTAACTCAGTGATCGTACTAAATATTGGATATGGCAACGGGGTTGGAATCATATGTACCACACTATTGATCCGCGTGATAATTGTATTGCTGCGTATCCGCCATGTTTCGACTCCATTATCTTAAACATATTCATTTTAATTGTGTTTCTAATCATGTCAGTCTGATTCATCCTCATCAATAACGTCGGCAATCCCGACTTAACTATCGATAGACATCCTTTATTGTCTATCGACGTCACATATCCAAACCAATGCGTAAACCACCCGTGCCATATCACGAAATCACCAACAATCGGACGCCAATCGGCAATCGGCAAATATTGTGCATATGTAAACCCATTCATTTCTTTATTTCCCTTAGATCACCCGTAAACGGATCCCATTCATATGTCTCATCTTTAATGGACCACCTAACGCACAAATTATATCTAACTCCACCGAGACGATTTTTAATCAACGAATCGACCCAGAAGAACGTCTTGTTTATGTCCATATCAAATAAATTGCTTGATTTCCAATGAGATGATTCTATTTGGTCATATAATTCTCTGCTGGCTGTCTGAAAATCAATTCTCTTTTTGACTATCTCAAGACCCTCGATCAACATCGCTCTAGGCGAAGTATTATGAACAATTGCTTCGACTAATTCTTTGATTGGTTTTCCATCTTGTTCATAAGACACTTCAGTAGATAATTTCGTCTCACCAACTGATCCGGTGTTAAATTTATTTATGACTCGTTTGATGTCACCCAGACACGTAATGTTGATTGGTTCAATCTTATTCGTTTTGCTCGTCATTTTTGGTTTCTCCTATCTCATCTTTTAAAATACTCTGAGTGTTTTCAATTTTAGTTATAACTAAATTAAATGGAATTCGATTGAACCACCTTGACAAAAGTTCGTGAAGAACGTTCGACATCCTATGTAAAAAGAATAACTTGATGGCATAATCTACGATCTCATAATCTGTTAAAGTTAATGGCAATGCCCAAAATATCGTGCCAGCAACCCATACGGACAAACAGTGACCACACGTCGCCAATTCGGCAACAAAACAAATGAACCATTTATATGGTCCCTTTTCATACCATGCAAATGGTTCATTTGATCTATTTAATAACCAATGCCGCTGATTACTAAAGATGTTGCCAGTCAACAATATCTCAGTTACCGCCTCGACATACGCCACGGCAGCCACCCAACAAATAATTGTAATCATTTTGTCAACCTCTGTCTACAAGACGTATTAGAACACACAAAAGTATTTACAAACGTCTTGAGTTTGTGGTCATAATGATTAAATTTTCTCGTCGGCCAAGAACATTTTGGGCATCTCTGTTGGGTTACAGTTGTTTGTGTTGTTTGTGGTCGTGGATTATAGGCGTTTGCAGAATTTGAAGCATTTGGTATTTGGCGTTTTTTACCACCACATCCACATCCCATATTTCACCTCATTTAAACCATCGTGAATGTTGCTGTCTCTCAGTTACGTTCAATTTATTGCCAAATCCATCCGTCCCAGACGCAACGCCCTCAAAGAAAGCCTTCATATAATCCAATTCTTCCTTCGTTAATTTCTTAGTTGGATCTGGTGGAGAGATATAAATATCTAAGATAGTAGCAGCAGAAATAATAGCCAATTTGATTTCAACATCTAATTTATCAAAAAATTTCTCTTGTAGCATCTCACTAACCACAAAACTCGCCACAGTCACTGCCTCACCATTTAGATATGGCAACACCACCTCAACAATTGCTTTATTGACTTCATCTGCAGTCTTGACTGCCGCCTTATGATCTTTCTTGTCGAAATAATCAAATCCAACCTTAGTGGCTGCTTTAGATGATATTCTAATTATATCCACAATCTTTTTCTGGTCTTCTGGTTTCGGGGGCGCACAACCAACGCTGGCTAACATCAACGCCAAAACCACCACAGACAAAATCTTTTTCATTTCTCTTCTCCTTTTATTTTGGACCCAGGTTCGGACTTCGGATGTTTTATGTTGTCTGGAAATACATCAGTTGGTTCATCTAAATCATTCTCTTTGCACCACTTATCAGCAAGTTGAGCAGCAGGAGCACAATCACAGGCACCCCCAAATTTGGTCACTTCTGGTCTAGTCGTCAACCACCCAAGAAATCCATATATTGCCTCACTAGGTGACATTGTTTCCATTATTGACAATTTCATTGATCATCCCCTAATCTGAGAAAGAAAAAAGAACAACAGCTTAGTAGCGACTGATTTACCGATCTGAACAAACAAATCTAGCAGAAATTGATTAAATTCTATTTTAAATTTTGCAGAGGCAATCAATGCCTCTGCAGTTTGATTCATAACATCAATCAATTCCCAATTGTCCATCGACTTCAGCAACATTATCCTCGCGTCCGATTCCTTGCCAACCTTTATCATTTCAAGTATCTGTCTAAACCCATCAGAGCCAAGCCTCGATATCACATTCCTGTTGTCTTTTATGAATTTAATGACATCAACGGTAACATCATCACCTATGACATCGATCATATTGTCTATCCAATTATTCATCATGATCTCCATTTAAATAACGATTAATGGCTTCCCAATTCCTTGATTGTGCTCTAATGACCTCTTTGTCTTGATCTGACGTAGTATTTCCTTCATCCATTCTCTTCACGTATTCTTTCTGCGTTTCCGTATTAACTCTTACATTTTCTTTTACTACACGAGATACGCATCCACTGACACACATAAACAGGACAATTATCCAGGCTTTTCTCCAAATTTTCATTTTACCACCCTTTCATCGCCCCGAAACGTCTCTCACATATGCGCATTTCGGTCATGAGTCCAATGATCTTGTGTTTCTTGATCATTTCCACCACTTTATTTTTGTCAAATTTCGATTCTTTCGTTATCATGCTTCTAATATGTAGAATGTTGTCCGCTACATATGGACACAATGACAAATCAATCAATCTTCTATTTAACAGATAAATGTCTCTGCCATTGTGATTAAGAAATTCATTTTGTTTGTTTATATCATTGATTAATTGTATTGCCCTTTTAGGACCAATGCCCTTATAACCACTAATGTTGTCTGATTTATCGCCATGGAAACACTTCAATTCTAATGGATCAACATCACCTGGGACATATGTCGCATTCTTCATTGGGTCATATAAAGACACATTTTTAAACGCATAACATAATTGTCGAAAATCACCATCGCTTGAAATTATTAGTGATTTGCCGAGATTCGAGCGACAAAATGCATATATCAAATCGTCCGCTTCCATAAATGATTTATGATATTGTCTGCAATTGAGCCATGTGAATAGCTCAATTGCAGCAATCTGCGTCATTCGTATATGCTCTTCGACATCAAAACCATGATCCTGGTGCCGATTATCTTTATATGCCTTATATAAAGATTTTCTCCACAGTTGCCGACTAGGTCCCTCCCAAAATATGTGGACGTGGGATGGGCTAAATTTTTCGACATATGATCCTATGAAACGAACCATAATCGTCACTGGATGTACGTTCGTGGACCTTGACACGAACAATGCACGATATGCACAATTTTTACCGTCCACCAATAAATGCATTATTTCTTCTTCGTTTTTAGTGTATTCATCAATTTAGCCAATTCTGGATCATTATCGAATTCTGATCCAGGTTCCGATTCCGCCGATTCCGCTGATTCTGGTTCCGATTCTGGTTCCGGCTCCGTTTTCTTTTTCGGTGGTTTCGGCTTCGCCTTTTCTACTGGTTTCTCCTCTTCGACAACATCTTCGACGACATCTTCGACGACATCTTCCGTCATTGGTTTTGGTCTACCCTTATTGCCCGGTTGCACGACCGTAGACGCTTCCGTGACATTCTCTTCTACGGTCTCCTCTGCATCCGCATCATCGTCGCAGATGCTCTCAGCGATTTGATTTAACTCATCAATATTAATTTGATCAATCTTATCAGTGAGCAATTGTCGCTTTGATAAAATGTCTTTTACTCTAGCTAAATCTGCTTCACCAGACGAAGTTTTCGCCAACGGACCTTTGGTTCTAGGCAGAAATCTGCTAGTCTTATATGATTGATAACCATTGTCTAATTTGACTTCCATCTGTAGAACATATCCTTCGTCCTGATCAAAGAATGCACCGAAGGCTTTCGGATCAACTTCATCATCACCACCATCGTCAGACATGATGCATTGCTCACAAATATCATACAATGATTTATTCAGATCCATCCACATCACCTTGCCACGAACCTCTTCTGGGTTTGGTGAAGCATTTAGAAAATACACGTTAACCGCCCAAAACGTCTTAGATAGATATTGTTTTGCAATGCTCGACCTTTTGTCTTTGTCCGTCACACTTTTAAACAAATTAAATCCGATATCGCAAACCGGACATTTCCCATTGTCGGATATGCGAGGGCAACCATAATTCTTATTGTTGAACCAATGACTGCCATGTTCAACGCACCAATCCAAATCAGCATTCGCGACGACCTGTTTGTCGTCAATCAACACTTTGTCACCACTCGACACTGGCGGCAAAATCCTAAATCGATAGATGACTGGTGAACCATCCTTAGGCAACTTCGTCTTGTCTATCGAAAATTTCAATGGATCACGATGAAATCCACCAGATTTCTTGTCCAACATCCGTTTCCTGATTTTCTCAAGTTCCTCTTTCGTAATCGCCATGCTTTGTCTCCCTTCCGCTCTCAGCGGTCATGCGTCCCTTAACTCTTGCTTCTTAAACCCACTCAATGAGCGCAAATGCTCAGACTTCATGCGTAGTGCATCCATCAATACGTTCATCTTATTCAGTGACTTCTCTTCCAATACTAACTTAGCCTGCAGACGTAAAACCTCCGTGTCTGATTCTAATACGTCCTTTATATCGCTCCTACGGATGTCAAATCCGTCTTCTTTGGATTGTTTTATCATGTCGGTAGCAAGTGTTGCTTTACGCTTCTGCAAATTTAATTCCAATACGGATACAATCATCTTTTGCTCAGCATGGACCATACCCCAAAAACAGAAAATCGATGGCGTCTGTTGCAGTTGATCTTCAAGATGATCATATGATGTCTTTACCAATGGCATAACATTACAACTTATTGGTTTACGATTAGGAATGCTTATTTTGATCCTAACCAATAGATCTTTAATTTCCGACGGAAGCTCATCAAAAATTGATTCGAATTCATCCTGACTCATCGTCTTACCCCAATTTCTTCATCAATTTATCAATCTTATCTCGCTCTTCGTCATCTCGCCTTTTTCGCTCTCTCAGTCTCAATCTTCTCTCTCTCAACTTCTCGGCAATCTGTATCTCTCGTCGTTTCTTTCTCTTTAGTCTCTTTCGCTCATTCATCTGAATTCCTTATATTTTTTCCAATTTCTCCATTTCTTGCCTATGCTTACTCTCACAGGGAACGTTGGATTGTCGTCTAAAACGCCCTCAAATGGATGTAGCATGATGTCAAGCACATCCTCAAGCACATCTCCAACTTCATCTTTCTTCGCAATTAGTACCAAAGAATCCTGTAACTCCGTAAATACGTTACGGTGTCTGGAATCAAACGCTCTTTTTAAAACCAGATGCATGGCATGTGCCACTGATCCTTGTATGGTTGCATTAAATAAAGTTTTATCACTAGTCTTATCGGACATATAAAATCTTCTACCCAATATTGAATCAGCATGTTTATTAGATCGCAACTTCTTGACAGTATCATCCATCCAATCTCTAAATCTCGGAAAACATTGTAATATCGGTTCATCGATGGTGAGCGAATAAATCGCCGCCAAGAGACTAGTTTTACAATCATGACGCGGTAAATCTAATGTTTCTGAAAGATAAGTATATGGATCTGAACGTTCAAACGACGATATGAGATCTGCATCATTTGATAATATCGACGCGATGCGCATGTCGGCTGACAACCAGTCAAGATGGATGAAATAATCGAAATCCACGTCAACGGTGAGATTGTCATTGGTCGTTTGAATCGGAAAATCGGTAGCTCTTGATCTACCACTAAAAGTGTCGACATAGTATTTTGGTTGAACGTATTGTCCATCAACCATAATTTTTATGTTCTGTAATTTTGTGTATATCTTCGCGGCATCAGCTATGGTTTTCCGCCACAAAGACGGTTTCTTCACGTCGGTCATCACATGCATGCATTTCAACAACGTCTTTTTAACATCATTTAAAATTCCCATGTCGCTGATATGTGCCGTAGGCAATGCCTCATAAACTTCAGATGATGTAATGTCGAAGACATCAAAATGTGCCTTACAATCCAGTATCATCACTTGATTGTTTTTTGTGAGGTCACTAATTTTCTTTTTATTCGCGTCAATAGTCTTTAATTTATTATTTTCACAATACAATGGAATCATCTCTATGTCATTCCCATATAAACATGACATTATTGGTAGTCCATTACGTTTAAATGCCGTACAGAGATATATCATTTCTTCTTCTTACCAAGATTCACGGCATAATGCCGACGATTCTTCTGTCTCTTACCGCCTTGTGTTAATTTATGTTCTAAATCACTTTTATCTCCTGGTGGTCTGATTTTGGCGTATGGATCTTCATTCTTCAACTTCCACAAATTCATATCCCGTTTCGCACCTTTTTTGTCACACCACCCATATCCACGGACATACACCATCGGTACGCTGAACACCAGACGCATAACACGATGACATTTATCGCATTTTATTGTCGGTTTTTCTAACATCCCATGCGTCACTTCTAAAACCGTCTCGCATTTGTCACAAGCATAATCATATCTCATTCGTCGTCTCCTCTTCAATCTTGCCACTACGCCAGTTCAACTTCCTACCATGCAATGCTCTTATATCTACGCCAAATCGCGCATTTATGGCTTCCTGCATGGCAGTAATAAAATCATACAACATTTTGCCATTACACCAACTCTTCTCATGTAATCCGATAATTTCATTTAATATGTTCCGTTCCGTATCTAAAACGTTGGCGCGTAAATCTACATATCGTTTCTTACCATCATGTGTAATAATTATCAATTCACGTGCTGAATCATAAAAGACATCATTCGTCATCGAAATCTCCCCCAGATCTGACCTGCGATATGTTGTCTAATGATTTCTCGCTACCATCTAGTTCACCGGTGACGTGATAATAGAGAGTCGTTAGATCTATTTTACCCCTCACTCCAACTTTATTTTTACCGTTTCTGTTTTTGACAATAAATAACCGTATTTGAGATGATTGTCTCTCGGATTCATGCTGATTGATCGAAATGACATAATCTAGAGAATGATTCTTACCATAACTTTCAGCAGTTCTATTTAGATCAATTATTTCATCGTCATCATCCTTACCTCTATTAGTCTGAGTTGCCGTAATCACTAAAACATTTTGTTTCGAGGCAAGTGAACGCAAATCACTAGCGATGTGCTTCAATCTAGAATAATCCCCGTCTTTTAATGAAGCGTGCTTCGTTGTCATTTCATCTAGATAATCAACTATGATGACATCAGGGTGAAAACCATTCCGTCGATAATCATCAATTATGCCACTCAACCCCTCAGCAGTAAGAGTTTTGCCAGGCAGATCTGAAATGGCAATGTCGGCACCACATGTGGCAGATAGTTCTCTTAATACTTCCATGCATCTCTTTCTATGATCGCTCAAATTACTAATGGTGACCCCATGTAGAGTTGGATCGGAACCAGTCATTCTCATCATTCCCACTACGATAGACACCAATCTATATATTAGTTGTCTAGTGTGGATTTCAAGCGTCACATACAATACATTCTTCTTCATCATTATGGCTTTGACTGCTGCATTACATAGAAAATTCGATTTACCTACGCCCGTCCCTCCCATGTAACACACTATCTCACCATAAGTCGGCCCTACGTTATTGTTCATATATCTATCTAATTCTCTCACCCCACATGTCAGACCTATGGACTCATCCTTCTCTAGGAATTTACCAGCATCAGCACATAAATATAGCGGTCTAGCTTCGATTCTATCGAGAGTAGAAATGTCATCAATCAATGCTTTGAAATATTCATCGTTTCCCTGTTCAGCAGCATCCAAAGATTCGCTTGATTGGCTCAACATATTTGACAACAGCTGCTTCTTTAACCATTTAATAATCGTTGATCTATAATGTTTCACATCGGACTGCGACATGATTTCGCTGATGTTCTTCTCAAGTTCATTGTAGTCTTCTATGTCGTCTGATTTTAGATTCGCCTTCGCAATCCTTAAAGTGACTCCTCTACTAGGAATTTCATTATGTTCCTCATAAAATTTCCGTATTATCGCCAACGCAGTCGCTTGCCACATAGACTTCGTCGTATAATATTTATCCACATATGGCATCATTCTTTTGAAGGTAGACGGTTCATTGAATGCCATCTTTACGAAGGCATTAGAATCCATAGCAATGTCACTGTCTTCTAAATCCAATTGAGATAGAAATGATGTTAGATCGTCCATAAAGATTTAATACGTTCACGTCTGCGACCAAAAAGTGGGACCCGGCGGCGGTGGCGTTCCATTACACAACGTCAATTGTACTGCCAATGCTTGTTCATATCGTTTTTTAGCGTTAGCAACCATAATTGAAGACGCTTCACAGCCAGTCAATAAATCACCTTCGTCTAAAATGAACGGTTGCTCCGTTTGTAAATCGACTTGATCTTCTACCGTCGGACTAGTGGCATATTTTTTCCTGATTGCTATTTTGTATTGCCAATTCAACGATGCAGCAGTTTTTATTATTTGTGACACTCTATATGATTCGAGCATCCCAGTCGCAGCAGAGGATTTCAGATATACTATGTCATTGATCTTGAATTTCGGTGTCGTCGCCATTTTCTAACATCCCCTCTGCGCTTGAAATCTTTTTCATGATCTCGGATTTAATTTCCTCAGTTATATTTGTATTGTTCTTTAAAAAAGAAATCGCTGCCATTTTACCATTGCCTAATTTCACATCATTATGACTCAAGAACGACCCATTCTTCTTTATTATCCCGATTTTGGTACCGACATCTATGATTGATGCCTCTGCACTTATGCCCAAACCATAATGAATTTCGAATTGACATTTCTTATATGGCGATGCGACTTTGTTTTTGAGTACATTGGCTACAACCAATCCACCTATGTTCTCACCTCCTTCTTTAACGGATGCCACCCTCGCCATTTGTATGCGTACTGATGAATAAAATTTTAAAGCTCTACCACCTGGCGTAGTATTTGGATCACCCATAAAGAAACCGATCTTAGAACGCAATTGATTGATGAATATCAGTGATGTCTTCGATTTACCCACAAGCGGCGTCAATTTCCTAAGCGCCTGAGACATTAATCTAGCCGTGGGAGCCATTTGTTGGTCTCCCATTTCTCCTTCGAGTTCAGCCTTCGTCATCAACGCGGCAACTGAATCAACGACAATCACGTCTAGCATGTTCGATTTCAATAATCCTTCGACCAAACTCAATGCCTGTTCCCCAGTGTCTGGTTGAGATAATGCTAAGTGATTAATGTCCACACCCAAATTCTTTGCATAGGTCATATCAAGAGCGTATTCAACGTCAATATACGCAGCATTACCGCCTTTTTTCTGTGCATTAGCCACAATATGTAAACACAGTGTCGTCTTGCCACAGCCTTCTGCTCCGAATATCTCAATTATTCTACTGCGTGGGACCCCGCCAACACCCAAGGCCAAATCTAGAGTCATCGCCCCAGTTGGTATTACATCAACATTCAATTTTGAACCTTGATTTACGAATGTGATGGTACCATCACCAAAATCCCTATTGAGATTTGTGACCAATCCCTCGAAGGTTTTCGGTTGTTCCACCTTCTCTTTTTGTTTGTTCTCTTTTTGTTTGTTCTCTTTTTGTTTCATTTGTGTCCCTCTCTTTAATCTTCTTTAGGAATCCATTCAGATCGTATGATGCAACTTTACGAACTGAATCAATTGGAACTAATGCTATGGTAGAATCTTTTGCAAGCATCAAATCACTCTTGATAAATCCAACTACTGACCAATTGCCATGCGGTGATGCTGGACGATTCTTTGGACCAGACACGAATTTTACATGCTTAACGGTCAAAATTTGGACCACATCAAATGTTTTAAACAATGGATCATGTTTAGCCATAATTTATCTCCAGCAAACATATATTTAAGGAGAAAAACCAATGAAAAATGAAGAACATATGTTGTTTGAAGCAGTCAAAGGAATGCTTCATGGGTCTATTCTTGGGATTAAACATTTGCATGGTGATCCCGAAGATCATGAACATTCCCACAATCAACAATTCGCTTGGTCAAATGCACAAGAAGCATTTTCTTCGAAGATCGTAGATTCAACATTCTATGATTCCATCCGTTCTGCATTCACGGCCGTACATTCACATAAATACTTAGATGACCCAAAATTCCTCCCTGCTTTTGTTGCGGAATTGAAGTCACGGGCGATACCCGGCGTAGACCAAAAATCTGCGGTAGATGCATACAAAGAGGTCATTAAAGATCTTAAAAACGATGAACGATCGGCTGGATGGAATGAAAATCTCGATGAAATCGCGGAACGAATGCAAGATTTAGAATCAGAAGGAGAAAGCGAACCGTTCACTGGCGGATTTGCGTAATGAGAATAAAATTGCTTGAACAACTAGGACCATCTGATTCAGTCCTAAAAAATTTAAGGTCATCAATAGGACAATATTATTCATATAAAATTCAAGATCCGAATTATCCAGAACTGAGCAATGATGGTAATGGACCATTACCATATCGAAGTGGCAATCAGGACACCCCGATGAAACCACGTCATAGAAAATATTTTAATGCACCATTAGGTGCAACACAAGGAAAAATTGGATGGGGCCAACCATTGGGTAGTTGGCCCCACAGAAAACAAAAAATTTTCAGATAATCATCTGATCATACCAATGCCATTACATCTTGGACATTTGTTACCATTCATAACCCTACCAGTCCCTTTACATACGCTGCAATCATTCAAATATGTGGAGATATGCTCTTGTTTAAACGTCTCTTGTAGTGCCTTATCGCCACCCGTATCAATTATGTTGATTGTCGTTTCACCTGATTGATCAACGATCTTCTTAGGAATGGTAGTTGGTGGTCTGGTGTTTGATTTAAAAGTTTGAGCTTCCAATACTTTAGAATTCAATTCTATAGCTTTCCCATCTTGTGTAATCTTAATATATGGTTTGTCTATTGATGCCCCAGATGCTTTAGGTGGTGGCGGAAGTTTTATCGTCTTTGTTGGTTGAGATTGCTGTGGTTGAGGCAATTGTGGCTGTAATTGTAGTTGAGACGTTTGTATTTGTGCTTCAATAGGGACCAATTTATATCCTATCTGTGCTGCGGCTTCGTTTAATTTCTTCAAAACGACACCAACATTCTTTTCCTTTCTTTCATATGCCTCTTTTATCATTTTTGGCGTCGCAGAGTCTGCACAAGAATCACATATCAGCGTCATAACTTTCTTGTCATTTATGATGATGCCTATTTCAGTATTTAAATTATCCATGGAATTGCAGAGCACACATCCGATCATCGAAGAATCCCCCAATCAAATCACCATTACGTTATTGCTTGATGAAGACATCCTATTTAAAAATACGGAAGTCGACATTCGTAAATTGATGTATAAAAATAAAAATGTATTAAAATCATATAATGCTGCCCAATCGAAAAGAATCCTCGATAATGGAATTAAAAATATTGCGACTACATTGATTGAGAAATCAAGATTGGTCATTCCAGAATCATTATTTTTAGATGATTTATATGATCCATTGATTAAAGCAGGACACACAAAATCAGTCATAACTTATAGATTAATGCAATTCCTTTCGTCTAAAAATCTTCAATTGATAAAAAGAAAGAAATGCAAACGAATCAGTCTGATGATTCAGTTGATTCAAAAGCCTTAATTAATTTACATAATTTCTTCATGTCCTGTTTGAATCTGACTAACCTATCAACATTACTCATGTTTCTAGGCGATGGATGATAAATCGGAAAAACCTTACAATTGAATTCAGCGCTATCGTGTATCTGTCCGAGACTAGTCGAATAGACTAAATTAGGGCACAACGCACCAAACGGGGCAGCCCCAAGCGTCACGACCAAAACCGGATTAAGCAATAATATTTCCATTTTTAGAAACATAGAGCAGATAGATGTTTGTTCAGGATTTGGTAATTCATTTGCGATCGTATGACATTTCACGACATTTGATATGTAGAAACGTGAACGATGCAATCCATTTCTAACCAATTGTTCATCAAAAAGTCTGCCAGCATCACCAACAAATGGTTCATGTTTTAAACATTCATTATATCCGGGATTTTGTCCTACGATCAGCCATCTACTCACGTTTCTAGTGCTGAATACGTGTGGGTCAAACTCAGATCTATGCTCAATGCATGATTTCCTACCTAAATCACACAAACTACATGACATCACCAACGCACTCATCGAATTGAGCATGCGAAGTTTTCGTTGCTCATCAGTTTCAATTTCATTAACCTTAATTATGTTGGGCATCGATAATTTCCCACTCAATTGATCGATGTTGAATGTGAAATCCTCCGTCATCCCGAATTCCCCTTCTTGAGAATTCTCCTAATGCACGAAGACACATCCATGGCTTCATCCCATTGTGCACAACTCCCAACACATATCACCCCCATCTTCTCCAATATGTCGAGATTGGGCGGCATATCAATCGGCATTGATTTTCTAATCACCGTCTTTTGTATGATTTTAAAATTTCTTAAATATTTTCCAAGAATCCATTCATCTAATTCAATGAATGAATCGAAAACATATTCAGATTTCCTAATTGTCGTTACCTTATGAAATTCAATATGTTGATCTAGAACGTGAACGCACGATGCACCTTCTAAATCTATGTCATTAGATCCGACATGACAATAATAAACGTCTCTAGCCTCACAATTTATGTCCATGTTAAATAATTTTAATAAGACATACAACGGTATCGTACTGATTAGTGATTCATAATCGACAATCGTTCCATTGTCTAAAATCATTTTAAACGGTCTCAATTCTCTAATCTTCACATCGTGGACGTTAATTTCGCGTCTCAATGATTCATATAAGTCAGTGCATGTCGTCTTTAGAGTCATCGACGATCCTAAGAAGTTCCCGACAGCTGAATTTGGCGTCCCAAGTTTATTCATATAGACGTTGCGCAACTCATTCGTCACATCAAATAATTTCCCATCTAATGACATCTTCTGAACGTACATTAATGGAGATAGATGGCCCAAGAATTCGATGACATCGTCTTTGACGTATCTAATGATGTTTTCTGCCAGTGGTACCGAATATGAATAGAATCTAGATTTTCCATATGGTATGATCTTACGGTTTAGTGCCTTTCCAGCAAGTAATCCTATCAATCCATTACCTAATATGAAATTCATGGCATCTCCATCAATCCAGATTTTATCGGTTCTATTAAATCGAAAATAATCGGCTCATCATCATAAGATTTATTGATCAACATCTCATTATTCTTCTGCGTCCACATATCCTTTCCTTTATTGCATTCATTACAATAGAACATCATGTCATGTAGATCATGCACATTGAATTCTATTAATTGTGAACAATGTGGACACGTCGTTCGATATGCCATAGCAACTATTGGATTGCCATCACCATCATAATCCCATTCATATGGTCTGGCCTCCACAGTAACGCCGCCAATATCAACCATGATCAATGCAAAATGTTCTGGAGTCAGATCATCCATTATTCACCCCTCTCATTTTTGAGACCTCTAAAATCCTCTCCTCTAATTTCTTCTTACAAAATTCACAGACATCTAGATCAATGTCCGTATCAGTGTGTATAGTTTGTTTAGCATCAACATCCACAGACACTTTTACCATTCGCATCGAATAATAAACGAATTGATTCTTGTGTGGTCTATTACACAAATCACAAACAATGCCATTCTTGGTGTCTAATAACATTTAATCATCCTTGTCAAGTAACACAATCTTGGAATTTCTCCTAAGTGAATAACTATTGAATTTTTCATCCCAGTTCACTTCCACTCTAATACCGGATCCTGGTGACACATCCTCAATGTTATCTATTATGCCAACATCCCAAATCAACAACGTCGCACTAGTCGTCCCATCAGTAACCAATAATTTTAGATATTTCTTATTAGTCTTAGTCTGCCTTAATTCATTGTCTTGTATTACTACTTCCATTACATTGGTTTCGGCCGCATCCTCGATGGTATGTCCACTAAATTTATAACAAGACATTGGAGATGTGAAATGATACCCAAAGAAATCCTTTTCAAAAAATAGAATCTTCCTCAATCCCCATTTTGGAGACAATTTTACCACTTCCTCAAACGATATGTTCAATTTACCCTTCTCTGGTATTCCAAGTTTGGTTTTAAAATATGATTTAGCTTCCTTAGATTGTTTACACGTCGAATGTTTCAATAAATACCACATCCATAACGCAGATCTATTAGGAAATAAGTGATCAAATGCACCCAATTTAATCAATCTCTCCATCAATATTTTATTCTTGCCATTCTTCTCAATAAAATGATCAACCGATTGATATTTCGTACCAGCATTCAATAAGACATTAGCCATTGCCTTATCACCAATGCCCTTGATGCCAGATAGACCGGGAACGATTTCGTCGTTCCTAACCACAAAATCTTTGGTCAAATTGTCACAGTGTAATGCCGAATATTTGACGCCTTCATTTCTTGACACCATAACATAATTCGAAATTTTGTTGCGATCATCACATATGCTCAATACTGCCGCCCACCATTCAACAGGAAATTTTGATTTGAAATACAAACAAAGATATGCTATTATCGAATAGGCTACGGCATGTGATCTATTGAAGGCATAGCGTCCAAACGTCTCGATTCGTTTATTCCATTTCACAGCTTCATCATGTCCAATTTTTTTCGCTGCACCAATCTCCGCTTTCTTCATTACCTTTTCAAGTTGTTCACCCCATTTTTTAGCCACTGCTTTTCTAGCTGCTTCAGCTTCGGGAACGGTAAAACCACAAATCTTTGTCCAATATAATTGCAACGTCTCTTGGAAGACCACTATTCCGAAAGTATCCTTAAATAATTCAACAACATCAGGATGCTCTTGTTTTCTCCATTTTTCATTTTTATCATCACGACGTTCAATATATTCGTCAATCAAGGGCAATGGCCCTGGTCTACCTAAACTCGTATAAATCAACAAATCATTAAAAGATTTGACGCCACCTTTTTTTAAAATTGATTTGGCCAAATCAGTCTCGAATTGAAAAACTGATTCAGTTTTCAAATCATTAGCTAATCGTAATACTTCTTTGACATTAAAATCTATGTGTTCGATCGATACACCCGATCCACTACATTCCATACATTTGTCACCGAATTTCTCATATTCCGATTCGCTAGAGCCAGTGCCATTACAAATGACACATTTCGGCAACCCTATGTCTTTATTCTTCTCTTTAATGAAATTAATGCATTTCCAAATATAGGACATCGTCTTGAGTCCCAACACGTCCCATTTAATCAAACCAAATTTAGATAATTGTGGTGAATATCCTTCGGTCCATTGTGACGTCCACAGACCGCCAAGTTTGCTCATAGGTATGGTTTCAAACAAATTGACATTAGATATGATTATTCCAGCGGCGTGTTTGCCTTGCGTCTTTAACAAACCAGTCATCCTTGATGCCATGTCTACGACCATTTTACCATCATCAGTAGAATAATAATCAGCTAATTCACTTAATTCTGGATTCTCTTGTTTGATATGTTCCGAAGTTAATGCCTTTAATACTTCATTTATTGGTCGATCATCAAAATCGTCTGGCAAAGTTTTTGTTATTTTAAATACCGGGGCTTTATCTTTGCCAAGAGCTTTGGCAGCATCTTGCATTGCCATTTTAAAATTGTATGATTGCCATAGACCAACCGAACATACATGTTCAAATCCATATTTAGACGAAATATATTCTTTAATTTTCTCTCTCGCTTCAGGCAAATAGTCGATATCAATGTCACTAGTCAGGAACGTCTGGGTGACGTTCAATTCGGTGTGGAATCCCAATTTCTGGAATGACTTGGAACCCACCGACATTGTAACTATCACCGGGTACGTCCCTAATTTTTCCTTTCCTAAAATTAATTGCCGTTATCTTCATAAAAAATGAATACATAATAACAATCAAAAATGTGGCATGAAACCAACATTGACTTTTGCTGGGATGAAAACTCTATCAGATCTCATCACCAATCTTAAGTCAGATCTCATCACCAATCTTAAGATCAGAAACCAATTTACTTAACGATTCAATTTTGACATGAGCCTTTGCTGGTAACGAAACCATAGATCCATCTTCCAACGTAACATCAACCACATCACCAACAATTCCATTGTCATCGAGTTCATAAATGTGTTTGTAAATAATTGGATCTATGTCCGTCATATTCAACAGAAACGGCAACACCAAACCGTTTTTATTGTGATCAAATTTTTTATCTTCTCTAATTAAATCCATCCAATATTCATTAGCGCCCTGCATTTCTATTTGATCAATTTCATATTTCAACCGCTGGACATACTCGACCGACAGACGATCGTTTCGTATGCGTTTAGCTGCAATCAATACGACATCTGACCATTCTTTTATTATCATTTTTCAAAAATACTATATGAAAAATTTCGAAAATGCCCCTAGATGTTTAATACCAATCGTATGGGTTAAATCCGCCATAATCAACAATGGACGCCCATTTCATCATGAATCGGACCATGATTTCTTGTCACCAGTGTCAATAGTCGACAGCATTGGTAGACCAATCAAAGGTTTATATGTCCCATCTGGTACGAAATCAATCGTCAGTTGGCCACGCAATATGCTTGATAAATTGCCAGAATCAGATCAGATGTATGTCTATAAGGATGAAATCTTTCCGATAAATGCCACTGGCTATAATGACAATGAAACTTTTATTGAAATTGATGATATGGCGTCAGCATATGACAGGACGGGATTAATGAAATGGCTATCCGGACAATACGCAGGAAAGAATAAAGACGTAACAAGTCAGAGACCACTGAATATGGGTCAAGTTCATAAACCGGGCGAATTATCATTCAAGATATAACCGTCGCTCCGACTGGCAGATCAACCGTGATCGTCGCTAAATCCTTTACCTGGTTTATTAATTCATGATCTTGCAATCTTAATAAATTTACCGTTTTAAATGATGAACATAATTCCCTTAATTCTGAGATCAGTTCTTTGTTTACTGATGGATTTGTCCTTGGTGACAATGACCTAAGTGGATATGTATTTAGGTGTAAATTAAGTGGAATCATCTTATTTATTACAGCCAACAATGCATATTTCAGACCTAATAATTCCGATTTATTAACGTCGGAATTTTCCGGTTTAGAAATCACAATTCTTATGCTTTTTATTAATTGACGATCCTTTAAAAACATAATGCCAATCGCAGATTTTTTACCACTGATCAATATGTCATACATCTCACGCCTCCTTTATTCTTGGGTATCTCGTTCCAGTGATCGTTTCTAAAGAAACGAACAATTCGTTGATGTATTCAACGTACGCTTTTTTCCGTTTAAAGACATCAGTCGCTGCAATTATTTTCTCCATCGCTGGTGATTCAATAGTCTTATTTAGACGTGCAGAACAAGCATCAGCCAACATTTTCATAGGTTCAATTATAATCATTTCTAAATCAGTCAATGCTAATTTCTCGTCATTATTCAGAAATGCATCGGCTACGTCCACCCACTTCAACATTGGTGCCATAAGAGATTTGTTTATGTCATTGGTTTTATCATCTGACAACATCTTATAAAAGACGTAAGTCGAATGTCGCGCTTCGATCATTAATTTCCTAATTCTATCGTTGTCCATGTCATCCTCTCATTTTATTTACATAACAACCTTTAACATCTTTCCGCCACGTGAAGGACTAAGAAATCTATCGAAAGACAATCCCCATTTTAATGGATCGACGGTATGTATTCGCAATAAATATGCCACTAAACACCCGCCTATGCTCCCACGGCCAGGTCCTATGACTAACCCATGAGATCGAGAAAAATTGGTCATGTCTTGAGTTATTAGGAAATATGACGCAAAATCTTTGCTTATTATTCTATTTAATTCGAATTCTAATCGATCGACATATTCTTTTTTGTCCAATTTCATCATCTTGAGAGCATCATGACACCGCTTACGTAGGATTTCATTTGCATTTTCTATAGATGGATATTTCGGTTCAGAATCAAGCATAAATGGCACCACTTTGTCTGCGACTTCCAGAGTGTTGTCACAGGCACGTTCAAAATCCTCAATAGAACAATTGTCACGATATGATTTAGAATTGAATGTTTCTCTAAATTGAGCACGATCTTTAAAAAATTGTTCATCTGAATTTACATGGAATAAATTCGGATCATCAATGGTAACGTTCTGATCGACAGCCATCATTAGTTTCTGGATGATAAAATCTTTGCGTTCCAAATAATGACTGTCACCTGTAATTACTTCTTTCGTCTTTGATTGTATGGCTAATGCATGTAATTTGGCAAATACCTCTTCATCATCAGGCACGCCTGGCATTTGTAATTCCACATAATAATCATCACCAAATGTCTTCTTGAATTTTTTAAATAATTTTATGCCAGTCAGAAGATGTTCTTCGGCTTTCTGTTTATAACGTACATCACCAAGCATTTCATATTCCCTCGTCAGTCGCATGTGTTCACGAATTTCAAATGAAATTGGTCCATTCAAGCATCCAGATAATATAATTAATCCTTCGTGATGTTTATCTAGCATGTCAAACCATGTTCTTGGTCTATAATAAAAACCAATCTCCCATGCGCATTTCATTATTTGTAACAAATTACGATATCCTATTTCGTTTTTACATAATATGGTAATGTGCCTATTACGCGTTATTCTAGATGCTAAATCTTTTATAACAAAATCTTCGGATTTTTTTAAATCACCTATCGTACCACCTGCATCAACAATTTTTCTAAATTTTAAATGTTCATCATTATAATATAATTCACAACCAATTATTTGTTTAATTCCAAATTCCTTCGTAGCAAAATAGAGATCTGGTATTGAGGCCATGTTGCCGTGTTCAGTTAAGGCTATTGCACCCCATTTCCGCTCCATGCATTTTTCGACATACTGTCTGGGCGAACATATTCCGTCCAGAACGCTAAATAATGAATGAACGTGTAGATGAACAAATTCCTCAACCATGAGTCATTAAATACTTCAACTGTGGACGCCTCTTACATAAATTGGGATTTTCTGTTTTTTTAATTCATCGCAGGAGACCGTATTAGTGTCAATGGACTTTACGTTAATTGTACCTTTGTACATGCCACGATGATAGACTCTACAACGCCCCATAGATCCGTCCAATCCACGAATCCAAGATTTTGGAATCTTCCCTGTCAAATCCTTGACATTCATACTAAATGGTATGATTAATGTTGCTAATTTCGATGATTTTGGTTTAATCTTCTCTTTTGACAATTCCATCATTGCATATGACGTACCAGGCAATGTTTCTGGCGCTTTTTTTGATATGTTTCCTTTCCATTTTTTCAATCGTTTGATTAATTCCATAGACGGGCCGATCGGCCCGTTTACGACGAAACGACGATCATTGATTTCAAACGTCTTCCGCATAATTATCCTTTATGTAATTCAGAAGCAACCAAACATCCATCAGCTACAGCATAAAGCATTGGGTCGGCCATCTTAATTTCACCAACTTGAAATGGTACTTCTAAATCATTTATGACCTCTTGAAATCTATCTTGAAATCCATCGACCATCGCAGTTCCACCACCCAAGATTATTGGCATTGGTCGTTCTAATCTGGCCTTGTCTTCATTTTGTATGAATCCGTCGACCAATCCTCTGACGACATTCTCAATTAGAATGCCATAATTAATATATAATGCTTTCCCAACATTGTCTTCCGGCATTTTTTTCAACGTAAATTTTCTATTCTTCAATTTATTTTCCTTATATCGACATGTTGAAGTCATAGTTTCACCTTTGATCACTCGTGCCGTTTCACGGTCAATCCAATCGCCAGAACCAACAAGACTAAATTCAAACACTGGTAAACCAAACAAACTATAACAAGCATTAACCATTCCTGCACCAAACGAAACGGCTATTGCGGTTTTGTCGGGTATTTGGCTAAAAGCTAAAGCGCGAGCTTCATTTATGGCGACGGCATCTAATTTTACTCCCTTAGATGAGACCGAATCTACGATCATCTGAACCACTTTCTGATGAAAGGCAACATTTAATTCAGCATTTAAAGCTTTGGCTGGTACGCAGTAGTGAACCGTCGAATCACCACCGATGACGCCAAGTAATAACGACCTGATAATAGTGGACATGATGTTGATGGCTTCATCTTCATCACCATTTACGACTCCATCAGCCATTGGTCGTTGTAATGGCTGATTAAAAGCGTAGGACAATTCCTCAGCACGTGCGCCTAATGCTATTAAATTGTCCTTACATTCAATGAACGGTATGCCGTTCTGCGTCAATAACTGCTTAGACAATCCATCGCCGTTGTTTAATTTACAAAATCCATTGATTTCATGACGTCTTTTTATCTTACCACTTTGATCTCGATAAGACAATACCACGTTTTTGGTCCCTACATCTAATCCAAAATTCATCGCTTTTCCGCTCCTAAAGCTAATTCGCCTAATTCTCGAAAGCACATCCGCCAGTTTACGTTTCTCTTCAACGTTATTGATCCGCTTCTTGGCCAAGACCAGCAATCGTATTCTGTCCTTCAAACTGCAATTTGAGGTTAGTGAGTTGTTGTGCAGCGATGGCGTCAGCAAGCTTTCCCTCAGATGACTTGATTTGTCTATCGTCTCTTTGGGAAACTCCCAACGACTTAAATTTTTCGCCGTAATCTCGCTGTAGGTCACCTTTGATCTCCAAAGACCCGGTGATGTGTAATTCGATCACCATTGGGGCAGGAATATTCGGCGTTTTTCTAAGAAATCCAAAGAGACCCATCATTGATCCTCCTGAAGCGCTTCTAATTTCTGCATGACCAATTTCCAATCACCATGAAATTCCATGGCCTTATTATCTAAATACACATCAGCCAATGGTTTACCTTCACCAACCCAAACATCATCATATGGTACACCATTTTCATCTGCCCACATCATTACATTCATCTTCAATATTTCTAGATCATATCCTGGGTTAACATCCGGCGTGGTCCGACAAGAATGTAAAATAATAGTCCAACCATTTAGACGCAATTTATTAAGTGCTTCAATAGCATTGGGCAATGGAATACCAAATTCAGTAATGTCAAAATCCTCTTCTTGTTTAACAATAGTATCATCTATGTCAACTGCGATTTTCATCAATTTCTTTTCTCCTTTTCATCATTTTATTTTTGCTAATATTTAAGTATTGAAGATTCAGAGATGAGAGATGATTAAAAGATTAAAAGATTAAAAGATTAAAAGATTAAAAGATTAAAAGATTAAAAGATTAAAAGATTAAAAGATTAAAAGATTAAAAGATTAAAAGATTAAAAGATTAAAAGATTAAAAGATTAAAAATGGTTTAAATCGAATAATGATGATGAGACGCCGTAATCGAATGCATCATCATTGGTTCACCATGACCATGTGGTCGAAAAACCGACGGGAGAACGGCACGTCATCTGCACGATACGCAGACCCCGGACCAAAGGACGGGAGAAACCCAGTGTGGGACAGAGGCCCCCAGGTGAGTCTAACCATCTTACAGCCTGGCCATGAAAAGCGCCCTGCGCGTAATGCGCGGACGGGAGGATGTTTCTCCTTCCATATGTTTCCCAAGAAACATGTGGGCAGATGGGCCTCCACCGGTAAAATCATCCTATGCAAGACATTGGGTGATTTTTTAAGATTTAAACATCTGCATACCATAAAACCATGTAATCATTTAGCAATTAAGGCATACAATCAATCACATTTAGCCAATGTGATTGGGAAAAGCCCAGCATATTTATCATTATGCTGCTTGGTGCTAAATGATTATTGTGATTTATTTTATGGTATACCCATAATGCATTAACCAAAATCATGGTTGTTTTGTGATTTATTGGCTTGCCCTATGGGACGCAGATGGTAGGAGATGGTCTATATTGAATAAGATGAAAATCTAAACGCAGATGGAAATATATATATAGGAAGAGGAAAACTGTATGGCCAAATCATGCAAACTTCCACCATTTGATGGAAACCTCATCGATGGTGGGCAATACGCTGATAGCGAAGGGGTGATATATGAATATAATAAGAAATCAGATTCCTTTATCAATAAAGGGGTAATCAAAACACCGCCTAATGTCAACGAAGAAACCAATGGATTAATATATCCTAAATTATATGATAGAATTTTATTGATCAATAAGTATAAAAATCAATTAAATTTGATCAAATTCCAGACTGAAATAATGATGCCATCATATTTTTATTATTTTAATTCGTCAGATGATTTAATAAGATTTTATGGTGAGACACGAGAGACATTGCGATGTGAAGTCGATAGAGGTAGATTATATCAAAAAATCCTCAGGAACGTATGTGTCGGGGAACGGGGAGATGTTGGATATGAGGGCGATCAGGGTTGGCCAGGTATGTCGGCACCTAAAGAAAGACGAATCATACCGAAATTCATTTCTAATGTCGAGGCAACATTCACTGTCGACGTCAACATACCAATTGATACGCCTATTTCGATACGATTATATAACAAATATGACATAAAAACGTCTGAGATATTAATTGAAACGGATGGCACTAACGCTGACAACATCACCATAAAGAATTATACTAAAAGCACCATAATAAGTGAAAATCCAACAATAAAGATAGCGAAAACTGAGGATGTGTGGACGATCGAGGCAACAATTAAGTTGTCGTTAGGTTCATACGACAAGCATTATTTTAAAACCAGACAAATCGGCCCAAAGGGTGAAACTGGGCCGAATGGGCTAAATTTTCTACAAACTAAATTAAAATGGATTGATGATCTAGGGATAGTCTCTACTAATGCAGTGATAAACGTTAGGAAATCATCGACTTCTTCAGACATATTATATAAACGTCAAGCAGTAACTGAGGGATCCTGCGTTTATGGTTTGACGCCGGTTTATGGGCTACCGCTTGACATAGTAGAGAGAGCATTATGGGTAGCAATATTGGAGACGTCCAGGGAATGTAAAGACATTGTCACTATCAAGCCATTATCTCTTTCGGCAATATCCGAACCAGTGCTTAATTTACCATTCTGGACGCCAATGAAACAATGTGCTGATAGACTAAGATTTCCAATAGCGACATATGATTGGCAGGATGACATCCAGGCAGAAGAAAAGGGTGGTGTAATACCTTTCAACATATTAAAAGATCCACGCCCACCAGAACAATGTTGCCAACAAGACTTATTTTGGTGCGCAAATGTCGGCGACTCATGTCCAGTAGAAGGCGATGTGCCTAAAATCATCAGATTTGAAACAGATGAATGTCCGTGTGATTGTCAACCAAGAACTGACCTGATGATATTCGATGGTGAAACGACATCGAATACGTATCAGTGTTCAATAAATGGGAAAATGCACGAGTATCGGCAAGAAATTATTTTAAATAAATCCAAAACGAAAATAACAATCGCATTGAATAACAATAATTACTGTGATGAGCACACAAAATTTAAAATAGAACCATGTTCAATAAGATCTAACATAATACCGACCTGTCTGGAAGACGAGATGACACAAGACCCCGAAGGAATATTGGCAATAACAGACATGGGTAATGCATCAATAATAATCATTGGAACTGGGACGATGAGATTAGATATACAAGTAAATCTAGATAAAACTGTGTGCTGCATTGGATATGATCTAACGGTGACGGCGGAGGTGGTCGAATGATTATGTTTCCGCCAAATGCCAAAGACAAAGACCAAGTCATAGATGTTTATGGCGTACTGCATGAATTTGACATAGAATCTAATTCATGGATAAACAAGGGCGCGACGAAAATTCCACGAATTGTAGATGTAGAGAATGATGGGTTGGTGTATCCGACATTATTCGATCGGGAAAGAAAAATAGAATTCCACAAAGATGACTTACGCAAAACAGTAAAATTTGAAAATAATCAGGCATATTTCTATTATTTTAATTCGTCTGATGATTTGATTAGATTCTATCCTGAATCACAACAGAGCCTAAGATATGAGGTTGATAGAAGTAGATTGCATCAGAAAGTATTGCGCAACGTCTGCGTAGGTCCCAAAGGTGATGCTGGACTACAAGGCAAACAAGGCAGATCTGGCATTAAGGCTTATAAAGAAAGGCATTTGAAACCCAGAAATTTAACCACATCATCAATGATGGTCGAGAAGGCATTGACGTTACCAATCGAGACGAACATTTCACTTCGTTTATATAATTACAGAAATCAAGTTACCGAAATGTTGTTGACCAAAGACATGGAAGTAGTCGAAATAATCGGACAACAAGTCGAGATCAAAGACATAACGTGGGAGAATGAGACGTTCAAAGCAACAATTTATGGAACGTTTGAGAAGGGTTCGTGGACGTTCAAGATCAGACAAATTGGCCCAAAAGGTGAAATCGGACCTGATGGTTTAAATTTCTTACAGATCATCGAGGACCAACAATTATTAGATAGTCTGATCGTAGATCAAGCAGTTAAAAATTTGAGAAAGAGCGACGTCGGCAATAACTTATTCTATTTGGTCGATGCAATCTCTAAAGAAATGTGCGTCATGGGTATTGTACCGACATATCTACCGCCAGCTACGGCATTCAAACCAGTCATCATCTGTCACGAAAATCCATCGTCGCCAGGATATTCAGATCATCTAGTCAAATGGGTAGCAATACAACCGACGACCCAGACATGTAAATATATCGTCTATAATGAATACATCTCAACGGATTCGGTCGAGCCAGTGTTGAATCTACCGGCATGGACGCCACAGAGAGCATGCATTGACGTATCTAGATTCGATTGGGCGAAATTTGAATGGCAAGAAGAACAAACATTACCCTTCAAGATCATGAAAAATCCAAGACCAGAGGAATTTTGTTGTCAAGAAGATATGTTTTTGTGCGCAAACGTTGGTGACGTATGTGATGTTGCTGGTGCATTCAGTCCACCTAAGAAAATCGGTTGTCCATGCCCATGTGAAATACAAGGCAAAGAAATTGACATCAACTGTTCACCATTGTGTTGTGTGGAATGCAAGGAAGAAACAATCAGATGCATACCACCACAAGAATGTGCCATTAATGGCGACAAACAAATAGCCACATTTAAATTGAATTACGATGAATGGCTTGATCCAGCTTGTAGAAAAGAAGATGGATCTTATAAGCGGGGATGCTGCGATGATGGTGAATGGATAGCGTTTACGGTAAAAGTAAAATCACCGACTGATAAGTGCGACAAAGAACGAGGTGATTTTTTAGCTGCTGGTGGTAAATTCCCAAGTCGTTGCAATGCAATTATGACGGCAGAATTATTGAGTGCCACTGGATTAACGCCAGTGTATTTTGAACAACGAGCAAAATTCTTCCCAATAGATACGACGCATCCGACGCCATTTAAATACCAAGAAAAAATGACATATCTTAAATTGCCCGACATTGACGCAATGAAGATGCCCGCATCTCTAGAATGGAATCAATCACGACAACAATTATCTAATTGGACGGACGCACAATGGAATGCATATCTTAACGAACTTTATTTGAATGACAAATGGGTAGGCGATGCAATCGTCGCAGAATTAATGACGAGACTCAAAGAAGTCCCAGTCCCAACAATCGGGAATGAGACATTTAAAGCAACAATATTAAGACCTGATGGTGGATTGCGTGAATTGACTTTCTTTTTGAGAATACCAAAACCTAGTAAATTTGATACGCCAAATTATCAACCATGGAGCGGTAGTGCTCTAATTAAGGTGCAAATTAATTATAACCAGGTCGACTGTTGTACCGGATATGAATTGGACGTATGCACATCGATACCATGCGACGCTGGGTCGTCGTCCAGTTCTAGTTCATCATCATCCAGTTCATCATCCAGTTCATCATCCAGTTCCAGTTCATCATCTAGTTCATCTAGTTCATCGTCTAGTTCATCTAGTTTATCGTCTAGTTCCAGCTCATCGTCTAGTTCCATGTCGTCTAGTTCCAGTTCATCATCATCTATGTCATCCAGTTCCAGTTCGTCGTCTAAATCCTCCAGTTCTAGTTCGTCTAAATCCAGTTCCAGTTCGTCATCTAAATCCAGTTCCAGTTCGTCGTCTAGATCCTCCAGTTCATCATCATCTAGATCCAGTTCTAGTTCGTCGTCTAAATCCTCCAGTTCTAGTTCGTCGTCTAAATCTTCTAGTTCATCATCTAAATCTAGTTCATCATCTAGATCCAGCTCCAGTTCATCTAAATCCAGCTCCAGTTCATCTAAATCCAGTTCGTCATCATCATTATGCTCATGCACACCAACAATATTAGCTAGCAAAACAACCCATGGAGGAACAGATCCAATTTGGGATTTAACACCATATCAAGGAATTGGAATAGCAACATGTGGTGGATACTGGAGATTAATAGAGATTGGTGCATGCTACCCAACTGTTTACCCATGGTATGGTGCCGGATGTATCGATGAAAACAATGAATTGCTCGGATTACCAGCACAATTCGTATCGTCTTACTATTATACCGGATATATGCAATTGCAGATTGGTTGTTCAGAATCAGACGATCAAACGACAATTCGATGGCCTGGCGATTGTCAACCCTTAACAAATATATCTGATTTTAATGACTGTGGCCCAATTATGATACTCGGCGGAGCATTTTTACAAAACATTGGTGATTCTTGGGATCTTGCCCAATTCTTAGGCAATGATATAGCAGAGCCAAATGCATTCTGGAGATTAATAGCAAGAGATGGATTCATATTTGATTATGGATGTGTTGACGCTAATGGGAAGTTAGAACTTCTACCTAATTCATTCATCGCTGACGCGAACCTAACAGAGATCAGATTAGAAATAGGTATATTATCTGGGTCTTATATAAATTGGCCAAACAAAGAATCACAAACACCGTATCTTTGTTGGTCTTCGTCTTCTTTATCTTCATCTTTATCTTCATCTTCGTCTAAATCCTCTAAATCTTCTGAATCCTCTTCGTTTTCATCTAAATCTTCTTCATCCTCTTTGTCCTCATCTAAATCTTCTTCATCTTCGTCTAGATCATCATCCTCGTCTAGATCATCAGAATATTGGACAGAAGCGAGACCTGCAGGGAACGTTGATCGTCATTTTACAGCATTAGCGATTGACGATGACGGCCAAAATTTGATCGCTGGGGCATATGGTAAAAGATTGTATGTGTCGACCAATGGTGGAGATATATGGTCGGAGACACAACCGAATGATACCTATCAGGACTTAGATTGGGGGGATGCCGCCAGTAATTCTAATGGTTCACAAATCGTGGTGATTTCATCCAAAATTTCGGGTTTTACACCGACTGGAAGGATATATAAATCAACAAATTATGGATCATCATGGTCTGAATTACGACCAATTGGCGACAATGATGAATATTGGGCTAGCATAGCATCTGATTCTGATGGATCTAATTTGATTGTGTGTAGTGACAGGGTATATATATCATCAGATTATGGGTCCAATTGGTCAGAGACTACACCAACTGGAACTGCCGAAGATAAGAGTTGGGATGACGTTGCATCTGATTCAACTGGAACGAATTTAATGGCATGTGTATATGGCGGAAGATTATATTTGTCATCGGATTCTGGTGCAAATTGGTCTGAAATTTTTCCACCTGGCGGCACACCAGGAAATAAAAATTGGGATTTTGTGGCGTGTAGTCAGAATGGCCAATATATGTTAGCAGGCATATATGGCGGAAGATTATATTTGTCATCGGATTCTGGTGCAAATTGGTCTGAAATTTTTCCACCTGGTGGCACACCAGGAAATAGAAATTGGAGATGTGGTGTTATTGGTGGAAATGCTGCAATAATGATGGTGGGCATATATTCATCGACTACCAATGGTCGTATTTATTGTTCTACTGATGGTGGAACAAATTGGTTCGAACAACGACCTCTTGGTAATACTAATCAAGCTTGGAGTAAATTAGCTACAGACTCTGTTGGAGATAAAATGCTTGCTAGCACAACCACCAGATTATATTTACATTTTGGTTAACAATCAGATTGCATTCTGACTGATCAAGGGAGAAACAAAAATGTTCGATAAAGTTCTGAATAATAACATTTTAACCCACATGCCATTTGCGATGATTGGACCAAACAACGAAGACATATTGTTTTTCTGTAAATACGAAAAAACATGGAAGATATGTTATGAAATTGGTGACGAGAACATAATCAAAATTAAAACTAATCTAGATGATGATACTTGCGAATGTGCACCAACAGCGTGGTACGAAGATGGACAATGGAATGTATCATTCATATCTGGACCACCATTTTTCTTATATCATATGCACGGTAAAACATTGGATCAATTATCAGAACCAAAAATGATCATTAGGACTAGAGCCGGTTTTTTATATAAGAACCGTATTGTGTTTTCTGATCCAGAGATTAACGTACACATAAGAGACACAAATGATTCAATAATTAAATTGGATGGTTTAATATATTATATTTCATATCGCTATGATGAACCAGACAAATTATTAATTACATATCAAAAGAACAGACAGAAAAATAAAATAATACAATGTACATCAGAATATGATTTAAATTCGAATGAAGAACGTATTTTAGAATATAACAATGAATTGTTATATAAATCAACAATATTTAAAGGAATGCTAATTCATGCCAAACGAATTGGTGCTGGATTCGAGGACAGAAAACTCAAATTGGAACAATCTGTGAAATTTAAAAAAGTGAATACAATGAAACGACACAATATTGATCGTTTGATTAGATTAAATAGACCAATCATCAACGAGTGGTTATAGCTTCCACAAACCATTTTGGCAACATTGCTCTGTTCCGTTGTACAAATCTATCGAATTCCGAATCGATGACATAAGTATCGGCCCAATCATCCTCGGATCTGATTGATCTACCATAAGATTGTATTATCTTTAATGCACATAAATAACCTAAATAATTGTGGTTCAACTCTGTCCTCATCTTTAATTGTTTATTGTCCATAAAATTTGGATATGGAATTTTGCAAATGATTTGAAATCGACTCAAATCATCACGAAGATCGAGACCCTCGTGCATCGCTGGTGCAACGATGATGCCATTCTTAGTCTGTGCATGCTCTTCCAACATTGCTTCTTTGTTTTGAAAATTAGTCTGCAATAAAAATCTTTGGGAGACCTCCTGCGAACAACATTCTTCAAGTTTCTTCATGATTTCAAAATTATGCGTATGGATGATTCCACGGAAATCACGATAATGACGGCATATGTCGTTTACTTTCTTAATTAATTCTGGCATAGTACCAAATTTATCTTTAAAGTTCATTGATCCAGCATATTTTTTATAGATGGGACGATTCTCTTTTGGAAAAGAATTTGGCATAGTGATGGTGACACAATCATTGCGATCAATGCCATACATATCCATAATCATGTTAAAATCAATTAGAGTTGCACTCATAATCAAGATAGAGGAAGCTTTACTAAACACCAAACGATTGACGTGTTGTCTTACATATATTGGTTTAAATTCTAACGTCGTGTTGCCATTCTTGTGATTCTTCAATTCGTATACCCACCACGTTGGGTCTTCTATCATAAACATATTTAATTTGATTTCGAGACGTTCAATTTCTTCGTATTCTTTAATAGAAGACTGACTAAGTGCAAGAGCCTTCAATTCTGATAAAATTGATGATATGTCATTCGTTCTAAATCGCTCTTGATATGCCTGGACAGACCCCAAATCCTCTATCTTGATGTTCGCCGCACGAAGCATTTTGTCGGTAAACGTTACGCTTACGAAATCCATCAATTCATTTTCTATGTTATGACCTTCATCCGCGATGAGTAAAGATCTATCTACGAAACGATTGCCAACCATCATTTGGAATAAAAAGCTCTTATAGTTCATGGCACAGACGGTGGCTTGTATTGCTTCGTTCAATCTATTCCAATATTCACAATTGCCTTCATATTTGCATTTTGCACTACCAATCGATTTACAATGTCCATTTGCACAATTCTTGTAGGATTGAGAATGCGTTATCGCGTCGATGGTATTGCAACAACTTGGATCATTTAAATAAGAGGTCCAATAATTACATTTATATGCATTGCGACCTTTTAGATCAACAATGTCGTCAAAATCGCCGACCAATTGTGATTGTAATATCTTAGTAGAAGTCAAATAAAACGATGACCCTAAAATTTTAGAAACGGTATATCCAATCACGCTTTTCCCACTACCAGTTGGTGCATTCAAAAGAACGAATTTCTTCCCACTAGAAAATGAATCTAAAATCTTCTTGATTGCTTCTTTCTGTCCATGACGATACTCTTTCATTGGGAAAACGTCATCAATGAAATTGTCTTCCACTTTCACGTCCTCAACCCGGTCGACCGGGTCAAGAATCAATTTTCTTTTGCCCATGTTGTCTATTCGCATCATTCCTCCATTCATGAAACCACATATCAAATACTTGTTATCTTTGTCAAGTATTTAACGATTATGAATAAAGCATTGATTTTTTCAGATCCACATCTCGGAATCCCCAGCAAGTTGGACAATTGTATTTGGGCTATGATGATTATGCGACAATATGCACATGATCATCACATAACCAACGTTTATTGTCTAGGGGATTTGTTTCACGATCGGGTAAGCATAAACATTGAGACGTTAGTTAAAGCATATGATTTTTTCAGCGAAACGCAAGAAAAATGGGGACAAAAATGGACCACGTTCCCAGGAAACCATGACATGTTTTTAAAGAATTCATGGGACATAAATTCAGTGAGACCGCTTGGTAAAGTGTTGACGGCGATCGACGAACCATCAGTGATTGATTTCGTCGACTTCAAATTCTTCATATTGCCATTCATTTATAATGAAGATGAATATTTGGTCCATCTGATGGAGATCAACAATCGTGCTGAACCACAAGACATCCTATTGACGCACATCGGAGTGCGCGGCGCGGAACTAAACAGATGCTTCCTATTACAACATTGGTCGAAAGTTCATTTCGATGACGTAAAAATGTCATCAATTTTCACTGGACACTTCCATTGCCAACAACAAGTAGGAGATCGGATTTGGTATCCAGGCAGTCCAATTTCATTTAGATTCGACGATGGATTAGTTGATCATGGATTTCTGGTCGTAAATTTCAATCCCCGAAAGGTTGAATTCATAGACATATATGATGCATGTCCGGCTGAATTATTAAGTCAGGCACCGCCAAAACATTTGACTAATATGAGTGACACGGAAGAGGGAACCATAATCAAGAACGCAAAAGGCAATAATATAAAAATCATCTTATCTAGAGAATATACGCCAAACGAATTGACGACCATTCGACAAAACTTGATCGAGAGTGGTGCGAAATCAGTAGTCTTTGCACGACCTAAGGAACAGATTGAAACCGAAAGAAAAATGTCGAACGTAAAGGTGGATTTGCGAAATCACAAATCTGCTCTACATACTTGGCTTAGCGTCGACAAACCAACTGAATATGACATAAAATTATTGGAAAAATTGAATGAGAGCATATCTGAGAGAGCCGAGGAAATACTCATCGAAAAAGGGTTGGAGGACGATGAATGAGTTATGCGGTTCACATCAAAATAAAACGAAACGTCTTATCAGAAATTGAAATGGCATGTCTAAACATGAATTTTTCATATGTGGGTAAAGATAAGGATTATCACACTTACAGGAAGAATGACGTAGACATACTGATCAAGATTGGTAATGAAATCGAAATATTCATAGTCGTGCCATGGAAGGGTGATTGGAAACAGATATATGAACCGGCGATGATTCTTTTAAAAAGATTCGGCGGTAAGATTGATGGTGATGGAATCGAAAGATCACTACCAGAGAGAGATGAATGGTTGAAAAGAATGGAGAAGGATGGATGCTTGGATTAAAGAGCGTTACGATTAGTGGTTTTAGATCTTTTGGTGTAGAAGAAACGACGATTCGTCTCGACAATCTCGGTCCGACTTTGATAATTGGCCATAATGGTGACGATGTTAGCAACGGCGCTGGCAAGAGCACTTTGGTAGATGCTATATTGTGGTGCTTATTTGGCAAAATGCCGTCGTCAGAACGACCAGCAAACAATGTAATAGGTTGGGGTCTAGATGAATGTTATGTGTCATTGGAGACCGACACTGGACATACAATTAAACGATTCAGAAGAAAGAATGCCAACGAATTATTCATTTATAAAGATCAGACCGACATCACTCATTCGACGAGCACTAATACGCAAGCCACATTAAACAAAATGTTCGATCTGGATTACGAATTGTTCATAGCCGGAACGTTCTTCGGACAATTCAGTAAACCATTCTTAGAATTACCGGACGCAAAACGCCGTAAATCACTCGAAAGATTATTGCACCTCCATAGAATGAACGTCCGCGCCGAAATAGCTGGCGAAAAGGTCAAAGAACTCAACCAGATGCAATCGATGAATGCAATTGCATATGATGACATGGTTTCTGAATTAAGCCGAATAGAATCTGACATTGTAAACACCAAACAAAAGATGAAACCGTTCGAGATTGAGAGATCAGATAAGATCAAGAAGATGACAATGGCGTTATCCACTATGGAAGAAAAATTGACCAGAGATGGGAATCTGATCGACATTCAGGATCTAAAAAAGAAATGGGAAGTCGTATCAAAGGTTCAGAGCAAAATAAATGCGATGCGATCGAAAATTGACGATTATAATTCTAATGAATTATTAAACATCAATTCGAAAATCGATTCTAGAAATAGAATAATGGATGAATGGAAAAAGAAATCCGGTGGGATCTGTGCGAAATGTCTACAAAAAATCGATCCAAATCATGCCAAAAAACACATTGATGAAATCATAGAGGAAATGTCAAAATTGGTTGACGCAAAGACGCAGATAACGACCACAATCAATCAATTAAGAACGACTGCCAATAAAGCGGAACAAAAATTAGAAGAGATCAAACCAAAAATCACGGCGCGTGAAGCAGAATTACATAATGCATCTGTAAACAATCTGGTTAGAGACATTTCTCAGCATAAATTAATGATTGAATCTAAACAGAACGAAAGGAATCCCTACGAAACGTTAATAGATGAATATAATAAACAATTAATAAAGACCAAAGAAAAATTGCGAGACCATGATCTGAAGACGACAAAACTGAACGTCTTCATAAGACATGTTGATTATATCTACAAAATGTATCATGACAAAAACAAATTAAAGAGTCTGATATTGACTGATTTGATACCATATTTAAATAATAGACTTTCATATTATATAGAAGCAGTTGGTCTTGATACTAAGTTAGAATTTAATCAATATCTACAATGTAAGAGCGACAAATGGGATTACGTCTGGTTTTCCGGCGGTGAGAAAAAGAGAATTGACGTCGCATTGATGTTTGCACTATATGATCTACATTCTGCCATATATGGCAAACAATGCAACATATTAGTGCTTGATGAGATAGATGGGAGATTGGATAAGAGTGGGATACAATCATTCGTCGAGATCATTTGGAAGGATTTTGTAAACAATGACCAAATGACCGATCGTCCGGATAGTATATTAGTCATAAGTCATAAATCAGAAATGTTCGACGCATTTCCGACCAAAATCATAGTAGAAAAACGACCACCTGGTGTGAATGGTAAATCAACGGTCAGAATTGAAGGACTATGAAAAGTCATTCAAAAATAAGACAGGAGGATGGAATGCGACAAACAATTCAGGAAAAAATTAGAATGATGTTTAACCTTGAATATGCCAAAAGGCTGCTCATTCGTTATTTCATCAAAAAGGGATTTGCAGATAATTTCGACATACATGTTTATCCCCCTATGATTGCTGATTTATCTAAAGAAATACCTCAACTTTTAGGCAAGGTGGAAATCGTACCATACATGGAAGAAATAGACCCATCAAGCGGCACAGTAAGAGTTGGATGGAATTTATTTGTTTTGGGACATAGTAGAATGTACTTGGGTAATTCAACCCACAAGGACATTAATGAATTGAATCTTGGTCAGTATGCTGGTGCGACGTCGATGTCTTCTAGAAAAATGGTTACGCCGAAACAGATCATCAAATTCATCGTAGGTGAATTACAACATAAACAAGGTGGATATCTTGATACCGCCCCAACCATTGCGCCTACGCCTATCACTGCATCGATGGCATCAAATCAATTCTATTCTAAAAAGAGACCGATTTGATGACCCATGATGAAGAACTTTATCGCATCATTGACGAAGTACTTTATTATGTCTGGGATCCCATTGGAGTAGCAGAGACTCCACAAGCACGTAATGAATACCATGAATATGTTCCGCAAGTTTTCCGCTTACTCAAAGAGGATGTAACTGCAACTGTGATCGCGGAGCATTTATTAAAAACGTCGATTAAACATATGGCTATCGACCAGAATCGTCATGGAATGGTAGTTGCAGAAATTCTTCTACAATGGAAAGCAATAATTAGCAGAAAGTATAATCATTAATTTATCAAACAGTTTGCTGTGAGTGGTGCTTCTTCAACTAATGCTGATTCACAATCAAATCCCGTAATTGCATGGACTATCCCGTCCAATTGGGATGTTAATAAATAAAGTTCTTTGGTCATAGCTTTTGGTTGTGCAATTACAAAAAGATATATGGAATTATCCTCACCGAATTTCAAGGCAAACCGTTCAATTTCAATTTTCATAGATCGCAATAATGTCTTCCAGCGTCCCAATAATTCAACCAGAACAGCCATCTGTTCAGTTACTGTTTTCTCATTGGTTATTTTTCTCTGAACGTTTGAAAGCCATTCTTGTGTTAATATAGTCTCAAATTGGACTTGGTTCTCCACTTTCAACCCTCCTTTGGGCGAGCCTTGATCTGTTCAACTAATTTAAGTATGTCATCGACGGCAGTTTTATGGTCGAGTCTATTGAAACGATTGGCGAACGGCCATGGGTTCCAGGCGCTACAAATGACATATCTGTCTCTTTCATTTTCCGTTAAATTGTCTGCAGCCCATTGATAACTATTGGCCTCATGTTTAAACCTATCCTTACGTATGTTAGGGCTGACATCAGGATTCGTCCCATAATGATGTAATTTTCCAGTTTTTGGATCAGCACACATGTCTAACCCAAAAATAAATACTTTATCATAATTCATATAATGCGCAGTCTGCATGTTTGCATATACCGTTGATCTACCTATGTGATATCCTTGCATTAAATCTCTAGAGAATCCTATCCCCTGCTTTATTCTAACTATGGTTCTATTCTCAGTTCTGTCTTTGACTCTGACAGAGGTAGCTGTGATTACGTGCGTTCTAGTGTCATTCCAATTGTCTGGATTTCGCAAATATTGAGTATGATCGCAGATTGACCACCATCTAGTCGGCCATAGTCTTTTGTCTGGTTTGTTAATTGACATTATATCAATCAATTCGACGCCTTTTAATTTATCTAGTGGTGCTTCTGAAATCGATGGACCATTACCTACAACGATCAATATACGTCCTTTTCCTACGTCTCTTAATTGTGCAACGTTAGCATCTATGGCGTTGATTAATGTTTTTCGTATTCCTGCGACGTTGGCTGATGTCTTTTTTAATTGTATACGTTTCGGTTGAGCCACAACCGACGGCCTTCTAAGCTCTTGCGGCGTTGGTCGTCGTAATTGTTGAGGTTGAGGTTGAGGTTGAGGTTGAGGTTGCAATTGAGGTTGTGGTACAGGTGATGGTCGAGAATGTTGCACCACCAACGTAGATGATTGCCGTTTTAATGTTTGTGGAATTTTTGCCGTCTTGGTTGCTCTAGCCGCAGCTATTGTTTGTCGCCCAAGATTTACAAATTTTGGCAGATTATGTTTTATCGTTATGTTAACGCGTCTCATTGGCGGCGATGCCATGTCTTTTCCTCGATTTACATTTATGACATAATTTTGTTTGGAACAAACTACATGTTAGGACTCTCACCTGCTCACCACATTTACAATTAATCAAACATGACGTTCTCTTTTTTAAATGATCACGTATGAAAGAACCCGGCACGACATTTGGATAACGATCAATTATGTATTTATAGTCATCATTGTCATTGGTTAGTTTCTCGTTAGATACTTGACAAGGAATTAACGGTGTGGTAAAATTGCACACGGACATAAAATTTTGGCTTCTTTCATAGGATTTGATATCAATGAGCTTTGTTGAAATTTTTTGCTTGTACTTGTCTATTTGTTGTTTGAGCCTTTTGGCTTTATTCATTTTCGAGTACAATAAGTGGAATGCAGTGGTCGTTAATAAATTAAATACTGGTGCTTTGCCAGCGACAAATCGCAATTTCCCTGAATTGATCTTATCCAGGATTGCTGTCGTAGCGTCGTGGGTATGTTCAATTTTTTCGTCATCATTTTTAGGATTGAAATGTGTTGACACTCCGTCGCATATTTTGTAAACCATCAACGATAGAGACTCCCATTTCTGTGGGTCTTTGTCGTTTAGCCATCCTCCCCATGTCTTTTCAAGTTCTTTCGTATCGACGTACTTTGTCATGTTTGCTCCCCCCAAGAGCATTAAAATACTGTGGATCATTTAACATTAGATTTGGAGAAAACAGAAATGCGCCAAGTAGCCAAACTCTTCCTCAGAGGAAAACGATACAACGACACATTGAAAAATTTGTCGGATGGGGACAGAGAAAGGCTAGACACATTGATACGGCGAGTACGAAGCATGCCAGAAATGCAAAAATGTCGGAGCATTTTCTGTAGGAAATTGGCCACCACAATTAAAAACGAATATTGTAACCCAGAAGTGGCTCAGGGTGAATTTGACATAGCAGTCATGCGAGCTGGTGTCACGACTTTGTTCGTGCAGCCAGTAGAGAATGAAGTATTAAATGATCCAAACCAAATGAGGAAAATTTTTACATATTGGGTGTTTAATTATCTAAAACAGATCATTAGGGAAAACGTAATACCAGCGGTTACAATTTCACAGAAGAAGAAAATTGCGGGTGAGGAAATAGTCATAGAAGAGATTAAAAAATTATTAAATTCACAAGGACTCGAAAACAGATATGTTTTAACGCATGATGAAAATCACACGTTCATCAAATTAGATACTGATCACTGTAGTAGCAACGTAATGTCAATATTAAACATGGATGATGGCATAATTGGAGCATCCAAATTCGTAGACATAGTCAAAAGATCTGGATGTTCTATAAACGTAATTCCTGGCATGATAATCATCACCCGTCTGAATGACATAACCATTACCGTGGAGCAGAGGCATAAAGAGAATTTATCTATAACGAGTTTTGAGGGTGGTGATGAAGAAAACGATAGATATAGAGATTCACTAGAATATCGGATGCAGACTGATAACCGCAAACACAACGAAATTGAGCGCAAGAGCGTAAATCTTAGAGAGATCGATGATTTAATTCCGGAAGAATGTAGAGACGTCTATTTAATAATGTCCGATCCACCAGACATTTTCTTAATGGAATTTGGTGAAGAAGCAAGATATAATTATTCAATGATAGCCAAATTCCTGGGCTTACATTCAAGTTCAGTAAAGGAGAAATTGCGCATAATCAGAATGACATTAATGCAGAATGATATAATACCACAATTAACAAAGCACAACATGGATGAGGAACGGAAACCAACGCCACATGATGATGTGAGTAAAGGATATACGATTGGCAGTAAATGGATTGACAATCATGGCATTGAATACGTCTGTATGGACAATAATGCAAATTCTGCACAATGGGAAATATATATGGACAAAGATGCCATTAATGTCGTCAATTTAGTTGAATCATATTCCAATCAGATATAACGCCACCCTTGGGGTGGTGATTGATTAGGTTGGTGTGATTGCACGTTTTGGCCCATATTACGGCTTATGCCAGGATTTTTCTTCCCTGGCGCATTCTGAGGGCCACGTTGTTTCAGATCACGTGCCCAACAATAACCAGCCCCACGTCCAGTCATTGGTCCTTTCCCAGCGGGTCCAGTACCGTCTCTCTGTGGCATGTTTTAACTCCTTTCTTTTCTTTTCTCGTTGCTGTTATCGGCTTTTTTGCCGAATTTCCCGGAAGGTCGATCATTGACGACTATGAATTCATTCTTAATCGTCATTTGTCCATATTTATTTCCCCCACCGTATGGACCGGCGGCGGTCTTTTTTTGTTCCGGTTTTGTTGGCATATCTAGGTCTCCTCAGTTTCATGACGTACACAGGGAAAGGTGAACGATACAACGTAATCTTCCCATATATTTTTGCCGCTACGATCATGTCACGCGACAATGCGACGTTCAGAATATCAATGACTAATTTCTGATCCAAATCTTTTGGCAAACTAACTAATATCGAATTCAAATCATTATATGTATTGATCAATTTACCTAAAACATGACCAAGATCGTTTGTTTTAAAGTAATTATGTAATTTCACGTATTTTTTGCATTCGGCACATTTTAATACTTTAATTACACCATCCCTGACAATTTTTGAGCCAATGCCGTTGCAATTAGGACAATCTACCCAACTTCGTTTAGTGAGCCGTATCGGATTAACAATGTATTTCATGTCTATGGTCACCACCACAGTTTATCTATGCGGCCCAATTGAACATGATGCCAAGCCCGGCGACTGGCGTGATTGGTGGACGTATAAATTATCTACGATAAGAGACATATCAAACAGAAATTTAATATCGATTCTCAATCCGTTGATCAAGCCACATGGCATGCCAAAAGAAGCATACTTGCCACAAGATGAATATTGGAAAATGTTGAATGAACGCAAAAACGTTAAGGATGCATTTGTTGGTATGAACGCCTGCATAGAAATGTGTAGAACTATGGTGACAATTAGTGACGTCATATTATGTCGTCTACCAAAAATTTTTACAGTTGGCACCATAGAGGAATTGTTGCTTGCCAAGCAACTGAGCAAAGATGTCTTCTTCGATTGTCCAGACGGAATACCATCTTTCTGGCTTTTGGCTGAATTCGCCAAACATGATACAATAGATGAGACGTTTTTTCTCAATCCAGAGAAATTGTTAGAAGCAATCACAGGATTGGCTAGAAGGAGAAATGCATGTTTGGTTTGACATCGAGATTTGAAATCAATATCGGAAATGAATCAACCCCAATGGAAACGGCAGACACCATCACTTTCGCCGCCAAATATCGTTGTCCTGCAATAGTCATACCACCCATATTGGTGCCTGTTGCTATCGTTGAACGGTCGAAGATACGTGCACAATATAAAATCATAACCGCAATTGATTTTGATAGATCCAACAATTATGCGCTGGATAAATTCAAAAATCTTGACCGAAGCGTCTTTCAATCGGATGGATTTGACGTATTAATAACTGAAGGTAAAAATCTAGGCGAGACAATTAATGAAATGAAAGCCCTAACTGAATTCATCAGAACTAGAATTAATCCGACATTAGAGATCAGATTCGTTCTAGGTGCATTGCATCGTAGTAAAGAAGCAATTGATCTCATATTACAAGCTGCGAAGAGCGTGCCGGTTGCATATATTAGAACGGACCATCATTTAGTGTCGCCAAAATGCAATGATGACGTACAAAATAGCATCATATCTAGCATCAGAAAAGTCATACCGTACCCAATCAAATTGAGTTGTAACATCACATTAGATACGTGTCAGAAATTCAACGTTAATAGATTCGACGTTACCACAACACAGATCAAGGAAATAATTAAACGGAGCGTCGAACAGACAAAATCCGATGACTCCATAAAACAGGACATAAAAACGTTTAGGACGATGGGTTATTCAGAGACAGAATCAATACGTAGGGCGATGGCAAGTAGAGAAGATAAAAATGATGGCACTCTTCCATTTCCAGAGGATTAAATGAACGGACCATTACCTGATCACGAAATAAATTCACTTGGGATAGTTAATCCATGCGAATCTAAACAGAATCTCATATACGGGCGTAAAGTGCCGTCGTGGGGGTTGCAATCATTTGGATATGATGCGACGCTCGACAAAAACGAATTCTTTGCATTTTCAAACGTTGGGGGTGGCATTATTGACCCAAGGAAATTTGACGATAAACTATTGGTAAAGATGGAGCCAAGAATAGATGGAGATGGTCTGGCATATTTCATCGTGCCGAGCAACGGAACTGCACTAGGAGTAACTAGGGAAGCATTTCTTATGCCTAATGACGTATTGGGCATGGTATTTGGCAAAAGTACTTATTCTAGATGTGCATTGGTTATTAATTGTACGTTACTTGAACCGGGTTGGGTTGGCAGATTGGTAATTGAATTACATAATTCATCTCCAATACCAATCAAAGTATATGCAGAAGCAGGGATATGTCAGATAGTATTCGTTAGGGGTAATTTACCAAACCATATCTATGATGGTAAGTATCAACACCAAAACCGTTTGATAACGGCTAAGATTTAGGAGGTCACAATGTTCAAAAAGAAAATCACGATAGAGTTACCGAAAAATGAGGCCGAATTATTGCTGGAAGCTTTAAATCTGCTTCCTAAGAACAAGCGCACCATAGTATATGAGAAATTACATGCCAATATCCAAAACGTAGTAACGCTGTATATGAATGCCGAGAGAGTCGAGATGATTAAGAAACGACAAGATGAATTAAAATCAAAGATTAGGAGATAACCATGCCAATCATTTGTCTCGAAGGACCGGATTGTACCGGCAAATCAACCGTTGCTGCTGCAATAATAGAATGGTTGCAAATCACATCAAGGCAGGCAATCTTGGCGAATAATCCAGGATCAACACCACTGGGTAAGACCATACGCAAATTAATCAAACAGCCGGAGACGTTCTCAGACGACATCCAAATAGATCCACGCACTGAGCGGTTGTTGTTTTTGTGTGATAATTCAGTTTTTGTAGAGACGATACTCAAAAAGAACCTTGATAAATGGATCATAATGGATCGCTGTAATTTCATAAGCGACATTGTGTATGGCGAATCGCTTGGCGTAGACCTAACGACGATTCAAAAAATGCATGCCTGTATTGAGAGTCCACCATTGATCGACATGTTGTTTGTCTTCAAATGCTGTGATGAAGTTTTAGAAATTAGACGTAAAGCAAGAAATGAACGCTGTAGGATAGAACGATATGGAGATGATTACTTAAAACGAGTCAACAAATCATATTCTACGATATTAGAGACGCATGGATATTACCTTAAGAATTTCGTTAAAAGCAAGCAAGTCAATGGTATTTGTGGTTCACCAGCGAGAACAATACTACATGCAGAATATGTTGACGTCTCTATGCCAGTTGGTGAGGTCGTCAGGACTATAATTGAAAAAATTAAGATCAATCAAGGAATTTAGAAATAGGAGAATGAAAAACATGAATGGTCTAGAGAAATATTCGAAAGATGAAATTAATTTGGTTCTAGACGTCATCAAGTGGAAAGAGGAACAGGAACATAAGCAATTAATTAGAATAAAATACACTGATGATGGGTATGGCGAAGCAGCTAAAGAATTTGGGTTACCACAACGTGCTTATGATGATGATGCTGGCCTTGATCTAGTGACCGTTCTTGATTCAGATTCGCGGGGACACGGATGTATGCGCATACATCCAGACGAACGTATCTGTTTACATACTGGTATTGTAGCGGAATTTCCAATTGGTTATTGGGGTATGATCATACATCGGTCGAGTTCCGAACGGCGATTCAGATTACGGGTCGTAGAAGGTGTCATAGATGATTATCGAAATGAATTATTGATCCAAGTCCACAACATGAATACATGGCCTATAGACATCGAACATGGACAGAAAATCGCTCAGTTAATCTTATTTAAAACGGTTAATTTTAAATGTGAAATAGCAGAGGCGCTGCGACCAAGCAAACGGGGATCAAATGGATTTGGGTCATCTGGATTTAAGGCGGGTGTCTAATGATAGTGATGTATGCAAGAGTATGTGATGCGAAAAATCCAGACGGCAAGCCAATAATTGTCATAGAGGGACCATTCTATGCTGGGACGGCTATTGATCAAAATCATCTTAGAGAGATTCTAAAAGTCGTCAACAATGACAACAGAGGCGGTATGGTCATCATTAAAGTCTATAAAAATATGACGCTTGCCAAAGCATATAAAACCTCAGAGAAGGCATTTCTAAAAATATATGATGAAGTTTGTGCTACCAAACAAACATTGAGGAAAAAGAAAAATGGAATGGTACGATGAATTAATAAGGTTGTTTGCGCAACCGGAAGACATAACCGTAGAGGTGATCGGAAAATTAGAAAACAAGAAAATATCGATCGTAGTCATCGTAGATTCCGAATTTGAGGTAATAATGTTTGAGAAAATAATTGACGACGAACATATAGAACCAGAAATAATCAGAGATAAACTAATCAATAAAATCAACAAAATAAAAAGAATGAATTTCATCAGTCTTGTTGGGATGATGTCAACGGAAGAGTCCACCAAACACAAACTAATCTCCATGTCACTAGACGAGGTGAAAAATGACAAAAAAGAAAATTGAAAAGCAAGATGAGAAAATTGCCAAATTGAGGAATGCAATGCGATTCATTGTCGAGATATTGGGTAAACGTCAATCAAACATCGAGATGTCATCAAAGAAGGCATCTATGACGTTTCGCACAAACGTTTCACAAGAGTAAAGATCAGCCGTGTGTTGTTTGAGATTCAGGCGATCTGTGTGATGTTCGTTCAATGCGACGCTCAAAAGATTCACCATATCCCTTGCATTAATGTTTGCGTTCACGATCATGGTATCGTCAAGATATTCGCCGATGGCACATTGATCGTCAAAATCAATGGCTATGGTCGGCGTACCACATAATCCCGGCTCAATCAATGATGGACTTCCTAATGATCTATGATTCTGATGTCTAATGCACACGCAGTGAGACGCCTGCGATATGAGATCGATCTTTTGTGATTCATTTATTTCCCCAAGCATTACCGCCCCATATGTTGACTTAAGGTCATGCCTTCCAACGACAAACAGTTGCTGTCCATTTAAACGACAGGCTTCAGCGGCGACGTTCACGCCCCATTGCGTGACGCACCCAATCATAACCACAGTCTTTTCATCTATAACGACTGATGATTTTTTAATTGGACTACAATGCCGGATCACTTTAATTCGTTTTGATTTTATGCAATTAGCTTCTGTCCTACTTCTAACCAATACGCATAAATCATCACAATTCAATTGTCCGACCATGGCAATCTTATTATTATACTGTCGTAATTGGCGCAAGTGTTTAAGACATACATCAAATCCAAGTCTGACTCCATTTAGATGCCAATCAACGTTTGCTGGAATGATAATTAAATCGAATAAATCCATAAATTCCAAGGTGGCAGACATTGAGTTTGGTCGGAACGTACCACTAATTAACGGCAAATCAATGTGATGTTTACGCACTGAAATAACGGTCATATCATGATTACCACTTCCACACATAAATCCATGCCACATTCTTTCTAAATTACCGCTAAATGGTGGCGGTATTTTAACTTCAAATGGATCTATTAAGGCAATCTTCAAATCAGTTCCTCCAAACGTATGTAATTTGTCAAAAATATGTAAAGGAACCGTTTTAGAAAGAGGAGACGAAAAATGCCGGAAGATCTCGATTTGGACACTCCAATTGAAATACCTGATGAATCAGAAGTTGATGAACCAAAGGCTGACACGCTCAGTTCGCCACAACGTAGAATGATCGGCGATTTCCAGGCGAAGAAATCGCTTGAGAAATTACGTGATCGCCTTGGTGAAACATCAGGGGAATACCACGATGATGCACCAGAGAAAGGGCCATCATTTTTTACAGAACCGATCGGCCCCATGGGACATCACATAACGGTGTCGTTCAAAAATGGCAAGACAGTAATGAAGATGAACGCCAAGGGAAAAGAAGACACAATTGTCGTTTTTATGGAAAAATTAGTAGACGGATATAACGTAGATTCGGCTGTGCGATTCATTAAACAAGCACAGAGAATAATTGCAGAAATACATGCAATGTATTAAAAACTTTATGAAAAGACGAAAACAAAAGAAGAAACTAGTCTTGTTAATCAATGTCAAAGGCGCATTGGCGAGCTGGCAGATAAGTGCACACATGAAACATCTAGTTGAAGGATTAAAACCACATTTAAGAGCATATGAAGTGATAATAATGCCAGTGGTTGATCAACCAACTACATTATATTGGTTAGATGGTAATGCGGATGATTTGTGTGATGTTAAAACGTTTGATAATATAAAAGACATTATCAAACCAGTTTTACATGATATATTGGAGGAATGCTTAGAGATAAAACCATCGTCCTTGGTGGTGCCAAACACGGCACAAGAAAAGATGCAAGAATTACTGATGAAGAACATGTCCGAATTGGAGAAGAAAATCGATGAATCACACTCTGGCGCACAGACTTAGAGAAAAAATCGTTTTTCTCATTGGGGACATTAGACGAATCAAGCATTTTCCATGGATGACATGGGATGTCAATTCGAAACAGATGTCTTATAATGAGGCACTTGATGGCATCAAAATTTCCAAAGCTGGTGATATTGGGTTACATTTGGACGTAGGATATTTGTCAAATCTTGCCATACCAGGATTCTTTAAACATGCATGGATTCATGTAACTGATGGAAATGAATTAGGACGGGCAACCGTCATTGAAGCAATCTCAGAGGGCGTAGTTAGACGACATGCGATGTATCCAGTGTATAGCGATTATGCCATAATTTTACGACCACCACAGGACAAAGTAAATCAACACGACACAGAATTAGCCATAAAATATGCAAACAGATTGGAAGGCTGTAAATATGATTCAAAATTCGAGTTTGACATAGAAGATGCCTTCATAAAATTGGAAGAACTTGACGACGATAGATTGCGGTGCAAAATGTTGGCTATAACTACGGACGAACATGGAGTTGATGTCAAACAGAATGAAATTTGTGAACCATTGACTGTCGAGAAGAGAATGACAATTAGAAACATGATGATCCAGAGATTGAAATTAACGGAGGACGAAATTACAAATTTAGACGAAAGTAAAAACAACTTAAAAACAACTTTTGGTGCATTCTCGTGCACCGAGGTAGTGTCCTTTGCGTGGTGGCATAGACGTAGAGAATTAAGAATCGGTAGAAAAAGATACGCTGGAAAAGAAATAATAACTGCAGATGATTTGTTGAATGGATTCGACATCGTCTGGAAAAGCAAAAACGTCACGGCTGATGTCGTGCGTAGAAAACTGCCAGAAGTATTGACGCAAAAAATAGCAGATTTTAAATAATTCTGGCCGAGACCCAAACAAAGGAGATGGACATGGAACAAAGAATCGCCATTCTGGTCGATGTACAGAACATGTTTTATTCTGCAAAAAACCTCAAACAAGCAAAAGTTGATTATGGTTGCTTGTTGAAACAAATTGTCGGCGATCGACATCTAATAAGGGCGATTGCTTACATTCTCCAAAAAGAGAACATCGATCAATCGTCGTTTCATGATGCACTCAGTAAATTTGGATATGAATTAAAGATCAAGGAATTAAAAGTAAGGACGGACCATGAAGGCAAAACGACAATAAGCAGAGATTCGTGGAGCGTCGGACTAACAATCGATGCCATTCGACTCGCAAATAAAGTTGACACAATCGTGTTGGTTACCGGCGATGGTGAATATGTATATTTAGTAGAAACATTAAAATCAATAGGTTGTAGGGTTGAAATTGTAAGTTTCGATCGATCGACTGCTGGTGAATTAATTAAAGCTGCAAATCAATATACGCCAATCCAGGATTCATGGATTTTCAAAGAGAAGAAATTTGAAAAACCAGATGAAAAACGTATCGATGTCGAAGAGGAACAAAATGATTCAATTGGTCTTCTTGGTTCAACCGCCGCTGGTAAGACAATCATAGATGGTCTGCCAAGAGACGACGACGACATCGACGACCTCGATGAGGTGGATGTTGAAGTGAGTAAAACCGATAAGAACAAATCAAATAAATTTGGTATATTTGGATGATGACGTTCGCCGTCATTTATAAAGAGAAAGACAAAGGTTGGCAAATCTCTCACATAACTAGTGGGGATGATGGTCGCATATTGGCATTCTGTGGTGCCAACGACATTAGAGAACAGGAAGCATCGTACAATAAAAAGACCAAAGTAGAAGTTGTAGATTATGATGAATTTCACATGGGAAAATATAAACCACTAAAATGGACCACTTCGACAAATGACATAATCAGAATGATAGACAAATTCACTACCTGAAGTATTTCAAAAACATGAATGAGAATAAAGAAATTAGAGAACTCAAGACGAGAGTAAGTCTATTAGAACAACATGTCGATCGCATGCGCATAGATCATATCGAAAGACAATTAAATGCAAGATTGATTAAACCACCGCTTCCTCAAATGCGAACCGAACAAACCAAGAAGACCAAATTAGTATTATGTAGCAATTGTTCACCCGGTGACATTGTGATGTTGACTGCTGCCGTGCGTGATCTTCATGTCAATCACCCAAATAAATTTCAGACTGACGTCTGTACTACGGCCATGCAATTATGGGACAACAATCCATACGTTACCCGATTAAATGGATGGAATGAGACGTTAGTGAATACGCCGAATGGATTAATTAAGAAAATAACGTCTAACGACAAAGACATAGGAGTCGTGGAATGTAATTATCCGTTGATTGACAATTCATTTGGACCAGACTCTGGCAGTAATCATTCACCGCATCATTTCATTCATGGTTATATCAGGAATTTAGAAGACCAACTGAACATAAGAATAAAACCAACCAAATTCAAGGGCGACATTCATCTCTCTAAAGCTGAGAAAAATTGGACGTCACAGGCTGAGGAACATGGAATCAAGAACTTCTGGATAATCATAGCAGGTGGCAAAAATGACTTTACCGCAAAATGGTGGAATCCTGCATACTATCAAGCAGTCGTTGACCATTTTAAGGATAAAATAAATTTCGTACAATGTGGTGAGATTAGCAATGGTCATTGGCACCAACCATTGAAAAATGTGTTGGATTTGCGTGGTAAAACCGACACCAGACAATTTATAAGATTGATGCATCATGCAAGTGGTGTAGTATGCCCAGTCACGTTCGCCATGCATCTGGCGGCGGCTGTAGAAACTAAGGGGACGCCAAAAAATAGAGCATGTGTAGTGATAGCCGGTGGGCGGGAACCATCACAATGGGAAGCATACCCACATCATCAATACATACACACAAATGGTGCTTTATTATGTTGTGATGACGGTGGCTGTTGGTGTTCCAGATGTCAATTAATTGGTGATGGTGACGAAAAGGATGAGAAAAATTTATGCTCCAATCCGATCCAAATAACGTCGGAGCTGCGAATCCCCAAATGCATGAACATGATTGCTCCAGAGGAAGTTATTAGGCGAATTGAATTATATTATGAAGGGGGCGCTCTACAATATGCACACGCTTAGGATATATGCTGATGTCGGTTGGAATAAATACCCAGCGAATGATTTGTGCAATTATTTTAGACAGCGAATTACGGTCGAAATTCTAGACAAAAACAAATTCCCATATCAGACGACGCATACGAAATATGATATGTCCGGCCAAATGCATCGTACGATTGTATTACAACGATCAAATGACACATTTATCATATTTGATTTCGATGATAAACCACATTTTAATAGAATATCTGGATTAATGGCTCACCCAAAATGCATTGCTATTTTGAAATCGCAATTTCAACCAGGAATCTCCGATAGTGACATTAGAGTGAAACCATATGTCTATTGGGTAAGGAATCCAGAGACATATAATGAATTGAGAAGTGAATTGTTAGTGACCGAAAAAATTGAGAATAAACTGTTTTATGTTGGGTCAGAAGGACGCAATAGAAAACCCATGTTGGATTCAATGAGAAACATTTTGAATGAGAACGTAAAATTAGAACATGGAATATATCTTCAGACGTTATCTAAACATAAAATTGCGCTCTCATTGCCTGGTTCTGGGAATTTTTGTCATAGAGAGTTAGAATGTTTTGGCATTGGCGTACTCGTGTTAATGCCTAAATTGATCAATAAATATTACAATGATTTAATTCCAGGAGTGCATTATGTCCCAATAACGGCTGGCAATGCAATCAAGAAATATTATGACGTCATTAATGATGATGATTTCAGAATGAGAATCACTGCAAATGCCCTGGCATGGTATGACGCCAACATAGCGTTTCCAAACAACATAAAACTCATTGAGGAAATAATGGAAGGATCTAATTCAGATGATTGTCGGAATTTTTTCAAAATTTGAAGTGTCCGGTGGATCAGAGTTTAGATGCATTGAAATGGCGAATTCAATCGCCAGACATACGCCACATAAACCGATATTGTTTGCGGAAGGTAGATTGTTGGATTCAATCAGACAGAGATTGATGCCCGAAATAGAAGTGCGGTCGAACGTCTTTAAACCAGAACCAAACCCCGAAAACATAATGAGGTTATACGACGTTGACACGTTGTTGACGGTAAACACTGACAGTTATTCATTTTCGAAATTGGATTATTGGGAAGGTAGAACGGAACATCACAAATGTTTTGTCGATTTGACCAAAATTAAACAAATGGCATTCTTATATAACTTCGTGATCAGCCCATCTACTAATTTACCAGGAATAGAGGAAAAATGCAAAGACATTAGGATATTGGTTGGTAACAAACGTTTTATGGATGAAATTAATGGCAAGAAAGATAAATTACGAGTCGTACAACATTATCCGCGCATGTTATTACATAGCCCAATTGATGTGACATCAGTCGACCCGGATAAAGACCAGAGTAATAAAATCAGAATTGGTAAACATTCCAAAGCATATGGTAATAAATTTAATTCAGACCATGCTAAATTGATACGAGCGGTCAATGAAAGATATGGTGATAAAATTGTTTGGGATTTCTTAGGAGTGCCGGGCAACAAAATTGATTCAATTAAGGATATATCGAATGTCATAATCCGAAAAGAATTCTCAATTTCAGTAAAACAATATTTGAGGAACATCGACATATTCTTGTTTTATCTAGAGTATGATCGAATAGAACCATGGTCAAGATCGACAGCCGAGGCAATGGTTGCTGGTTGTCCAATTATAGCAAACAACAGAGGGGGCAACATAGAACAAATATTGCCTGGTAGCAATGGATATTTATGTAATGGATATGATGATTTCTTAATGTGGACGACCCATTTGCTTGACAATCCAGACAAAATAAAACTTTTAGGTAGGAACGCTCAAATTTATGCCAAGCAATTTAAATCCGAGAAAATAATAAACCAATTTTTTGATTTCATTGCATGAAAATGGTATTTGATCTTGTCTTAGCTACAATTTTATAATCATTGGATGTCATGAATGGCACAATGTTTTGATCATGTTCAGTTTCCACGCAGATGATTGGGATTCTACGTTTCTTTAGATTCATGCTTTTTAATATCGTCAGATCATATCCTTCGGCATCAATCGAGACGAGATCCGGAATTTTTCTAAAATAATCGAGAACATCATTGATGTTGCATGCTGATGCCGTTACCTGTCGTTTATGTTCCGGTGGTTTCGTCGACACTATTCTACTACCACCGCCATGACGACCCTTAACGCGAACATAGACCTCCGATTCAGCGCCATCATAGATCACACCTTCTATCAATATGTCCCTAGGCCGTTTTTCTCTTATTAATTTACAATTCCATGGAAGTGGATCAACCAATACCCCGTGGAATCCTTTTTGATAAAAATAGTATGTATTGTTGATTATAATAGGATCACCAGCACCTATGTCAACATATGATATGTCTTTTTTACCCAAATCAACAAGAAATTTATCCATCAATAAATCTTCATTGTCTTGTGCGTATGATTGAGTCATCTAAATTCTCCACGAAATCCAGAGCTGAATTACAGAAACGTGCACCTTTCCCGAAATATATATCATCTAAGTCCTTGACTGGTCTCTGATTTCTAATTATATATGTAGGACTGCGGACGCTACATGAAACATGTGCGAATCCACTATCCACGCCGACGAACAATTTGCACTTCGACAAGTGGTTTACACATTCATTTAGAGACAAATGACCGCCTAATTTAATTGGTGATAATCCATGTGATTGTAGAGAATCAATAATTAATTTCTCATGATCTTTAGTCATGTTTTTCGCGCCTTTATGTGACTTGCCATCAAATTGATAACAAAAGGTAGTAGAATTCGATTCTGATGGATGACCACAAATTGGAATGTCCATCCATCTAATCTTTGTAGGAAAATATGGTATATATCCTATGTTCTGATGTCTTATCTTTATTGTAGGATCACCATCAACAAAATTCATCGATCCAGTCGAATCAATCAATGGAATTATTTCTGCCGCCTTGCGTTCGAATTCGCGCCTCCTTTGTGATTTCATATAATATTTAGATAATTTCAATTTGGTACCAAAATCTTCACTCAATTTATAAAAATAACAGATTGATCCCCATACGTCACCCAGCCCACGACCATTCACAGAAAATATCTCTTCGGTAATTCTGAATTTCGTATCTATAAAATAATGATTCGTATGTCTGTCCGTGATTGGAGGTATGGATTGTTTAATGTCTATGGGTTGCTTAGTGATTTCTTTTAATCTGTGTGTCATCCACGGCGGCACTGGCATCATCTTTAGCTCCAATCTCATATTATTTACGAAAATAACCACAAACGGATGATGAAAGATTCAGAAGGATTTGAAATGCACAATGAGCTAAGTATTTATGAAGTTCAGAGATTAATAGGTCTCGGAATGGACTGCGAGGAGCAAAGAATGAAACAGACGCAAGGAACACTCATAACAGGAACGAAAGAAGAGGTTCTTGGTACAACCACAACAGCTACAAAATTGTCGTGGACTTTCGTTATTCCTTTTGATTTATGTCAACACGAAAACGGCACATATAGTTCAATTCCTGCACGTTTATTTGGTCGTCGGATTGTATTCGTTTGTGTTGATTGTGGACACATACTTGATGCCAAGACTATGCAGAAGGTATGATTCGATGGCATTTCACAAGATTTCACTTTGTACCACTTGTATGGGTAGGTTGCATCATTTATGTGAGACATTACCCAAGAATATTGAAGACAACATCTATCCAAACGTAGAATTTGTGATCCTAAATTATAATTCACCAGACAATTTAGACGAATGGATGAAGCAATATGTGCAATTAATGGACGATGGTAAGATCCTGTATCTGAAAGAAAGCACCATAAGATTCTACAGCATGACACATTCAAGGAACGTTGCCTTCAAAGCGGCAACTGGGGACATCGTTTGCAACGTTGATGCTGATAATTTCACCGGCAATTTCGCAACTGAATTAAATAGATTAGCAAACGAAATGGGTACGAAAACGTTGTTTTCGAAAGGTAAAAGATTATTGCATGGACGATTGGGATTTTTTAAAAGTGATTTCATTAATATGGGTGGTTATGATGAAGACATAATTGGTTATGGTCATGACGATAGAGACATGTTTGACAGAGCTATGGCATTAGGTTTTAAGATCGGAAGATTCGAGGGTAATGTCTACATCAACAGATTGCATCATGCAAGAGCTGATCGGGTCAAGTATATGCTGGAGAAGAATCGTAGGGCAATGGAAGAAAGAAATAGAGCAATATCAATGAAAAAATTGAAAGATGGGATGTTGGTAGCCAACGTCGACAAAAATTGGGGATCAGCCACGTTGTTGAAGAATTTTAGGGAGACGATCACACAATGAAAAACGTGATTACCTGTTATCTTAAAAAGCAGAAAGACTTTCATTATTTCGAATCATATTTGAAGGCACAAATCGACAATAGCATCGAACTTGGTTGGTCGACTGATTCAATCATATTGGTGACTAATTTCGATTTTGAATTTATGGGCGTCAAGGCAATGAAGATGGATTTAAATCCAGGGGGATGCTTAACCGGTAGTAAGACATTCTCAACTTTATTGTTGCTCAAACACGGAATGAACGAACCATTCTGGGCGCATGATTTAGATGCATGGCAACAAATAAAATTTGATATGCCAGAATTTACAGACATAGGGGTCACGACATACTCAGTAGAAAGAAAAATCAATGGTGGCAGCATGTTCATACGGCCATCAGCTATTGATATGGTCCAAGAAATCGTAAATGAGATTGAACGACAACAATCGAAAAAAGAAGAACCAATAATCAGGAAAATCCTAAATTTAGATCAATATAAAGGTAGAATAACGATTGTGGACCAAACATTCAACGTCGGATGTTCTGGATTTTGGAAGAGATATTATAGGGCATCTAAACCAATTCATGTGTTTCATTTCCATCCAGAAATGAAAGGAACGAGAGCAAGGGTAACCATGGCAATTGACGAGAATGGACAACAAGTCATGGATGATAGAACTAAGGCAGTGTTTGCAAGATATTGGCCTAATACCACGCCTACAAACATATAATATGGAACATAAAACGACATTGTTCTTAGGAAATGATGAGTATGGGGCACACGGTTGGCATCTGTCACACGTCGGGCGTAGAATATATAAGACACAACAAGGAACATGGATGAATGCACAAATCACAACGGACATAGATTGTATTATGACGGCAGAATTAATGAAATATACGTCATTTCTAGTCATGGGTGATCGGCAGGTCATAGAGAAAGATGAACCGGTATCAGAAATTAGAGTTTGCGTAGCAGACAAAACACCAGCTGGGAAATGCGTTCCATGCGATCCATATACTCCATTTCTTACTTGTAGAAAATGTATAGTGATCGACATGTTTAATGCTAGTGAAGACGAGAAGGGCATCCCAGACAATGTCATGAATGATCTGCTGTCATTGATCAAGGAATATTGTAAAAAGAAAGAAGAAGCCCTAGGGAATTGTGTTTATATTCCGCCTAAAAACTATCCGGACATTAATGTAAAAGCAGCAGCAATGTAAGGTCACGATGATTCATAACGTTGATCGATGAACCAATTGAGCATCCTGTGGTCAAGATATGCCCTGCGACATATTCCAACAGTATTACCAAGTCGTTTCGCTGTCTTCTCGACTATTTCCCTTACTTCTGCTTTGGCATTTGTTTTAGTGTCAACTAAAGGTTTATCAAGAATTTTCTTCATATAATTCCAAGCAGATATATTTGCACAAAACGTCCGCAGATCTTTTGGTATGAATTGTTCACCAATGTTTCTCTTGATGAATTTAAACAGGGTGGCATAATCTATTTTCAGCCATTTTTCGTCAGGATTGTTCGGATCATGATATAATTTTCCATATCGTTTTAGGAAATCATTTACAACAATAATGTTATGCGCCACTTGTTCCTTTCCTAGGAAATCAAGCATCATGGCACCGGTGGGAAATGATATATGTCTATTTAATAAAGTGGTCGTCCCGTATGTGTGGACAATTTCGCCCTCATTCTTTTTCAATCCCGAAACATATCCTTCTGCAGAACCCTCATTGCCTATTCTTACACCATACAACATCATAAGTAAACTAGCAAATGCACACCGACCATCGTCTGTATTATGGCCTTTTTCGATAATTGCCTGTAATTCTTCAATAATCTCATCAGCATAGGACCCAAGTTTGGCATATCTATTAAATTTACCTTTATCGTATTCTACAGTTTTATTTCGACCGCGTGGATTCCCCCAGTATGGATACTCGTTATTCAGATAGACAAACATACCGAATGGTTTAATTATGTCGTTAGATTCAAACAATAGCGATAATTTCATAAATTATATTTGCAATTTCTCTGTAACTACAACCCTCACAATGCCAGGGGACAACTCGTTGATGGCGACGATGGGACGATATTCCTCACTGGAACAAGGGTGGAAATTATCGAGCACTCATTCGGCAAAGAACCTGTTGCTGCGGAGCATATGTCATTCATCTTCTAGTCCTTTCGAATATGTCTTGAGACTCTGGTCTTTGTCTATCTCGAACGGGCCAATCATGATTGGCTCTGGTATCTTGCCTAAGTCAAGCTGATTTAAATCAAGTCCGTCCGATTCGATGAAACCGACCATTGAAGGATCCGCAAGATTAATTGTGTTAATCATGCTGATGCTTTTACTGCGGAAATGCAATGGTTTAAAGAGAATTTGTCGTTCGGAACTTTCCGGTATAATTTCATTATTGGTCATTACATATTGAATTAATTGTCTTTCTTTTGATTTAATTAGGTTGGGAAACAATGCAACTTCGTAATGAGCCACATCACGTTCAACAATTAATTTAAACCATTCATGTGGTTTATCCTCTGACCATAGCAGAATATGGTCAACTATTTCTCTAGCTTTATTGATCAAAAAACATGGGATGTGTTTATCATTTATTTGTGCCCACACGCAAGCAATTGGGCATGGTACATTTTCGATGGCCTCATTTAATAATTTGATGATCTCTTTCATTGAGTGATTTTTAGTTGGGTCAGCAATGAACAGTGGTATATAACTTACGCAAAGGACCAATGGTGATTTATTCATTCTTGTTCCCCTTTAGAGGTTCACCTCGTATCCGTATATACGGCTGGAGGGTCTCCATCAATGTTTAGATGTCCCAAATGTAAGTTCGAACAAGAGGGTCGCAATGAATCATGGCATGAATATTTAGGATTTCCATTTATCTGCCAAAAATGTGGCGAAATGTTCTGGATTAAGAAAATCAATGAAATGATGTTGATCATGCCAAACCAGAAGATAAAAGCCAAAATACCCTTGTTAAAGATTGGTACTAAAATTTACCTCAATAATGCTGATCATAAATTTTATCTCTCTCCAGGGACAATTATCAATAAAGACCACGTTCATTATCGCGTATGTTTAAGATACCATGACGGACAATTAGTTAAGAATACGATCTTCTGGTGTCCAGAAAATTGGATTAAATCAATACCTAATTGGTTATAAAACATACTTTAAAGGGGATAGAACATGCCTGTTGCACCTGCAATTGATAGATTTCAACCTAGTTTCTTTAGGTTTGACATCCAAAATGCCAGAACCGGATATCAAGATGTCTCTTTGCCATTGATCCTAGTCGTACCATGGGTTAGATCAATGAGTGGGACGCCTTTGTCTGACTCTGCGGTGTCGGAATTACAATTTTATATTGAAGATGCGCCTACACCAGCTAAAGTAGCCGGTCCGGAGAACGTTGGGGTTTTTGTTCCACAACGGACGTTATATGTCTTCGAACCTGGTACGCAAGAATTTATAGACAGCAGATTAAATACCATTCTAGAAGGGCAAAATTTCTATGCTTCCGACGGCACGCCAAAGACATATGAAGAAGCAGTGAATGGCGATTATTTTGAATATCGTTTAAGATCGGGTACAATAGGCAGAGTGCCATATTACAAAGATGCCGATTATTATGATTTATCCAATTTCAAAATAAGCGTCAGTGGTCTGCCAGAGGACGATTATTATTTTGTGTGGCAATGTAGATATAAAATTCGATCGACAACGTCTACTAATGATTTTGATTGCATTCGAGATGAATTTGCAATTGCTAGATTTCGGATGTTGATGGCACATCCTGGTGACGTCCATCGGATGATGATTGATAACATGCCAGCGATATATTTAGGAGACGTCGACCGTACTAACGACCCAGTAGTAAAATTGATGCGGGCATACGCTGATGGATTACAGGACATATTTGATGAGCAGAAATTATTGCTTGGAGTGAATTGGATCAATAAAATACCAGTACAATTGATACCATATCTCGCATATTTAATTGGGTGGGATTTACCAAATTTTCCCAGAAATAAAGATTCGATACGTCGTGCAATGCTTCGTAATGGTGTCCGATTACAAAAATTGAAAGGCACGAGACTTGCAATCTCTGATTTGTTCAAAATTTTTGGTTTTTCAATAGAATTAATTAATCTTTGGTATTCCAAAGATGGCAAAAGATTCATCGGCCCAAATGAGCCATTGCCACCCCATTATTCCGACCAGAAAATTATGACACAGGAAAAATGTCAGACTGATGCATTGGTCTCTGATTATGTTGCAGCCGGTTTTGGGCAATTCAGCGTTCCATTGTTGTTCAGAAGCAATGATATGATTGCTATTGAAGCATGGCATGTTAAAAAAGATGGCCCAATTTATTCACAATTGAAAGACATAATTAATCAGATAATGTCGGGTCCAGAATCCACAGAGGATGCTTGTAAAAATGATGCTGCTGGATTTCCATCATCTAAATTATTAAACCAAATCATACCCGACCAGACCGTGATAGGACATTCGCGGATTCTCGTCGATCAAAAAAGAGGAGCTATAGATGAATATGGAACCGGAATCACACCATTGTCGAAATCAGGGATTTCATATGGACATGATTTCAACGTTATAAACGTCACATTTGATCATTACATTAAATTCAATGAGAATGATGCTTTGTTCATTTTTGCCGTCTATCCCAGAACCAAGATCATTTTGCCTGATTCCTTGATTGATTTAAGGTCTAATAGATTCGATGTAAATATTGCCTCACAATCTGAGGATGATATACAATCAGATCTACTTGATTTCTTAATAAATTTCATATTTAAGCTGAAAGCATTTCACAGCTTATTGCGAAAATTGACGTTTACACAAAATGTGTTGGACATATATAACGTCACTGATTTTTGTTTGGGTGCAGATAACAAACAAGATCCTAATTATGCTGGTGGTAAATTGGAAAAACCACCATATTTTTATCCACCAGACGAGAGCGCTGATAAGTGTAAGCCAGGCACTGAGAATGGCATCATTACTGAAAATCAAAAATTACGCTCAAGAGTAATAGATGGTTTAAGAGCCGAACACATTGCTTGGAAAGATCTCGATGGTACTCATATTTTAACGCCCGATCAAGAAGAATTGGTGAATCGTTTATCTAGAGTTCCATCAGGGAAACCGATTGGTACTGAATGTCAATATACGCAATTCGGGCAAGAATTACTTAAGAACGTTGATTTGGATTACGACCAGGTGCCGGATTTACGTGAGAAAGTATGTGATGACGACGCAACGGTCAATAAATGTTATATTGGGCGGGTCGTTGATCGACTTAAAAATGAACGACATCTAAGAATGATTGATTCAGTAAGATGCAAACCATGTCTATTAGGATTTGGTTCTGGAGTTTATTATACGATCAATAAGAAGGCGGACGTCCTAGAGAAAGGTGGTTTCCTAGGTAAATTACGCACTGATTATGATGAGCCACAACCGTCATTGCGATTTACTGATCGTGCATATTTCAATGAAGATGATCAAAAGAATAATTATTTGGCATGGCAGAGACGGTCATTAGACATACAGAAATCTAATAGTTTTTTCCCTGGTCATCGATTCATAACTGCTGATAAATTGTTGAACGACTATGAAAGCAAAAATTGGAAAGCTAAACCATGGGATTATCCTTGGCCAACATACGATTGCAATGGCATAAATTATGATAACCCTCTAAATGCACGTCTTGAGATTGGTAGCGATGGCAATCAGCACATTTATTTTGATGATGCTCCCTATAGATTATCTGGTAATGGCATAACCCAAGACATCATGACCTTCGGAGATCACACATCTACCTTATTCGTGACTCATAAAATCTACATGCATGATGAGTTGCAACCGGGTGATCCTAGGTTGGCGATTACATTCGATCAGACTACGACCACCACTGAGACTACAATCAACGATGGATTACACATTTTCCAATCGGAATCACAAAGTGGTGAAGATTGTATTGATGGTCACCCGTCTGAATATGGCACATATGAATATTCATTTGATAGAGGATTCGAAAGAGGCGGGACTGATGATCAGGACTTGATGGAATTGCTCAATTTACCAACACATGATTCTACTGGGTCACTTCCATTATTATTCAAGTCAGGCAGTGGAATACTGATCGATGAAAGCATATATAGATACCAACATTACCAAGGACTGCGCAATGATTGTGGTTGTCTGGATTGTGGTGGTTCTGATGCCAATGACAGGCAATGTATGATCGATAAGATGCGCACGGCAAATGGAACAATCGATGCGCATTGTGATCAATTATCCGTGCTTCCCAAACTAAAATTAAATGAAACGTTTGGAAGTTGTTCCAACATTAATGATGGTTCTATTCCTGATTCATTTAGATTGAAAGATGCCCAGACAGAAGGGTCGTTCTTTTTTAAAGATAATTATGACACACAATATGAGGTCGAGTATAAATTCTATGACAATAGATTGGACATATTGACGACAACGAAAATTCCACATGTATGGGGTGAATCGCCAGCCGGAGAAATTATAAATGGTCGGGTATTTAGACGTGGAATTGTGACAATCGACAGAAAAATCATCGAATTTTATGCCTCTAGTTATCAAATCATCTCCGCCGGTGGTGAACAACGAATTGAATTAATTCAAACGTCATGGAAATGCGGCGATAAGATCCCATTGAAGGCTGAAACGATATTTGGTGATTTCTTCAACTGTGGGATCAAAGAAGTGGTTGAAATGCTCATTTCATGTGGAACGAGATGGGCAAACGTCAATGTTCACGAAGATCATTTAGTTTATTGGCCTGACTTAATTCAGGTAGGTGCTGAACTTTATTATATGGTTCCTAGTAGTCACCATCAACCCTTTTATTGGATTAATGTGTGGGGTAACGATGATGGCATAGCTGTTTGTGATGCCACTTGGCCCGGAACTGGAACCGAAGTTACTGTAGGACACGATGATATTTGACGCTTAAGAATGGCGAGATAAAAAAAGCACATGACTACAGAAGAATTTCTAGACAAAATCGAAGTCTGCAACCACAAAGAACGTTTCAAAACCGGAGATGGACTATCCCACGTAGTCACTCTGATTGGTAATTTGTCATGGTATGATAAATTATTCTTTTATTATGTCTTGGGATTCACCGGAAGTAAATGGATATATTTAATATATAGCATATACTTTATGGTAGAATTCAAACACATGAATTTCCTGGATCGTTTATATTATTTTGTGTTTTTTCGGAATTCATATGCCATCATTGATGCGCGAAAGCTAGCCAAATTAAAATGATTCTATAAGACAAATATAAATTATTGCTTTGGGAGGAACGAAGATGGATGACACGAAAATTGATTCTGCGCTTGATAGACTGTCGGATGACAAATTTGTTGACGTATATGTTACGTTAGGTAAATTACAGGATTTGAGAGTACAACAACAGATTTTATCTGAGAAATTGCGCAATATCGTAAGCGATTTAATGAATAATATCCTAACAGAAACCAAAGACAAATTTAAAATAGACGTAGATATGACTCTAAATGAAATTCACACTTTGATTTTAAAACGTGGAATTTCAGATTTAAAAATAATACCTAATTTTAGTCTAAAGATTTGGGATGTTACTGGTAATTTATCAGATACGTTCAATGGAAAATATGGTGAATTACCATTGTCAAGAGACATATCTGAGTCGATCGTTGAATTCTTTAATCAACGATATGAACGTAAATAAGAGAGATAGGAGACAAAATGACCTTACCAGACAATAGATTTCGGATCCCTGGACCACTGATTAATTTTCCATCGGATGTTGGTGAAACTGGCCAACCACATGATGAATATCCATCACCTGGTCAACCAAGATATGATTGGATGAGAATGGCAATCATAGCATTGCTATCCAATCAATCGTCTTATGATGAACCACAAAATTTCAGAGTAGGATCACCGTGGTTTGATTTAAATGATATGACATTGAAAATTCGAACTGGCACTGGCGTGGCCGGCACTGAGTGGTCACCAGTATCAGATGTCATTTCTCTTGGATTACCTGGGCCTATTTCATTATCACAATGGTATGACAGTGCGAGCGTCGCATTAGCATCCATACGACCACAATCGACATATAGTGGTCGTGCCATTAATGCTACAAATGGCATACCGATACCTGAATCAATCAGATCAAGCATTTACTCAAACACTAGACCGTTTGTATGGGTAAATGGATCATTGATCGATCCTCGCGACGTACAAATCGATCCCGGTACTTGTCCAGTCAGAATAAACTTAGTGAATGATTTGAAAACTGGTGATAAATTTACCGTTTTGTTGACCAACATAGCCAATTTCGTCAATGGTGACGTGTTGGCCGGATAGGAGATAATCGTGGCTACAGTTAAAATGTTTGATGAGGTTCACAAAGGGAATGCTGGACCGATGGCTGGCATGCTCGAATTCATCATCAAGGACAAAAACGGTGATGTCGTGGATAGAATAATTGATCGTAATTTAATTAAGATACATGCGAAGGAAATTTTATCACATCGCATGCCATTTAATGAGGTGTGGAACCCAGTAGGCGGCACTGGCACTGGTGCGTGGGAGCCAACCACATTTGATCCTGATGGTGAATACGGCGTCAAATACATTTTATTTGGGGCAAGTTTTGATCCTAATGGTGTACCATTAGACGCTGATGATCCAAGATATTATGTCACCGATCCAGTCACTGGCACAAAGGTCCCAATCCGTTTAGGCGTTGGAGCTGAATATGGTGGTGGGTTGATTAATGCCATACCGATTGCCGAACCGTATAGAGCATTGAAACGCATCGAATCAGTCTCTTTCGAACCAACTGCACAACCGGCCGGTACGCCATTATTGCAGGCAGACGTAAGGACAATAAACAATATAGTGAATCTCCAAACTACATTGATGCTCGATGAATATAATGGTTTTGGTCTAACTGATAGCGATTATTTCACAATATGTGAGGTGGCATTAGTCGCTGGGAAAAAATTAGATCATGTGAGCGCATGTGAATGTGATCCTCATTCGTTATTTATGGAAGGACATTCAGATGGGACGCCATTATCGGTGATCGCCAATGGGACAGACGTCATAACGTTGGATCCATCTGAGGCATTAATTGATTTAATTAGAACCGGCGACATGATCAAATTGGTATCTGCTGGCGGATCAATTGCTGATGACACTCTTGGACAGATTACTCCGTACTATCTGGTTATGGACAAATTACCCGGTGGTAGAGACATTCAATTAGATAGAGTGCCGACAGACGCAAATCAACAGGTCCTGGTCGGACAGATCGGAGCATACAAAGACACAATGAGAATATTCGCGCATCGCGTGCTAGCCACTCCCGTCAAAAAATCAAATAATTTTGAAATCATAACAAGATGGAGCATAATTTTCAATTAAATTTTATGTATTTTAAAAATATGTCTTGCTCAAACAAAATATCTGAAGCATTGACAAAATATAAATGGACTACGGAGAAGATGAATATCTTAAGGATCATTATCTTAATAAGACAATCAAACAGATATCAACATTTGTCTGTTTCCCACCACTTGTAATATGGCGACGAGCAAATTTTAAAAAATGTCCATTAATCAAAAAAGAAAATTTTAAAATGAGAGGAATTGCCATGCGGATCTCAAATTTACATAAGACTAAGCAATGCTTCCAATTATTTGAGCACATATCAACGACTATTGACATTTTAGATGACATCACGAAACGCACAAACATCTCGGCGATGATCATAGGGGGTGCTGCTCTACCGAAATACAATTATAAACGAACGACGGAAGACATTGATGTAGTTACGTCGGCGATTGATGCTCAAAAATTAGCCAACGAATTAGAAGCGGCTGGTTTTCAGTTTATTGGGCACAATAAATTCAAACGTGGTGAATTGGAAATCAATCTCTATCCAGAGGGAATGTTGACACATCCACAAAGTAAAATTAAATTCCCTGCCACAGAAGATAAATCAGCTGGTTTGCATTATGTCAGTTTGCCTAGATTGTTGGCACTCAAGATTTCTGCTGGTCGTCTGAAGGATCGTGGTGATTATGCAGAATTAATTAAAATAAACAATATCGACCAGGAATGGATAGAAGATAATGTTATACCGTTATTAACGACTGGTCAATCTAGACGATGGGCAATAGAATTCTGGAAAATAGCACAGAAAGAATTAAGGAATTGAAATTCGATTATTTGCAGTTTGATAAAAAACGAATTTGTTCCGCCAATTCTTTTTGATGAGTTGACGCCTCCCCCTCAAATTCTTCACTTTGCACGGAATTTTCACAAACGAAATGAACGTGCGCAAAGTCGTGCGGATCAATTTCGATTTCTAAGTCAACACCGTTTTGGTGCCATTCCAACTGAACGCCCCCTGAACTTGTCGGAAAAATTTGTGGAATCGGAGTGGTGGGTAGCATCACATCTTGTAAGAGACCGATTACCGTGGGAACCACGGAATCGGCGATCTTCGGAGCGCCGTAAGAATCCCAGTTTTGAGGAAGAGACAACAACTCATCCAGTTTTTTTGCAACCGGTCGCACCCAATCCATCGTCCTTCTTGGAGCATCAAAAATCGGTTCATTGCCGAAGTTATTGAACGGCATCTCTTTGGGTGTTTCCATTTTTATAGTTAAGCTCCACAAAGGCTTAGGACCTGTTTGAGGATGAACAGTGTGCTCGTCCCAATCCGGGCTTGCATTGAGCACGTCAATGCCCAGTTGGGTTGCAATAGAATGATCATTAGAAAGAAAAGCACGTCTTTCCATGAGTTCCGCAGTTTCAGCGGTCATTGGTGCGCTCCCATTTCACCTTCGCTAATCTCTCTTCAGTGACCCCCTCGACAACCATCACCTACCCCCAATTCGTTCGCTCATCTTTTCTCCTCGGCCAAACGTCGGTCACTAAACTTCAAATGTTTCATATTCATAATATGGGGTGGTGCACAAATCCAACGACAATTTATTTTCTAAAATCATGCTGCACAATTCGCCATCATCGCCATTAAATTTTGGATGTTGATTTCTTGCAACTTTGATGACTAATGATATGATTTCTTTTGGCATATTCATCATGTACATTGGATTCATATAAAAAATGCCTTTATGATCGGTAATTCGTACCATTTCATGACCGTTTTTCCTAATCGAGGGACGAATTTCAATGTTGTTTCTGATCCATTCATATAATTTTATTTCTTCGTCGGTTGGATCAAACCGGTGTCTTTTAGCTTTAATGTCATATGTTCTGATCATCGCTTGTCCTCCTCAGAGGATTTTTATCGCGATTTGATCTACAGTCAATTATTCACGATCCTGCCCACCAGCAAGGCGATCAATTAATTCTTGGTCAATTGACTCATCGCCATCGACGTCAGCAAAAATCTCTAACATGTCCCATTTCTCATGTAAAAAATTTGATATGTAATTCATATATTTTCTATAAGAAGCCGTATTATATAAATTCTGGAGATTCAACCGTGTGAGCAATGACTCAAAATTTTTGTCTATTATTGTCTTGATTTGTTCGACGCTTGGTTGTGTGGAGTATTTTTTCAATAATTCGTCGATAGTATTAAGATAGACTGTGGCTTGTCCTCGTTGAAATTTCTCGTTTTGATTGTCCTGCCATTTCCGAGTCCCTGGGTCGTCTGTGGGTCCATAGATAAGATGCATATATCTTACTTCACACAATACGTCTTCCATAATCAAGGATAATCTATTTTTGAAATTCATTTTCGTCTCTCAATGTCTATTCTGCGCAAACCCTTTACGTTCGTGGGTTGGTTCAATTCATTGATTACTATTGGTTTGGCGACAAATTGTCCATTTTTCAGATCGTCCATAATTGATTCGTCAATTATGTCTGCATTCATCATTAATTCGTCATTATGTAGAAAGACGCTTTTCACCTTGTGTGTCTTCTTACCAATTTTTTCAATTGATTTACGATTTAATAACCCACCACACACGTCATTGGGATTTTTATTAAAATCATCTATAATTTTCTGCACAGTCTGTCGATTATATATTAATCCTGATGATGTTGGTTTGTCGACCACAATCCCAGTTGAAATGATCACATTCATTTTGTCACTTTCCTCTCTTTTTTATGTTTGTCGTAGAGATTCATTGCATCTATCGCAGATTTCACGTTTAGTGCCTCACCGATAAGAATGTGTCTTATCTTATTAAGGTCGTCTTCATTTAGTGATGATAAGATTTCTATTGTTTTATCATTATTCAATCTACCGAAAATGGTAGCATCATATGAACACCCATTGCATGTCGGGACTAATCTCGACGTTCCTGGTATGATCGCCGATAATTTCACGGCCGGTTTATGACACCAAAAACATTCAGACAGCATTAATTCCTTCTTGTTTCTGTACCTTTCACCAGCCAATTTGAACGGTTCTGGATTTTTGGCATATCGTTTTCTTCTTGCTGCGTTCCAACATTCTCTGCACCAACGAAAATACCCACTTGAATCACTCTTATTTTTAGAAAAGGCGGTAAGCGGTTTTTGTATGCCACACTTATTGCATTCTTTAGTCACACATTTATCCTTTTAGACTTTACAAATCAGAAGCAAACCATGTCGTTTGATTTTGCGCCGGTACCAAGAAACTTCAACATTGCACCAGTTCCATTTGTTACCTGCATGACGTTGTTTTGCAACCACGCAGATGCTCTAGGATGATTGTGCATGACGTCGACAACCATTCCTCGTTTACCGGTTAACGTGGCGTCAACGTAATTCATAAAATTAACTGAAATAAACGTTTTACCATTCGTTTTATTATAAATGATTGCATCTCTTAAATTGATTTTGGACCAATTGTATACGCGTCGTTCCAACTTAGTGAGTGACGTCGTTTCTCTAATTTCGGCTGATGGGTCGATGTTCTTGATGCCGCTGTCATTCGTTACTTTATCCCAGGTGATTTCCTGTTGATCTTCATAACAAGCACCACTGTCGCCTTTAATTGTCTCGACATAACCATCGTCGCCTTTAATTTTCATTTGCGATATTTCCTCGTGATTCAAAATCTTGCCATTTCTAGAATCTACATATTTGTTGTTGTTTACGCGGATTGGATATGTTCTAAAGTTAATGATTACGTTTCCAGCATAAAATGGCGGAATGCCACAATCATCTAGTGCGGCCGCGACGGTACAATTGCGGCTCGTCGTCTTCGGTGCGAACCGTGGTTCCAAATATCCCAATTGGAATCCTTGAGCAATCTCACAGATGCCTGACTGGCCGCCGTTTAGTCTAGTCACTATTTCGGCACGAGAATCACATATATATTCCTGCAATTCGGGTACGTCTTTTGCGTATAAAGCATTGTTTTTACGCAAAATGCGTCGTGCTCGTGCGGCACCGACTCCGTGCAGTGTCGAACCTAATTTGAGATTCTCACAAACTCGTCGTTCTTGGAAATAATTTCCGTCCAAATCACACAAACCACATTCATAGTCAATGTCAATTTGTTGGACTATGGCCACTAGTGGATGGATGCCAATTTTATCTTTCGGGATTCCATTTTCTTCGATCTCCTTCAATAATGCTGGCAATTCTATTACTGCTCCACCACATATATAAATTTTCTCATATCGTTGATGTAAATATGCCATTGAAGATAAACATTGGTATAAATATTGTTTACCAGATTCTATTATTACTATGTGCGCTGCATTTGACATAAATGCATGACATGCAAATTGCCAACTACTCGAATTTTCTGCTATAAATGATCCAATTTTTCCTTTTCCAGAACTTCCGGCCCCACCATCCATTACAAACGTCAATTTTCCGGCATTGAACACAAAATCAGTATTAGACATTTTCTTCTCCTTTGGATGAAAATGGAATCATTCACAAATCATTAAATACTTATATGCAATGAATAAATCCGTCAATTTTAAAAATAAATTGACGAATTTGATGACATAGATTAAAGACGTTTGCAGAGGAGGAACCAAATGGATGATATGATCGTTAAAATTTTCGAGTCCAGCATCGCTTCAGAGGCATTGGCGACTGGCAATGATCCAGCTGTAATTGCACATGAACGAATGGGACACATTTATGATTGGCTAAAAAATGGTTTTGATGAAGAGGCCATTAAAATTATCGATGAGACCATGAATTCAAATGAGAAAGAGGAATTCATGAAACAATTCAACCAAGCACGTCGAAATTTTGAACGCCCAGTAGTCATAAGCGACGATTTCATGGGGAGGATAGAAAAATGAAGGATTTTAAAAATGAAAACTGGCACGTGGATACGCAGGGCCATGGACAATGTGCGGTTGTTGACGATAAAGGACGACATATAGCCGACTTTGGGATACAATCTGATGAGTCTCTACAAAACGCGACTGCGACCGCATTGTTGCCGAGGCTTATTTGGGTATTGGATAACCTTGAGACGTTTGCGGCAATGGAGTTAGACGAACTTGAGGATGTTGAGAAGGAAAACCCACAGTTATATTGTGCCGTGGACATGGCGAGGATGATTTTAAAGAAATTGAGCGTAGGCCGAACGGAAGTACGCAATGATGGAACAATCTAAGCATTAGGCAACGATTTTACCGTATGATTCCAATGCACTTTGTAGGCCGTCGAACAGGTCTTCGTATTGTTGCGTGTTTCGTTCCATGGCTGGAACGTGTTTTTTGATGGTGTTGTGTATGTCGTATTTAGTTAGGTCGCCTAGCTTCGCCTTGTTTAACAATTCGCGGAGCATGGCAATTGATTCTTCTTTGCCTTCGGATAGCGTTTTAGATTCAGATATGATCGCTATAAGCCGTTTTTCATCTATTTCGAATAGACATTCTAGCGTATCGTCGACGATCATTTCAAATGATTCAGAACTAAGACCCATAGCGGAGAGTAACCAATTAGTCCCATAAAACAATAATTTCTCGAATCTCTTCTGTAAATCAGGGTAATCGTTTTCGATTTTTTTCACGCCTTCAAACACTCTATTTGCATTCTTTTGGCTTATGCCATGGCCAATGTGCGTGTTAATGGCATTGAACCAAACGTTTTTAGTGTCGTCATAATCCTGTTGCGTGACTGGTTGCAATTCAGATCTCTTAACAAATTCTTGGTACACTTTTTGGAAGGTATGTGCAGGATTACCTGGTCGATCAGCAAGATTGATTGGTCCTTCTTGATCAACTTCGACTAGTGGCACACTTGTTTTTTCCGTCGATTCTTTCATTTTAGTTCTCTCCCGTTCCCATTTGAATGCGTTTTCGGCCTCAACGGTCCGTATCAGGTCATTGATCTCTTGTTTGCTTGCACCTTTTGCAACGTATTCATCGACAATGTCTTGATATTTATTTGGGGATGATTGTGGGTCCTTCGCACGTTGCGTGACTTGTTGTACTAGGTCATCCCATTCTTTTTGTGATCTGAATTCTTGTCTCCCCTTACGGCCCAGTGCGTGTTTGTCACGTTCTTTCCGGAATACGGCACCGCCGCCGAGTGCCGATTTTTGTATAATCGATTCCATCAATTGAAAAAATCTCGTAAATGGGTATTCATCGTGAATGATTTCATTCTTAAGCAAAGCCATTTCATTTTCCCAATGTTCATATCTCTGTTTACTTACTTGTGCATCTCGTTCAAGTTTTTGTTTATTTTTATTGTCGCCCTTCAACAGCGTTTCGTGTACCATTAATTGTGCATACATGATAGTCAGGAATTCCTTCTTCAATGCTTCAAGTATGGCACCCTGTTTTCGTTTCAATTCTCCATCTGGCGTTTCAATGACGTTACCGTCCTTGTCTTCAAGATATTTCCAACCTTTTTGCATGCCAGTCTCTCGATCCCATCCGATTTTTTCGGCTCGTTTATACCAATCGCCGTATATTTCCGTTTCGGCGGTTGGATCATCGTCATCGTCCACATATGGTCCTCTCAATGCTTTATTGATCTCACCAGCAGCAGTACGCATAACGTCCGTTTCTTCTTTAGGTGGTTGCAGCGCAGCCATCAAATAACCAAACATCTGACCCATCGTATGCATGTCATCTATTTGTTTCGAATGTCTACCTAACAATGCAGCATCATCAATGTGTAATTCAAAAATCGATTTAACCTTAGTTTTAATTTCCGTAAGTTTCTCATTCATGTTATGCCACCAGGCCGGTTTTTCTTCGCCTGATTTGACATCATCTAAATCATTTTGTTCGACCCTTCTAGGACTATAACCACCAGCCGCCGCCACATCAATAAAATGTGGTAGAGCGGCCCTGAAATCATTGACCACTGCCGGTGGTAACAAATCAACTGGACCACCACCAATGCCATGTTGCATGCTCTTCGTCGCCGTACCTCTTTCAGTACGAGCATGTGCCATAGCAGCGAGCACTTTTGGATCAATCTTCTCCAATCGTCCTGCAACAGCTTTAGCCGCTTCCGGTTGCGCAGCCGTTCTCAGTTTTTTAATATCCGCCGTAGGCATCATTGGCACCGGTGCCTTTTTGGGTAGATCAGCTTCCGTAATGTCCTGGTACATGAAATTTTTCTCCTTTTGATTTTTCAAAGCAGGCAATACAGAATTATTGTATTGCGCCAATGTTCTCCAATATGTTTGACATAACACACAAAAAACACACAGAAAAAGGCAATAAATACAGTAACATGGACAATGTGTGTACAGTTATGATTTTTAGTTATCGTCTCATTAAAATACTATTGTTTTGCAAACATTGTGATGTTCTGTTATGCTTCAATCATATGGACAATGTGTGTACAGTTATGATTTTTTAGTTATTGTCTCATTGAACGTTGTGGTGTGTGCATTAGTTGCACTCACAGAAATGCCTGTCGGCTCAATTTCATTACCTCACTGCACACGGAAATATGGACAATGTGTGTACAGTTATGATTTTTAGTTATTGTTCTACCAAACATGCAGGGGTCGCATATGGAATATATCTCTCGCTCGCTGGAAGAACAAGATAGTTATGATTTTTAGTTAAGGGTCGCATACGGAATATATCTCTCGCTGGAAAGGAATCGGATCGCCCGGCGCGGGCCGGGCGGGGGCGGGGCGCGGGTGGGGCGGGGGACGGGACGGGCGGGACGGGGCCGACTGGCTGGTCGGCTGGCCTGCTCGTCTGGTTTTTCTGAGAGAGGGAGATACTACTATGGCGAAGGTACTCAACAACGACACGGGGTCCCTAAAAGTGGGGAAAGCCGGGGAAAACCTCAAGGTCGGGGATAAAATCCGGATTTCTGGCGAGGACAAGATCAGGACCATCAGCTACATCATGGGTGCGGGAGAAAAGACCCATGTCTGTACCAAGGGGTTCGGACCCTTCCCGTTGGGTGAGGTCGAGTTCTCGGCTGAATAACCCATCTGATGAGGCTGGGTGGTCCCCAGCCGAAAGGGGGAGGATTTTCTCTCCCTAATGGGAAACCAGAAGGTTTCGTAAGGTGAGTGTTTCACCCGACGATAATCTTCTAATTTGAGAGGGAGGTGTAGAATGGCGAACAAAGTGACGAACAACGACACGGGCAGCTTGAAAGTGGGAGCGGCTGGTGCGAATCTCAAGAAAGGTGACAAGATCCGTATTGCCGGAGAAACGGCGGATCGGGTCATCAGCTATGTCATGGGTGCGGGAGAAAAGACCCATGTCTGTACCAAGGGGTTCGGACCCTTCCCGTTGGGTGAAGTTGAATGGGAAGCCTCGCAGGACTAGTCACACCGGGTGAAAGCCCGCCGAGGGTATGATCCCTCGGTAGACAACCTTCCACAAAGAGGGTTGTCTACCCAGGGATCATTGTGATCCTAATCGAGTAGAGTAAAGTCAGAAAAAGGAGGTGTCCAATGAATGAAAACCTGTGCCAGTTGGGACTGAAATGCTTCCCGTCCCCAGACAAGAAGATGGTGGAAATCAGGAAAAGAAGTGGTCAGACCGTCTATCGTGGGACGGTCGATGAAGCCGCGAATTACATAAAGATGTTGAATCGTGCACGCCACATGCAGGTAATCGACCTGCAGGCAGCTATCGAGGCTGCGCTGCAAGCCAAATGACCTGTGCCACCGGGGACAATAAATCATCCCCGGTGGCAACATATACAAGCCTATTGTCATATCTGACCGATTTCGGGGGATATAGCAACATATACGCTTTTATTGCCGATGAACATACAAACCAAGAAAGGAGGTGCGACATTCTTGTGAATTAAGACCCAGTCCGGAGGGAGCCATTAGATACTGGGAGGCAAAATATGCTTGTGCTCCTGACCGTAGATCCCGGTACAATTAAAGAAGGAGGTTTCTTATGCGATATTCGTAAAAAATAAGAATGCAGCACCGCACAACGGTCGAAAGCCCTCGACCGAAACTAGCTGCTGAAGATGGGGGAAAAGCACATGAACCAACTCTTCATTGGATTGGTTCATATGCAAAGTACCCCAGTAAGCCGAAGAGAACCCGCGTGCAGGAAGAAGCTAGGGTGCTGCAGCCCATCTGAGGAGACCGGTGGCACGGTCGAAAGGGGAGGGAAACCTCCCCTAATGGGAGCCACCAAACTGAAAGGAGGTGTGGCATGCGTCGAAGCACCAGCAAGATCGTAGAGAAGGAATATTTCTCCAACGACTGGAAGTGGTCATGGTCTTGTCGTGCGAAGACCCGTTGTTCTCAGAAAATCAAAAAGCAGCTGAAGAAAGCTGCACACCGTCGTGCTCGTCGCGGTGATGGTGTTATCTTCCTCAACGGTTATGATGTCATCTAATAGAAACGTATATGTTGTTATATCCCCCGAAATCGGTCAGATATGACAATAGGCTTGTATATGTAGAAACCCCACAAATAACATCCACCAAACGAAAGGGAGGGAGAGATGAGAAAAAAGAGATTCGCATTCATTTCAAGACATGTACCGACCGAGGATCAGATTCAGTTGGCAGACCAGCTTCGCATCGAGTTGGTCCACGTTGGTGATGAGGATGCATTCAGTGAAACTGCTGCTGGTGATAAAGATGAGGAGTACGAAGGTGTAGTTGTTGTCAATCCTGCTGCTGCACTGAATTACATCTTGAAAGTCCCTGTGGGCGTTTTCGAAAATGCTGCTCGACCAGGAGTCGACGGCAAACCGTCATTTAAAGCAGTATCATTCCGTGTTTGGAATCTCCAACAAGGTGATGATTGTTACTGGCATTGTGATAAAACGATCAAGGAGAAATGACATGATCCCAGACGGAATGGATGTAGCCGCAGAACAAGCTGCCGAGGAATTCAACAAGGAATGGTCGGCAAAAGAAGTCGCCATTTGGTGGAAGAAATGGTACAAACATGCTGGTCACAAACGACTGGGACGGATTCTTGTGGGTAAATCATGAAGGAGGAGGGTGCCAAAATGGATCACGATGAACTTCAAAATGCCGAAACACCAAATTGGCACCGAGAGATGGCAATTTATATTCGTAAAACGACAGGTTGCACACATGAAGTTGCTATGGATGTCGTCGGGAAATTTATTGAGATTCATTTGAATGCCTGGAACCAACGATGGTGTGCTGGTTATAACGCGGGAGCAGAAGAAACGCGGTCGCGTTTTGCCAGGCATAAAGAACGGGAACCAGATGTCTGAGGAGATGCCATATGAAAATGCTTCTGATTGATGATTTAAGAGTAATGACCGTCCACCGCACAGCCAGAACATATGATGACGGAATTGTGGCATTACAGAATGGTCCCTGGGATGTCCTGTACTTGGACCACGATTTAGGTGAGGAGAAGACGGGATATGATATAACCAATTGGCTGGAACAAAATCCTGCCTATCAACCAGAAGCGGTCGTATTAGTAACTATGAATCCAGTGGGGAGAGAAAACATCGCTCGTGCGTTAGTGGCAATGGGGTACATCAGAATTAGTGTTACCGAGTTGGTTCGGTGTGATCCAGTTCAAACTAACCCAGAACGTATTGATGCACAATGAGCGTCAACGTTTTGCCGCAACAAGTCACCCTTAGAGCTAACGCCGCAAGCGTTAGATTGGGTGATTTCCACGTAAAATGTAGCCGGGAAAACCGGAGCATCTTAAATGTGGATAGCGGTTTTCTTTGTTCTGGTTCAAACTAACCCAGAACGTATTGATGCACAATGAGCGTCAACGCTTGCTCGGTGTGCAATAAGTCAGTGCACAATGAGCTGCACAATGAGCGTCAACGCTTGCTCTATGTGCATTAGGGTCGCATACGGGAGCTATTAAGTAAGCATTAGCAAGCTGTTAATATCCTATTAGTGAAATAATTAAAATATATAATATATTTGCGATAATCAAGCCTCTTACACGCACTTAAAGGGTTCTTCAACCAACACCAACAACGGGATTGTTTCGATGATTGGGAGGGAATGCGATGAGTGATGAGGCATTTGGATGAGATTTAGGATTAGGCGGAAGTCTGATGGTGTTTTTTTGAGTGATGATTTGACGTTTAAGTCTGTTCAAGAGATTATGGGTTGTTCTAACTTTAATTATTCGAAGCGTGACATTGTGTATTATACTACTAGTTGTGAAATAAATGAAGTTATTTCGTTTGATGATGAAACTGAGTTGGTACGTGTTTTGTGATTGTTCAGGGGGATTATAACGTGAAAAACCATGATGATCTCGATGCGTTGGCTGAACTAGTTGGTGCGCATGTGATTGTGAAATGTTGGGAGTGTGATGTTTTTCTGTTGGAGAACGGGGAACGACCGGTCTGTTATATGTCTGACAAACCAGATGGTGTTTATAGATGGTTTGTTATGGATATGGGGAATGGTATGTTTATGGTCCGAACAGCAGATGAAAAGAGTGATTTGAGATTCTGGGATAGGGAATGGATCACCTGGCGTGCACCGGATGTTTTTCAGGTGTGATTTGGAAGAGGCGGATGTCAGAAGTAGACCGCCGGGATGTAGATGTCATATGCATATGATTTATGAATGTGATTACTGTATGGGATATGCCTCGGAACCATAATTGACCCATCTGATGAGACTAGCTAGTAACTAGTCGAAAGGGGATCTCATATCCCCTAATGGGAAACTAAGATGTTGGGAAATAATAAATGAAAATGACAAAAGAAAGGGAAAAGAAAATGATAAAGGGTGATCGGGTTGTCGTTTTGAATGATGTTTTCTGGTCTGATGGCGAAAAACAGCATCTTCATGTCAGTAAAGGAATGACTGGTGTAGTGACTGACGTTGAACCATTTGAAGACGGTCGACCCAAAATGATCGTGAAATTTGAAAACGATGCGAGTCGTCAAATTTGGAGTGATGATTTTAAGAACTTCCAGCGCCTTAATGAATAACGAGGAACGGATGAATAAAACGAACTCAGAAAACACTAATAACCATTTAAGGAGAACGCCATGACAAGAAAAGAACTACATGATTGGATTAAGATGATTGAGGACAAGAACAAGAACGCACCGGTACTGGTTGATTTTACTACGCACGTGCCAACCACTGAAGAACTGAACAATCTTTGTTATCTCAGCATGAAGTACGTCATTGGTTGGCAGATGAGGGCAGTAGATTTTTCCGTAGTCATGATGATGAGCGGAACCGCAACGACCGTGAATGATTTAGACAATTCGTTCATCCCTGCATTGGCCGAATACATGTGGGACCATCTCATGAGCGAGCCTGATGAGATCTCATCAGAAGACCTTGAGAAAGCAATTAAGGCCGTCCGTGATATGCTGTATGGAATGGATGAAAACACTAGAAACGATATGACCAAATGACACAGATAAAGGATAAGATCAAGACCAAACGTGGAAAGACGACGCTCAACTACGCCGTTTGCCACGACCGAATGAAGATGGTTTTAATCTCCAAGAAAGCCATCAAGGAAAGTCCTGGTTTCAATATCGATGATAAAATCGACGAGCACGGCTCGTTTGAAGTACCAGACGGTACCGACGTCTTCTTTGATTCGGGCTTTTGTACGTTCGTCATCAAGGAAGACGGGAAATACGTTTACGCCTTACCGGAAATGCGGGGCAAGTACGAAATCGAAGAAGCGAACCTCACTAAACTGGTGTGTGACGTGTGGACTGAATGGTAGGAGAGAACCAATGAGATATGGCAAGTACCACGGCATATGTCAAGGACACTGCAAACATGAATAAGCCATGTTCGTGTGGCAGCGGCAAAAAGAAGAAGAAATGTTGTGCTCGGCAGGTTCCCTCCACAAATATTGAACGGATGGAACCGAAGGTAAAGAAAAAGATTTCACCGGCATTGTTATCTATGTTCAGCCCTTATATTGGGAAAGCAATCGAGAACGAACTCAGAAAACTACCATTAAGGAGAAACGAGCGATGACAGTCAGCCAACTGGACGTTAACATTATTCTGACTTCACAGAAGAAGGAAGACGTCGAGATCTTTATTGATCTTGAATTAATTAAGATCCGTGATGGGACTGCAGACGTTGAGAAAATCGCTGGGCAAATCAAAGAGGCAGTCATCGCCGTTCTAACCAAATATGGCGATGTGGACGAGTTCTGACATCAAGGAGGATTAAAAATGGGAATGAATGCACTTGCACAACTGTATATGAAACCCAGAACGGCAAATGAATTTGAACGAGAAGAAATCATGGGCAAAGCTTATGATTTCAAGGCGTTTGCCGTCAGGGAGAATCTGGTCGTTCTCCTGTTGGATGATGGGCGGTTGTTTCTGGAAGTAGTAAAAAATGATGTTGTCGCTTGTGATTGGTATCCCAAGGATAAATGGGAACGAGTTGGTTTCTGGTTCAATAAGTCATCTCTGAAAGACCTGGGCGACAGGTTGCGGAAAAGCAATAAACGCATCAAAATAAACTCATGTCTGTGGGAATGGAGATGAAAGGAGCAACGACTGCAACGACGGCTGGCAGCGGCAGTAAGACAAGATGGTCAGGCACTTAAGTATGTCAAGGACCCAGCCCTTAGAGAGGAGATAAAACGTGCACTGGATGACGAACGTAACCAAAGAACAATTAAATGACGTGATCCAGGCAATGAGGAAGATTGATTATGAACGAATGAAGGATGCAACGATTGTCAAGAAATTGATGAATGATGAAATAGGTTTAGGGAATGTACTCAAACACCTAAATGAGCAATTTCCTGAAATATGCATGGCGGCAGTGCAACAAAATCGTCGAGCGCTTGAATTTGTTGAAGAGCAGACGCCAGACATATGTCTAGCGGCGGTAAAACGAGATGGTCTGGCACTTCATTATGTTAAGGAACAGACGCCGGAATTGTGCATGGTAGCAGTAAAACGAAACGGTTTTGCACTCGATTATGTCAAGGAACAGACGCCGGAATTATATCTGGCAGCAGTACAACAAAATGGTTCGGCACTTGAATATGTCAAAGAACAGACGCCAGAAATATGTATGGCAGCAGTGCAACAAGATGGTGATGCACTTCGATATGTCAAAGAACAAACGCCAGAAATATGTATGGCGGCAGTAAAACAACATGGTTGGGCACTTAGATATGTCAAATATTCTGCGAACAACAAAGAACAGACGCCGGAAATGTGCATGGCAGCAGTAAGACAAAATTGTTACGCACTTCAATTTGTTAAAGAACAGACACTGGAAATATGTATGGTAGCAGCGCAACAGGATGGTTGGGCACTTCAATATGTCAAGGACCCAGCCCTTAGAGAGGAGATAAAACATGGAGAGACGAAAAGGAGGGTAAATGAATGGGGATGGACGTAACCGGGACTAAACCGAGAAATGAACAGGGCGAGTATTTCAGGGCTAATATTTGGTCATGGCATCCACTACATGAATTGTTGGGCATCATCAACAAACGAAACAATAATGAGTTGATTTCTGAGGAAGTGTACGTTGCAATGAGGTATAACGACGGTGCGGGATTGACCGACGAACAATGTCTGCGCGTAGCCGAGGAATTAAACGAAATTATCAACAAACCAGCACTGGCTACCGAATTTGGTTTTGTTCTTGGTGACAATGAATTACGTCTTCCTACAAATTCGTTGGTAATTGACGAGAAAACCAATGCGTTTGTCAATATGAAAACGTACAAGGGCAGTAGGGATGATCTGGTCAGTCCATACAGAATTAATTTGGATCACCTAAAGGAATTCATTACATTTCTACAGAACTGTGGTGGATTTTCCGTATATTAGGAGGGGTGCATGAGCAAAAACAAAGTCGGTGATCGCGTTACGATTAGAGTGAAGGGTGAGACGCATCCAAAATATGATGGCATGGTCGGCAAAATCACTAAAATTGTCGGGGAAGTCCCGCCTTGTATGTGGGAAGTGACGTTTGACGATGGCCGATCAATTCTGATTCGTGGTACTGAGTTGGAGGTTACAAATGAATGAAACGAAAACGAGTTCTGAGAAGTACAAAATGTGGTTAGATGCAGTGACACGTTGTTGGGAATCTGGATGGCGATGTGAATCCGACTGGACGTTCATCTCCCCGTCGGGGACGCGCCATGATTTATCTGCCGCTGATCTAAGGCAATTATCACGCATCGAACGTGAAGGGCTGTTCATGAACCAAACTTCTAATCGTTCTGTATGACAATGGTTCTCTGAGATGACAGACATTTCGCAATGTTTACGCGATAGAAGAACGGATTTAATGGTTGGGGGCGATGAAAGGAGACAGAAATGAATGTAGCTGAATTGAAGGGTGCGATCGGACTGTGTCACAAAGTACAAGTGCCCATCATGATTTGGGGTCATCATGGGATGGGTAAGTCAAGCATCGTCAGACAAGTTACACAAGAAATGCAAATTGGTTTTGTGGATTATCGGGCTGCACAGATCGAGGCCACGGATCTCCGAGGATTTCCGGACAAAGAAAACGGCTATACGATCTATCGCCCACCAGCGGAGTTGCCCCGCGAGGGACAGGGGTTGTTCTTTCTGGATGAATTAAATCGAGCAGATGACCCGGTCATTCAGGCGGCGTTCCAATTGATCGTTGAGAGGAGAATTGGCACGTACGAGTTACCAACCTCATACGACGACAATGATAATTTCACTGGTTGGTCAGTGGTCAGTGCTGGCAATTACAACAACGGATACCACGTCAACGATTTCTGTAAGGCATTCATTGGACGATTCTGCCACGTAGAATTGACCATGTCAGAGGATTACATGACGGAATGGATGAGCTACGTGACCAACAGAACAAATACGGAAGTTACGCGGATCATTCAGTTCATCGGTTCAGATCCGGCCAATCTCTGCACGAGAGAAAAAGGTTCATTGGATTTCAAGATCGAACCATCACCGCGATTGTGGGAGGCAGTGGGACGCATTGAGAAACATGCCCCAGAATTCCCATTGGACGTCGTGCGTGACGTCAGAGCGGGATTGATCGGTCGTGAATTGGCCATCCAATATGAAAAGGTCAATTTCGAGATCGAACCGAAGGACATCCTGAATTATGGCGTGAAACCGATCTATGATCTGGGACGAGAAATAAGCCGTGATCTGATGGCCGGTCTGGTGTGGGGTGTGGTTTCATATATCAGAAATTTGGACAAGAAAGTAACCAAAGCGCAAGTCAGCAATGTCTTTGATTTCGTGGAACATCTCTGCGACTCGAAGGAAAAAGACATGGCCATAGTCTTAGCCTCACAAATCCTTAAGCCGCAATATCAAACCATGGGAATTGTGATCGTGGCTAATGCAGCCGTCGCCGACATCATGTCAAAGACGAACAACATTTGGCTGAAAGAAATACCGAGCAGAACCAAAATCTTCGAGTTGACAAAACAACTGATGTCAAAAGACGAAACGGAAATGGCACCAAGAGGTTCTCCTGATTAAGACCACGTTCAGATTTACTCAAGAGGAGGAAATCAGATGGCAAAGATTAGGACGTCAATTAACGTGGATGCTGACGGACTTTACCAAATTCTTGTTTTGGAAAATGGTAAAATGGTCTACGTGGCAGAAGAGCATTGCGTCAATGGGAACGGGACGGCTTACAACGTGGGTGATTTGACGGATGATCACACTGAACGCAGGGCGACGCTGGATGATTTGATGGGGATTCCAGCAAGGATAAAGAAAGAATTTCCGTGTCTTGATCCTGAAGATCCTGAATTTTTTGAAACGTATCCTGGCTCTGAACTTCAACGGCCCATCTGATGAGGTTGGATGACGACCAGCCGAAAGGGGAGAGGAAATCCTCCCCTAATGGGAAAGTCAAGAAGGGGACGTGGGAACCACCTTTTCAAGGAGGAAGATGCTGATGAAGAAAGAACTCGATGTGAAGAACGTCACCACGCTGAGCGCCCAGGTGACGACGGGAGATCTGGTGGCAATTAAGGTCTCTGAATTTGAAAACAAATTGATGGTGGAGGAGAAAAAGATCGTGGCCGAACTGGCGGCGACGAAAAAAGAACTGAAAGAGAACAAGGACGGCTTCGAAAAGATGACTTCTCAGTCAGCGACCAATTACTGGACGCCGAAAGTGAAAAAGCTGCTGGAAGCGTACAAGGATCTGAACGTGAAAGTGAAATGCAGCATGCAGGCGTCAATCGTGGGACCGTGTGAAAAGGCAGAAACGCTCATGTTGAGCGTGGTCGTTTCGGTTGACAAAGAACACTCATACTGCAACAACCTGTACGATGCGCAACTGGAACGGAAGTTGAACGACGAGGAAAAGAAAGCGATCAAACGCAACGAAATGCTGGAAAAGGCGATCGATGACGCCCAACGGAAGATCATCGAAATCCGCACGAAACTCTCCAAGATCGGCACGATGGAAAGAGCGGTTCGTGCTGAAATCGCCCGCAAGACGCTCGGCGCGTCAGGATTCGCTAACGTCGCTTTAGCGATCGCCGACATCAAAGTGGACGTGCTGGAGAAATAAACAGTCATGACCGAGGGGATCGCTGACAAAATGAATGTTACCATCGTAGTTCCAACCATGGAAGGACGACTCGACGATGATGTGAAGCCGATCGTCCTTCCAGGACATCTCAATCAAGAAGAAGCAAGAAAAATTGCTTTAGACTTTGGCAGCGGTTATCCACATTGTTCGATCGTTTCCGTACCGGATGGACACCTTGCAAATTTCTCGAACGACGTCAATCCGCCGCTGGAAAACGGTCTGGTCAGTGAAGAAGTACAAGGACATTTAGTTCTTCAGTTTTATCACTCATCTTTGCCCATCTGATGATTTCCGTGGCAGGAATGAAAGGGGAGGATTTTCTCCCCTAATGGGAGCCTAATCGAAAGGAGGATAACATGGAAATGGAAGTGCTGGGAGCAGTTAAAAACGAGGACGGCACGTGGGAGATGAGCGTCAATCCAGAACCACTGATCAACGCCACCGGTGAAGTGATTTACGGTGGAAGAGAAGAGATCATCGCAGCAATAAGCGCTACCTGCATGAAAGAATCGTTGGAAGACGCCGATCTGACCTGGATTAAAACCAACTGGAACAACATAAGAGTAAGCGAAAAACCGGTCTTTGTCGGTCAAGACGTAAACAGAGCATGTGAATTGGCAAAGAAATACGGTGCAATAGTAATTGACTATCCTTACACGAAATTGCCGGACGACATAAAGTTCAAAGACGGACTTCTGATCTATGATCCGAAACAGAAAACGCGAAGAGAACGAATGAAAAAGAACAAGATGAAATCCGGCGACTTCCCGCTGGACAATTTGAAGCTGATGGCCAAAGAACTCAGTCTGCGACTGCAGTCGCAATTCGGTGAAATTGGAAAGTTGATCGACTGGATCTCATACCGAAGAGTGCATCTCAATAAGAACAATTTCATGCATTTCATCGTGGCTGCCGATGCGGTGTTGATTAAACTGGGCGACGATGAAAGAAGCGAGACGTTTAAACGCTTCGTAGGTGAAATGCAAACGGGAGCCGACGCGACCGACAAGAAGTTTGGGGAATGGTTAAAGGAGAAAGAATGTTGAAACGAAATTGGTCACGACGCTCATGACGAAGAAAGAGAGGAGCAAGAATGAACGGCAAAGAATTGATAGACGAGATCAATGCGTTGGTCAGACAGAGACTTGGGGAGAAATGGCCCAAGATTGACGGCGTGAGATACGTGATCTCCATCTCTCCGGAAGCTAGAGGTTCACAATTTGCCAGGTATGGTTCCCTGTTGCTTGCGCAAATGCAAATTGAAATTGACGGCAAGACGTTTGATTGGAACGTTTATATTCAAGGCAAACAATTTCGCATCAACAACAATTATTATGCGGACATAGATGCGTTGATGGCCGGAATACCAAAGATCATTGCATCCAAACGCAAGGCGGTAAGTAAAATCCCCACCCCACCGGAGGAAATCATCAAACAACGCGATGAATTGATTAAGAAAATGTTGGATAAGGGAACGATTGAAAAGTTCGATGACAAAGGCATCGTTCACTTTAATCTTCCAACGGGGACTAGACGAATCAACGATTATTTGGTTAAGGACACCAACGTCGTCATTTCAGAGGTTGCGGAGGATGTGCCATTAATCCAGATAGGGCGGCGATTACGGCACGATGCCGGTCTCATCGTGATTGGATGTCTCCGAGAACAGCGTAATCCTCATCGTCGATCAGTTAATGAGCCGTTAGACACGCAATTTTGTGATTCAAAGTCAACGACGTCGATCTGGTTAATGTCGAGCCAATGCTTAATAGTATTGACGATTCTATCTTTCTGTGAAAATTCATGTTCCCAAAGATATCTAATTTCATATTGATTTGGAAAATTATTCATTATATAAGAAGATTTTGCCGCATCTCTACTGATGATGTCCGGCTTTGAATGCCAATAATCACCCTGACATTCGATGAGTAACGTTTTGTTGCCACGAGGAATGACACAATCGAATTGATACGGACCGATCATACATTCTTTGTCTGACGGTCCATCTTCACGTTCTTTAAAATAATTGATTTTAAGATCATCTAATATGGAATAAAGCGTCTTTTGAATGCTTGAAACTTTTGGTTGGTCGCGCATTTTTTGTCTAAATTGTTCGTCGGTGCGCCACTTATTGCGCATTTTCTCTGCCATTTTGATGCGATATTCCGGATCTTGTAATTTATTGAGTATCTTATCTCTATACTCCTTATTTTTCCACAATTCTTTCGACGATTCGACGATTGATGTACGATATTCATCGTTTTGCCAATTTTTTCTATTATTCATGACGACCTTATTGCGAAATTCGTCGTTTGTCCATGCTTCTTTTGCTTGTCTCGTTCTTGCTTTTATGGCAGCAACATGTCGTTCATGATCCGATAAAATTTTCTGCCAAGTTGCTTTAGCTGCAATCGACGCCTTTATTGGGTCTGGTTTGATTGTCTTATTCCTCTCAATGAGTTTAGCAACGTGAATAGGATCAGTTCGTATCTTACTCATTTTAGTACGACGTTCCTCGTCATTCCAAATTTTCCTACTGCTTGAAACCACGAGTTCACGAAACTTTGGGTCCTGCCATTGTCTTTTCGCAGTACATCGTTTACAATGATGTTTAGTAATTTGTAAATCTGATTCGCGACGTATTTTCCTCGTCATTTCAACACCGCAGTCATCACAGTTGACGACTGCGATGAAAGGAGGTAAAGAATTTTGAGTTTTGATCCAGTTGAACATGATGTTCCTTTCAATTGTTGTTCCATCCCACGGTTTATGTTTGACAAAAATACTAGAGAAGGAGGTGACAAATGATCCAAATGGAAAGAATTCAAAAAGTGCGCTGCCAACTTCTTATGCGGAAGCCATGGTATGGGACTTTCGCTTCAATGATGAGGTGGCGTGAGGTAAATGCTAGAGACTGTAAAACGATGGGCGTGTCGGTCATTTCTGATGGCACGGTGGATTCGGTCTACAATCGTGAATTCGTCGATAGTCTCAGTAATGAGGGATTAGCATGTGTGATCATACATGAAATTGATCATATCATCAGATTGCACTGCATCAGGAAAATGAGTAGGATCAAGGAATGTTGGAACATCGCGGCTGATGCGATTGTCAATGGCACAAAAGATAATCCAAACATCAAGATCGTGGGCAAAGATTATAGCGAAAAATGTTATCTTCCAAATAGTGTCGTATGGTATACGGCACCGGAAAGCAATCTCGGCACAGAACAGTATTACGACTGGTTGAAGAAAAATTCTACTATCTGTCCGACATGCGGTGCAATGGTCATTCATTTCGACCCGAATGCAAAAAATGACCAGAGTAAGGGTAAGGGTCAAGGCCAGAATCAGAAGGGTCAAGGCCAGAATCAAGGCCAGAATCAAGGCCAAGGTGGTGGAGGTAGTCAAAATCAGGATGATCAGGGTCAGGAGAAGGATGAACATACGTGTCCGACGTGCGGTGCTAAACCAGAAATGGTTGATGATCATGGTATGTGGGATAACAGCACGGCAAATGAGGATGATGCTCGTGCGATTGTTGATGGCATGGTCGCACAGACATGTAAGTCCGCTGGAAACGCACCGGGTCATCTTGAAGAAGCCATCAAAGCATTGAAGGAAGTACGCACTAATTGGATGCGTGAGATGAACGAATGGATGGGGAAGAAATGCGGCGGAAGACGCAATACGTTTTCCAGATTGAATCGCCGACTCCCTAGATTCGGCATACCGGGATCGACCAGCAGGGCGATGGTTGATCTAAGCGTATTCTGTGATACGTCTGGATCAATGGGACCGGATGAAATCAGTGAAGCGTTCAGCAACATTGAAAAACTCGCCTACCGATCTAAAATCAGATTAATTGAATTTGATCATGGCATAGAACACGTCAGCAAATACCGGAAAGGTGATTGGAAGAAAATTAAAATCCACGGTCGTGGTGGGACGTCGATCGTCAGAGCACTGAAAGAGGCAGAAGAACGCGGTTTGATCGGTGACGTCAACGTAGTCATCACCGACGGTTATCTAGAATGGCCAGAACAGAAATCATACCCAATGTTGTGGTATGTCGTATCATCCTCAAATCAAATGCCCACATGGGGAAAAGTAATCAAACCAAATTGAGGGAGGAGTAAACATGCGGAAAGAGATAGATGCAATTTTAGAATCAGGATGGAGATTAGGCATAGTTACATGGGAAAAATCAGATTGTGTTTACACTGGCATAGGGGCACAAAAAATTGGAACAAAAGATAAAAGCAGTTTTGTACCAATAGCATACGTTTTTACATATGATGGTGAAATCGATTGGGATGGTAAAGATGAAATTGATTTTAATATGTCGGATTATGATTTAAGCAAAGACGAAAGAAAAGCCATTGAAAAATTTCTTGCATCTAAAAACAAAGAAAATTTTAAAGGAATAAGAATTGACGGGGCAAAGTAATCAAACCAAATTGAGGGATCCAGATAAGATTGGAGAAAAGAATGAATGAAGAGAGACTGTTGGATGCAACTGAATTACGGAAATTAATGCTAACTAAGGTGGTTAGTAAAATTAAGGAATTAAATGAACTCATTGAAGGAATGATGGAACAGCCAGCTGTTGAACTGAGTTACGATGAGTTGAATGAAATGCTCGATCTGTCCATTGATCATGAATGGAACAACAAACCGAAGAAGATAATCTTCAAAGCAGGTAAAGCGGCTGGATGGGTAGAATTGCGATGTCCAATCAGGACAGTGATGAGAAAAGTTTAGACCCCATCAAGGATGGAATACGGTTTTTACCCGCACTTCCAAAAACATTTTAAAATCTTGACTGAAGGAGAACAAACCCGTCTGACGAGACCGAATGGTCGAAACGGGGAGAGGAACAAGCGCTCCCCGTCACGGGAAAAGAAACCCACCTAAAACCCCATTCTAAGGAGAAAACACATGAGCAGATTTGCCCTGATCGTGTTCGACGGTTGTAACGGTGACCAAAACAGAGGGGTCATTTCGGACGAGAAAGCTGTCGAGACGTTGGTGAACGAGGGCAAACGCACGGAGGAAGAGTTGGAAGAATGTGAAGATGGAAGTGAAGTCATTATTGACGTTGAAGGTGACCAGCACAAACGTCTTCGCAAGCTGTGACCCGCCGGAGCGAGCAAGGCGGCACGGACACCAACGGAGTGAGCAAGAACAAGTACGATCTAAGATAAAAACCCTTGAGATCACGAAAGGAGGTGCCACTTCAATTAGTTACCGATCATGTTCGACGTGAGCGGCACACGTCAAGGCCATTTAATTGCCGAACGGAATAATTGAAAGGGTAAAACCCATCTGACGAGATCTTAATGATCGAAACAAGCACACCACACGGGTTATAAGGCACAGAAGTCCGCCGCCCGTTGGTGTGCTTGTAATGGGCAAGGAGATTAAAATCGTTTTGATTGACGATGACTAGATGGTAACTAGTCGAAACGGGGAGTTCTCTCCCCGTCATGGGAAACCTAATCAAATCATAGAAAGGAGCTTGAATGCACTGGATGATAGACATAACTAAAGAGCAATTAGCTGACGTGCTTCAAGCCTGTCGTTCATTGGAAACGGTAAATTTGGCATTCAGCGGTGATTTGCCACCAGAAACAATTATTGAGCTGTTATTGAACAATAAAGTAAATTTATCTGGTATCATCGGACAATTAGATAAGCAATTTCTATCTATATGTATGGCAGCAGTGCAACAGAATGGTTATGCACTTAAGTACATTAAAAATCAGACGCCAGAAATCTGTCTGGCGGCAGTAAAACAAAATGGTTGGGCACTTAAATATGTCAGGGAACAGACACCAGAAATATATATGGCAGCAGTAAAACGAGATGGTTATGCACTTCACTTTATTAAAGAACAAACACCAGACATATGTTTAGCAGCAGTACAACGAAATGGTCAGGCACTTCAACATGTTAAAAAACAAACACCTGAAATATGCATGGCAGCAGTACAACAAGATTGCCATGCACTTAATCTTGTTAGGGATCCAGCCATTAAATGGGAGATAGAACGTGCATTGGCTCTCTGAGGTGACTAAAGAACAATTAGCTGACGTGATTAAAGCCTATCATTCATCCTTTGGGCTACTGAATCAGAAGGAACCAGAAATAATTATTGATATGTTATTAAATGATGAAATAAACTTATGTGACATCATCAAACATTTAAATAAACAATTTCCAGCTATATGTCTGGCGGCAGTACAACAGTATAATTGGGCACTACAATATGTTAAGGAACAAACGCCAGAAATGTGTATGACAGCAGTACAGCAGAATGGTTGGGCACTTCGATATGTCAAAAAACAGACACTAGAGATGTGTATGACAGCAATACAAGAAAGTGGCCATGTGCTTCAATGTGTCAAGGAACAAACGCCAGAAATCTGTATGGCAGCAATACAACAACAATGGGGTTGGGCACTACAATATGTCAAAGAACAGACGCCAGAAATATGTATGACATCAGTACAACGAGATAAGGATACACTTCAATTTGTTAGAAACCCAACTCTTAGAGAGGAGATAAAACGTGCATTGGCTCTCTGAAGTGATTAAAGAACAATTAGCTGACGTGATTAATGGTTGAAATAAACCCAATGTGCATCTTAATGCGCATCTTAATGCATTCTGAAAAGCTCTTCAATTTGTTAAAGACCCAACTCTTAAGAAAGAGATAGCTAAGACATCAACAAAGTGTGGGAAGAATGGGAACGGGTGATGAGAGGGAGGTGACAGATGGGTAAATTGGTGCTCGAAATTTTACAGGACGAATCCGCCCCAAATCCTCGCAAAGAATATGATTGTTTCGGCAAGATGGTGTGCTTTCATCGCCGTTATGACTTAGGCGATGAACATGATTTCAAACATGAAGATTTCAATGGATGGGATGAATTAGAGGGCCATTTACGCAAAGAATTGAATGCGGAAATCGTCTTACCATTATATCTTTATGATCACAGTGGCATTACGATGAACGTTACCGGATTCTCCTGCTCATGGGACTCTGGGCAAGTTGGTCTCATCTATGCCACCAAAGAAATGATCATGGAGGAACATGGGGATTGTAATGAGGAATCACTCAAGAAGACGAAGGAATTGTTAATCGCGGAAGTGGCGACGTACGATCAATATTTACAAGGCGACGTTTGGGAATACGTAATAAAGGACAAAGATGGCACTTGTGTCGATTCATGTGGTGGATTCTACAACAAGGAATATTGCGGAGAGGAGGCGAAACGCTCCCTCAAGACTTTGGAAGCACGCATTAAAAAATAACGGAAGGATGAGAAAATGACCAAAGAGGGCTATTGGATCACTGATAAGGACAGACGACATGAGGTTTATGATCATGCTCAATGGGCATCTGAACGCGGTCTAGTCGATAAGGATTTAAATCCACACAATGACAAAGACCGCGTTCAGATTCTGCTACAAGTCATGAACAAAGGTTGGATCAGAGTTAGAGGACATGGCAACAGCATTACTTTCGAATTTTCCAAAAACACGGATTCAGCCCTCTGGTCCATTTATCTCTTTTTAGAGAAAACCGGAATGGCAGGGCCATATACGCAATTGATTGTCAACAACCTCCGAACCAAAGACATGATTGACGTGCCTTATGACGGATTTAAAAAGGCTATGAAGAGCGACGAGGTGTTGATGCGTGAAGGTCTAAAGTATAATTATGATGAGAAATTCATCGCCAGAATAAACCAGAGGTTACGTCAAATTTGAATCACAAAAAGGAGTGGGCAAATGACGCTAATCGAATTATTGACGATGGCGGACAAAGAAACCATCGATGACATATTGCAAGCTGCACATAAGATCAATAAAAATTGGGCAAGATATAAAGATGAAACGATTATCAAGAAATTATGTAATGATGGAATTAGGGCAGGATATGAAGAAGTATCGATGTTCTTATCAGAACTTCGAAAACCGGAAAAATTCGCCCATGTTAGATTTAAAGTGCCGTTCAGTACGGCCATGGTTCCAGCATTGACGCTTGTGATACGTGATGGCTACTTCTATAATAGAATGGTTGATAAACAAATAAAATTGGTAGAAAAATTGCTGATGGGTGGGGCAGACCCTCATGAGACATGCGAAATTGAAGGCTGGACTCCTATGAAATTCGCAAAGAACCTCAACGATAGTGACATAATCAACATGTTAGAAAATCAAGAAAGGAATTTAAATGCACTGGATGACGACCGTAACCAAAGAACAGTTAGCTGACGTAATCCGAGCAGTGAGAAAGACTGATAGCAATTATAAACAGATGAAGGATGAAGTGATTATTGAGATACTATTGACTCGCCCCGTCCGCGCTCCGTCCCTACGCGGGTATGGGCCCAAATCGCTGCCAAGCGGTGATGCACTAAAACATTTAAACAAGCAATTTCCAGAAATATGTATGGCAGCAGTGCAAGAAGATGGTTATGCACTTGAATATGTCAAGGAGCAGACGCCAGAAATCTGCATGGCGGCAGTAAAACAAAATGGTGGTGCACTTAAACATGTCAAATGTTCTGCGAACAACAAAGAGCAGACGCTAGAAATATGCATGGCAGCAGTAAGACAAAATAGTCATGCACTTCAGCATGTCAAAAAACAAACACCAGAAATATGTATAGCAGCAGTACAACGACATGGTTCGGCACTTGAATATGTTAAGGAACAAACGCCAGAAATGTGTATGGCAGCAGTGCAGCAGAATAGCAATGCACTTGAACATGTCAAATGTTCTGCGAACAACAAAGAACAGACACCAGAAATCTGTATGGCAGCAGTAAAAGGTAATGGTTTGGTACTTCAATTTGTCAAGGAACAGACGCCAGAATTGTGCATGGCAGCGGTACAACGAAATGGTCATGCACTTGAATATGTCAAGGAGCAGACACCAGAGATATGTACGGCAGCAGTGCAGCAAGATGGTGAAGCACTTGAATATGTTAACAAAAAATTCAAGATCAAGATTGTTGAGGGGTGACATTTGCGATGGAGGTTAAAATGAACAAGAAACATAAAGAATATCAACGCTTAATGAAAGCACGACAATCAATAATCTCAACTAATGCATCACGGAGAATTAAGGGATTGACGCCATTGCCAGTGCCAGATAAACCTAAAGCGCCACTTGTGTCCATCCTGTATGATAAGGACGGCACATACGTTGGGCGATGTGAAGATGAAGAGGAAGCAAAACGAATTGCCATTAACATTAATGGCACCGTTAAAATGGAACCAATGAGATGGTAAAGGAGAAGATGAATGTTTGGTGACAATAGGCCGATAGAAGAACGTCTTCCTAAGCCAACCACTTGGTTGTCGGTGGAACCATCTACGTCATTGGCCGGTCGAGAATACGTTTGGATTACGCTGCTTGATTCTCGCGTCCAATCGGCCATGAAGGTGACTGCCGATACCTTACGTGAGGCGCGTGAGCAAGTCATCGAAGAATTGCTCGACCATGAGATTAATTTGACGAAAGAGGAAGCGAAGATTAAAATCATGAAACTGGAGGGTGAAACATGGATGGTGATCAAACTCCAATAGGTAATCTGGAAATCGCAATCCGTGAAATGGACGATGCACGAATCGAACAACAGGAAATGACCGAATTGACGGTGATGGATGGGCCGTCATTGTCTGAAATGCTGCAGGACGCTGAATTTGAACGTGATTTGAATGTTTGGTGGGATGAGCAAGATCAAAGCATCGACCAAAACCAAGAGAGATGAAAACTTCATGGGTGGACAATGGAAGAATTATCTTGACGTGTGGGTGAAAACATGACGACCGCAAGCAAGGAACTGGTTGACGCAATTGATAAGAAGATGATGGCATCATGAACGAATAAGAAATGCATTAAGTACGTCACGTAAATCTGTCTTATCATTTATATAAAACAGACGTTGGCGGCATTTCGCCGTGCCAGTCTGGTACTTAAATTTCTGAAGAAGCCACGATGAAACGCGGTAGGGTGCTGCAATTGTGAGAGGAGATAAGATGACGACCACAAACAAGGAACTGGCAGCGGTACAACGAAATGGTTGGGCACTTGAATATGTTAAGGAACAGACACCAGAATTGTGTCTGGCAGCAGTGCAACAAAATGGTTCGGCACTTGAATATGTCAAGGAACAAACACCAGAATTATGCATGGCAGCAGTGCAACAGGATGGTCGGGCACTTGAATATGTCAAAAAACAGACGCCGGAATTATGCATGGCAGCAGTGCAACAGGATGGTCGGGCACTTGAATATGTTAAGAAACCGCCAGAATTATGTATGGCAGCAGTGCAACAAGATGGGCGAGCGCTTGAATTTGTTGAAGAGCAGACACCAGAAATATGCATAGCAGCAGTACAACAACATGGTCTGGCACTCCAACATGTCAAGGAACAGACGCCAGAAATATGCCTGGCAGCAGTAAAACAACATAATTGGGCATTACAGTATGTTAAGGAGCAGACACCAGAAATATGTATGGCAGCGGTACAACGAAATGGTTGGGCACTTGAATATGTCGAAGAACAAACACCAGAAATATGTATGGCGGCAGCACAACAAAATGGTGGTGCATTTGAATATGTCGAAGAACAGACGTTGGCGGCATTTCGTCGTGCCAGTCTGGTACTTCTTGAGGGACTAAACCAATCTGAAGAAGCCACGATGAAACGCGGTAGGGTGCTACAATTGTGAGAGGAGATGGATGACAACCAAATTCCAGTGGGCAATCCGGAAATCGCAGCCCGTGAAAGGACGATCGAACGGTGGGATGAACAAAGGAGATGAAAACATGGGTGAAAACATGTGCCCTTACACCGAATTGTTTAAATGCATTGCTATGGAATTCGATTCACCAATATGTAGTGAAGACATAGACGATTCCACTTATATTTATGTGATTTCGCCAAGCATGATCTGGGGCATTTACGACAACAAAGTCAGCATTATGAATTTCAAAGAATCGAATTGGAATTTCGTTACCGATCTCCATGACCTTGACTGCATTGAAAAGATCAAAGCGGTATGGAGACAATTCCAAACCATTCAAAAGGAGAAAGACGAATGAGCCACGTAACGACGGTACAAACGGAAATTAAGGACAAGACAGCATTGATGATGGCGTGCAAGCAACTTGGTTGCCAATTCAAGACCGGCAAGCACAAAGTCACGATGTACAGCGGCAGCGTTGAATGTGAATTCTCATTCAATCTGCCAGGATGGAGATACCCAGTCGCATTGTTGAACGATGGGACGCTGAAATTTGACAACTTTAACGGCAATTGGGGCAATTCGAAAGAACTTGACAAAATGAAACAGGCATACGGCGTGGAAGTGGCCACTAAGAAGGCCCGCAGCATGGGTTATATCGTTCAGAAAAAGATCAAACAAGACGGCACGGTCCAATTAGCCCTGAGCAAGTGAAGGAGTAAGCGATGAAACTTAGTGAAGCGTTTGGTGAAACGTTTGGGAGTGTGCAACGTTCCCAGATGCTTTCACAACTTCAACTCGAAGGGCTTAATCGGAAGTTCTATCTGATCACTGACGTAATGAAAACGTTGAATGATGCAGGAATTGAATGCGTTCTCGTCGGCGCACAGGCGTTGTCCCAACATACCAATCAGCCGAGAGCTACGGAGGACGTCGACGTAGTGGTCGATGATCATAAATTGGCCGTTAAGGCGATAATGAACAAGTGGCCAAATCTTAAACCGGTTGATGAATCGGATGCCGTGAGAATTTTTGACGGCGAACACGTAGTGATCGACATACTCAAGCCGATTGGTTTTTATAAATCAACGCTCAACAATTCTCAAACTGGAAAAATAGGAAACATAAAAATAAACATACCTACACCAGAAATGGCAGTGGTTATGAAATATGCGGCATTTATCAGTCCCAATCGATCAAAAGCAAGGAAACACCAAGATGTGTCTGATTTCATTTCACTAGTAAAGGCGCAAAAAATCAACGACGATAAGGTCGCCGAATTGGTCGGATCACTTTATGTTGGTGCCGACAAGGAAGTTAAGGATTACCTGTACAAGGCAAGAAACGACGTAACGATAATCGTTTAATGGTGACAAACATTTGAAAGGAGAAAGAGATGAATTTACCACAATTTTTAGAAGGACGCGCATCAGAATTGCTCTCCGTGGAAATGGACGGTGCAGATAGACGACGGCAATGGGCCGTCGTGCTTGGCCTTAAACCATTCCTCGACGGTGATCAGTACTGTGTCCTGTGGGGCAACAACATCCAAGACGGCGTTGCCGGTTTTGGTAAGACGCCGGTCGAAGCAATGGCTGCTTTTGAAAAAGCAATGTACGAAAAGAGAGAGCAAAACGCCAGCGTTGTTCGGAACCAAAACGCCACCAAACATGTAGCAATCATCGTAAGCGGCGGCGTCGTTTCCGAAGTCAAGACCAATGTGGAAGATTTAAAAGTGGACGTGATCGACGTTGATGTCCTGAAAACAACAGGCGGTCGACGAGCGTAGCGGCAGCACATCAGAAGGCGTTACTTGATGCAACCGTTACTTGATGCAACGAACGGCATGCAAGACGCCGACATAAACTTTGTGGAATGAGAAAGGGGAATGACATGCACCAGATAATCATTGAAATTTCACCATCGGGTGAAAGCATGATCAAAGTACAAGGAATGAAGGGCAGCAAATGTTCAAAATTGACGGCAGACATCGAAAAGGCACTTGGTAAGGTCACGTCGACGAAAAAGACCAGCGAATATTACATGTCCGAGGGACAAGGACTCAAACAGGGACAAGGGACCGGAACGTGAACAACGTAATGGAAGAGATTGATTTAACAAAATGTCTTCCGGGAGATGAATTGATATCCATTCACGGAGTGACTTTCATATATTGTAAAAAGGCTGAAACTCCATACCCACATTGGATTGTTTTAAAAGGCACTAATCGACGTACTTCCCGTGCAGACAATGGACAGGAACATTTGGCCAGTTTGCCATGTGATCATGATATTGTTAAAGTGATCCGACACGGTGTGGTTTTGCAGGAGAATAAAGAACCAAAGAGATAAAGACCCACCCTACGTCTGTTTAAGAGGAAGAATAGAACTTCAATCATGGGGGTCAAACATGAAAGCTGAACGAATCGCAGCGAAGATCGAAGCACTAGGCGTACCAACTGAGGTGGTTTGTGATCAAGACTATTGGGATGGTGATGATTTCATCATGTTGGGGGAGAAAAACGGACCACGAGTACCGGTTCATCCCTACTCCAATCAGATTGAAGCAACGTCGGTCAATGGTGAAATCTTTGAATATAATAATAACCTCGGTCTGCAGAAATTGGTTAACGACTTCAAATGCGGCAAATTGATGAAAAGATGAAAGGACCGGAACATGATCAACGTGATGCCTGACGGCACGATTAAATTCGTCTACAACGATGATCTGCGCGGTCTGATGACTGAAGGCAAGGCAACCACCAAACGCGTCAGTCACGTCGAACCAGACGACGACGGCAAATGGGTAGCCGACATGTCGCCAATCAGACCAAACGTCATGCTCGGACCGTTTGAGACTAGATGGGAAGCATTGGACGCAGAACGAAAATGGCTTGAGGAACACTTATAAAAGGGAGGGACGAAATGAGTTTTCGACAATTCATGTGTGATCCTACACAAGCAGATCGAAGAGTAGTAGAGTGCTTAGCAAAAACACATACACGGAAGGAATTTCTTCGTATGTGCGAGGAGGACCGGCCAGAAATAAACATACATAAGATTTATGATGTGTATGTTCTTAAAAAACTCTCTAAGGTTATTCCAGACATTAAGGAGAGGATCAAATTCGTCAATTATCTGGCCTCTGATGGGAATGATCCTGAAACATTTATAAATCTGGTTGATGATATATTGTCTTCGTTTTGCAAACATAGTCATGTGCGGCGGCGGACACACATTAATGAATGGTATTATTACGGACAGCGGCTGAAGAAGATAGGAGTAGATGTATGGATTACAAAAAGCAAATCATTCTATCGTTCCGAGCTTCCGCACCAAGTGCCACGTAAAGGATGGGTTAAGATGGTGTTTGATAAATCAACTAGTAGAGGAATTGCATGGCATACGCCGGACGATCTCCGCAGAATCCTCTGTGAATCTTATTTATCGAAAGTAGGACCTATGTACGAAAAAATAGGTGAAGGATTACGGAACATCGAGAAATACAAAAAAAGCAAGCAAAAAGCACTAAAACGTGCTGGTGAATTGGTACGGTAATTTTGCAGAACATTTATGATCGTCTCATCTCTAAAGCATCAAAATCAATATGTAAACACCGCGTTGCGGCTTTAGGTCTCGATGCCGAAGGACGCATCGTCAATTGTAAATTCAATCGTCCGAGATTCAGCAAGAAGGGTGGTGGCGTGCATGCTGAATTGGATGCCATTAAAGATCAACGAGTGAAAAGCGTCGTCATTTGCCGCATCAGCAGTGCCGGACGCATATTGCCGCTGGAACCATGTCTAGCCTGTCGCAAGGTTTTAAACAAATTGAAGATCAAGATCTTGTCGATTTCCGATGTGGTGATAAAAAAGAGAGGGAAAGGGGTGCGAAAATGAGCAAACTGAATTTGGCAAATTACATGCGTGCCGGATATCCAGCAATTTATCTGCAGACGGCCGAAGAGGGTCGTGCCGAATTGATGTTGTTGGATGCTGCCAAAGAATTGAATCGCAAAGTCACCTTCTGGTCACACTCTGAAGGTTGGCTCAAAGAGGTTTACGTCAAAGGCCAATGGAAAGAAGAAGAGAAGGACAAGGAATTGGATGATCCAGTGGGTGCCCTCCAAAAAGCGCTCGACGATACTGAAAGCGATGGCGTCGTATATGTCTTCCGGGACATACATCCCTTCTTTGAAATGCCAAAAGTCAGACGCATGATCAGGGACATCTGTCGGGAATTCAAATCGCAACAGAAGATGCTGATTTGTCTCAGCCCGGTCAAATCAATCCCACAAGATTTGGAACGTGATCTGGTTCTCCTGGAATTCGATTTGCCATCAGAGAAAGACATCCTGTTAGTCTTGGATAATCTGATGTCTGAGAATAAGAACGTTTTCGGTAAGATCGAGGAAGAAGAAAAAGACATGATCATCCAATCAGCTATGGGGCTGACGATTGGTGAAGCGGAAAACGCAATCGCAAAGGCAGCAATCGACAAAAAGAAATTGAATCTTGATCTACCGATCAGTCGAATTGTCATGAAAGAAAAATCATTGGCGGTCAAAAAGAGCGGCATCTTGGAAATCTTCGAGGCGGTTGAGAAACCTGAAGACGTGGGTGGTTTGAACCGCTTGAAACGATGGCTCAAAAATCGCGTCCAACCATGCTTCACCAAAGAGGCGAAACAGTATGGTCTGCCGTCGCCGAAGGGCGTCATGCTGGTGGGCCTGCCAGGGTGTGGTAAAAGCCTCGCCGCCAAAGCAGCATCAAACCTAATCGGCGTCCCACTCATTCGATTTGACGTCGGCAAAGTATTTGGGTCGTTGGTCGGTCAATCGGAAGCAAACGTGCGGACGGCCATCAACACGATCGATGCCGTCGGTCGCTGCATCGTCTGGATCGATGAATTGGACAAGGCATTCGCCGGAATGGGCGGTAGCGGTGAGACTGACGGCGGCACCGGCAAACGGGTGTTCGGCACCTTCATTACGTGGATGCAGGAAAAGAAATCACAAGCCTTCATCATGGCCACAGTGAACAGAATTGATTTGTTGCCAGATGAATTGCTCAGAAAAGGTCGCTTCGACGAAATCTTCTTCGTCGGTCTGCCGTCTGAGAGGGAACGTAAGGACATTTTTGAAATCCAAATCCGCAAACACGGTCGCGATCCAAAGAAGGTCGGCGTTGATGAATTGGTCAAACAATCTAGGGATTACAGTGGCGCAGAAATCGAACAAGCCGTCATCGGTGGATTGTTTCATGCTTATCACATGGGCGGTGATCGCCAATTGACCAAGGAACACATCTTGGCAGAAATGGACAGCTTCACACCATTGGCCAAATCACGCGCCAAGCAATTGGAGACAATGGCAAATTGGGCCAAGGAAAACGCCACACCAGCCTCAGACGATGAGGAAGTAGAGACGACCAACGTCAGGAAATTGAGGGAATGAAATAACAAAAGAGACAAATTGGTCCAATAGGAGATAAACATGCACTGGATGACGAACGCAAGTAAGGAACAATTGAATGATGTGATTGAAGCAGTGAGAAAGTTTGATGGCAATTATAAACAGATGAAGGACGAAACGATCGTTAAGAAATTATTGGATGATGAGATTCGGGTTTTAAGTGATGTGCTTAAACATTTAGACAATCAATTTCCAGCCATATGCCTGGCAGCAGTACAACAATGGGGTCATGTACTTGTATATGTCAAGGAACAGACACCAGAAATATGCATGGCGGCAGTACGACAAAATGGTGCAGCACTTGAACACGTCAAGGAACAAACACCAGAAATATGCATGGCAGCAGTACAACAAGATAATGATGCACTTAAATATGTCAAGGAACAGACGCCAGAAATATGTATGGCAGTAGTACAACAATGGGGTTGGGTACTTGTATATGTCAAAAAACAGACGCCAGAAATATGCCTGGCAGCAGTACAACAAGATGGTGATGCACTTCGGTTTGTCAAAAAACAGACGCCAGAAATATGCATGGCCGCAGTACGACAAAATGGTGCAGCACTTGAATATGTCAAAGAACAGACGCCAGAAATATGCATGGCAGCGGTAAGACAAAATGGTGATGCACTTAAATATGTTGATAGGAAATTCAAGACCAAGATCTGCATTCTGGCATAGGAGATAAAACGTGCACTGGATGACGAACGCAAGCAAGAAACAAATAAGCGACGTAATTCAAGTAGTGCAGAAGATTGACGATTATAAACAGATGAAGGATGAAACGATTGTAGAGAGATTGTTGAACAATGAAATAAGCTTGTGGGGCGTACTCCATGATTTGGGCGATCAATTTCCTGAAATATGCATGGCAGCAGTACAACGAAATGGTTATACAATTAAATTCGTCAAAGATCAGACGCCAGAGATATGTCTGGCGGCAGTAAAACAAAATGGTCAGGCGCTTGAATATGTAAAAAAGCAGACGCCGGAAATATGTATGGCAGCAGTAAAAGAAAATGGTTGGGCACTTCGATATGTCAAAAAACAGACACCTGAAATATGTCTGGCGGCAGTAAAACAAAATGGTCAGGCGCTTGAATATGTAAAAAAGCAGACGCCGGAAATATGTCTGGCAGCAGTGCAGAAATGCGGGATGGCGCTTGAATTTGTTAAAAAGCAGACGTTGGAAATTTGCACTGCAGCGATTGATGCAGCAATTGCAGCAAATATGACGGAGGTAATAGATTTTGTCGATACAACTAAATTTGAAATAGAATCACTTTCCATAAAGAAGAAGTAGAGAAACGTCAGGAAATTGAGGGAATGACGACCATCAATGTTGATGGTCGTCTGCTCCGTGGACGCAGAAAGAGGAGAATGAAAATGAAAAAACAAAAGAAGCAAAAGAAGCAAAAACCGGACATTCGTGAATTTAAGATAGTTTTCACAAGGAAGTCAAGAAGTGGCTTTACTGTAAATGGAAAGGAATGGAATTGCGACTATTGTTCTTGGTGGATTGGTCTATTGTTCTTGGTGGATTGGTTAATGGATCACCATATAAAAATCAACATCAAGGATGATATTAACAGTGGAAATGTAATGCCATTCATAGATGAATCAGACAAAAAGAAGAAGCAGAGACGACCAACGTCAGGAAATTGAGGCCATGTATCAGAAAATCCTCGATGAATTGACCAAAGACTTGGGCATTAAATTCGTTCAAGTAGCCACTCAAGTAGCCACGGCATCATTTAAATTAGAATCGCCGTTCGGCGTACCATTGGCGAACGTTTATATCATCTTTTATGAAAATGGAAACGTATGGATGCATTATAGATTGAAAGGTGATGAGTTTGAAATTCAGACGAATCTTCATGATTTGGACAGCATTCAACACATTCGTGATTGGATAGGATTTCTGGCTACCTGCAGAAATGAGGAACGTTTGTCAATCCATACTACAAGAAAGGAGAGAATGCCCGGAATTAAGCCACGGAAGGTTAAGAAATGCGATGATTGTGAAGCAGTCATGATAAATGGCGTTTTTTGTCATGAGACCGGATGTCCATCATGGCAAAATCCGCGACAATGTGATTGGTGTGGAAATTGGTTTGAACCGACAGAACGCGGGCAACGATGCTGCGATGAGGATTGTCAGACGGCGTACAACGGATAGGAGGAAGAAATGGAAAAAGACGTGACTCCGCTCTTCCAGGGTACCAACATGAAGTCTGGGCTGGACTTCGGCAAGATGCAAAGTAAGGACGGCGATTACTGGATCGTCGGGATTCAGAGCACCAGGAACGAGGACCGGGGCGGATCGGGGAAGATCAGTAACGTCGTGGTCTCCGTCCAGAAAGGCGGAGAGGGAGCGCTCTCCGAGACGTACGATGGCAACTTCCACTGGCACACTACGCGGAATGCCGCTTTCATTTCCAAGGATGGCGCAATCTATCGGACGCTGGAAGTCCCCGGCAATCAGAAGATTACCATTACCATGGGCCGGGGCGACAAGAAGAAACACGCCATTCGGACCGGAACGTTCCTGGTGATCAAGATCTTTTTCAATAAGACAGGCGAGGTGTCCAAACGGACGGTCAGGGCCGTGGAGACTCACGACGAGGCGATGCACGCCCTACTGGCTGGTGTAACCAATCAATACGCCCAGACCGACGTGTTCGAGATCAAGAATTACGAGGCCGTGCTTCTGGGGTCGACCGCCTCCGTGCAAGGGGCAACGGATGCGAGGACCACCGGATTCTCCTGTTTCGATCGCGGATATAACCCGTACACTGGTTGCTCCCACGGCTGCGTCTACTGCTACGGCTGTGTGTCCAAGGATTTTTCCTGCTTACCACTTGACCTCAAGGGAAGGGTGGTTATCGGCACCCATATAGACCCGTACCAGCCCTGCGAGGAGAAGGCGCTGGCGACGCAGACCATCCTACGTCACCTTGTCGGCGGTAAAGATGTGACCAAGGTCGGGATCTTCACCAAATCACCACTTGTGGTTCGTGATCTCGACCTCATATCGAAGCTCCCGAATCCGTCCATCCACATGGCACTCTCTCCATTCGACGAGGAGATGCGAAAGCGGCTGGAACAAAACGCGCCGCCCAACGAACAGAGGATTGCTGCGATTAGGGAGATCTACAGACAGAGGAAAATCAAACTGGTGGTCAACGTCTGTCCATGTATGCCGGACATCTCTAGCATGGCAATAGAACATGGGACGTTCGCCGAGGCGTATGGGTTGGCCGACGAGATTTGCGTCGGGTTGACCTGCCTCTATGGGGACATCCCCAAGAAGCTGGCCGAGAGGGTTGGGTCCGAGATTGTGACCAAGATGACGACGGCATGGGAAGTGCCATTCTTGGCCCAATGTCGGAAAGTCTTCGCTCCGTACGCCGAGAAGAAGCTGGTCATCTGGCGGGATACCGGACGCCGGGGGTGGAAGAATATGTGGGACATGAGCCTGCTACCTCAGGAGTTCTACGCCTCATAAAGGAGGAAGAAATGAAAAAACCATGCGGGAAGCGGAAAAAGAAAGTGAAATCCATTGGGACGATTTTGTCTGAAATCGGTAAGACCGTCCCAGATAGTGTCTGGAGACGCGTGCCGCGAGACCTATCCGCTACGGTAGGTGGAGCGATTAAGCTTAAATATGTCGGAAAAAAGAAAACAAAAAGGAGCAAAAGATGAATAGTAAGACAAAGAAAAGAATCACCAAGATCCGTGAGGTCGCTCAACGTTTCGCCGACATCGAATTTGGTGATCATGGCACGCTTGGCGGTAACGTAGCCCCAGATTGACTTTGTTCGTTTTTGATTTACAAGGACATGAACGTCTGCTTTTCGTCGAACAATATCTGGCTGAATTGCGGCTACGACTGCTCTCACCCAGTTTCGACACCACTACAAGATACAAAAACAAGCACATGGTAGTTTCAATCCACGTTTATAAGGAGATCAAGATGGTTTATTCATACGACCCAACGACCGGCAAACGATTAATGCGATCCGGCATCCCCGTTAATCCAATCCAGCCGATGACACAGAAGGAGGTGGATGAACAACACGATTTAGTCAACGCCTATCTTGAGCAGGAACGTTATGGACCGTTCACGGAATTGGATGAACAAGAAATGCACCCCAAACCCACGACAATGAAGTTAAAGACGCGCTTTTTAATCTGCGCAATCACAAAAAACCCCAAGGGTAATCCCTGCTATGAGGGTTGTTACCAGGAGTTGGATGCCCTAACGTTTCCGGTTACCGAAATAGAAAAAGCAAAAGCACGATTAAGCGTGCTACGGAGTCAAGGTAAGAATGCAAGAATTTTCATGATGGGTGAGCCAGAATGACGAAGCTGGGCGAGTAAGCCTCGCCGCCCAGCCCATGGAAGGAGAAACGATGATTGACCAATTAAAACACAAGCTTAATGAACTCGATATAAAACGAGTGCCCGTCAAAATAACCATCGGCGACGCATCGTTCGAAATGTCTGCACCAGACATGCCAAACGCAATAGACGAATTTAAGGCTGCGATTGTACGCATGGAAGAGACGTATGTCAATGAGCAAATCATTAAGAAATTTGGACGGAAGATCAACATTGAAGACTGCATTTGGCCAAATAAATTCGGCAATAAAATAGAAGCTAGAATTGTAGACGGATGCAACGTCATGTTGGTCGTGTTAAATAACCGTCATTATGGTGATTATCAAATAGTCATAGGTTACTTGCTCACTGGTGAGAAATCTGTCTTCTCTCCAGAATGCTTCTGCAAGCCTACTGATTTCAGTAGGAATTTTGCCAAATTCTTATCTAAATCGAAAAAAATAAAAATTATGTAATGTATGAGCCGAATGCGGGAGCGACGCAGCGGGCGGACGTACCCCAAGGGCAGGCTCAGCGGCCGAAAGGTCGTAACATTCAGCCCCAAATCACCCGCAGGTCCCTATCGGTCTCCTTCCCGATTGCGGGACTTGCCGGTCAAGAAGTTAGACCGGCATTAATTTAATTCTTGACAATCGACCCAATAGAGATTAAAACGCAAATGCAAACGCAATGATTGACAACAATCAAAAGGAGATTAAACGAATGTGATGATTAAGACGTAAACCGTGTCGTACAAATCGTGCAATTGGCAATTGAACCGAAACAAAAGGAGAAGAGACCATGGCAAAGCAAGCAAAGCAAGTGAAAAGAAAAGGCGATGAATACTTCGCCAAGTATCCACACTTCGTCGCGGGTTCCATCGTTTGGGATGCCACCAAGAACAAACAACGTGCGCGTTGTAAATGTGCCTGTGGTACGGAATACGAATGCTTCACATCCGATCTGTTCCAACTGAAGACATGTGCGGATTGTCGCAAGAAAACCAAGAAAATTAAAGAAGAGACCAAAGAAGAAACAAAGACAAAGAAAGAGGTCAAGAAAGAAACGAAGAAAGATAAGAAATAACGATAACGACATGGGTGGCGAGGCTTACCTCGCCACCCATGCTCATTGGAAGGAGAAGCGATGAATGAACCGAAGTGGAGACCAATGCCGTTCAAGGAATTTATTGCATCATCATTAGCGACGCGGGAAATCGTCGAAGACATATTGCAAGCAATGCGAAAAGTCGACAAAAACGTCTTACGAATGACGGATCATAAATTGATGGCTAATTTGATTGAACATGCCGACACTGGACATAAAAAATATTCTCTCATAAATGGAACATGGATTTATAACATGAAATGCAAAGTGCCGGAATTGATTCTACAGACATACACGAACGTCAATAGAGGTCACATTACAATCCCATCAGAATTAGATAATTTTGAATTCCGCCATGCAGCGATGCATGCCGCATCCGAAAAATGTGTCAGTAATTTCCTAAATCAATGCAAGCATAGTTGCAAGCATTTGAATTATACGGAAGAACAAATCAGGGAGTTGACAATCATCGCGATCAACGTTAACCCAAAATTACCCTTAGACTACGGTTATGCCATGGGTGATGACATGAAATTGATCGCAATTAAAAAAAGTCGATCGCCGTGGTTGTTACATAAACTTCGGTTCAAAGACAAACAAACGCTGCTCGAAGCACAAATGATAGTTGCTGAAAACATGGCCAACAAAAGAGATCTGTACGTCGATGAATTTTCGGAATTCATACGCATAATGCCAAACGAACACAGACATCTGAACAGCATGATCAGAACGTGGATCGAGAACACGGAGGAGAAAAATGGACAAAAAAGAAATGCAGATGCTGTTGGAACGAGTAGCCGCAGCCAGGATGGATGAAACGGAATTAAAAGAGAAATATCCACATTTCGTCGTCGGATCATTGAGATACGACTTAGAATCGAACAAGCAGATTGGCACGCTAATCTGCAAGAAATGCAAAAAGAAGCATGAATCGTTCACGTCATGTTTCTATCAATCCGAATTGTGTAAAGAATGTCGCAAACAGGCGAAAAACAATCGTCGCAGAGAAGCTAGAATGCTGTTGTCGTTGTTGAGGCAAAATCCGGGATTGATTGCAAAAATTACGGCCACGCCTAAAGATAAATTAAAGGGCGTAATCGACAAATACTGTCAACCAAAAGGGGAACGTCGATGAAACAAATCTTCACGTGCAAAGAGGGAAGTTCGAATAAGATGTGGGCATACGAGGAAATTGGTACGACTTCCGTGAAAGTTCAGTGGGGAAGGATTGGATTGAAACCGCAAGAAAAGACGCACGATTTCGGATCGCCATATGAACGTGCCGCATTCATCCAAGACAAAATCAATGAAAAGGTGAAGAAAGGTTATGCACCACAGGACGAGAAACAACTCAAGAAGGACAACGAGGCGGCCAGAATGCTCGGCACTCAATATAAAGTGACGCAACTGGAATACGTCCAGAATGCTCAAGATGGCACGTTTAAGGTCCTACAATCGTATGACCCATCAAAACACATGATGGTGACCGTGTTGAACTCCTGGTCCAAGGATTCACACGTGTTGCTGCTCAGCAAGAACGAGACGAAGGTTGCCAATGGCGTACGGCGAATGCGTGATACGTTGACAATGAATTTGGAGGAATGTAACGAAAAGGATGCTGCACTGTCACAATCAATCCGCGAATACCTGAAAAAATTAGCCGAGAGAATCATCAACGTCGTCCGCGTCAAATTTGGTGGATTAGGCCAACGAAAATTAATGTTAGATGGATCAGACGCGGACGCAGATGCAGACGTGGCCATCACGTCACAGCAGGAGGATGAAGTGATCGAGGAGATGCACGAAACGTCGGTAGATAGAATGGTAATTAAGAAATTCTGCGCATTGGGCCACAGAAAACTAGAATTGTGAGATGAACATGGATTGTTGGAAATATCTTGTTGCACCATCCTGGAACTTGGGCGATCTCGCCCCGAATGAACCGTTGACAATCGTGGATAAACCAAAATTCGGAGTCCCAACGGAATTCATCGGCATGATCACGCGAGCAAAATCACCAGTCGGTCTAGTAATGAAAGTATCTGAGTCCGTGTCTTGGTTGGCCAGGATAGCAGTTTTGAACAAATACGGTGAAGTTGGCAATCGAGACCAATACATCATGAGGATGTGGGCCGAGGCTTGTAAGATCAGACAAATAAGAAATTTGATTAAAGATCTAAAGGTCGGCACTACGATCGGTGCTTACTACGATCAAGACGGCAAATTAGATTCCCTGGTCGAAGACGAAGCATTCGAATAATCCCAACAAAACTACCACCTAATTCCAACCTAACGAGGAGAATGAACATGACGACGGCAAGTGCCATCTTTGGACAAATCAAACAGGAAAACGTGAACGTACGAATTTTGGGGCATGTCTGCTGGACGAGCGCACACAACGTGGAATTGACGCAAGACAGATTCGCTGCAATTCTAGAATCGGTCGGTTTGCCCACCAGTTTCGCACGAGAACATAATTGGCGCTCATCATTCATTCGTGCTCTACGCAACATGGAAGAAAAACGCATCATCAAATTGGTGTCGGAAAATAAAGATCGTCTAATCTATCAGTTCACTGCCGAGACGTTGCAGGATGATGACACACCATATATCGATTACGTGAAGGAAACGAGCGTCGTGATCGATAAGAACAAATATGCCGAAACCGGCATCTTTGCCGACTCATTGGTGAAAGGCAACGAGGAAATCAAGAAACGGATCGCTGAGTTATTCGAAATTGAGAAGACGAAGTACAATTCGTCCGACATGAATCGATACGTACAGAAGATCTTTAGGAGTCGTGCCGACATCGTGGCACTCCGAAATCAAGGTGGCGTCTATTTCATCCCAGCCACATACGGCGAAGTCATCGATGCCGTCTCACGGATGGTGCAACAAATCCCCGGTCTCACTTTTGATCATCTTCCGATTCCCGATGTGGAAAGCAGTCGCGTAACGGTTAGAACCGCCGTCAACGATGAGGTGCTGGCGTCGATGCTCGAAATTGACCGTGACATCAAAGCCGTGGCTGAAGGCCATCAACAAGTCACTGAAACGTGGCGTAAGACGCGCATCGGCAGAATTGAGGCGATCAAGGAACGGATCAGACAATACTCATCGATTCTGAATGGGGCAGGGACCGACCTCGAAAAACAGGCAATCACTTTGGAATCACGCATTTTGGGTCGCAGGAAATTGGAAGTCTAAGGAGGATCGACATGGAGGACGATAGATGCGAGCGCAAAGTAATTCTCATAGGCGACAATGAAACATGGAATAAACTTAGGGAATGTAAAGATTTTAATGCAGCGGTCGGATATTTGGCAACGTGGGCGTTTCATCATAAGGGTTACAATTTCTGTTATTTATGTCCATTGGCGAACGACAATCTGGAATATGAAATCACCGCCACTTATTATCCCAAAGAAGGTCTTCCACAAAATCCAGCATACGTCATTGGTGGGATTTACCATCATGAAGATAAACGTTGGTCATTCCACTCTTAGAAAGACATGGTGGTTTGCCACAGAAAGGGAACGAAATGAATAAAGCGACGAAGAAACCGAAGAAACCTAACAATCAAGTAGCTAGACTTGTTAAAGTTCCATACGGCATTTTGAGAGACATGAATCAGATTCTTAATTATCAGTGGGATGAGGAATCACGACATTATGAAGAAATGAAGACATGTGATAATCGTCGACATGTCTTCACGTACATGCGTCGAGTTCGAGCCTGGCTTGAATTGAATGAGATAATGCGGAAATAGGTGATCTGGGGTGCACCATATTATCAGTATGGTGCACCAGAAAAGGAGGAATAAAGAATGGACGTTTCACAGTGGTTGGAAACTGCCACCAAGGAGGAAATAGACGACATCATCGAAGCCGTGCACAATGTAAATGGAAACACGGCACGATGGAATCCGGCCACATGTTTGAAAAGATTAATGTCTTACCCCATAAAAGATCTCTACCCATATCTTAAGAATGAACGCACTAAAGAATTATTGTTCGATCCAGCATGGTACGCACATCGGGATACCCGTGCTATGGTGTGCAAGCATGCACCAATTCATTTAGTTGAAAGATTTACGAAAGAATTTTTGTTGACTATGTCGAAAAACGGACGATTAATAAAGGTCATAGAAATTCTAAAGAATCAACCATCCTTCGAAAGAGTGGCCATCATTACGTCACTCTATGATCCAGAGTTGAATTTGTTCATCAACAATTCATTCGTTTTATCTCAGTATCTGCCCAGTGCCATGCTCGCAACGGTTGCTCGCGTATATCCCAAAATGATAAGTTGTCTAAGCCATTATGTAATGATGAGTAACGTTGAACTTTTTGACATCATGTTTTCTCTTTTACCGACAGATGCACCAAAGATTCTGTCAGGTTTTGAACCAATCAAGGATTTACGCATAGCGATGAAGGCAGTCAAATGTAATCCTCGTTGTCTGCCCTATTTGGATGCCAGCATACAATCACAAATATTCGAGGAAATCGGATATGACGTGATGTCAGAAGCTGCCATCAAATGCATAGAAAGAAGCACACAAGGGATGTGGAAAGGAGAATGCCATGGGTAGAGTGAAGGAAGTGATTTTTGAGATCGTCGAAAACAGCAATACGTACGAAGAAGCCGTTGTTAAATTGGAAGCGACTAAATTAGGTAAGGATTGTAAAACGTTCCGGACGATGTGGAATGATGCTCGGAAAATAAACAAGACAACTTGTCTATCGGTCGCCGTCGTCAGTGAAAATTGTACGTGTGATACTGATTATGGATTGTTCGGTCATCGTGAATTTGCGGCTGAATTCCATTGTCCGACATGCGAGGAGATGATTACAATTAGAGCATGTCAAGCCTGGCCGATCGTCGTAAAAGCCTGTCCGAACTGCGGCATCGAACATGAATGGTCGTTGTCTGAACAAATGACGCATTGTCCATTGCGATAAGGAGAAAATCATGCACTGGATGATGAACGCAAGCAAGGAACAGTTGGCTGATGTAATCCAAGCAGTAAAGAAGATAAACAATAATTATGAACGAATGAAGGATGTAACGATTGTCAAGAAACTGATGAATGATGAAGTAAATCTATTGAATGTGTTCAAACATTTGGACAAGCAATTTCCAGAAATCTGCATAGCAGTAGTAAAACAACGTAGTTATGCACTTGAATGCATCGAAAAACAGACACCAGAATTGTGTTTAGTTGCAGTACAACAAAATGGTTTGGCACTAAAATATGTGAAGGAGCAGACACCAGAAATATGTATGGCAGCAGCGCAAGAAAACGGTTATGCGCTTCAGCATGTTAAGAAACAGACACCAGAAATCTGTCTGGCAGCAGTACAACAGGACGGTTCGGCACTTAAATATGTCAAAGAACAGACACTAGAAACGTGCATGGCGGCAGCACAAGGAAATGATACAGTGTTTGATCTCATCGATAAGACTAAATTCAGGGTCGAAATCGAGATCACAAAAATCACATAAACTACAATCCAAGGGAGGATGACGAATGCTAAGCATAGCTACGGGTAAGGTCACAAAGGGTGGGATACGATTATATCGCAATACCTGCAACCGCAGGCGTGCCATCAAGATGCTGATGAAGAGCGGATTGAATTATTTCATCAGTTTTCGTGACGTAGACAAAAAACACCCAGCAGGATTAGCCTACGGTTTTACGGAATGGGCTGGTCTGTTTCCACACATGTATGGAGATTTAGGAGGATGCGATGAGAAGGAAAATCAAAAGCTTCAAAAAAGCAAAAGCCTTACTTGAAAGTTGTCCGGCACCGTTTCGAATCCGGCACGGTAAGGAGTGGAACGACTACGGCGATTTGTGTCGTTCACAGATCATAATTGACGCTGATGGCAAAGAACGTATGCTGATTTTAACGTCGGCACATAAAGCCGACGTCTATGTGTTAGGAGATAAAACGTGCACTGGATGACGAACGCCAAGTCAAGGAGAAAGAAAAGTGGTAAGCGGTCCAAAAAACTTTGAACATAACAAAATCAATAGAGTAGTTGAATATGACATTAAACCAAAGCATGTCCGTTTAATTGCAACGATGCCAATCGAATTAGTGAAAACGCCAAGAATGACGGCTGGATGCAACAAGGAATGTGAAATCATAGCCGTCAAATATGATGTCATTTTAGATGCGTATAATTATAATCTACAGTTGATGCTTGATCTCGACCCGACTAAATGTGACATATATGTCACAGGAGTCGGGGGACGTCCAAGCATGGCATTTGTCAGCAATAGATGGTGGGTCGTTTTTGGCGCTAGAAATTTCTACGAACCCGGAATAACGAATCTTAAAGGGAAGCATCGGACACAACATCTGATGTTACATTCACTCAATCCAGGAACGATTTACAACCCAGACGTAAAAGAAATAATCATACAAGCATTGTTGTGGAATGCTAAAGAGAACAAACTTCTTCAATATTAAGAAAGGAGAGACGGATGGACATAGAACCATTTCAGTCATTGGTAGATGAATTATCACATCTCAAATTCAACGTCATTGATCATTATCAACATCCATCAATGTTATGGTTCGTCCATTATCTCGATGAGCGTAAATCCATTGGCATCAAATTCTACCAGAATTTCAACGTCTCTGTTTATCTCAGATACGTGCCTAATACGACGAGCTTTGACGTAGAAATGTTAGTAAATTTGCTAGAATCGTCGTCAATAAATGACATTCGTGATTTTTTAGATGCAGCAGCAAGAGGGAGGACGAGATGATTCACAGCGGAAAACCGCCGTCGAGAAAGACTGAAATCGATTTAAGCGGTCCACAAGGCAATGCCTTTTGTTTACTCGGCATAGCCAAACAATTATGTGAAGAATTGAATTTGAATAATTGGGAAGACATACGGCGACGGATGATGGCCGGCAACTACAATAACTTAATTGAAATCTTTGACGAAGAATTCGGTGATTACGTCGATCTTTACAGATCAGTAAGTAATGCCAAAGGAGACCGATGATGATAAAAATCAAATTAGGAAATAAAGCGAGAGACGTGAATTTGGTCCTTCCATCCGGCAAAGAAATTTTACTGCAATGGCGATTGGAAGCGCCATCTTTGGACATATGTCTGCCATACGTAACATCCGTCACAAACATGAAAAAAGAAATGCCTGGCAAATCGCATAAAGCCGATCAAATTGTCATTGACGTCAACCCAGAAGATCTAAAGGAGAAATGATGACCTACATTTTCGATTTTGACACCGAGACAGATGACGGTGGCATCTGGTATGAAAAAGACATCGTCGTGAAGAACGACAAGGGGTATGCGTACGATCCAGAAGACGAAGAAGAGGGAGTATGCATTAAGATGAGAATCAATGATGAAATTATGGAAGCAATATTAGAGGAATTGAAAATCGACTCAACGAGGTTTCTCATGGATATCAAAGAAAATAACTTTGATTATCTTGAGCAATATGCATGGCCATTAAAGATTAAATTATTGACGCTTGCTGGTTGGCCAAGGGATGTAGCTAATTCGACGATGTTTATTTATGAGGATGATAAAGATGATGTAATTAAAAAGACACCGAAAAAATACCGACATTTAATTGAATTAATAGAAGTAAAGGAAGAGGAAGAATGTAACGGAACTGTTGATGATGATCTTGTTTTTGACGTGAAAACAATGACCATGACTAAAAAGAAGTTTGATGATGATGGTCTTGTTTTTGACGTGAAAACAATGACCATGACTAAAAAGAAGGCATATCTGGCGGCAGTACAACAGGATGGCTGGGCGCTTCAAGATATCAAAGAACAGACGCCAGAAATATGTATGGCAGCAGTACGAGAAGATGGTTATGCACTACAATGAAGAAGAGAAAGAACGCCTGGATAACGACCGTAACCAAAGAACAATTGAATGACGTAATCAAAGCAGTGAGAAAGATTGATGATTATAAACAGATGAAGGATACAACGATTGTCAAGAAATTATTGGATGATGGAATAGATTTATATTCCACATGCAAGAATATAGATAAACAATTTCCCGCAATCTGTATGGCAACAGTAAAACAAAATGGTTATGCGCTTGAATATGTCAAGGAGCAGACGCCAGAATTGTGCATGGCAGCAGTAAGACAAAATGGTCATGCACTTCAGCATGTCAAAAAACAAACACCAGATACATGTCTGACTGCAGTACAACAAAATGGTCATGCACTTCAGCATGTCAAGGAACAGACACCAGAAATCTGTATGGCGACAGTGAGACAATATGGCTTGGCACTTGAATTTGTTAAAAAGCAGACGCCAGAAATATGCATGGCAGCAGTAAAAGAAAATGGCTGGGCACTTAAATATGTCAAAAAACAAACGCCAGAGGTATGTATGACGGCGGTAAAACAAAATGGTGAGGCACTTGAATACGTTAAGGAGCAGACGCCAGAATTGTGCATGGCGGCAGTAAAACAGAACAATGAGGCACTTGAATACGTTAATAAAAAATTCAAGATCAAGATACTCGTTGGTTCAAACCCCAAAAGGAGACAGAATGACTAAGATTGATAAGAAGAACGTCATGCTCGCTGAATTGAAAAAGATTGACGTTCTTGGTGACGATCCGGTTGATTCCCTGGAATCATTGCCAGGCAATCAGTATCATCAGTTGACGTATCGACTCGCTAGAAAGACCGGATTTTCATATGATGAAATCACGGGATTGTTGGACGAACTGCGTGAAGAGCATGAGACGAAAGAATCTAAGGAGACTGAAGAATGACCAAGATTGATGCGCTCAAGAAGGCTGCCGAAGCTTACTACAATGACAAAGCAGTCATGTCAGACGCCGATTACGACCGTCTGTATGACGAGGCGAAGGCTGAACATCCCAACGACCCGTTCTTTAAAACGGTTGGGGCACCAGTCTCCGACCTCTTTACCAAGATCAAGCATAGCATCCCAATGGGCAGTCTCAACAAAGTCAAGGATGAGAAAGAAATCAAGCGCTGGTTGGACAAAACCCCTGGTACGAAAATTCTCGTCCAATGGAAGTTCGACGGCTGCTCATTGTCTCTTAAATACGAGAAGGGACAACTGGTACAGGCCATCAGTCGTGGGGATGGAAATACCGGCGAGGACCTGACCGAAAACGTCAAGAAATCCAAATTCATTCCCCAACGGTTGAATGAAGAATTCACCGGTTACGTACGTGGTGAGGCAATTCTCCACCAAGACGAATTTAAAACGCATTTCGCCGATTGTGCCAATCCCCGCAATGCCGGTAACGGTGCATTGCGCAACAAACGCGGTGATGGTTGTGAATGGTTGCGTCTAAAGGCATACGACGTGCTGTGCGACGGTGAATCATGCTGCGACACCGAACGGGATAACCAACAATATCTCGCTCGATTGGGATTCGACGTCGATGAGGGCGCATTGGTTACTGGCGCAGACACATTGGGTCTGATACAAACCGTCTATGACAAACGACGTAACGAACGGGCCACACTGCCGTTCGAAGTGGATGGATTGGTGCTGCGGTTTGACGACATTGCAACGCAAAAGGCACTTGGGTTTCATGACCAGAACCCCAAGGGTCAAATGGCTTACAAATTCCCACCGATGGGCGGAAAATCAATTCTACGTTCCATCGAATGGTCGGTAGGTCACACCGGCAGCATCGTCCCCGTTGGTAAAATTGACCCGATCAACATTGGCGGCGTAACCGTCACTTCCGTCTTAGTCAACAATGAAGATGAGATTAAGCGTCTCAATTTAGGGATCGGCGGTGAGGTCGAAGTCATCAGAGCAGGGGATGTGATCCCTAAGTTAGTATCCTGTAAGGGTGGTACGCCAATTACAATCCCAACGGTCTGTCCAGTCTGTGGCGGTGCGGTGGCTCGCGATGGTGCAGCATTGGTTTGTCAAAATGACGAGTGCGACGGTAAGGCCGTCCGTAAAGTCCGTCGCTGGATTAAGTCGAACGACATCAAGTTCATCGGTCCGGAAGTGGAAGCGGCGTTGTATGAATCCGGTCTGGTTAAAGACCCAGCCGATCTCTACGTCCTCGACATGGAAAGGTTGCCGAATCTGACCGTCGGCAACGGCAATCTCGGCATCAAACGAGCACAAGCAATTCTTGCTGAGATTGAGAAGAAAAAGAATTTGACCTTGGCCGAATTCATTGGCTCATTGGGCATCCGCTTCCTAGGTAAACGGGCGGCGGAAGAGTTCATCAAGAAATGCGGCAAGAAGACGCTCAGGGAATGGCGTGAGATGACGACGGAAGAATCGCTTGCGCTCGGCAGCGGCATTGGTCCTGTCGTCGTGGCCGGACTGGCGGCGTGTAGCGGACTCGTCGACAAACTGCTGGCAAACGGCGTGGTCGTCGGTGACGCGGACGACGCGGCGGAGGAGACGCCGGCGGCGACGAGCGGCGGGAAACTGGCGAATCTCGTCATGGTGTTTACGGGAGCGTTGCCGTCGGGTATGAAACGGGCAGCGGCGCAGCAATTGGTCCTTGAAAACGGTGGGGCGGTGAAGGATGAAGTCGGTCCAACGGTGACCCACTTGGTGCAAGCGGACCCGTCAAGCCAATCATCTAAAACCCGCAAGGCCGCAAAATACGGCACAAAAGTGATTAGTGAGGAGCAATTTCTGGAGATGATCAAATTGTCCAGCGCTGCAGAGTACACTTGATGTCGGGATGATCGTTATGGTCACGGGGACCGTTGAAAGTAGAAACATCCAGCAAAGGAGAATAGAATGATGAAACGATTTGCCGTAGCAACGACGCAACATGTTATTGACCATCTAGGATTAGATCCAACACAGTTAAATTTTTATCGTGCTAAAAACGCATATGATGCCGCTCGACAGAGTTTATGTGAACGCATGCTCGAACGTGAAAGCGACGATTGGCAAGAGCTAGAGGAAGACTTGCGCGTTGTCGTCAGCTTGAAAGATCCACTTCGTGCTGCGGAACTCAAGGACTGGAAGCGACGCGCTCGCAAAAGCGGAATTCCGGAAGATCAGAACAAAGGTAGCAAAAAACAATTCTTGGCCCGTCGTAAACTTCATTGGTTAAAAACGAAGTTGGAAAAAGATGAGGATGAAGAATACGATTTCATTTATCGTGATGACGATGCCGACGATGTCTTTGCCTTTGTAGTAAGAGAAATAAAATGATAGCGGTAGTTTACTGCAAAGAGGAATTCGCCAACTTAGGGGAGGCGGGATGAACATAAGAGAAGCGGTTGACAGGTATATTCAGTGGGATGCGATAAATAATGAGAACCGCAAGCGGTTGTTGTCCCGCCATGCGGAAGAACTAGAGGAATTTGAACGATACTGTAAGCACGACTCAGATCCGTTTAGGGTTGCATTAAAAGATGATTACAGCCTGGAAAACGTGGAAATACTCGCCGAGGCGCTTAGGAAAAGATTGACCGTCAAGCCAAAGTAGCAAGACCAAAAAAGCTGAGAAGTATGGCACGAAAGTGATTAGCGAGGAACAATTTTTGGAGATGATCAAATGAAGACAAAAACGATGATGACCAAGACAACGAAGGCCGAGGATTTTACCATCTACAGTTTAGGAATCTGTTATGCTTCCGTCTGTACGAGTTTGACGAATAGGGAAGCGACGAGAAGGCTTAACTCGGAACAACCGGTGAACAGTGGATGGAAAGTCTCCAAAGATAAAAAGTTTCACAGTGGTCAACCGAATCCCTGTCGTTGCGAAGACAATCCTAAGACGCACCGACACATTCTCTTTAGCTGTTAGGAGTAGGAAAGAATGAAGACCAAAACGATTACAATCCCGGCTGAAATCTACGACGATTTTCTGAATCTGCTCGACGTTGCACAATCCTCGATCTCGGATGAAATGAAATTGAAATGTTCGCCTAAAGAACGAAAAACGTTGAAATTTGTCCGCAAATTGTTAGGCAATAAAGCATCACAACCGACCACGGACGGAATTTACTCGGAAAGAGATTAGGAGATGAAAATGGCAAAGCTTGAAGCCGGCATGGTCGTTTACGCCGACAATTTTTATCAGGGGCTGACGAAGTTCGTGATTTCGCGTACGACGGAAAAGCAAGCCGTCGTTGAAAGGATGAAGCCGCAGCCGCCCATCAAATTCTATCGTGAAATCTACACATATGATCAAGTGAGGATAGTTGGCGGTCAAAGCTACGATCGCGTGATTTATCGCGTCGAAACTGAAGATCTTAAATGTCGGTATCTCAAACAATGTCTGACTCGTAAATTCGAGAAGATTGACGTCAAGACGCTGACCGTCGAGCAATTGAAGGCCATCGTCAACGTCGCTTTCCCCGCACGGAGCGGCGACCTCGTTGCCGATACGGACCGGCAGAAGGAGGAGAGCGAAAATGGCGCATAAAAGATGCAAAGCGTGTGAGAGTCGTGGTTACTTGCTCGTTGAAAACGACGTCCATGGCGTCCGCATTGAGCGTTGCGACGCTTGCGGTAAATTTGAATCCGATGCCGCAGTCCATGAGCACGTCTTCAAAGCGGTGTCACAAACCGAAAGCAAAAATGGGGAGGAAAAAGATGAGAAAATTCACGATCCAAAACGACAATGATGCAAATGATTCATTCGTAGTCAAAGCAATTGACGTGCAGGATGCTGCATTGGAGGCGCTCAACATGTTGGGTTGGCGTCTAATAGTACACGCAAACGTTAAGACAAACGTTAAGGCTGGCTCTTTCTACGTCTTATCTGCTGGCAAATTGATCGGACCATTCCTTACCAAGAAAGAGCGCAACAAACACATCGTTGAATTTCGAAAGAAGCAACATGATTCCGTTCCCCTGACCGAACGAATGAAATGTTTCAAACTTGACATGGCTAACAACGTGCCTAGGATTTACCAGTGATGGTGAAACAGGAATTCACGCATGCTTATCTCACTTACTGCAAAGCTCGTGGATTCCCAGATGATCCGGAAGCGTGCTTACAAGATGATGACCTGAAATGGCCGGGAGGTAAAATGACCGGTTACATTCTCTGGGTTTCTGCGTGCCGTAAGGCATACGCCAAGGCAACGGGCGACAAGGGGTGGAACGTTAACGTGTGCCAATTTCAGATATGGTTGTTAAAACATGGACAAACGATAAAGGAATGAAACATGGATTTCAAGGAATGGCTGGACATGCGCATCGATGAAATGGCGAAGAACAAATTGTTCAAAGAGGCAGGAATTGGGATTTGGATCAACCCCGATGACAAGGCATTCACCTTCAAGGATGTCATTCACAATGAGTGGGCAATCGCTCACGGCCTAAACATGAGCGACATGTTAAAGACTGGTTGGGTAAGAATGCGCATCATGCCCGACAAAACGGCATGCGCCGAGACAACCAGACCCATTATGTTCAAGCATTCGGCAATATGGCCGATCATATCATTGGCTGATCAACATGCGGTCCATAAAGTACAATTGCTTCTTAATGGAAGAGAATCCATTTTGTCTAAGAACAACGTCGGTTGGGAACTCGATGGTAAATCATTGGTAAATCATTGAGTGACGTTTCCGAATCACGAAGGAGGAATAATGTTTAGAAGATACTGTGACGACTGCGTAAGGCGGCTCCCGAATTGTCTGAATGAATTTGAAGAAGGAAAATATTCTGCAGAATTCAAGGCAGATGGTTACAGGGTTCATTTGGAATTTACTGATCATGGCATCGTGCCATGGTCCAGAAAGTGGAAAAAGCACCCAATCTCAAAGGAGATGGCGACACTCTTAAAAGAAAAATTAAGCTTTCCACGCGGCACGATTCTAGATGGAGAATGGCTCGAACGTCGTACGGTTGGACCGGAAACGATCATTCTGTGGGATGCAATGTTCCATGCCGGTGAATGGTTGGGTGGGATGACATACGCAGAAAGAATGAATTTCCTTGATTGCGTGCCAAACGTCTGGAATGACGACACGCTGAAGAATTTTTCGACGTTGCCTGGCCCAATATTGACGGTGACGCATCGAACGCGTAAAAGTTTTGTTGAAGCGTTCGAATTGTCGAAATCGCTCCCATGGACGGAAGGATTGGTCATCAAAGCATTAGATTCAACGTTGGTCGGTTCGATCAAAGAACGAACGGTCAACTATGCTTGGACCAAATGTAAATGGCGCGGCGGATCCGATGGCAACAAAATGGGCGTACAAACGTAATTTCTACCTGATGTAAAATTTCATGCCATGTGGCATGAAATGATTACATAATGGCTGAGAATCAGAGGAGAAAACGAACATGGCTAAAGACAAAAAGTCAGACAAAAGTGCACCGCTCGGTGGCGTATTAGGTGGTTTGATCAAGAAAGCTGCACCGTCTTCCAGTAAGGCAAAAGAAGAAAAACCACGCATCAATCTTCCCGATCTGGACATGGCCGTTGATGGCTTCATTAAAGCGGCCGAGGACTTCAAAGATGCCGAGGGACGGAAGGAACAATTCAAAGGCATCATCGCTAAGAGCATCGAAGGTGAGCACAAGAAAGCCTGTCGTGACGGTAGCGGCTACAAAGGCTCCGTCAAACTGAACGACAAGCTTCTCTGCTACGTACAATACAACGAATTGCACCAAACGGTGGTCAAGGGTGCTGGCGAAGAAACCGCAGCCAAAGTCAATGAAGTCTTGGATGAAGCCAAGAAAGCATTTGGTGATGAGGTAGATAGATTCTTCTCTACCAAGTATTCAATCGCTCTGAAGAAAGAAGGACAGGATGACGAAACGTTGCGGAAAATCATCGAAGCAGTTGGTGGCCCGGAAAGATTCAATGAGTTGTTCGCGATTAATGTGACGCTCTTTACCACCAAAGAACTGCACGAACGACGCTTCATTGACGCTGATGTAGATAAAAAGGCAAAAGTCCTTGAAACGATGGGATTTGTCAAGAAATACAGTCCTTCTTTAAAACCAGATTAACATAAATAAAATAGCAGGGGGGGGTAGCAACGCGAGGGGGATTCTCCCTCGCGTTGCTGTCGTTTATTTGTCAAGAATTGACAAATGTGAAAACATTGATAAAAGGAAATGACGTAATGTGAGAATGGAGGGTTACAAATGCAAGAGGAAGTCGGGATGACCACACGAAGAAATACGTTGACGGAAAAACCAATCAATCCACAATATATGGATGAAGCCGGACGATTGCTGACCGAAGACGAATCGAAACGTCTCCAAGCAGAGGGTATCAGGACGATCCGACTGGTGCCAGACGATGAAATGGAAGAACGCATCAAGTTGTGCATGAGCATGATCGAACGCGAATCAAGGAGATATTCCAATCCCAAAATCTCCTTCGAAGAGATGAAAGCCAATGCCATATATGCATTGTGGCGTGCCGCCTTAACCGACAAGTGGATGCCGACAATTACAATGGAGGGATTCAGTAGGAGATGGGTCCGTCAAATCTGTCAACGGGCAAAATATCATCGCAGCTTGATGAGAGTCCCATTGAAGAAACGATGGTTCTGTACCAATCCAAATTGTGAAAATCACAACGTCGGAATGGCTGCCATCCCAAATGCAGACGGTACGGTAAAATGTCCATCTTGTGATTACAATCTCAAACATAAATTGCCCCCAATGATGGTACAGATTGATCCGCTCGACAAGGATAAAGATGATCAGTACAAGCTTGATCTTGTGGATAAGGGAATGCCGGAAGAGTTGAAAGCAATGACTAAACGTCTCTTTGAAGCAATGCATGAATCTGCCAAAAGTCCAGACCAGAAAGAGATCGTAAACGACTTACTGACTGGGTTGCAACCGGTCGACATCGCCAGAAATCGTAAAGTCAGCCGACAGATGATCCACATGACGATTGACAAATTGAAAGGTCGTGCCATAACCATCATTCTTGAGGAATACCCACGCGAGGACGTGGACCGCGTGCTTGGCAGAGACGTGGTGGACAAAATTCTCGATACGACGCAAAAAGTCAGTGAGCACAAACGGCAACGCATTGAACGAAAGAAAAAGAATAAAAAAGACATGATGAATGAGGCCAGAATCATGGCCGGTGAACAGTCCGATGAATTGTCAAAAGAACAAGCCGAGGCCAACGACCGACGATTACGATTAAAGAACGAATTGCGTGGCACCATAATGGCAAGAGTGACGGCAGAGTTGGAAAGGAGGTCTGATGCCAACGTTTAGCAACACACATGACACGATCATGGCTTGGCAATCCGGTGCAATGGCATATGCTGGATTGAATTATGAGGAAATCATCTCGCCGAAAACCTTATCAAGATTTTTACAATTCTACCAGGCGGCACATTACAACGGTCTTGAGCTAAACGTCGTCGGACCAAATGAGAGAGACTGTAAACGATTGGATTTCATCAGCAAGTTCTATCGAAAGTTCATCCACAAAGAGATCGGATTGGAATTCAAATGCGTACACGAAAACGACGCATCGCTGGCCGAATGGCGTAATGCACATAGTCCATCACGTCAGAAATGGGAAACGTTCAAAGCAAGGTTTTGGACGTTCATCGGTTGGGCATACGGTGCCAAACATCTTGTCGGTGCGAACGACCAAACTGGGGTCGGCAATGCAATGTTCGGACTTGAAGGTCTGCGCAAGGCAACTGGATTGGAGTTCGAGGAATTCAAATTACATGCTTGTTGGCGACCCCTATCATGGGAAGAATTCTGTTGGAGCGAACGCTGCAAACTGCGTCATAAAGATGAAATTGGTACTTATTCATTACCCAAGAAGGTCTTTCCAGCGGCGGAAGTATCAAGCAGACCAATGATTTATAGGTGGTCGCCAGAAGTGCCGGACAAAGTAAGAGAGACCGATTACAGTCTGAAGCTCCCGACTGAAACCGAATTGAAATATGGTCGAAATTTACTGACCAAAGAAATCATCTTAAGTGGACAAGACTGGGAAACGGCTTGTGAAGATGAAATGAAACGGTTGTGGGGGTTGTGGGTAGAAGAAGTGATTAAACCGCAGGAGGCGGATTTAGCTGAATGCCTGACACAATCAGAAGCACAGGCTGACACATTGATTAAACGCCAAGATGAACTGAAACGCATGGATGCCAGCATTGAACGCACGAAGGAACTCGCCATTGAACGAATTGAAGCGAGTGAGGAATGCCTCAAAATATTCAGTTCATTCAATGCACTCTTTGATAAAGGATGCAAAAATGAAGACAAATCTTGAACGATACATGTTAGTGACCATATCGGAAGTCGACGGCCAGGGTGATGACATATTTGTCGTAGATAGGATCAATCTGCCATGGGTGTATATCAGAGACAGAGACAAGACTCGTAAGATGCATTATACCCGCATCTTTCAGGTGCCGACCGTCAAAGTGACGAATTACAGACATTGGTTGAAATCCGGACAAATGGGCGGCATCACCAATCACATCGCATTGATAAACGACAGTAAATTCATCATATTCTCTACTATGACCGCAGAGGAGGAAGACGCTGCCCTGACAGCCATCAGAGAACACAAGAGAGTGAAAGGCGGACAGAAATACTCAATCAGAAATGAGAAACATTTGAACAAACTGATGTTACGATGGCAATCAAAAGGTTACGTAGAATGCAAAGAATAAGGAGGGAAAGATGTCAAATGAACCTGAACAACCAAATGCATTATTGGAAGTGTTAAAATCAGAAATCTTATTGAAAGCCAAAACCCCATTTGACATAGACGTCTCGAAATCACAGTGCACCATCAAAATGAATTGGCGTCACGTAGTCGTTATTACGATAACCGACCATACACTCGACATCAGCGGCAATTTCGATCGTGAATCCATCCCACTTGAAAGACTGAAACCGGTACGATTGGCGTCGGCAATCGCACGATATGTAGATCAGATAACCATCGAAAATAATAAAATAATAGCTGAACTTCGCAAAAATTACGCCTATGCTAAAGACGAAAAAAGTGAACAATAATGCATTGGATGATGGAAGTGACCAAGAAACAGTTACAAGACATACTCCGAGTATTAAAGAAAAATAAGGAGTATGAGAACATGGACGATGCGGTTTTAGTAGAAATGTTGCTTAAGGACGAGATTAATTGGAATATTTTAATAGATAATTTAAGACCAGGTCAACGATTTCCAGCATTGTGTATGGCAGCAATTATGACCGATGGTCAACACATAAAATATGTCCCGAAGCAGACGCCAGAATTATGCATGATGGCAGTAAAACAAAATGGAATGGCATTAAGCAATGTGCATCGGCGATACCTGACGCCTGAACTCTATAGGGCGGCCATAACACAGAATGGTGGTGCGATAGCATACTTAGAGGAGAAGAGGAAGACGCCAGAATTGTGTAAATTGGCCATAGAAGGTCCGGACGGTGATTGGGCGATGCAATTCATCAAACAAACACCCGAATTGTGCAGAGAAGCAGTAAAACGACATGGCAGATCGGCAATCAATCATGTCAAAGACGTTGAACTCAGAAAAAGACTCCAGAAGGAATTCCTAGAAAGGAAATCCCAATGAATCCTAGAATCATCAGCGCAATCAACGCAGTGCGACGACGAATGCAATCGGAAATAATGAAGCTAAAATTCTCCACTAATCCAAGAGAACGTCGGAGGGCAGACATGTTACAAATCCGCGTGTCCGGCGTAGAATTGACTCTAAAACTGATTGAGGGTGTGAAAAATGTCGAGATCCGATAGAATGGCCAAACGGACGACGCATTGCACCAAATGTGGCATCTACGTTGGAGAATATGGTACGCCACAGGCAGACAATCCCTTGTTTGGAATCAGAGGACAATGTTATTGTTTCGAATGTCGATTCAATCATGAATATGCAACCAAAGAGTGGTATGACGGACTGAAACAAAATACGGTCGCATATGATGCACCGGAACCGTATCATCCAGATTGGATGTGTGAAATCAAAGAAAGGGAAGTCGGCGTCGTTATCAAAGATCCAATAGAAGACCATTGGTTTGATTATGAAAAATATCAAGCGACGATGACCGACAGAAGATTAATGGGGCTGGTAATTTTCGAATACGTTCTGTGTGCACGCAAATCGCCATACGAAAATCTGAAAATCTGGAATCGACGAAGAAGTCAGATCATGACACGTCTCAACGAACTGTATTCATACGGGAAAGATGAAGTATATGCCGTCTGTAGTTATGCAGCAGCATATCATGAAGCAAACAATACAGTCAGAGGTCAGGACATGATGGTCCGTGCGTGTCTGATTTTCTTATTGCGATTGGAACAATTACGTGAACAATTAGCCATCAAAAAGAAGATGACCTAGATGAACCACCTTCTAAGACGGTGCAAGAACAACTGAAAGGAGATAATAAATGGAATATGATCCAGATGAAATTCAGGCATCTGCCATAACGGACCCAAAAGAGAGAGAAAGGAAGATGTACAAATTTTTAGACATCCACATGAATTGGATGAAGCTTTCAGAGCATGCTAAAAGAGCATTGCAACGAAAAGTACTTGACATGGCCATCGCTGAAGGTTATGATTATCTGGACGCCGCCGACAGGGCCTTGGACATATGCGACGAAATGCGTCGCATTGAGAGACGCGGGGAGAAATGCATTACTTATGAAGATAATTAAACCACGACCACGAGACATGAAACATTGTGATGCATTTGAGAAATACCTCAAAAAGATAAAATTCAACAAAATTGTTGCCGAAGACGTTGATACGTTTGACGGATTTACAAAATTCATATTAAATACCTATTTTGAGGGCACTGGCATTGGACTTAAACTAGGGTCGCATCGCATTTGGTCGGCAGACGATTTGCACAGCATCATCTTCAAAACCGACGACGATTACATTACATATCTTGACATCTTTCCGTCGTCAAAACAGTTTATGTTCATTTCTGATAAGAATCATAATGACAGCATGCATCCGGATCAAGCCATGATTTATCTGTTGTCTAAACGACATCCCGGTCAATACTCATGTATGATCGGTGATCATGGCAGCGTCGTCACCATGCAGCATGGCGATGTCACAGTTGAGGTGTGTGACACAAGACGGAAAAAAGTTTGACGTTTTCTGTTTTTAGTGATTGATGTAGACGTATTAATAAACGTAACCTAGGAGAATCAACAATGAACATGATGGACGTATGGACGAAAGACGTGACATTAATGCATCGCACGGCATTGGATCTATTTAAATCAAACAAATTGGTCGAGGCCAATGACATAATTTTACATCTTGCGGACATGGCTGAGGAACGCGCATTGTTTTGTAGACGATCAATTAAACATTCGGATGAATCGGAACGCATTGCCTACGCTAAGATGGCCACTGATTTCTTTGACATCAGGCACGTTTGGATGAAACGGCACCTTAAAATCAACAATTACATTTTGATAAGGGAGATGATGACCATGGGTGAGATCACGTTCGAGAAGCTTCCAGACCAAGTAAAAGAATTGCTCGCAGTGCAGAACATCAGCGTAGAAAAAATCGACGGCATTTCGGCAAAATGTGAAGATGCAACGATCACAGTAACCACTGAACGGCACGATCGACCGTTTAAGTATGTCGATGGTAGATGGACCGCAATAAAAATCAAAAAGAGAAAATGATTTACGAATTCAACCCATGTCGTTAAAAACGAGGTATGGAGATGAAATCACCTAAATATGATGCTTGGGCTAGACTCATTTCGCGTGAATCACATGCGTTCGTAAATTACGATCAATTACCTAAGAGTGCGAATGCGAAACGCCAGATAAATGCACTGAAATTGGATAAAAAATGGATGAAAGTTCATTATGGCCAAATATGTAGGCGCATGGATGCATTAATCGATGACATTGAACAAAATGTGGCGCGAAAGAAAAGCCGACAACGTTGAGCGTGTGGACGTTCAACGCACAAAATGTGGCGCGAGACGCCCAAGATAGGGAGAAGAACGATGCACAAGCAAATGATCGCTGAATTGAAGAAAAATCTGGAAGATCTGAAACTCGAACGGAGCAAACATGTCGCTGCTCTCAATGAAATCAATGAAATTGCGGCAAGTCTCAACATCAACATCGACGTTGATGAAATGCGCCAGACCAGACGGACACGAGGTAAGAACAAAAGCAAGAGCGAGAACGGCAGGGGCCGCAGGGGCCGCAGGGGCCGCAAGAGTCGCAAGATTCAGAGTCAAACCGTATCAGACAAGGATAGGTTATTCAAGGTCATCTCGCGTAGCATGCAAGACGGAACTAACACCGTTCCAGTGTCATTGGTCGCCGGTCGTTGGGCAAAAGGCCGCAATGAAATGGAGGCTTTTCATTATACGTTGATGCGCTTGGTGAAAGGACGCAGAATTACGGTGTCGGACGACGTCATTACGTTAAAATAATTCAAAGGATCGTCGACATGGAATATGAGCACGAGACGAGAGATGGGACGATCATAAAAATCTCAGAAATGAGTGATCAGCACTTAATCAATACAATAAGGATGATTAGGAAAAGAGCCGTCGCCGGAATTACGTTGAGATCCGGTGGCGGCTCATTCCCAGATGATCATTGATATGACGAAACCTTTGTCATTGGGAAGGAGGCGGCACGACATCTTAATCTTCATATTTATGAGGCTGAATTGGCAAAACGGACAAAAGTAAAACAAGACAAACGCCGGCCCACCCGACGCATCCTCAAATTGTGAAAGGAACAAGACATGAAAAAGCAACGGCAGCGCAAAAAGCAATGTGGTCCAGATGGGTGGATAAAAGTGATGATCGAAACGGAGAAACAACGTTGGCCGCACACGTTGGATGCACAGAAATGGACTTCGGAATTCTGCAAAAGATTTAGCGTCTTCACTAAGGAAGGCATAGTGCAGGACCAGCGCGGATTGATGATTGGTTGGTTTGCCAATGCCATCATGGCCGGATATGATACGGCCATGATGCGATCCGCACAAACTAAACGAAAAACCAAGAGAAAACCAACTAAGAAAAAATCATAATATGAAATCGGCCCGTTCGACGCATCCTCAAATTGGGGTGATTTCATGCATTGGCTGATGGATATAACCAAAGAACAATTACAAGACGTAATTCGGACTGCGAAACGTAGTTATAAGCCTCATAATCTCTCTAATCTTACTGATGTTCGTATAATCGAGAAATTATTCAACAACGAGGTAAATCTACATTATGTATGTAAGAGCATGAATGAACAATTTCCAGCAATCTGCATAGCAGCAGTAAAACAGGATGTGAGCGGCAAAGCACTTAAATGTGTCAAGAAACAGACGCCAGAGATATGTCTGGCAGCAGTACAACAAGACGGTCATGCACTTCAATATGTTAAGGAACAGACACCAGAGATATGTCTGGCAGCAGTACAACAAGACGGTCATGCACTTCAATATGTTAAGGATCAGACGCCAGAGATATGTATAACAGCAGTAAAACAATATGGTTGGGTACTTCGATATGTCAAAGAACAGACGCTAGAAATATGTATGGTGGCAGTACAGCGACATGGTTGGGCACTTAAGTATGTCAGGGAACAAACGCCAGAAATGTGTATGGCAGCAGTGAAACAAAGCCACCCAATGTCATGCACATATAAACACATCAAAGATCCAGTTCTTAAAGAAGAATTCAAAACGTGGGGAGTTAAAAAATGCATTGGCTGATGGATATAACCAAAGAACAATTACAAGACGTAATCCAGACTGCAAAGCATGGTTATGATCTTATGTCTCCAGAAAATAGGTCCGTCATCACAGACACATCGGAACATGGCATAATTGAGAGATTGTTATGTGGTAAGATAGATTTATATTTTATCTTGGGACATATGAATAGACAATTTCCAGCGATTTGCATGGCTGCCGTGCAACAAAATGGTTATGCACTCAGACTTGTCAAGGAACAAACACCAGAAATATGTCTGGCTGCAGTACAACAGAACGGCTATGCGCTTGAATTTGTCAAAGAACAGACGCCAGAAATATGCCTGGCAGCAGTAAAAGATAATGGTTATGCTCTCCAAGATGTCAGAAGACAGATATTAGAAGGCATCTATGGCGCACAAATACGTATGGCAGCGATAAGACAACAAGGCCATGCACTCAAATACATCGGAGAGCAAACACCCGAAATGTGTATGGCAGCAGTGCAACAAAATGGTTGGGCACTGCAATTTGTCAAGAGTCAGACGCCAGAGATATGTATGGCAGCAATAAAACAAGATGGTCGAGCGCTTGAATATGTCAAGAATCAGACACCAGAAATATGTATGACAGCAGTGCGACAGGATGGTGGGGCACTTAAATATGTCAAGGAACAGACGCCAGAAATATGTTTAACTGCGGTGCAGCAATATGGTCCAGCGCTTAAATATATGGCGGCGAACGTGCCGCCTAGGAGTTAAAAAATGCACTGGCTGATGGATATAACTAAAGAACAATTACAAGACGTAATCCAGATTGTAAAGCATGGTGCCGCCGTCGGCGCTTTCGGTTATAATATGGAACGCAGTACAACGGATTATGAGATCGTCGAAAAATTATTAAACGATGAAATAGATTTATATTACATATGCAATAACATAGATAAACAATTCCCCGCAATTTGTATGGCAGCAGTAAGACAAGATGGTTATGCACTGAATTGCATTAAGGAGCAGACGCCAGAATTGTGTATGGCCGCAGTACAACAAGATGGTTGGGCACTACAATTTGTCAAGGATCAGACGCCAGAAATATGCCTGGCAGCAGTAAGACAAAATGATAACACTCACCGTTTCATTAGAAGCACAGAACTTCGTGCATCTATTAGAAGAGGTGATAAATTGGCCGATACAACCCTTTTACCATAGGAGATGAACATGGAACGATTTCCACCATTCATGGGCGAGATTTACGTAGCTAGGAAAGCAATCAAAGGAGCAGGACTACAGAAGATGCGCACCAGCAAAGACGTGCTCGATCTGTCAATACAAGCCGCAAAACAATTGCATGATTCATCGGCACATGATCCATCGATCTTCGGAGTGGTTATTGAAGCAATGCATTATGCCATTTCACATAAAGTTGTGTGCATCACCAAGGATCTTGCTGAATCCATAGTCAATACTAACATGAATGAAATATGCTTGGACAATCTACGATTGCCGTTTCATCTGTTCGAATTGTGCGTCGAACGTGGCACAAGATTGCCGAACGTGATTGGCGACGTGCCCAGTCTATTGGTATTGGTCGGACCAGATGAAGCTACTACCAATACGATTATGAAATTATTGGATCGTGCCGGTATGGTCATAGACGGCGGCATTGATCATGTCAGCAATGCCTTCAGGATGATGTATGGACAACCGCCTGAGAAATATCAGAGCAACGTTGATTTGCGCGAAACGAAAGGTAAGACCATTGACGACGTAATCAATGAATTGCCTGCCTTCAAAGTTGGACACTCATTAAACGACGCAGAAAAAAAGCAATCGGCATCATTGATGCGTCTAATCATGGGCACGTTATGTTACTTAAACGTTAGAGAACCGGATCTACGAACGTTTAAAGACAAACAACGGATGCAGTTAGGTGAGAAACCTAGTTGCATCCTACTAGGCGATAAATTCAAACCATCGCCATCATGGTATTTACGAAGGGCGCATTTCCGCATATTACGTGATGAACGATATCGCAGAGACGATGAAGGCAAACCACGGGTAGTCTGGATTAGAGAAACTGAGGTCGCGGCGGAGGATAAAAATGAAAATAGGCATTGATTTGGACGATACGATTACTGCCATGCCGGAATTCTTTGCAATCATCACCAAAGCATTGATCCAAAAACATCAGATTTATATCATTACGTATAGGGACGGTCGCGAAGCTACAATCATCGACCTAAATGATTATAACATATCTTATACCGAATTAATCATGCCAAACGACAATGACGAAACGCCACAAGCGTTCAAATCGAGAGTGGCCACGGAATTGGGCATTGATCTAATGATCGACGATTCGCCCGAAAACTTGTCAGAAATGCCCCCCGGCGTAAAACGAATGTGGATGTGCGACGATGACGTATTCGATTTGAAAAAATGCATCAGAGCATTAAAGGAGAAATGAGCATGAAAATGACCTTACTGGAAACTCCCGAAGATTTTAAATGGCTTGAAGAAACACACGGCATAAACCTAAGCCTACGACTCAAACCAAACGAAAAAGTGGTTTGCGCATTACTTAAAGGTAATGAAGATGTTCCATATAAGATTGAAACCTACGCCAGAAATGACATTAATTGTCCACCCGAAAGAACCTATTTGCCCTATGAAGTTTCTGACGAACTTTGCATGGTTGAAATTTCTAAAGGACATTTAAGGTTTCATGGTCAATATGAATACTTCGGATTTGAAGATTCTGTTTATAAAGCAAACATTCATGATTTGGTAACAACAAATGGAACGAGAGATGGGCGATTTGAATGTTATGTCTCGTCGTGGGACGCATGTCAAGGACTGATGACACAATAGCATGGGGCTATAGGAGGGGTGAAATCATGAAAGAAGAGAAAGGTACGACGTATCTCGTCGTCAGTTACATCCCACTGTTCTTGAAACCGGCACCGGTCATGTTCTACGCAAAGGTCGAGAAAGACGTGGAAGAGTATTCCAACGAAATATCCCGTGCCATAAATGAAGCACCCTCGCCTGGAGCATGTCTCTGGTACTCCACTGAAGACGGCGGGACGGCCACGCCCTGCTTCTTAATCGATCGGGCTGAGGAGGTCGTCGAACACCTAAAGGTTTGGACGGAAGGCAATCCGTCTGAATGGTTTAAATTGTTTGTTTATGCTGAGAGCGACAAGTATCACGTCGTCCTCTTTCCAAATCTGGAGAAATCAATTGAACGATTCAAAATCAGCATGCTTCATCTGACTGGTGAATTTGCTGACAACCACGGTAAATTTTCGCTGCTGTTTAGACCGCTGCACTTCATCAGCCCTGGATTGGGTTATGGCAGCAAAATGCTGTCGAAAGTCGGTAAAACGGCCATGCTCGGTTTTCTCGACGCAAAGACTGATCACAATGATTTCCAACACGCCAAACCGGTAGAAGTCGGACCGTTTGAAGTAAACCCTGAAGGCTTTATGAAAGGACAATGGAAGAATTATCTTAGAAACAGCGAAAAGTATTGACGGTAAGGTCCAAAAGAAGTAAAATCAGACACCAATTGAGACGTCGAATCTGGCCTCTATCGAGGGTGAGTAAAATGATCCATGACGCGGCACGTCTGGCAGCCAATGCCCATTATGGGCAAGACAGGAAATATACCGGCGACCCCTATATCGTTCATCCCGCAGCCGTAGCCACTATGGTGAACGCCGTGGAGGGCAGATGCGATGCCATAGTTGCTGCTGCTTGGTTGCATGATGTGTTGGAAGACACCAAGATTACAGTAGCCCACATGCAAGAGATGGGAATCGACAAACAAGTCATTTTCTATGTATGCGAGCTTACTGATCAGAGCAGTGGTCTGGGCAATCGGGCTGTTCGAAAAGCGACTGAATGCCGACGATTGGGAGAATGTTGTGCTGAGGTTCAGACCATCAAGTTGGCCGATCTCATCGACAATACGAAATCCATCGTCGATCACGATCCACACTTTGCTCAATTATACTTACAAGAGAAGGAAGAATTGTTAAAGGCATTGACTAAAGGAGATCGGAAGTTGTTTGATCAAGCAAACGACGTTAAAACATAGTCTCGATAAATTAAGTAAACATTCATCGTTTGAGGAGGAACGACATGTGTAAATGTGCTTTTTGTGGACAAGTGATGCCTGAAGAGAGATTGGAACTCGGATTGACGGAATGCATCAAATGCGCCCCACAAGACAGACCATTAGGTGTCATGGAATATGGACATAAGACAGCAGGCGTATTGGTCGTCACCTATTCACGCCAAGAATTTGAAGACCTCAAAAAGCCAGCCAATAAGAGACGGTAACGATGACAAGAGAATGGAGATGCCCATGACAAATGAAGAGATTCTATCAGGACTGCATTCAAATAGCGACATCAGTTTCAAAAACGGCAGTGGTTATATTCAACACAATCGACATGACGTTATATCCGCCAGAAGAAAGTTGATGAAAGCAATCTATGAAGGTGTTGACCCATTTGACCAACGAATCAACGATTATGCTTTTGGTAGGATGTTAGACGATACCAACAATCCACATTATGGCACGTACGTCAGATTATTTTTATGTATTGATAATAAAACGTGGCGCGAATATGGTCAACCATATTTTGCCATTAATCCGGGCGAAGCCGAAGACGTATGTTTGAATAAAGTAAGCGGGGCGAAACGCGCCGTGTCAAAGAAGAAACGCGGGAGAATATTGCAGTTATGAGGCTGCAATAAAAGGAGGCTATAAGGAGAACGGAAATGAGCCTTTACAATTTACTTCACGGCATGACTCCAGCAACATTTTTTGTGCTTCCGATTCTTGGTCAACATCCAGACAAATATCCTCGGTTTCGTGACTGTTTCTTAATGGATGAAACATGTCCGGAATACAATGGAATGATTCATATTTATACTCGCGTTGGGGGTAATAATAGAGAGGAATACGCCAATCAAATTTCAGCCCTACAATCCAAAAATGGTTATGTGACTGATTACGACGATCCTTACGATTCAACATATGCTACTTTTGTATTTGAAATACCGCCGAAATGGCGCGAAGACGTTGATAAATTCGTTCGCGGAGAATTACTAGAAACCAGTCAGGAATATAAAGATTTGATAATAAGTACATATCCAAAGCTAGCAGACAAACTTCAACATGCCTTTAAGGAGTCGGGGAGAACATGAACCTCAAACTTGATCTGCATCCTCCAATCGAGAAATGTCGCTGCGTCATTCGATTGCGAACGTCGATTTGGTCGGACAAAAATGGTTTTCATGTCAAGCGCAGCCTGACTTATCTGCGTCGTAAATGTATGGGGCATAATCTTCTCGAAAACGACATAGAATATGTAGGTGCCGAAGAAATGTCATTAAAAATGAACCTCAACAAATACGAAGATGGTATTTATGAAGTGAAGACCTGTAACATAAGACGAGATTGGGAGACCGGTATGATTGACGATTATGATTATGCACTAGTGCCAATAGATGAGAAGGAAGCAAGGGATGAGCAATTAAGACAAACATGCTCCCCTGAGCATCCAATGCCCAAAGACGCCACAGGGCGATGGGAACATACCAACGTAGAGGAAATCAAATGTGAAGATGGTCATCCTGGTGGTGATGTCGTAACCCTACGATGTAAAGACTGCGGCAAGATATGGAGATCAGAATCGCCACAATGAAAGGAGAAGGAAGATGAAAGAGTGGGAGAAGGAAGATGAAAAAATATCATTATCAGCTGTAGACGCTAGGGCGTTAGTCCGCAATGCAATTGCGGCGAGGGGGGATGTAGCTGCAAAGTTGCTGGAAACATGCCAAAAAGAATGCGAATTGGAACATGTAGTGTCATCTGTTGTCTCATTTGTAGGTAATCGAATCAGAGAGGCGGCTATGAACGAGAAGCTGTCAATTGTGGTAGACTCGTCGAATATATCCGATGCGTTTAGTAAAATTGATCCGCAGCTACGGAGATCGATGTTTATGTTAGACAATACGAGATTTAATGATATTGATTGGATACCCTCAATCGCGCTAGGTGAATTGATCAAAAATAAACTCTCAGATGCCGGATATGCAGTTCATATCGAACGGGTTGGTTCAAGTGTGTATTTTGTCGGGCAGGAAGCCACATTCGGCCGGGGTTTCGTATTACGCATAAGTTGGGAGTCACAAAACACACACACCAACACCACAGTGAGTAAAGAGGAAGGAAAGATGATAAACGATGTTCCGAAAACGGCGGACATGGAAGAACGAACGACAGAACTACGGCTGGTGACGAGGGAAGTGCTTATCCTGGTTGACGGGACGAAAAACATTGCGAAGACATCTAATAAAGAGATTTTACAACAGAAGTGGCTTGTTGGTGCGGAAGGAAAATGTGAAGCGGAATGGCGAGACGTCCCTATTGTTAAAGAGACGGCAACGGTTAAAGAGACGGCAACGGATGTTAAAAAACTGACTGAATTGCAGTGCAAAATTCTACATACGCTGTGGCCCACGATCGCCGACAAGGTGTATCCAGGGCTGGAATATACCGTTGAGCAGGGTGGTACTCGCATATGCTTACAATTTGTGACGTTGATTGACAACATTGAGGGGTTTGACCTTCAAACAGATCGTCCGTGTGCGTGTCTTGTATTCGACATTGGCGATCTGGCTGTTTTATTTGGCGTACCTGCCGCTTCGCACATTAAGGTTGACTCGCCAAAGGCACAAAAATAGGAGTAGACAAGAAATGAAAATTACTGAATTGGTTGAGAAATTATTGAAATTGCGCGACGAATATGGTGATCTGGATGTCGAAACCAGAAATCCTGCAGGTGATCGAGATACGGTTAGGGATGTGATCGTTGAGATTCAGAAGATTTTGTCATATGCCCGATCCCAACTACGCGAATATGCTTTTATTTCGACTGACGAGGGTGATGGGAATGAGGATAGGGATGAGAGTACGAAGCCAACGTAAACAAGCAGCCAAGGACGAGAAGCGGCGACGGCATCGTAATGCTGTAGAATGTGTGCGGCAGGCCACAGAAAAAGCTCTACAAGCTCTACAGGCTGAGACGGAAGAGAGGATAAAACGTGCACTGGATGATGAGCGCAAGCAAGGAACAATTAGCTGACGTAATTGAAGCAGTAAGGAAGATAAACAATGATTATGAACAAATGAAGGATGAGGAAATTGTCGAGAAACTGTTGAGTGATGAAATAAATTTTTGTGAGATACTTAAACGTTTGGATAAACAATTCCCTGAGATCTGTATGGCAGCCATAACGAAAGATGATTGGGATTTCCTTAGCGGCGGAAAATACACACTGAGCGTAACCACTGGTCGAACGATAGATCACGTTAAGGAGCAGACGCCGGAAATGTGTCTGGCAGCAGTAAAACAGGATGGTCATGCACTTGAATATGTCAGAGAACAAACACCAGAAATATGCATGGCAGCAATAAAACAAAATAGCAATGCACTTCAATATGTCAAAGACGAGAGATTAAGGAAGGAATTAAGGAAGGAAATATGCGAACAAGTGCCTGTGCAATGGTTTGCACCCGCTGGTCTTTTGGAACGAACGCAAAGAAAGGAGCAATAATGGGTCTTGTCATCGGGCAATTACAATTGCCCAAGATGGACGGCGTGTGGATTACGCCAAGGATTAGAATCATAGGTGAACCAACGCCCCGGCCTGATCTCGGTGACAATAAATTGGCATGTCTTGCCGACGTGGACGGACTGCTCTGCGTGATTGAATTATCTTTACGAATGCTCGTTGATGGGATAAAAGACGGCAGAAACCGGACGGACGAGATAATGACGGCGACGGACAAACACAACACCAAACTGACGTGGTAAAACAATCCCACCCCATAATGAAAGCGAGAAAACATGAGATTGATTCACCCATTTCGGGACTTCGTTGATCCGGATGAATTATTTGACGGCGTGAATGGTCTGAATGCATATTGTAATAAACTCGAATCATTGGCTATTAAATATGCCAACAGAATGGAACCGAATTTAATTAAGGGCAATGGGTTCGAATTGTTCGTTGAATATTTAATTAAAATGTCATCAAACGATAATCGGATCGGCATTTCCGATTATGAACCAGTAGACGTATCTTCAGATACTGGCGTTGACGGCAAAGGCACATCCACAATAAATGGAAGACCAATCACGGTACAAGCAAAATATCGTCAAGCAAATCATGTGTTGACGAATGAAGACAAACTGACGAATTTATTGTCTGCGTCGTGGGGTAAATATGGCGTCCATATTAAAGACGACAAGAACATGCTGATCATGTCTTCGGCCGGTAGCATACATCATTTTACGGAATCTGAGATGTTACAGGGCAAGGTGCGGACGCTTCTTCGTGAAGACCTCCGCCATATGACCGACAACATGGTAGGTTTCTGGTCTGATTTTAAGGCGTCAGTCATTGCAAGTCAGACGCCGACGGCGGATAGACAACAAATCAAATTGCGACAACATCAGACTGAAGCCATTGACGTGGTGGTTGGATTAATCGCTTCAAACGTCAACAAAGGCATTGTGGAATTGCCGACTGGAACCGGCAAGACGTACGTGCAAGCTGCAATTATCAATGAATTGATCAAAAAGGGAATGAAAACGTTTGCAGTTTTCTCACCCCGAATTCTGTTGTCGTTTCAACTGTTGGAAAACGTCGCAGAATATCTCAACGGCATTGGTACCGAAGTTGAATATCTTAACGTCAACAGTGGTCGTTTCGACGAGACTGAAATCAACGAGGCAAGAAAATCATCCGGCATGTTGGTCAGTCAAGTTAAATCAACTACGTCGTCGTTGGAAATTTATGAAGTATACAAACGAGCACAAGCCAACAATAAACCGTTGGTTATCTCATCTACATATCATTCTGCTGAACAACTGGACGAAGCCAAGAAATTGGGCTTCGAATTGGACGTTCAACTCAATGATGAAGCTCATCATATGGTTTCTGACGAATTTGGTAAATTTACGTCAATCGGCAATTTCTCTTATTCATTTACCGCCACACCCAAAATAACTGAAGGTGGCAAAAAAGGTTATGGTATGAACAATGAGGAGAAATTTGGCAAAATCATCTTTAGAAAGACGCCGCGTGAAATGATTGACGCCGGTGAAATGTTGCCGCCAGCCTTACACATCGTGGAAGCATTAGGTGAAAGCAACAAGGAAGCAGAAGTAAAAGTAGATGCCTATGACGAAATAACCAGATGTTTGATGCTTACATTTGCCAGACATGAAGAATGGTTGTTTCTAAAGAGCAAAGAACCGACCAAAATCGGCGCAAAAATGTTGATCACCGTAAAGGATCAAAAGACGTTGAAGGGAATATTGAACAGTAAGGAATTGCAGGAGTTCCACAAGACCAGAACAGACGTCCACGTCATGGCATTGTCCTCCAACGTCGGCGTATATTCCGATGGTTGGGTGATTCAAGGGACGTCCGATGATTGGATGCTGCCGTCTCGTCATAAAGACCCGTTTTTGAGAAATCTCCAAAACCTTAAGGAAGACGACAAAGCCATCATTCTATATGTAGACATGTTGACGGAAGGCATTGACGTCCCTGGCATTACGTCGTTCATGCCGCTTCGATCAATGTCCGACACCGGTTTTAAGCAGGGTGTCGGTCGGTCCTGTCGTCTTCAAAGAGACGACAGGAAGGCACTTTATGAGGGTTCTCTAAAACCAGAACAACATGTCCGATTCGTCAAACCCTACGCCGCAATCGTCATACCACGCGTGTTGATTGAATCGAAAGACTATACAGAGAGATATAAAGATCTGCTTTATACGTTGGTCGATGAATATGGTTTAGATAAAGAAATGATCAGAATTGACGACATGTTCGGTGCAAAGGACGAAGAACCCAAAGGACAAAATAGTCTAACGAGACGCTTAAAAACGTCTAAAATGGAAGTTGAAAAGTATTTCCAAGAAGTAAAGGATGATTTGGACCGACCGCTTGAAATCCATGAATTGGCGGTCTTTGATTTATTAAATTTGTTCATTGCCGATCCGGATGCTAAAGATAAAGTATTTGGTAAAATTAAGACGTGGTTTAAAGACGGATTGAAAGAATACGACGACCGAGCATGGCGACGCTACAAGAGGGATGAGGATTACTTGAAGACGATCGACAAAGCACGGAAAGCAAAGCGCGGCGTCTTCTCCGATGATTGTCGGAAGAAGTATGGCACAATCTATACGCCGGAATTTGTAGTAAAAGAGACCGTGGATTTGGCTTTCAAATATCTTCCTAAAGACGTTGACATTTTGAACCTTACTTATTGCGATCCAGCCAGCGGCGACGGCAATTTCTTGATCTTCCTCTATCACAAATTGATGAGAGAAGGCACATCCATCGTTGATCCAATTGAACGCTCATACCACATTCTGACCCATTGTCTCCACGGCATCGAAATCCTAGAACCGATGTATTATGCTTGCAAAATCCGTTTAGTTACGGCACACTTCGAGACGGTCCTAAAACATGGTGGTGACTGCACAAAATATGTTGATCTGATGGATAATTGGTCACCGACCAATAACGGCAAAGTGTTGAACATCCACTGGGGCAACACGATCTGTATGCCGGATGATACCAAAGAAGAATGGTATCAACAACCAGTCATTAAGAAGACGATCAAATGTTCTGCGAACAACAAGGACAAAGAAGGCAAGGATGTTGATGTCGAAATCGGTCGTCCGGAAAATGAAGGTGGATTGTTGCCGGAAGAAATCCGAAACAAGAAATATGATATGATCGTGGGGAATCCGCCCTATACTAGATTTATTGGATATAAATATTCTGAATATAAAGAACAAATGGATTTTGCTCAGATATTTGTCCTATGGTCTTTAAACCATTTAGACAATGGAATATGCGCCTTAAATATAAGCGATGTTTGGTTATTAAATAAATTAGCCGAAGGCGCAAAGCAGACACGTTTACTTATTTGTGGTAAAATACGAGAGATAGTATCAAATTCCAAGATAATTTCATATTCAATGAATGGTGGTGGTGATCTGCCAACCACCGTGGTTTGTTTAAATAATGTAATAGAAAATAAACTCATTTATAATGATAAGGAATATCAATATTCAGAAAGTGATCTTCTCCAACAAAGATTTATAGATAAATTAACTGATGACTGGAAGCCTAGTTTCAATTTTAAGACAATGAATGATTATGGAACTGTTCAAGTGTCTGGTAGAGGAAACAGAGATGGTCAGCATAAATTAAATTCTGGTGCTTATTTTGATTTGGGTGGTGAAAATTTTTATATAGCCAGATCGGAATTTGTCTACATTAGGAGCAGCAATAATATTGATGTCTTATTTAAAATCATCAAATGCAATGATTTATCTATTGATGTGCAAAAAATGTGTGTTGGTCAAGGGACTGGATATATGAAACATATTGGTCCTATGTCTAAAGAGAAAATTATTTGGCTATTTGGGTGGCTTAACTCTACTATGTTTAGAGGGAAAATACAAAAATTCCTAAAACGCAAACGAATAGAAAAAGGTGGCACAAATTATCAACTCATAAATAACATTTTTAAAGATGCACCAGTTCCAGATTATGACTTTTATCTCAATGACCGACCGGAACGCGTCAAAGCGTACATGGAATGGATAGAAAACAATGTACGAGACAAGGATAATTTCCTTGCTGGGATTGATGCAGAATTTGAAAGGATGATAAAATGAATACTTACGAACCAGCGATTGATTTATTGCTTAAAACGAAGCATTGGTTTGGTCCAACTATCCATCTTTGTTCAAGTCAATGTAGTGGTAATTGTATTGGTTATTTTTGTTTAATCGCAAATGCAGGCCCGTTTCTTATAAAAAACATTAAAATAACACCAGTGATCGAGTTATATGGAGCAGAAAACTTTGGAACTGGAACGGAAATCATTAAGATCGATGAACTATATTCAAAACAAGTTATAGAATATGGAATATCAAATAATGCAACAACACAATTCTTTATACAATTAGGAACTTCATATGGAGGTAGGCTTCCAGAACTACGATTATCGATTGAATATGATTTGTTTTCACAAGTTGATCTCCGACTATTTAAATTGGATATTGGTAAATTGCTTGCATTCTTTCCTATTTGGAGAGTTAAGAAAATTTGCAAATTTAGTTTAGCACAAGCACAAAGGCCGTTGACACCTTAATCGGATTTATATCCGATTAATATGGAGCATAATAATGGAATTTCATTTCATTGGTCAATCACATGACTGATATTCTCCACCAAATCCTCTACAATCGCGATGCGTTCGTCGATGCCGTCTACTCGTCCAAGATGAGTAATGAGAAAAAGAAGACATTGCTCAAATTGTGTCTGATGAATAAGCGTGAATTGTTGGAGACGGCGGCACACAATCATTTTTTGAAAAAATTCAAAGCCAGTCCAATTAAGGGGAGAAAAAAGATCGACATACCACTTTTTACGACGACGGACGAGATGATAAAAACAATGTTGGACGAGTTAAAACCGTAAGGAAGAGAATTGGAGGACACGGTGAGTACAAATAAACTGACTCAAGAGGTTTTGCCGCCAGACGGCGTGAATGAGGCATTAGAAGCACTGATTGCTGCATTGGAGAAAGTTCAAAAAGCGGATTGGACGAATGTCGAGAGTGTAACGCGAATGAATGCGTTGTGTATGACCGCCATGATTTGTGAAACTCTAGAAAGACGGCCCAAACATGAACAAAAAGGTTGAGAGTCACGAGGTAGGCAAGCACGCTTTCAGTGGGTTGTGCGACCCATCTGTTATGGGAGCAACCATCAGCACTTTTAGTGTTGGAATCTTCCAGTGGCTGCCGAAGACGAACGGGAAGGGCTGTAGAAAGTCGGCTGTAAAGGTTCGCATTCGGGGGTCGGTAAAAGATTTCGGGGCGGTTTACACAAAAGCCGCAGAGATTGTAGCCGCCCTCGATGCTGGCACGTATACCGGCAAACGCAACGTTAATGTTTAACGGAAAGTGGCATATAATGAAAAAGATATGGTATTCGATTAAGGAAGTGGGCGAATCAAAGTATTTGCTGAGGGAACCATCGGCAGATACGGGTGAGGCCGAAAGCATTGCCGAGGAGTGCGCCGAAAGATTTTGGCAGCGCGGGGGGCGGAGTTATAAATGGCCGCTCACATTCAATCTGTATTGGGAAAAAGATGACGAAAACCCGTATTGTACCGTTGAGGTGAGCATAAAATATGTACCACATTTTCACGGTACGAAGAAAAGCGGGATGCAATTAAAGAAAAAATGATGTTGGATGAATAACCTGATGAAAGGAGCAAATGATGGAACCAGTAACTGCCCTGATTATAGTAGGTATTGTCTTATTGTTGACGATCTTTGAATCAGGCGAAACCAGAAGAGAGAAAGATGGTAACGCATTGGCGTTCATCATCGTTGGTCTCATCGCATATATGCTCATATCTTGTTGAAACCGATCAAGGGAGGAGGCGAGAAAGATGGACACTTTACCAAATGCCGTTAGAAAATTGCTGGACGTAGAGACCCATCTCTTTAATGCAATGAAAGACCCACACAGTTTCAAATATGCTGGTGCGGTAGGGGAATATGTTCTTGTACGTGATGAAATATTGAAATTGTTGAAAACACAAGAGCCAGAATTGAAAACACAAGAAGAGCAAGAATTGTTGAAAACACAAGAAGAGCAAACACAAAAAGAGCAAGAACCTGAAACAAAAGACTCTAAAAATGAAAACCTACTTCGATTCATCGCAGAAACGGAACGCAAGCATTTCCGTACCGTCGCAGATCACGGGGCAAACCCACACTCCATGATGTTCTGGAACATGCTGCGGAAATTCGCCGGTCTGTCCGAATTGACGCTTGATGACCTTCCGGCATGGTGCCCAACATGTAAACGTTATCACGTCAAACCACATATATCCGATCTTGAAACTTCTTATCTATTAGGACGACATTTAACAGATGGATCAACTAAAATCTGCCCACAGTGTAAAAATATGGTGGTTAAGGGACTTGGCCGTCAATATTACCCAGGGGAATTACCCTTCGTATGTTCTCGGTGCGAGGATTCCCGATCGATGTAATTGCGGAGCATTTACAGGAGAAAATAATGAGAAAAATGACAGAAGAGGACTTAAGGCATAAGGGATTACCTTTCGTATGCAATAATTGCGGGGCAAAGCCGACAACGGTTAAGGGGTCAAGCATAACATGGAAATCGGTCAAAGAGTGTTTACCAGAAATGACGTTAAGTGACATTGGTAATTTAAGATCAAAGAACGTATTAATTCGGTGCGATGGTGACATACGCATTGGCTATGTCAGTCAGTGGGACGAGGAAGAACCGAAATGGCTCCTTGCTGGCCGAGACAGCTACGGAGCAGAGAATACTACCCATTGGCGTTACATGGATGATTTATATCTGGCAGCAATGAAGGGAGATGAAAATGCGAGCTTATAAAATTTTAATGATTTTCTGTGTTGTCTTCTATTCCTTCGCCGCCCTTTTTTATTTATTACGCATGTTAGTGACTGGCGATTACTACAATGTTCTATATTTACTATTGTATACCATCATTTCGTTTATTATGATTTATAGCATCAAAACACAAAACATGATCATCAAAGCACAAAATGTGGTCTTGGAACTTAAGGTTCTTAGAGAACAAAGTGAAAAACAGGACGGAAAACAGGAGGAACAACAATGACGACAGAAGAACACAAGAAACGTCACATGGAATTACATAAGGCATTCGACGAATTATTGGCTGATTGGATTAACACAACCAATGGTCTGCCAAGCAAAGCGAGCATCATGGACCTATTAAAATGGTCACATACACAGATTAACAGTCCTGTACTCGTTCAGGTGGGCCAAGAGAGACCTATCATTCAACAAGGCCCACAAGATGCACACTGTTCCGTGATCAGCATTGTCTTTCGTGGCTCACTTGGTCCGGAATTTCCAGAATTTGTCGGGATTGAATTCGACAACAGAAAATGCCGCAGCGTCGGCAAGTGGTTCGAGCGTGATGATGGGGATTGGGTATTAGAAATTATGAAGGACGATAAGGGATGGGCATCAGAAAAGGACGATAGAGGATGAGTAATCTTCTTTGCTCTGCATGTGGAAAAGCAGGGGCAGACTGCAAGGGTGGCTTATGTCGTTGTTGTTCGTCTCCGCCCTCACCTGAACCGTGGCCGGAATTGAGAAATCTGCTTAACCGTCTCGATAATATAGAGACTAAAATGCGACGTGAATTAAACAAATTCAAGACAGCATTAGATATGATTGAAAAAACAGCACAAGAAACCAAACAGAAAGGAAGGAATGAAAATGCGAGCCTTTAGAATCTTTGTGGTTTTCTGTACTGTTTTCTGTATTGTTTTCTATTCTGTTGCCATCCTTTTTTATTTATTGCGTATGCTAGTAATTGGAGTTTCTTACGACAGCGTCTTATATTTACTGTTGCATGTCACCTGCTTGTTGATTATGTTGTATGTAAGAACGCCAGCACAGGACGGAGGAACAAAAGAGAACATCAAAGCACAAGAGGACATAATCACTGCTTATGTGACTTTGAAACTTAAGGAACAAAATGTGACTTTGGAACTTAAGGAACAAAGAGAGAAAGGTGGAGAGGATGAGTAAAAAACGCAAAAACAAATCAATGTTGGAAAAAGAATATGTAGAAGCATTCTTGATGCTTTGTGACGTTGGTGTTATTCATGAAAAGCTTCAAAAGAAAGTCGAACAGTTATCCGCTGCATTGAATGATAAACCACCCATAATTGGATCTATTGGTCCAGGAATCAAAGTAGAGAAAGGGAAACCAGTAAAAGACAAACCTGTCGCTATGCTGGAAGAATTGGTTGACCGAATATTTGAATTACACACATTGACCATTTATCCATGTTCTGATCTAATTGAATCATGTGAAATGTATTTAAAACATGTGAGAAAAAAGACGACTGTGATTAAAAAAATACATATCCAGGAAGAATGGGATATGATCAAGAGTTCAAGAACACCAACGTTCGGACATAGTTCAAGAACACCAACGCTCGGACGTGCCTCATTCGTGATTCCGAATGAAAGATGATGCCAACCCCTTTAAAAGGAGAACTGAAATGACAGACCGCGTTCCAGACCTTAATGAAAGCACGACAATTAAATCGATGCGTGAGACTGCATATGGAATGGCAATCTCAAGCTTCAATTCCGATGACGACGTTGATAATTACATGGCTATCGTTTCAATGTGCACAAAAATAGAAAGTCGCCATGAATGTCTCAATCGTGCAAAATCCATGAGAGAATTTTCTACTCATTCGTCTGATATGGAATTCAGATTTTCCGAGTTATGTAAACTATTAGAATTATTCCCAGAAGAGAAGGAGTCGATCAAATCCAAATTACTTTTAATCATGGACGCATCAGTCCGTGCCGAATCCAAATTTATATGGCTCGAAAAATTATTAAAATTATTCCCAGAGGATAAAGAGACGATCAAGTCTAAGTTGTTATGTCTTACAGGCATTCACGATGCTGACTTGGTGGCGTTCCAGCAGGATATAGCAGCTGTCCATCCTGGAATGACAATAAGCGTTTTATGTGAAGACATTCAACCATCAGAAGAGGATGAAAAATGACTGAAGTTGGATATACGCAATCTGGGATGTGGGCCGAAGGATCAACATATGGTCCACTACAATCGAATGGAATCGATTATTTATGCCCACAATGTGGTGGATATGGAAAATGTAGTGGACAAGATTGCGAATTTTGTAATGGTGTTGGGACAATCGCATTAAACGACCCACGAATTAGATCAAATAAAAACAGAAACCGTAAATTGGTGCTCTAAGTATTTGAGCAGAAACTGGCCTGATAAGAAAGGATCTAATCATGACAATTGGTGAAATTGCTGATCATTTGGGAGCACGTGGTTTTGCAACTAGAAAAACATGGTATCTAAATGGGAAATTAAGCAGCATTTTGGTATTCGGTATAGACAACCTCGCTTGGATTTGCCATGAAGAGAATGAATTGAATAAACGTCGAAAAGACTTATGGCAACCATGTCTTGCCGAAATATCAGCCACAGATTGGGTTGCTCTTCCATTCTTCTGGAACGATCCGAGAGACGACTTTCTTCCATTTGAGACAATCAAGTAAGAACTGACAAAAGGAGATGTTATGTCAGAAACGTTGTTGTTCATGATTATCTGTTTAATCTGTTCTACGATATTGATGTGGAAATTATGTAACGATCACAAACCAAAGGATAAACCAAAACGTCCAGGGTGGTCATATGATGAGGTCATGAATGACGAACATGATGAGGAAACGGGTGCAAGCAAACGAGAAGACATACATGGAAAGGCTCTCTTCGAAGCAATTAATGAGAGTAAAAAGGGTTTAAGCGACAAAGTTAAGGAGTTGCCTGACAAAAGGCTGTTGCCTTTGGTTGCGGCAGGAGAATCTGAAGCAATCAAAGGTCTTACGTTACCCACTGTGGTATGTCTATGTGGATCAACGCGTTTCCGGGATGAATTTATCGAAGCCAATCGTCGCGAAACGATGACCGGACGGATCGTTCTTGCACCAGGTGTGTTCATGCATTCTGGTGACCACATAACGGACGATGACAAACGACGGCTGGACGAACTTCATCTCCGTAAGATTGACATGGCATCTCATGTGTTGGTAATCAATCCTGGTGGATATATCGGCGAGAGCACGCGCCGCGAAATTGCTTACGCCAGAGCGACGGGTAAATCAGTGGAATTTACACACAAGACAGAAGAAATAAAAACAGACAAACAAGAAGGAGAAAATAACATGCAACAAGAACCTCCCGAAAAATGTAAAATATGCGACAAGCGAAGGATGAGCGACTGCACACATCATTCTCCGTTATGGGAATGGCATTCAAAAGGTTGTCATGTCGTTCCAGCTTATATTGTCTATTGTTCTGATTGCAACGAAATGTTGTTTACGACAATTTATGACGCAGAAAAGAATGAACACCGCATTTCAGTTCCAAATTTTCACACCATAAAATGGCAAGAATATATCGTAGATGTATTCCGTAAAAAGTTCCCAAACGATCGCATAATAATATCGCCAGAAGATGATACGAGCAACGGCACAAGCCATCGCAGATGACAGCCGATGAAAAGGATAGAGGTTGATACGAATGTCTAGAGCAGACATGAAACGATATAATCATGCAATAACTATCGAATATACAATTTGGTGTGCTCGATGCAGCGTATGGGTACAACGATCGGGATATAAAAAGACAGGCTTTATAGAGCTTGTCCAGAGTCTGGGTTGGGCCATTAGAAATGGCAGAGTCTGCTGTCCAGAATGCGTGTCTGAATTGGACAGTGGAAATGCTGTTGATGATGTTGGATGGCGGCAAGCGACTTTGCATTGATTTACATGAACGAAAGCAAGATAAAGAAGAATTCAAAACATGAATGAAAAACCACGCAAAATGATGTTGGACCCAATGCCACGCGACGTTGACGAAGAATTGTGTCGCAAGACATGTCTTATGTTTAAGTCAACCATAAGGATTGACAATGGATTCGTATATATCAATGATTTTAAATTCAAAAATTGGTATGATGCTCGCATTTTTATGGATGGATTTGCATTCGGCATTGACGGTGCTTTGCGATGCACGCAGAGGAACCGCGACAGTCTGGAGAAAACTGCTTTACGGGCATTGTTAAAGGCAAATTATAAACATTACGTACCGTTGGAAGGAGCTGATAATGGCATTGTTAAAGGCAAATTATAAACATTACGTACCGTTGGAAGGAGCTGATAATGGCATTGTTAAAGGCAAATTATAAACATTACGTACCGTTGGAAGGAGCTGATAATGGGAAACGACATTAATTTGAACAAAGTCGTTAATAAGTTGGTCGGACCCATCAATCCGGTTGGTGAAACGAACGAGGATGATGTGAGATTTGAAAATCTCAAACAAATGACGCACCTCATAGATCATTTGTTATTCGCCATTGCTATAATATCTAAAGACAAAGAATCAGAATTGTTTTCAGTCCGTCGGGCTGGTTTATTTGCAGATGAATTTATACGAGCAACGGCACAAGCCATCGCAGATGATGAATGAAAAGGATAGAACATGCATTGGATGATGGAAGTGACCGATAAACAGTTGCAGGACGTGTTTCGAGCCGTAAGAAGCATAGATGATGTCCATGCTTCAATGAAAGACAAAAAAATTGTCAAGAAATTACTGGATGATGACATAGATTTATATGAGACGCTTGCGCATTTAGATAAACAATTCCCCGCAATTTGTATGGCCGCAGTAAAACAGAATGGCCATGCACTCTTATTTATCAAAGAACAGACGCCAGAATTATGTTTAGCGGCAGTAAAACAGAATTGTTGGGCACTTGAATATGTCAAAGAACAGACGCCTGAATTATGTATGGCAGCAGTGAAGCAGGATGAATTCGTCCACTGTTTCCATTTTGTCAAAGAACAGACGCCAGAGATATGTATGGCGGCAATAAAACAAAATGGTCGGGCACTTCAATGGATCAAAGAGCAGACACCAGAAATGTGTATGATGGCAGTAAAACGACATGGCCCAGTACTTGAATATGTTAAATGTTCTGCGAACAACAAAGGGCAGACGCCAGAAATATGCATGGCAGCAGTAAAACAAGACGGTTATGCACTCAAATATGTCATAGAACAGACACCAGAGATATGTATGGCGGCAATAAAACAAAATGGTCGGGCATTTGAATTCGTCAAGAATGAAAAGCTTCGTACATCATTGAGAAAAGCAGGGATAGGAGCAGAACCCTCATGTTAGTCGCTTTTATAGCAATGTCAATTTTGTTTGTATTTATTACATATGACGAAATAAGACACAGCAAATGCGAGATGTGTGGGAGACCGTTCAGGCGGGTTAGATATACGGTGAAAACGGATAGGACGCGTCACGTCTGTCCGCGTTGTTACCAACGATTCTTTTGAGGAGACAAATCATGGCCGATGAATTAACTGCGACTGCGACGTTCGAACAACGAATGAAAGACCGGATTAGAGCCTCCATCGGGGATTGTTTAAGCGATGAGGACATCATGAAGTTGATCACACGCAGCATGGAAGAACTATTCTTTAATGAGAGAAGGACTCAAAGTTCTTCTTGGAGCGAAACTAAGATCTTACCACCGCTCGCTCATGAATTGGTGTCAAATTTGATGAAAGAACGAATGGACATTTTGTTGAGAAAATGGCTGGATGACAATCATGCAAAAGTTGAAGAAACCATGCAGGAGGTCATCCGCAATGGTGCTGGAGCAGCACTCTTAACCGGCATGAACAATTTTTTCAAACATGCGCTTAATGATTTCGCCATGCAGGTTACTGATAATCTTAAAACAATAGGAAGGTGACATATGGACGAACGAAATAAGATCGCCGCATTAAAATCATTAGATGACATGTTAAAATTAGAACGTGATTGGGATGGATATGGGTCAGAAGCACCAAATATAATTGCGGTCGATTTAGCAAAGAGAACAATCATGTCTGCGTACGAGAAAACGTTCCCTTGGACTAACGTCTTAGCAAGTGTACAAGAAGGCGTAGCGATATCATTCACCACACCCTCAAATAAAACATATGCATATGTTGAGACTTACAATGTTGGTGAAATTACTGCACTCGTCTGTGTGAATGGTCAAATCCGGAGTTGGGACATCCCTCCTGCTGAGTTAGATCAACATATAGAAAACATACGGAATGCAATTCTCAGATAAAACATTGACGACAACGGAACCAGTATTAAAAAATGAGAAGAATGCAGCAATTTTGGAGGGTTAAGACATGTTAAGCGAGCATGAATTGGTTGTTAAAGTCAGAATAGAATTATACCCAACCGCTAAAAAAGTCAATGACACTTGCGAGGCACTATTCAATACCTCCTTCAAACAAGCGATAGGACCGACTGGGGTAACTGGAACAAACGAGTTGGCGTGGACCGTTCATTATCTGAGATCAGCGGCGGGCATGCTTGAACGGATTGGTGCTGCCGGAGATCTTGTTGATGTGTCTACCGAAACTATAGAAGAATTATACAAAATTGCCGTAGGTCTCGACAGGACTTGTCATTCGTTATTTGAACAGCACATTTATCCAGGATGTCCGCCAACTGGAGTAGGCGGATCAAGCAGATTGGACTTTACCGCCGGTTATCTTAAATCATCGGCAAGCATGCTCGAACGCATTGGAGGTGATAAAGGTTTTGTTGAAAAACAAGCGCAATGGGAACGGGGAGTGGACGATTTGTACTGAATTATCGGTGTGATTTGATGTGCAAGGAGATAAAACATGCATTGGCTCTCTGAGGTGACTAAAGAACAATTGAATGACGTGATCCAGGCAGTGAGGAAGATTGATGATAATCATAAAAACATGGAGGACGAAATGATCGTTGAGCAATTATTGAATGATAAAGTGTCTTTATATTCCTTCTGGTGTGATGTACTTAAACATTTAGATAAACAATTTCCTGAAATATGCATAACGGCGGTACGAGAAGACTGTAATGCACTTCAATATGTCAAGGAACAGACGCCAGAAATGTGTATAGCAGCAGTGCAACGAATTGGTTGGGCACTTCGATATGTCAGAGAGCAGACGCCAGAAATGTGTATAGCAGCAGTGCAATGGGATGGTTCGGCACTTGAATACGTCAAAGAACAGACGCCAGAAATCTGTCTGGCAGCAGTAAAACAAAATAATGACGCGCTTGGGCATATCAGAGATGAGAAATTAAGAGGGATAGTTGGACAAATGTTGGTTGGCCACGTGAGCGAAATTAAGCGAGCTTTCATATACAATGGCAATGTCTTCTGTTCCTTACAGGAGGCGAGGGCGGCGAAGAAAGAACATGAGTCGAAAAATAAAGACGAAGAATTACTCATTGAGCACATCGTTATTGGTTAGTCCGCTAGCAATTTGGGGAGCGTAGAAACATGACGAGACTAGATATGCAGATGCCGGGGATATTGACGAAAAGGCGAAAGGACATAGTGTAAAGAACGAGAGAATTGTGAATTTCAGCACTGGTGCATGACATGTGCAGGAAGACGCAGAGAGCAGTTGGGCTAGGGGAGGGAAGAAGAAATGGCAAGCAAATGGGTCACGAGCAGGGCAAAGGGCGAAAAGACGAGCGATTACAATCGTCGTGCCCACGCCAATCACGTCGATCGCGGCGTGTCGGCAAAGAAGTCATCCGGAAATTGGCTGTCCAAGGCCGATTACGAGGCTAAGACCGGCCGGCCCGGTAGGTAACCGTAGAAAGGGGGAATGATGGCCGTCATTGCAGTCGTCGTAGCCATGTTTAAGTCGTTAATAATGCTTGGTTTAGCGTTGTGCGTACTCAGTTTCATCGCCGGAACGTTAATTAATTAACAATTTCCAAATGCAGGGGTTATAGCCAGCCCCTGCATTTTTTTAGGAAACGTGAGGGAGAACCAGACAAGGAGAAAACGCATGAATGAGAAAGAAAAAGAATTGGCAAAGTCTGGGACGGCGACCGCCGCCGGGGCAGCAGCGGGGGCGACCGTTGCCGCCATCGTTGGGCGTGGTGGTCTTGTCATCGGTGGGACTGCCATTGCGGTCACGGCTGCTCCCGTCATCATCGCAGGTGCGATAACAGGCTTGGCCGTCTATGGCCTTGGCAAAACATTCAAATGGTGGTAAATGAGAAGTGGTGATAAGAACGCGGCGATACGGTAATTACCGTAAGATTACTGTCGTCTTGTTTGGTGAAGATAGCAAGCAAGTGAAATTCCTCGACGATAAAATCAAGTCCAGTCCACACGGGTCTGAAGAGAAGGTAATTGCAGACGAACGACAAGTGTTACATATGCTTGCGTCATTGCAAACGCTAGGAGAAAACAATGAAGATTGAGCAAGTTGAAGAATATAATGATCTAAGAATCGGCGATCACGTAACGCACATTGAAGATAGCGGTTTCAAAGAGGGTGTGCCTCAACGAAAACGGATAGCATCAATCAAAATTATCGAATGGAATGAAGAAGAACAGCGGCGACTGCAAGAATCAAAAATTTCCACATATTTCCGTTTTACTGATGGCACAATAGCAAGCTCATTTCATCGCGTTCAAAAACGAGCAATTGAGAAATGTTATAGTTGCGGGAAATTGTCCTTTAATTTAGGTAATTGCCCTAAATGTGGTAAGACGTTTTGTCATGACTGCGTACCACGCTTTACGCCTCTTAGGCAAGATGATAAATGTTGTAGTCGCTTCGTTAAGGAGGTGTGAGATGAGTGGCGGAAGTTGGAACTACGTCAGCAACACATTCGAAGATGTGGCAAAAGAGCTTATGTCAAGCGAAGCCCCAGAGAGAGTCGCCCTAGGGCAGATCATACTTCCGATTGCGGATGCTCTACACGCCATCGAGTGGGCAGATAGCGGAGATTGTGCCGCTGGCAGCGAAAAGGAGGCCATCTTAAAAGCGCTTGGGCCACTGGCGACGACCGCACCTCTTCAGATCAACATTGATAGATTGGCAAATGCAGCCCGTAACGTTCTCGCTGAAATCGAATCAAAAGAAACGGACATGGGTGACATTTACTGGCTTAACGCAAACACACCCAAATTTTTTGAAGGTTGTGAATTCGAAATCACAAGAGAGGGAGATAGTTGCCTGTTGGCTCTCATAATATATGGGTCCTTTGATGCTTCTGAGTTCAGAAGGCGCAGACAAAATCTTTGTGATGCGATGCTTGCAGACAATCGTGAAAAACTTCATAAAATCATCAGTATTTTCCAACGTCGAAAATGTTAAGGAGAATAGGAAATGAAAGCGACACTTGTTTTGAACAATCAGGCGGGTGCATCTGTTTTGAACAGTCAGACAAGTGGAATTCGTCGCATGGTCTTCCATACGGATGGGGGCACGATGATCGAGATTGTGGCGAATCCAAAGACAGGAGTTATGCCGAAATGGGCATTACAACTGTCTTTATATGATCACGTCCATGTCCATTTTGAAGATGCTAACGGCGTACTTGTTTCCCCTGGTGCAATCATCGGGCGTAGAAAATCTCGATTATTGAGCATATTGACATATACCACATTAAACATATTAATATGTGCAGCGTTGATGTATGGTTATGCACATTGGCATATAATTAAGGAGATCATAAAATGAGTGACAATGGTGTTATAGGTCCGACGGGCACAAGCGTACCTGATTGCCGGGGAACGGGCACAGCAGAGATAAATGACGGCCTAAATTCATTTAATGATAGCGGCGTTTATAGAGACAGCAACGTTCACATTAATCTAATAGATAAACTAATTCCATCGAACATCGAAATTGACTATAAAATAGAGAGACATCCCCCATATGGACATGACATTTATCATCACGTTTTAGGTTCAGGCCCGTTCAGATTCCGTATGGAATTTGAATTCCATTCAAGGACGATGGTCATAAATGGAACTGCTTCAGAAGACGAAGACATAATTGTTGGGATTTTACAAAAATGGATTCGAGCACATCATGGTGGTATACAAGAACAAGTACAACAAGAGCAAGTACAAGAAAAACGGGAACGGAAGCATGTGATTGGACATCGGATAATGACTGAATGAGAAAATCTTCCCTAAATTCGTCCATATGCAACTGACTTTGCTTCGGATACGCCCAAATCAAATACGACCAATTTACCATCTTTGTTGTGCCCCACGTTTCCAGAATGTATGTCCATATACTTTACGCCATGTTTATATAATTCATTGATGCTGTTCAACAATGATCTCACAGCACCGTTTTCACCAATCTTACGACATGCTTCATCTACGTCGAATGGCCATCGTTCCAACTCATCCAACCAATTTGATACTAAATCTATCGCCTTGCGTTCATCTGCCGACAAAACGGTATCAACCAATTCTTGTATGATCACATAATATTGGATCTTATCGTCGGTGATTTCTGGATCGTGGTATTGTATTAGTTTACTAAATGATCCGACATAATATATCTGGTTGGTGCCGGTGAGTTTCTTGTTTATTAAATTCGCAGCCGCTCTAGCTTCATTCTTGTCATCGGTTATCTTAATTACTTTATCATTGCTGGCGAAAGCAAGTCCATGATCGCCATATCCAATCAATTCTAGATCGTTGACATCAAACCCAAACCTACGCAACAGTTTATCGAAATTAGGGAATTCCATAGCGAGCCTTCGCATCATGCTTGCGTCTTCAAATATTATGCCTAATCTAATTCCGTACATGTTTCCTCCATTTTCTTTATTTTTGAAACATCAAGTATTTACAAAGGCAAATAAAGTGAAAAGATCAAAGCGAAAGGTCAACAAAATGCCCCTAAGTGAATCGAAACTTGACCAACTCTGCAAGAAAACATGTCCGAATTCACTCGGATGGAATAAGGAACGTAGAAAGAACTGTCGCGACAAAACAATGTGTTATAGAATGGACCGTACATTAAAAAGCAAGGAGAGAAAATGATATTTGAAGGACCAATTAACATCCAAGATCAAGAAATAATCGCAGCCGGAACATATTTACGACAGAATAATGACGATTAAAAGAGAATGAGCGAAATTTTAGGAGAAATGATGTCAAAACAATGTCAACGAATATCATGGTTGGATTCTACCGGTCAACCATCATTGATCCATGCGACGGTTGATGGTAAGACCACGGTATGCGGTGGGCATGATGAATATATTTCTAATAGACACTTAATTAAAGCACCAAGCAAAATAAAAGGTTTTAGAAATTATTGCAGGATATGTTTTAAAGATGGCGGCAAGGTTATATCGTGGGACAAACGATGTAAACAATACGACGTTAAAGGAGATTCTAATGACATTTGAGGAACATGACAAACTTCAAATGAAATATCATCAATGGCAAAAAGCAGGGATGGACTTGTCCATCGATTTTACATATGCCATAAAGAGTTTAATGTCAGAAATACTGGACAATTATCATAATGGCAACGACCCTGATTTGCGAGCAGCATCAAAAATAGAGATATTGAACAATAATACGTTTGAAACGGCTTGGATAGACAACGAAGGTCGTCCATGTTGCACAGCAATGATTGATGATGGTGCACCTATTGGTTGGCGCGTAGAATTCTTGGATTTTTACAACAAACAAGAACTACATAAGGAGCTGTTGGAAGAACTAGGAGAAGTAAAAATGAGTCATAAATTTGAGATCGTCGGGAGTTACGTAACCTGCGTGAACGACTGTTGCGCGGATTGCGAAGACGTAGAAGAGATGCACGGTAAAGTTGTCGTGCACATCAATGAATTGGAGACATCACTTAGCAAGATCAAAGACCTCGCAAAGGAATTAATTTGCGAGTGTTGGGATGAATATGGAAAGAAGTTGCCAACATGCAATCGTTGCAAGATCATAGAATTGTGTAAATCGATAGATAAAGATGTTGGGGAGCTTTGAGAAAAGAAAGGTTAAAACCATGAAAAAATTTCTATTTGTTTTGATATTCGCTTGTTCTTTTTCATTTTGCAGTGAACGGAACGAAAAAGAATTGATTGTGCGTGAAGAGAAACCGTTGTCACATAGAATCATAACTAAGGGAACATGGTTTGGTTGTACAACGCAAGAAGAACATGACAAAATCGTGGAATATCTCATCCGAGAGGATAAAGAAGCGTTTGTAAAAGCAATCACTGCTGGTGTTTTACGTGGAACCATTATGGATTTCAAAGGCGGTCAAGAAGTTTTTATCGTAGAGTCAGGCGGCTTTTTTTCTGACGTGGTAAAAATCAGAAGGAAGGGTGAAATTGAAGAATATTGGATATTTAGAAAAGCCCTTACTGAAAGAAAATAATGTTGTGATTCAATGGGTTTGTTCGGCAGATAGAGTTGTGCAGATTTGATGTTCTGTCTGCACAACTCTTCTGTTTTTCTTTGATAACAGAAAGGGGGCGCAAAGGTTTCGACCATTTGAAGGAAGATTTCGACAGCATGTAGAGAGCAGTGGAATCTCTCTTAAATCAAATCCACAAACTTTCAACTGCCAAAGAGAACATCTTTGCAGTCAACGCTCGCAAGGGCGTTGCCTTCGCTGCCTAAGAACAGCGACGTGTTTTAGGATGACCCCGTTCGTGGTCGCCTAAGACGCGTAACCGAAACGAACTGGCATGTCAAACCGTTGTTCCAGGTGAAACATGTAAGATCAATGGAACCGTAGCTTTCCAGCGTCGCACCATAAAGAGGAAAGCAAAAGATTAAAATGGTGCTAAACATGTAGCGGTCGAGTCGGAATTCTTTTGGGACAGGGGTTCGATTCCCCTCGCCTCCACAAAAAACGAAAGGGCATGAAGATGGACGAGAAAGAAATCATGGACCAGATACGCAGGGAAGTTAAAAATCTTGTGGCCCAAACAATAGCCGACAATGCACATCCATTAGTCGGTTGTACAATACAATTTCCAGACAATGAAATCCCGTATTTTCAAGACATGGGGTTTCATCATGGCATACCTAAAATACCTTTTGTCGTTGAAAGCATTTGTGACAAGGGCATCACCTTGATAGGTCCGAACCATGGTGGTAAACCATATGGTAATGGGGCATTATTAATGTGTTGGGCACAGAAGAAAACAACTAAGGTCCCATAGCTCAGCGGTGAGAGCAGGGGACTCATAATCCCTCGGTCGAAGGTTCGAATCCTTCTGGGACTACCGAACGGAGAAGAACATGAGGCGATGTGTCGTTTGCAAAAAAGAAATTTACGCTAGGAATAGGAGTGGCTACTGTAGGAGCTGCAATATTCGTAGAATATCCAACAAGGACTTTGGGCGACCAATTAATGACAATAATAGAATTAAACCGACAAAAGTTGGCAATCGGTTACCACCATTATTAAAACGAAGATACGACGACATACCATTAGATTTATTGTATTGAGCCTTGTGGCTGCTGTGGCTGCTGTGGCTGTGGCATACCGACCCTACCACCATAACTCTTATGTAAAAACATGACATAAGCCGAAACAGTCAAACCAAGATTACTAGCCGCTGCTTCAATTTCTGATTTATCCGATGGCTTGATCCGCATGTCGATTCGTTCAGTCTTTTCCGGTCCTGTTATTTCTCCTGCCTCTGGTGCTACCGGTGGTGCTGCCTCTGGCGCTACCGGTGGTGCTGCCTCTGGCGCTCCCGGTACTTCTCCTGGCGGCGGCGGTGCTCCTGGTGCATCCGGTGGCGTTTCCGGCGTTTCTGGTGCTATGCCCAAAAATTCGGACGCAGTATCAATGTCTGCTGGATCAGAAGCAACTTCTGCCTCTGCGTCAGCCACCTCTTCCTTCCTTCTCGCTATAGTTTCCTTGGTTGGTATCGGTATTGCTTCAGCTAATGCCGACATTATACGATCGCTGATGTTCATCTCATTCCTCCAGTTATATGTCCCATTTTTATGTTTGCCAATGTTATTTATTGCCGGCCTTTAGACCGACCGGCGGGTCAACCATTCAGTGACGAGTACCACCATGGTCTGCCGGAGATATGGGGAGAAGCGAGGTTCAGATCGCTAAACCTCAGACCCGCCCTCGGTCACGTCACCCGGCTGCGTGATACCTCACATGGGTCCATCATTATGTTTAACGTATATAATTACATGAATGCATTAATTAAGATGCTTGAATCTCTTGGATATATCATCATCACATCAAATGGTGGAACGATTAAATCGGTGATGATGACCAGGAAAATGGGAAGTCGAGAATCCCTTTGCCCACCAAGCATAATATTGACCAAAATCGGCAATACGTCATTTATAGACATTAAGATATATTATGACGGTAGACAAGAACTAGATTCACCACTAATACCAGTAATCACGCAACAATTCGGTTTAAATTATATGCAAGACGATCGATATTGCGTCATATTTTACAGATTATTTGATTCAGGGTATTCTGAAAAATATTTAAAACATGTCCTGAACAATCTAGGATCATGTCTAATTGCATTAATTCAAAAAACTGCCACATAATTGGCGATTGATTCTGGGTCCTTATTTGGAACGTTCCAATTTAGTCCATTCTCCGCCCAAATGAAATCATCGACGCCCAATTCCATGAATCGATCATGGATCTCTTTATTATAATGATGTGAGAATTGTCTTACCAACCGTTGTATCTCTGCATTTCTAGACATCTGCGTATTGCCGCCACCATTTCTGTTATGATATTGTATGTACGTAAGTTTTGGTATTTTGATCATTGGCGTATATAAAAACGTCCGTAACAACAATTCATAATCGTCAGCGACGTGAACGTCGCTACCGTGACCACCAATTACGAAATAATCATCTTTACGCCATGCGCGGACGTGATTTGGTACGCCGACAATGTGTCGGATGGTTTTAGAATTGATGTTTGGATAATTAGTCACAAACAATTCCCTACCATCATAAATTTCTTTGCGATAACTGCCATAATCGAACGCCCATCGGCCATATGTCCTATTGCGTCCATCGTCATATATCTCTGCACAATCTCCATAAGCAAAACCGGCGTCATTAAATTGTTTGAATGCCTCAATGACATAATCCAGGCATTCATGTGTAAGTTCATCATCATGATCCAATTCAACTATGTAATCACCTTTTGACAACATCGCGGCACGTCGTTTCAATTCACCAATCACGCCGCAATGTCTGTGTGCTTTATAAACCGAAATGCGATGATCTTGCTTAGCCAAATGGCACATCTCATTATATGTCTTATCATCATCCATAGAATCATCAAAGATGACCCATTCCCAGTTCTTATAAGTTTGTTGCATCAATGAATTGAACGGTCGGAATATCTTACGCCCAGTTCTATACGTCGGCGTAATGATGGACATCAATGGCAATTCACCAAAAATTCTACCGGTTGCATTGATCGCATAACAACTTAAGATAGATGAACCTAATTTAAGCGGATCGATTGGTTTATCAAAATTGAGCCAACGTTTTCTAATCTCAATTGGTGCATTCCATAATCTCTTATATGATCGGACGTCACCGAAAGTGACGATTACTTGTGGATGATGTTCAACTAACGCTCGTTCGAGATTTTCATCATTGTCCAAATAATGACATTCAAAACCCAACGTACCATTGCGTTCAGTCGTATGTGGTTTGGCGTCATTCATACCAATTAACAAGACCGTGACCAAATTATTAGCCATGTTTGATCCTCATAGATGTACACACAACACTTCCGGAACTTTCACGTATTTGAATTTGCTGCCCAACATTTCATATGTCCTACCATCTGAAAAATAATCGTTACCTTGCCATCCAACCGACATAAATGCCTCTTTGTCAATCATTATTTGAAGCGTATCAATGTGATACATCTTCGGAATTCCTTCCAATACGATTGGTGGCGGTCCAAGAAATGGTTGTACCGGCCCAAAATGCAGCATCTGACAAATCGCGAATTTTTCGTCGTCTTTTGCACTCTCCAGGGCACTGATCATCTTTTCTAAAAACGTTGGAAAGATTATGTTATCATCATCTAGAAAAACTAAATATTTGCCTTTGGCTTTATCCAAGGCTGCTTGACGCACCGCTGCACCATAACCGCCCCTACGTTCAATTTCATGATATGATCTCTTGTCATTGTTTCCCACGATGATCATATTCTTAGCGTTGAGATCACCGCCATCGGCAACGACCAAATGTTCCCATTGATCATATGTCTGTCTTTCTACTGATATAAAACATCTTTCTAGGATAATTGGATTTCGTTTATGAGTTGGCGTAATGATGGATATTAATGCCATGACGTTCCCCAATCGTCCTCTTCGGGTTTCTTCTTAATCTTCCTATCTTCTTTTTTCTTGAATACTCTGGGATTCTTGTTTTTACATACGATCTGGAAATCATCATGTCCGACTTCTAAAAATTTATTGTTAGCTTTCGTCTTCTTTAATTTCGATACCAATGATTGCAATCGTCCAACGAATTTATGAGCATCCGACAACATCTTTATGCCTTTTGCCACTGCCTCACCAGACGTTTGAAAATATGCACCAGGATCGAACGGTTTCAAATCGTCTTTGTTAATGTACCATGCGTCAACTATTTGCCCCTCAATTGGCTCCTCCCCAAGTTTCGCGTATTTTGGCACGTCTCGATATTCTGGTCTAGCTTTAACGTCAAATTTGATTTTCTTCATTTTCACTTTTTTCATTGCGTTCCCCCTCTTTGAACGTTAAACGTCATCCGATGATCACGTTCCATCTTGTATCGATCTTCAGCACGCTTTCTAGAATTGGACATTAACACAATTATGACGACGCATATGGATACCACGATCACTATGATTATTCCGGCATAAAATAAATTGCCGTAGATGATCGTCTTCATTACGTTGTCAGTAAATTGAATGGTCGTGACCACGCTATCACGACCAGAACTGACTTCATTCTTCAATTCATCTATTTTATTGGATAAGCCAACTTGTCCCTGCAATTTAGCCTCAAGTTGTGCAAATAAATTGGCTTGGGCATTCAATTGTGCTTTAATGTCGGTAATGGCATTGATTTCAGCGTCGAATTGCAATTTAACGTCAGTAATCGCTTTAATTGATGCACGAACGTCGGTCTGCAATTCAGCAATCGCCGTTGCACTGGCTTTAATCTCCAACGAATTTTGTATCTTCAATAAATCGCCTTCGACTAATGACATTTTATTAGCCAATTGACCTATGGTTGCACCAATGCCCTGAATTTGCGTCTGCAATGAATTGGTGCTCGTCGTTAGATCGTCCCTAGTTGCGACCTTAACGTCCGGTTCCTTGTGCGTAATCACAATTGGTTGCGGATCCATGCGTTGCGTCGGATTGAGACAACCGGGTATGAATGACAATAATAATGACAAAAACAGAAATTTATGCATGTTGCAATGCCTCCCGCGCCGATGGGTGTGCCAAAAACGCCATCGTTTCTTCGTCGTATTTGGCCGTAGGTTGATCGTCGAGTTTGTCACCAGTCACTAATTCACGGCGCGTAGCGCACCATCTATGGCGTACGAATTGTGCCATTTCCTCTCTGCTCATCGGCAATAATTTCAATCCTTGCTTAATCATCTCCTTACAAACAATCATGCCAGTATCCATAAAACCGTCCTGATTCTTTATGATTCTAAAGCTTGGACATCCAATTCGTTTATATTCTGCATGTTTGAAAATCATCGTCGATGGATGCAACAATTTATCGTCACGGAAATGCACGCAGCCAATAGCAGAATGCCCTTCCATCCGCTTCAATAATTCAACGTCCCAACCATGTGATGATGGATGAGCGTCAGAATCCATTAAACATACGAACTTATCACCAAAATTATAATAATTTTTCAAGATCCAATCTAATGACAATGCATGTCCGGAAGCATTCTTAGATAATTTTCGCTCAATTAATTGTATCCATTTTTTATTGGCAAACCCGCGCAGCAATTTCAATGCATCCAACTGCGAACCATTGTCGATCACTAGATGTAGATGTTCACCCTTCGTGTAATGATGCACCGCTTTAATGCACAATTCAACGAAATTCTTAGCATCATGACTTACCGTAATTATGATCATTGTTTCACCCTGTAGAGGACGGCGTCGGCGAACTTTATGCGAAAGCCCCTCACTCTCGCAGTACGCAGAAAATCCAAATCTTCACATTTCATCTGCCTAAACTTAACCTTCTCAAACACCCGTTTGCGGAAGGCGAACGATATCCCAACATGGTTACAACGCAGATCTGGCACGTCAGGCAACGTTCTGCCATCTTGGTTGAGCATCTTATATAAGAAAATGTCAGCTGCAGAATCATCATTTATCATTTTCATATGCGTCTCAACATAATTCGGGCATATGGTATCGTCATCATCCAATAGACCTACCCATGGTGATTCTACAAGATCGATAGCAGCATTCCGAACTGCTCCAGCACGCCATTGACCGGTCGGCCGCACCTTAATGATCTTCAATTTTTCATCAGACAACAAAGTCGGTTCTATTGTATCAAAGGCTATTATGGCTTTCCAATTTTGATCAGTCTGTGCACGTAGCGAATCAATAGATCGCATTAAAGTTGATCGACCTATGGTCGGTATGACGAAAGTAATCATCAAAGTTATTTACTTCTTAGCCTACTAAGACACTAATCGCCGCAACCGTTTTCACCGTCGTGCTGTTGCCCACGCTAATGGTCACGGTCGCTATAAACGTCCCCGACGATGCATATGTATGCATTGGATTCTGTACAGTAGATATGTTGCCATCGCCGAAATTCCACATATATCTTAAGGCAATCGGACTGGTGGAAATGGCAGATATTCCAAAATATACCGGTTCATCCATGCTGACTGAATCCGGCGTCACAGTAGGTCCTGAGATAATTTCTGGCGTCTCAGAAGATTTGATGGAGATGCTGACGGTCGCAGAGTTAGTGTCTACTGCCCCATTATTGGCCTTGAAAATGAAGTCGTCATCACCTTCGTATGTGGCATTTGGCGTATATGTCAAATTAGGTGCCATGCCAGTAAGCGTACCATGCAATGGCACCCTAACAACCGAATACGTCAAACTACGTCCCTGTGGATCATTCGCCACTAAAGTTATGTTGACGCTCCTGTTGACCACCGTGGCAACCGATTGATCTGCTGCCGTCGGAACGTTGGCTGGACCGACCAATATCTGTCTGGTCGTACTGCCGATCATGCCCAAATCATTTTTCACGGTCAGCGTGACCGTGAAAGCACCATTTTTCTGATATTGATGGTCAACCACCGGTTCAGATGATTTGTTGCCGTCACCAAAATTCCACTCATATTCAGTTATTGAAACGATTTCATCATATGACCCAGACGCATCGAACAAAACGTCCAACGGCGCATCGCCAAAACGTTCGGTAAGGCTGATGATGGCGTGTGGCGGGACCTTGGACGGTATGTCAGAGCCAGAACCAGGGTCGGATTCCCTAAAGACGGCATATCTACTGGGCATGATTGATTTGAGCAATGCATATGCCTCAGTGGCTTTTTTATAATCCATCCCAAATGCAATGTGCGTCAATACGATTACGTCACCATTGGTGACCGGATCCATCACACCAGCTTGTTTAAGATTCATGTGCTCATAATCAGGCACCCAAACATCAAAATCAGATGGATTCAAATTCGCTTTCCAGACGACGTCCCTAATCACCATGCCAAACGTAGGTGTATAAATTTCACGGACGTTACCATTGCTTATGGTGACGCTGCCATGCTGTCTAACGGCAACCAATTCAATATATTTAGTAGTGCCTATCATAAAATATATTTGGTCAAGAATCCTAGAAAATTGACGAACGAGCATAAAAAGAATAGACGTCCATGTGACAAGTCGGTACAGTCCGTGACAAGCCATTCCGGGCCTTTGTGACATTTGAGACTAGCCAATTCAAGCCGAGCCTTTGCGACATGCCATTTAACCCGGAGTGTGACATGCTGAGACATTTGAGACGGGCCACACCAAGTCGCTCCTGCTCCGCCCAAGTGACATGCCCATCTAGACCTGGCCTTTCCAAGGCAACCCTTAAAGGAGACAAAAATGCAAATCAAAACAAAGACTGAAACAAAAACGAAATCAGTGTTGTCAGTGTTGGATGACGTCAAACTTTTTGAAGAATATCAAGTGAGCATATGTTTCTTAGACAAAGTGCTTGGTGGTTGCCCTGCGATGGGTGACATGCTTGAATTTTACATGGAAGCCAAACACATGTCCGATAAGGAAAAGGAGGAATTTCGCGAACGAGTGCGAGATGGAAAATTGCTCGATAATGAATTGGTATCGGCTAAGGAATCGAATTGCTGCGTGTTTGAACGCGACAATGAACAATGTTTGACCATATGGCATGCCAACGTCAAGGCATTGTTGCGCGAATGTGCCGTCACGCTTGGTATAACGCAATTGCCGCCCGGCAAACGCAAGAGCAATGACGACAATGCTGGACATGCTGGTGGTCGCCAAACGTTGCAGCACGGCCTACACATCGACCCACTGCGCATCAGGTTGCTCAAAGACGGTAAACCAATTAAGAAAGCAGACGGCAACGTCGATCGCATAAAGCACATCAGCGATGCATCCGGACGACGGTCGGCCATCGGTAGACATGAATATGTCGAAAAAGCACAAGCCACCTTTACCATCAAGTGGCCAATCAACGGTGCCTTCAAAGAAGAGCACATTAAGCGGATGCTGAAATTGGCCGAAGGAGATGGCTTAGGTGCCAGTCGGTCACAAGGCTTCGGTAAGTTCGTCGTAACCGAATTCAAAAAGATTAAATGATGTCTAGATTATAATAAGGATGTGATTTCATTTTGATTGACCAACCAAGATAATCAGATCCATAATGCAAGGCATTATCATATACTTTCCTTTTCCGAAAGTATATACTTTTGGAATGATAATGGATGGTAGAAAGATGCCTAAACGTCGCATATTATTGTTATGGCCAACCGTAAGGCCGCAAATTATGAAGACGACGTATCAACATTGGATTGATACGTCGTCTAAAGAGAACAAAATCGACGTTAAAATAGCCGTTAATGATGTTGCTCAGCGCAATGAATTGTCGGATTTTATGGATGTGATGGTTGTAGGTAATAAACGTGGCCCAACCTGGGCTACCTATAATTTGACACAATCAATAAAATGCGAAGACAATCCAATCATCATCGTAGTTTCAGATGACTTCTTTTCACCATTAGATTGGGATAAATCATTAATCGGCATTTTTGATGATTGGAATGGCTCAGTTGTGGTTAATGATGGGTTTAAAAGCACTGGTGTTATGACAATACCAATAATGACCTACGATTGTTTATTGAAACTAAATAAGATAATTTACCATCATGCATATCACTGGCAATATTCGGACGTAGAGCTATATTATAATCTACATGAACTTAATTTAATTAAAATGGCATATCACTTAACGTTCAATCATAGACATTATTCACATGGGTTCCGTACACAAGATGAACATGACGTCTTTGGAAATAACATGTCATCAATAGACGCCAAAACGTTCAAAACAAGAATGCAAATGCCAATTGGTGAACGCTTAAAATAAGTTGGACAATTCTTTCACACACTTTACAAAACCATATTGATTGGACATTTTGTCATATGTCCTCTGAGCCATTTGTATGTAATGATCATAGTTTCCCAAAGCACATCTATTGGCCACATCTATTATTTGATTATAATCCGTCATTACGACGTCCTTGTCGGGTTCATATGGGAATGGATTATGACAATTTTCAGTTATTATTGGCAAACCATGAGATACGGCGAGAGCAAATCGTAATGGTTCAATGATGCCATATTGATCTTGGTGGACGTTCACCATGAATTTGGTATTCAGTAATCCGTTTCTTCTAGCATCACCCCAACAATTTCCAAACATGCTAGGTAGCCGATTTAAAATATCACGTCTACCCCAGACGTAACTCATATGCGCGAAATTATATGATTTATGGTCTCTCCATGGGTCATCACAAAGAACCTTATCAACCCCTATTGGACAAAAGATTATTTTATCACCGAATTCCTTGTAGTATGTATGTTTATACCACAGATCAGAGACGACCATTTTGTCGACATATCTATTTAAAAGATCATTTATGTCACGTTTATGAGCATTATGATTCTCGTCTCGCGGCGGTCGCTCAAGATTCCACCACAGGATTTTACATTTCTTGTCTTCGTTACGGTGATTGTCAATATGTGGTCGAAATTCACCATTCATAGGCGAGACCACGTAAACCACAGGCTCAGACATTTTTATTTCATCTACATAACACACGTCTCCCCAAGCTTTCTCAACTAACGTCCTATAATCAGCATATGAATCGTATGACGTTCTGGTGAGAACAAAAATTAATCGCATGTGTCTTAATCTCCTCCCCGTTCCTATTTATGTATTTCTAGGAAAATGGATTTAACAATCATCAATCGTTTTCATGATGGAAACCAGTCACACGCTGGCGACGTAATTTTAACCAGACCAATCATTTTATCTATTAAAAATTCCTTTGAAGACATACGGATTACTTTACAATTCCCAGCAAAACATCATTATTTATTGAGTGATTTGGGTCTCCCCGTAGTAGAAAAAGCAAACAACAGCAATATTTTTAATGCTTGGTTTGGCTATTTTCATGACATCCTACATGCCCATCACATGACATATTTTACTCAACTCCATTCATTCAATAGACAAATGGAACAACAAAAATTATTCTATAGATTACAGCCACCAGACAAACATCCGATGATAGAATTTCCACATGTAGAAATTACTACTATGCCCCAGAAATGTATCTTAGTTGAAAATGGTCCAAGTTTATCATTTCAAAATTATATCGACATGAATGAGATAATACCAAAAATGGCCAACGATTTTAAAGATCTCCAATTTTATACCTCATCAACTCCCCCCACTGGTTTTCCAAACGTACATGATTGTCAGAGCGCAAATTTAATTTCATTGTCTAATTTGAGCAATGTCTGTACCGCCTTAATGATGCGTGGCAGTGGAGTGAATGCCGCTAGTTACACAGAGATAAATAGAAATAAACCAAGAGCGTTTCTTGGTTGGAATTACCCTTTCAAATTGTGGGATAACAATTTCGTCAACTGTAAGAATTACGGGGATGTTTACATCTTTTTAGAAAAAATAAGGAGATCAACATGATTGTAGCAAACTACATCTTACATTACGGATGCGATTATTTAGCATATTCAGTAAAATCGATTTATGATCATGTTGACAAAATATTTGTCGTTTATACTGATCAACCATCTCATGGACATGGCACCAATTTATTAAACCCAGAGACTCGTGCTGACGTTATGGATGCACTCTATGTTTTTGGAGATCCAGGAAATAAAATTCATGTTGTAGATGGACGTTATGCCCACGAGGGACAGCACCGTGGTGTGGTTGGGAAGCATTATGGAGCGGCTGATCTCATTTTGGTGGTAGATGCTGATGAAATATGGCATGAGAACACAATAGGTAGAATCATCGAGTATTGTTTAAAAACAACCGACGTTAGTTGTTTTAAAATGCCATTCATTCATTTCTGGAGATCATTCAAATATCATCTCACTGATCCATGCATGCCAGATAGATTATATGCTCCTAAAAGGACGGCATCATATGGCACATATCGCTGCGTACCAGCAGAATTTGGACCAGTATTTCATTTTGGATATGCTCGCGAGGAGAGATTCATCAAATATAAAATTGACATTCATGGTCATAAAGGTGAATGGCGACCTGAATGGTTTGAATCCAAGTTCAAAGCATGGCCTATGGATAGGTCAATGTCAGACCTGCATCCAACCTGCCATCAGAATTTTTGGGGGGTTGCCAAACCATTTGAGCTAGAAAATTTGCCAAATGTGTTAAAAACCCACCCATACTACACAAAGGACATCATCTAAATGTTTTATGGAGAATTCGAGACTGATCAGGCCATCAGAAACATCTTTCCAGACATGAATTATAAAGGCACGTTCATTGAAGTAGGTGCGGGTAGACCTGATTTCATTTCTTTGTCTCGTCATTTTTTTGAATCGGGTTGGATTACCGTTGGAATAGAAGCAAATCCTGAATTCACCCAAATGCATCGCGCTGCTAATCGCAGAATAATCGAATGTGCCGTTGCTGATTATAATGCTGATGACGTAAATTTTCAATATTTAGAGCAACCGATTGGGCTGGATATGCTGGTGGAGTAGTAACGATGGAAGCTGCTTCAGCTCTAAAACCATATATACATACTGAAGCTGATCTTAAAACTGGCATTTATAAATATAAAAAAGATATCAAGGTAAAAGTCAGAACACTTGATAAATTGTTCGAAACGGACATGGCAGATATTAAGAGCATAGACGTAATGTCGGTTGATCTAGAAGGTGGTGAACTTGATGCTATAAAAGGATTCACTAAAAAAGAATTATATCCGAAGGTATTCGTGATTGAATGTCCATACGAAAACAGAAATGCCGCAGAAGCTGCCCAATTTAGTTCAATTGGATATAAATTAGTACACAAACAACAAATCAATCATTTCTATATGAAGGCTTGATATGAGTAATGCATTGATTATCAACGCAACAGAAAGTGCCTGTGGCGTTTATCAATTTGGTATTAATCTTTATAATATTTTAAACTCGGCAAAAACTGAAAATGATTTTCATATTGCTTATTGTGCCACGGCACAAGAAGTGCAAACTGCTGTTAATAACACAAATCCAAAAACAATAATCTTTAATTATCATCCACATACTCAACCATATGTAAGTTGGCCATTCATACAAAGTTTACGACGACCATGTATTGGAATATATCACGAGATAACCCAAGATGCTGCAAACAACTTACGGTCCGCTCATCCTTTTCATCATTGGATCTGCAGCGACCCAACTTTGATCATTAATCAACACATTTCTAAAATTGGTAGACCAATATATACGCAATATGCCAATAATTACCCATTGCCATGGATACCAACTATTGGCAGTTTCGGATTTGGATTTTCAAATAAGGGTTTTTCTCGTCTTGCTTCGTTAGTTCAAGATCAATTCGATAAAGCGATCATCAGAGTTCATATTGCTTTTAGCAAATATTTCGATCCATCAGGTGCAGAAGCACGAGCGAGAGTGCAAGAAATGCGCAATATAATTAAAAAACCTGGGATAGAAATAATTGCTTCGCATGATTTGTTGTCTACGGCGGAACTTCTTGATTTTCTAGCAAAAAACACCATGAATGCTTTTCTTTATGACAACATGCATCGTGGAATATCGAGCACCATAGACTATGCATTAGCCGTAAATCGACCAATCGCCATTAATAGAACACATATGTTCAGACACATTTACAATGCAAGACCATCGATTTTAATTGAAGAAACTAGTTTGCCTACCATCATAGAAAACTCAATTTTACCATTAGTTCCATTTAAACAAGAATGGTCGCCACAGAATTTGGTGGGAAGTTTAAATGCCATAGTTGCTAGGTTTTAATGAATTCAAGCATTCCAAACGTATAATTATGATTACATGGTGACCAATAACCCGGCTTAATTGTACCGTCTTGAATCGTCCAATCAATTGGGCCATTAAGATTTAGATCAACACTGCTTCCCACTTGTATCATTTCCTCAACCTCACTTCTAGAGAAGATATGCCACGGCAACCCAAAAACAAGCACTCCATCAGTGTCTAATTTTGGATTCCAATAATCAAATGACATAAATAAATGACCACCACTTTTTAACAACCTTGAACTCTCCACGAAGAATTTATTTATGTCGACCCCATGTTCAATCACAGACAAGCAAGTAATATAATTGAAATATTCGGAAGGTAAATCATTGTTTGTGATATCACCAACTAAATGCCTGATTCCATTTGGTGCCGGTATCTGAATTAAGTCTATGCCGACCTTATCACCGTGCAAACCCATTTTGAGACAATTATTTAAAACAACCGACCCCTGGCACCCCACATCCAAAATGTTGCCATGTCCTAGGCGAGGAAGAATCAACGTCAAATCCCAATTCTTAGGTTCACATACTTCATTCCGCAGAAATTTGCCATTAATCAAAAATTTAGTACTGTCCGTTATTTCCTGTTGATTGCGTAGAAATTGATTCATTTAATTCTCCTTTATTTTATGTATGCTCCGTAAATATATAAAATAAAGGAGAATCCAAATGCATTGTGCTGCGACCAAATGTAGAATTTGTTCTAATGCTAATTTCATACCAATTTTGGATTTAGGACAACAATATGTGGCGAATGCTTTTCATCATGGAGACGATGCACCAACCATGACTGCCCCACTGACATTAATGAGATGTAATGATTGTAATTTAGTTCAATTATCACATTCGGTTAATAGAGATTTAATGTATAAATCATATTGGTATAAATCTGGAATCAACAACACGATGCGGGTCCATTTAAAGGGGATCGTAGATGATGTTTTGGAACACATCGAACTCAATACCGGCGATAAAGTGTTAGATATTGGTTGCAATGATTGTACTCTCTTATCAAATTATGGGGAAAATATCTTCACAGTTGGTATTGACCCGTCAAACATTACACCTTCTGGAATTGACAAGCATATCAATGATTATTTTACAGCAGAAAATGTCAATGACAAATTTAAGATAATCACCTCAATAGCTATGTTTTATGATCTAGATAACCCAAAGAAATTCGTACAAGACATCAAAGATTGCTTATTAGACGATGGTATCTGGGTCTTAGAACTCAGTTATATGCCATCTATGTTGGACAAAGTCTCGTATGATACCATATGTCATGAACATGTCACATTCTATTGCTTAGAAACTTTCAACAAAGTGCTTGAAGATAGTGGCTTAGAAGTGTTTGACGTTAAATTTAATGATATGAATGGTGGATCATTCAGATTATTTGTATCAAAATCTGGAAAGAGAACCATTTCCGCAAACGTATCTAACATAAAAGAAAAAGAAATGCATAATTATGATCATGATGAACCGTATAATGAATTTGCACGATTAGTAAAAAAATCAAGAGAAGATCTATTAGATTTCTTTGAACGTACAAGAGGAAAGAAAATTTATGGATATGGTGCATCAACAAAAGGACAAATTATCCTACAATATTGTCAACTTAAACAAAATGATATAATCGCAATTGCTGAGCGTAACCCTAAAAAATACGGTCTTTACACACCTGGTACAAACATCCGAATTTGTCCAGAAGAAGAGATGCGCAATGACAAACCAGATTTCGTGCTGGTATTTCCGTGGTATTTCATGGATGAATTTCTAAAGAGGGAGAAACAATTGCTTTCGTATGGTTGGCGCAATTTGTTCAAAAAACGAAATTGTAATTTCGTCCAACCACTCCCGAAGTTTAAAATTTTATGAGAATCATGATTTTCGGGTCGAATGGTCAAGATGGCCGATTAATGTCAAAATTATATGACAACGTCATTGGGTTGTCACACAAAGATTGTGATGTCAGTGATTATAATAGAATATCACATGTCATTAATGACATAAAACCAGACATTATTTATAACTTTGCTGCTAGGTCGAGTACCAAACATTCAGTAACTTTCGAAAATCATACTACCATTACTACTGGAACGCTCAATATTTTAGAAGCCATTAAAACATATTCGCCGAAAACCAAAGTGTTTATAACCGGAAGTGGTTTACAATTCAGAAGCGAAAATAAACCAATACATGAATCTAATCCCTTCGAAGCCAATAATTCATATTCGGCAGCCAGAATCTATTCAACATATTTGGCAAGATATTATCGAACGATTGGTATAAAAACATATGTTGGTTACCTGTTTCATCATGAAAGTCAACATAGACAACCAACGAGTATTAGTAAAATAATATTGAATGCCGCTAGACGAATCTCCGAAGGACATAAAGAAGTCTTAGAAATTGGTGATCTGGATGTTTTTAAAGAATGGACATATGCCGGTGACGTAGTAAATGGCATAAAAACGTTAGTAGAACAAGACAAAATAACCGAAGCAGTAATTGGGTCTGGTGATGGATATACAATAAAAGATTGGGCCGAACTCTGTTTCTCATATTATGGTCTCAATTACTTAGATCACATCACAACTAAATCATCGTTTAAATCGGAATACTCTTACCTCATTTCTGACCCAAGAACAATGCGCAGCATTGGGTGGAGACCGATGATCGATTTACGTAGGTTGTTGGAGATTATGGCTACCTCGGCGTCCTAGATAATTGCTGGAAATGATACGCAAATGATCTAACTTTATAAATCTTAGCGCCGCCGTGTACGCACGCAGCGAAAAATGTTTGATCATTACTATGTGGGAATGGATATACACATGGAAACTTACCCATCCGAATGAAAAATGATTTTAACAACATTGATGGCATATGATGCCCCATCTTCTCTTCTATTTCTGGGACTTGTGGCATAACCGTTTTAACCCAATCACAAAATGTTTTGTATTGAAAGTCAGATGGCCTAATGCCCCAGTCTTGTTTTATGTTATGAGCGGATACACCAATGATTCCTGGTTCGACTAAAAATTGTGTCAGAATTCTATTGTCTCCAGCATATTTCAAAAAATATGAATCCCAATTTGGTCCAAATATGACGTCGGAATTTGAGAATACAATGTTCTCAAATTTCGCCTGTGGCACGTATTCATTCCACAACGCATATGGATCACGACCTGTGCAACCGGGTGGATCAGTGATGATCATGAGTTCGTATTCACACCCAGTGTTGTCTTTTATTGATTTCTTTGCCAATTCAAGAGATTCATCATTCTGCGGCGTTGATTTATGTGGTATGATTATGGAAAGCATGTCATCTCCTATTCTTCCTTATCTTTATATTTATCACTCAATACCACAAAAACCCTCGGTGATGGCGAACTATCAACGACATTAATCGTTTTCCAATATAACTTTAATATATTGACAAACGTTTCAAGTGAATAATTTTTAGGAAATGGCCATCCAGCAACATATTCGTCCTCTTTTGGTATAAATTCTACAATCAATTTGTGACGTATGTAAGAACTCAATCTCTTTGCTATTTCTTCTAGAGACCACCCAGCACGAGCTAAATGATGCACAATAGCTAATGCTATACCAGAATCACATTTAAGACGCCTGAAAGATGATCGGATTAAATATGATTGCGTCGCATAATATTTTCCCCAGTGTCCCTCGCCATAATTCGATTTTATGTTATGATTCAATGTCAGAATGTTTAAATTATTAGTTTTAGCCGACACATATAATTCATTACATGAATTTGTCTCAACATCAGTCGCAACAACTATTTTACCAGCTTTAGCAGCAATTTTTGAATATAATCCACGATTACTACCTATGTCAATTAACGTATGACCAGGCAATTCTTGTAACAACTGATTTACAATGGCATCTTTAGGACGCACGAGTTCGTCTGGTTGTGGGTATTGTGACCACCCATGGTCGGCACATTTAAATCTAATTGATTTGAGTTTATCCAACATTTCATCATAATCTAACGTCCACACTTCTTTTTCAAATTCTAATTCTGTAAACGATATTAGAGTTCTTAAGAAAAAATCCTTAAATTGATCCCACCAAACAATATTCTTTTTATAATTACCACCAATTATTGAACCAATATCAATAAAAATTGGTTTGCCATGCATAAATTGTATATTAAAACTATGACCATCCTTAATCATTAGATTATGTTTCGATAGTTTGTGTTGTAACTCAATAAACAATATGGCCGCATCACGAATTGCTTCTGGCGGCCATTCACTAATAAGCGAAATAAATGGCACATATGGATGTTCGACTACAGAATCAGCGACGAATTTTGTTTTAATTATGCCATCTAAATTCTGTATAATTTCTATGATTCCAATCATAGATTTTTTATGTTGATCAGATATTTTTCTATAAACTTTTGTTTCATAATAAATATATCCACACGGATCAACGGAGCCATAGGCAAATTCTAGATTATAAAAACGACCATCATTAGCGTATATCATCGTTTTTACCAAATATCGAATCGATGATCGTAATTAGTTTCTCCGGTGCGTAAACAAAGATTTTTGGCATCAATCCTTTCATTTCATAGATTACTTTGTCCTCAACGACGCACAACTCACCGGCTCTGAACATGCCTTTTGACACGATCAACTTATTGCCGCGTCTTTCAACGACGAAATCTCTCAACTTCAATTCATTCATCAATTCTTCCAATACCGGTTCTGGACCAACTTCTCGGAATTCTTCGATGAAATCTACGACCATACCCACGTCGGTTTTGATGGACATGTATTTGTCGTTTTTGGATTCGAAGATGCCGGTTTTTCCGGTCGCCGTGTGTACCCATTCATTCCGTGCTGGGTTGCTGCCGTCGGCCTCTCGCGTACGCAGTTTGTGATCCATGCCACGATTGTAATTGTCGTTGTATGATTCTGCCTCTATCTTCGGTTGACCAGCCATAACGTCGGCTATGCCACCGGTTGAAACTTCCTCAGTCTTTGCTTCAGATTCTTTCCAATCCATGATCTTCCATTCATCCTCTTGTGACAGCGTACCAGTGACTGGGAATTGCACTTTAAAATCAGCCACTCTCGTCTTGCCATCCTTCCGACATTCCACTGAGCCATCCTTTTTAATGACTAATTCACCATCTTCAGCAGTGAAGATTACCTCCTCACCATTTGATTTCGTCTGATTAAATGCGAATACGTCCTCAAAATAAGCTTCCATCAATGCGCATTCACACATAGTCGTCGTACCCATATGATTGATCGATGCACCTCGCGCAGCAAAACCATCTAAAACGACCAAATATTTGGCATCATCTCGTTCCACTGCCCCATACCATTCTTCACCAATCATGCCATCGTTCTTTTCCCAACCACTGATTAAATGATATTTAAGATCAGGGTTGAAATTTTCAAGACCTAACCGTTTCTTAACAGTGGCCATTTTACATTTGTACTTGCGACTCCCCGGCAATTTATCACAGGATTCAGCCTCCTTCCAATATCGTTCAGCATCAGACGGCGATTTCTTGGCTTTTTTGGCTAACGATTTAAGTGCTGGCAGTGGCATGTGCATTCTCCTAAGATGGTAAAATCAATCCTATTAATATGTTTTCTTAAACGGCTATTTTAAGTGGTTTGTTTTAATCCCTCCGAAACAGATATATGGCTCACGATACCAAAGAAATTTACCCATTCCAATGGTATCTCACTATCATGACATATGTGTACTTTCCTCTTTCGTCTACCGAAATCATTAATTGTGGTAGTCAACCTATGAATGTCACTTTGGTCTCTTTTAGTCGTATCGAGACCAAAAACATATGCATCTGAAAATTTCATTTGCTTTAATAGATTGAATGCTTGCAATGGTTCGTCGAATTTTAAAACTACAGTGCCATCATAAAATTGCACATTTAAATCATTAAAAATTAATACGACGTCGTCACTCAATCTTGGTGTTTTTCGAGCATCTGGTTTAGGGTCAAGCATGTCTATTTGGTTTTGATGTTTATGTCTGAAGACATTTAGATGATTTGGAACTGATGGTGGCGTCGGACCGTTGAATAGAAATTTGAGATATACAAATAAAGGATCAAGAACGTTATTCCTACTCAACATTTCAACTCTGCCTGGATTTCCAAAATCACAATATAATGCACGCTGTATGTCCCCAGTCTGCGTAGCCATGTTTATCTTATGATCAATCACTATAGGTAGATTGTTTATAAATGACCATTTACCATACCATATGTCATACTCCAGCGGCATTATCTTTTCATATTCACCCGATGAACACGCAATTACGTTAAATACGTCTTGCTCAAATTCAGGCCACCGCATTGAATCATCACAAAAGATGATTTCATGACATTGATCACACCATTTTTTAAGCATTGCCTCATGTTTATTGACGTCAAGCGCCATAATGGCGATTGACACATATTTGTTGTTGAAGAAATCTTCCATGAACCCATATCTGCGATGGTCAGGACCATAGAATGCACCATCTCCTTCTTTAATCCCAACGATCGATCCGTCTTTGACGCATTCAAACAGATCATTAAAATTAGTCAATGGCATTACGTTACATTCTAAACATATCACGTGGTCGAATTGTTTATTCGACATGATATAAGATTTACATTCACGTTGCCATCTCTTGTTCAATTTTATCGTCGCCGGAATTTCTGAAACGGTCACTGACAATTCATTCGTCAAAAACGAACATTGATCTTTTCTCAATCCTAAATCATATACGCAGATCGGTTCAGCATGACTATAATGACGCAATGCATTTATTGAAACGATTAAATTGATGAAATCGCCGCTATTGCAACCATAAACGAATCCCTTAGTCATAGATCACCTCTATGTCCATCTGGAAGATTGTTCGCCCTACGATATTGAAATATTTCACGATCCTCCACATTGATTTTTTCTACCGTCTTCCTATATTGTTCAAAGAAATATTCTATATACACCCTATCTTCAATTATGATCCAATCAACCCCAATTTTATTTCTAGTAAACGTCAACGCCCTTTTTTTTAATTCTTCTTTGTTTCTACCAATGATGATTAAACGACAAGGAAACGTCAACGTATGCGGTCGGTATGATCTGAACACTTTATGTTTATTGACTGCCATTTCTTCTTCTGGATTTAAATCAATAATCTTTTCCGGCGGCGTAAGTTTCTTTTTGAAACAATTCGGTTTGGGTATGGAATTTACCAATCGTGGCGGTCGATCCTCTAAATATGGGAATTCCGACCTTACCAAATTTTCAAATTTTTCAATCATATTTCGTTCGCGAATCGCAACCAATATTTGCATCATTTTATCTTTGTTGGCTTTACAACTGTTTCCCTTGATCGTTTTCATTAAGTCGTCATAAAGATCTTTAGCATGTTCTCTAAGCCACGTCTGCCACCGTACGTTCCTGGACGTTGCACAAAATAAACTCGTTTTTATTTTCATGTCATTATTTACTGAATCGCAGGGGTTAGAATCAATTCTATTGATTTAGGATCGCCTAGCGTTTTGATTGATTCATCTGCCAATATTTTCTGCATGATTTTGTCTGACATGGTCTTATCATAATAAAACGTCGCCACGCCTGAATCCGGCCGTCCTTCAAATTCTACGCCATCAAGCGTAGGCCAAGCTATTGCCGGATGCCCAGCTTCAGCCTCTATGAATTTTCGTACGCATGGCGTATTCATAGTTTCACCGCCGCCACACGTCATGTCTACGCCTAGACTCCGTTTAACCACTATCCATTTGACGCCATCAACCACGACATATGCACCGCAACATTCCTCAATGCGCCAACCGCGTTCATACCATTCTACTTGAGTTGCAGCCATTTCACAACTATTAGGAATTAATGGCGCAGCACCAGTAACGTCAGTGCCCACTATGTCTTGCTCATAGCAAAGCACGTCTTTAATAAGTAACGTAGTCGAACCAAAATTATCTTCAATTGGCACATCCCGAATCCAAAGCCAAAGCGGCCCGCCAGGATGACTCAGTGAATGTCGCAATCCAAGATATGCCGCTTCAGCCTCGGCAAGCGTTGGGAAGGCGTCTTCATCTGGATATGGTTGACCGCTCGGTATCATGACTTCAGAAGTCTTGTATTTTCCATCATTCATTTGTTGCGTATATCGGAAAGCACCGGTATAGAGACCTTCCTTATAAGCACTACAACAATCGACGATCTCTATGACATATTCGCCCGCTTGCAACCCATCAACGCGCACGCCGATGTTTTCATTGAATTCCGACGTAACGTGGATGCGAGGATCAAGTGTGACGAGCGCACCACGACAGGCACACTCCATGTCTTCAATTAATATGGTTGCAGGACCCATCACTATGGCGTCGTTTGGACCGGAATTAGTATAGGGCTGATCATGATTGATGAAACTTCCTACCCAACCACCATTGTGACTGAATAGAACCGGCACATGATTGTTTGGATCCGAATTCATGATGTTATGCAATTTCGGCCAGACGACCGACGCAGGATCCAGCGCCTTTACGCCGCCCAGCTTGGCAATTTCCTTTGAATAATCCTTGATTTGGCCTAATACCAAATAATTGTCACCTGAATTATATGCCAATTGTATCTTGCGTGATTTGTGGATTGTGGGATATGCACCTTCTGGATTGTATGGATCAATCTCATTTCCTGCAGTCAATGGTTCATAAACGGACGAATTCTTATTGAATCCATAACTAATTGTATTATGCCCCACTGCAATTATGACGCTATTGTCAAGCGTAGTTGATGCAACATTTGTTCCACCGCTTGCCGACGTATATATGTCACCCCATTTATATGATCCATCTGATCTTGCTAACACTTCGCTGGCTCTCGGACCACCATTCAACATATTGCCGTTAGGCAATATTGCCAATCTACTTGACCCAGTGTGCATCTCTGGTGCATTAATCCATGAATTAGTAGATGGCGTATAAAATTGACATGATGTAGTTTCCGTTGCAGTATAAACGCTTGGGTCGGATTTCACACCACCAGCAATGACGACCCTTCCATCCGTCATTAATGCTGCATCATGTCCATATACCCCATAAGTCATTTCGCCAGTCTGAGACCACGTCCCAGAAGCTATGTCATAAATTTCCGCCGTCTTATGCGTTACCGAACTTCCATCTCTACCACCAGCAACGAGCACCGTACCATTAGACAATAACGTTGCCGTATGTCCAAATCTAGGCACCGACATACCGCCGGTCACAGCCCAGGTTCCAGTGTTTGGATCATAAATCTCACACGAAATGGTGGGCGTCAAACTTGCATAACTTGATGCGCTAGTTGGATGTCGCCCCCCGACAACCAAAACCCTACCATCATTGAGCATCGTCATGGTAAATTCACGACGACCAAGTACGCCAACCATATTACCAGTTGTTGCCCAAGTATCAGTAGATGGATTATATAATTCACAGAACGGTGCGTAAGCCCCAGAATAGGCATCATAACCACCAGCAAGCAGAACTTTACCATTGTTTAAAAGAATGGCATTATGTCCACCAATATATCCCGGCGCATATGTTACGGACGCAGCATCCGTCCATCTCTCAGTCGAATAGTCATAAATTTCTGGGATAGTCCTACTGCTGACATAATCCATATTCCAACCACTGTCAGTTTTTGGATGATTAACGCCCCCTAAACCACCTATGACCATCGCCTTATTGTCGCCAATGTTCACAACCACCAATCCAGAATTTCTCCACCGTTTCATGTCGCCAGTAGTTCGCCAATTACCATTTCGAGTGGCAACGTCATCAGTCCCTACACCACCCGGATCAGCATCACCGATGTTTACTGGGCAACAATCAATTATTTTAGCTCTATATAGACCACGCTCCAAATCGACGGCCAAATTATATGGCGTCGGTGCATCGGTCCATGGCCCACCGTTTGGCAAATTCATACCAGGGATGTCTGCGAGCGGCACCGGTTCATAACCATCCGGCGATTGTACCCAACTGTTTGGAATGGATTGGATCAACGATGAACACTTCATTTGTACCACGTCTGCACCACCACCGGGCAAAGAACATTCCTTGTCCGGATCCATTTCAATCATATCCTTACCTGGCCCCTGCATGATTAATTTTAAATCGCTTTGTGCTGCTTGAATTCGAGCATTGTCAACTCTGTCACGGAAATCCTGGTTTCTCGTTCTAGATTGACAGTTTTCTAAAGCACAACATATGGCATTCTTCTGAGTATTGAAGACGGCAATCATCGTCCTCATCCACTCAAGTACCAATGCTTCTTTTCTGGCTTTCAAAGTACGAACCAACGTCTCATATCGTTCTTGTAACAATTGCAAAATGATCGTCACGTCAACGTAATACAACGTCGTACCGCATGACGTATCACATTTTGGATCTCGCACGAAACACTGACCGGGCGGTACGTCAGCGACTAACAACCATGGGCTGTTATATTTCTTCGGCCTCACTAATTTTGGACAAGCATTTGGATTGCCAATAGTGGCACGACTTACCACTATATAATTCTCTTCAGGAGAGATGCTTTCCGTAGTTATGTCAACTATTGCCCGATTTGCGTTTGGGTCAGCTTGTACAAATGAAACGTTATCCAACGTCAAGATGCCATCAAATGGAGCATTGGCACCAGGATCGCCGACAGGACCCTGTGGACCCGTATCTAAGCGGTCAATCCCCGGTTCACCCCTTGGTCCCTTTGCCCCTTGTGGGCCTTTTGTCTTTTTGTATCGCAATTTGCCACGTTGCGACACCTCTTCCAATAATTGATCAATGTTTACGGTAAAATCGAATGCATGGGTATCTTCATGTAAATGCCATGGTTTATCTTGACCAGAAACCCCGGCAATTTTGTTCATTATTTTAGGTGATGACGTTATGTTTAAGGATTCATCTAATGAACGTAATGAAATTACGCCTTGATCGAATTTCGCATTGCAATCCTGTGAAGTCAGTGTGATTCTCGGTGGAGGCAATAACAAACCCATGATCTTATTAAAATCTTCTTTAGACATCAACCCATCAGACTGTGGCGTAGCTAAAGATGGATCAAATATCCCATCTACCCTAATCCATGCTTTGCTTGACGTTGAATAAATGTAGACCGACCCACCAACTTCAACTATTTGTTTATCGATCGGATTCGGAGGAAATCCCATGGTTTATGGTTCCGGTATGACTTCGTTGACGACGTGTGTACGCTTCAACGTGAAACGCACGACGCGCATGTATATTTCACCCGTGCCTATGCCACTTGCAACGTCAGCACGCAGAATGATCCTACCGCCGGTATCCGGCAACGACGTTACCATTGCCTTCTCTAGGATTGGACCGTTTAAATATGCGTTTTGTACCGATTCAGAATCGAATTTGTTATGTGATTCCGTAGTTTGTGGCAATTTCAACGTGACGGTACTAGTAGTGATTATTTGGGCTGAAACGCCAACCCCAGCAACGCTGGAACCGACCACATATCCAGCGGTTGAGTCAATTTGATCGTAAATGGCACCGCCAATATATTGAATGACATAATCGCCGTCAGGCAACGTAGTCGAGAAGAAATTGCCCTTCCCGTTTTCATCAATCCTGACCAATACGTCCACTCCCGGCGTCAACGTAAACGTACCTATATCAATGATGCTTGCACCGTCTTTGTATTTCTCACCGAAGAAATACACGGCAAGAGCATCGTTTGGATCACCCTCGCCACAATCTTCGGGAGATATTCCAAAACACGTCTCAATGGGCAGTTTAAATTCACAATTAGCCAATTCTTCAGCGAGAATGTTCAATTGTTGTCTAGCTGCATCGTCTCTACCAATTATGTGTTCTCTGATTTGAACGTCATATTTCTCATTCAATTTCAGGAGTTCATTTCTATAATAATTCACAATTGAATTGATGAATGCTGACAACGTGCTGGCATTTACGTCTGTCTCTTTAATCTCACCACCCGGTTCAAACCCACGAGGATAATGCATGGTTGTAACGTCTGTTGACGATAATGGATCATCCCCTAATTTCACAATTTCATATCCAAATTCATCGTCGGTAAATTCGATGCTTCTAATGATCGGTGAAGCTATAACTTGATCGGCTGGTATGTCACTGGTCGGCACGCGCATGCGCGACTTAATTACTGACATTATCCCCCGTTCAGGATTCAATTCTAATCCAACAATGGCCGTATCCCTAATTTCATCCAATTCTATCGTTTTAATGCCAGTAAACTTATGGGGTTCAAGTGCATCGACGCCAGGATCACCTTTGGCCCCCTGTGGTCCATCCCCAGTGCCAGGCGCACCCCGCTTGCCTAATGGACCAGTCTCACCCTTAGGACCGGCACAACCCGGTATCTCAAAGCATAATGAATTTATAAATTTCTGACTGACCTGAAAATTGAAACCTGGTTTTGGAGCATTGTCTGGCGTCGAACCAACCGAACATCCAGCAGGGTTGCACCCCGGTTGTTTCAGATTTTTCAATTCCGAACCGTCACCAGTTACACATGTGATGTCTATGGAATCTGAAACGAATTCGACGTCACCCCAGATCACACCATCTGGATTTGCCGGGTCCGACACCCCAAGTAATGGTTTAACTATTATCCCAAATCCACCACCTTTATGCGGTATTGAATCAATTAAACCTTTATCATGCGCCGACATTAAACCAGTCGTAGTTCTATTGGCCAACGGAAATTTAGAAACGCTGGCATCCCTACGCCAACAATTAAACTCACCATCAAATATCCACCTAACGCCATACGAATCAACCATCACCTGTCCATTGAACGGTTGATTCGGATATGGTTTACAAACTGTAGCTTCAGCCATATAACTATTTATCCTCACTTCCTCTAGTCGAACCATACAAAATGCAAAACAAAATGATGATTACGATGATTTCCATATAATATATTTTACGACCGTCTTTCGGCGGCATTAGTTTTTAATAGATTTATTTCATCCGACGATAATCCAACTACGTTCTTGGCAATGTCATACTCCTTCGTCAAAGTAGTGTTCAACACTACTGGATCATCAGTGCCAATGGTCACTTCACATCCTTTCCGCAAAAATTTCTTGATTGGATGATCCCTCAAGTCTCTTATAACGCCGGTTCTATAATTTGATGACAATGCCATATCAAAACACACACCATATTCATTTGCCATATCAATGGCACCAGGATCATCGTCAATGGCCCGAATGCCATGACATATTCTCCTGACGCCCATCTTAATGGCCTTTCGGACGTTCGTGCCCGTCTGGCTCTCACCAACGTGCATTGCCGCTATTTTGCCATAGGAGATCCAATCTTCACATATGACGCAACATACGTCGCGAACACGGACGTCCTCGAAACATCGTTCATTGCCAACAAAATCTATTGCTTGTATTTTGTCCGAAACTTTGTGCCTAAGCAATGTATTGGATAACCAAATTTGTTCGGCCGGTTCGCTTTCATATTTAAACGACAGTACTGGTACGATCATGACGTCTTTAATTGAATTTAATTTATTACAAATGGTTTCTGCAGCCTCGATGATGTGGTCACGACCATATTTATAAAGCGAGAATTTCAATTCACAATAATCAATGCATTCATCTCTTAAAGAACGTGCAATCGAATCAATCGCCATTTCTATTTCAATCATAGTCCACGGAATCTTATTGAAAACGTTGAATTTCTTCAAAAAAAGATCAAAATCATGCTCATCATTACCATTAAACGTCATTTTTCTCTTTAAATCTTCCACATCAGTCGCCACATCATAAGCATTATGTCGACATATCATGTCCCACACATGGTCTACGGATATGCTTCCAGCAAAATGCCTATGACAATCAGCTCGCATTTGATTTTCTCTCCGATCATTATTGTCCGCAGATTACCTGACCCAGTACGACTCATTAAACGTCTCACGATTGGATTCAATTTTCTTTAATACTTCAGCTCTATATTTTAACTGCGGCAAGACATTGTCATGTCTGTACACATGCATGTCCGCCGCGATCTTAGATAACACTATTGCATCCGCCACATTATCGTCGTTTACGTCAACGTCCAAATTCTTATAAACTTCCTTCATAATTAGTGATTTATGACCGATCCCACGACCCGTAATGTATTTCTTCAATTGACTGCCGACGACGGTCATCCATGGGACGTTATGGTCGTTGATTTTAGTCCCATTAATCTTGTGTCTGACTATTGCACCCATTTCGATCAATGCCATGGTGGTTTTCACGTTATATGGACTACATATATAATCTTCCAATATGACGAATGACGGATTTCTACTTTCTATCGCCGTACAGACTTCATTGGCGATGAACTCATATCTATGCCATCGATCAATATGTTCTTTTGGTTTGGTCTCTATTAGTCGCCAGTCATATGTCTCACCATCATGGAAAGCATAAGCAGTGCCAGTAAGTGATAAGTCTATGCCCATAAAAACGTTCATGAAATTTCCTCCCTCTTATTAAATACGTCAAAGATAATTTGTGCGTAACAAAACAACGGAAAACAGAGACAAAGGAGATGAGATCATGCGTTTAATGGCTTGTTTGGCAGTGTTTGGATTGGTTGGGTTATTCGGTTGTGCGAAAACCGGAGAAGTAACGGAAGTGAAGACGGAAGAAGTGAAAACCGAAGCAAAAGAGGAAGTGAAAACCGAAGTAAAAGAGGAAGCAAAAACGGAGTAAAACCATGAAATTAAGCAATTTACACGAAGATGGAAGTTGGCAGGCGGTGTCCGGTCATCCCGGTAAATTGGGTGACAAAAGCAAAATCAAGATACGCGGTGGTAAGGGTAAGAATCGCCTAAGTTTCATGACGCACCCAGAACAACGGAATAAATGGTTCAACGAGGATAATGACATAACTGAAGTTGGATCAAAACAATATTCAGATGATACGATTGAACATGTACGCCAAGGTGGTACAGGTAGTGTTGGTGAGGTAAGAAAACCGAGTAATTCCGATATTGATGAAGTCGGAACCACCAAATACGCTCAAAATACCGTCAATTTATCAAGAAAATATATAGGACCTCCTAAACGCATAGGAAAAATCAAACTTGAATCAATTTCCCAGAATCTTCCTCCAGATGATCCAGAAACGCTCGGTAAGATGTTTAATGCCATGGATGGCAGTGATTTTATAGATTATTTGCGTCAAAGAACAAAAGAGAATCCTTCTACCCGTTTTATAATTGTCGCTGATTGGGTGAATTCCCATAAAGCGAGAGCCGCAAAAGGCATTTTAGATCAATATGCATCAAAATTGCACATTGATGCATTTACCATTCGGGCTACGCGTCAACAATATTTAGAGGACGTCAACGCTTTCCAATCTGGTGTAAAATGGGAAGAAAAAGAGTATTGACAAGACGGCATTACGTCGATAATTTTGGATATGAACAGTGCAGCCGATCGCCATCCATATTTTAAGGCAATGTCGCAAATTCAACTCCAATTTATTGAGACTGCAACCCTTGAATCATTAACCAGTCTCATTCAATTTGTAAAAGATAATTGGAAAAAACATGTCGGTAATGGTGGAACTCCGAACGAACCACCACCTGACCACGTCATAGTCACTGAATTGATTAATGCAGACATCTTTCTGTCAGCTATAATTAATTCTCCTTATAGTAATTCTGTCGACCCAACCACCTTTGATCTTTATGCGGTAGAATTGAGGCCGTTGTTAAAAAAGATGCATAATAGTAGATTCTGGCCCGATATCACTTATGACGGCACAAAATGGAAAAGCCAGCCCCTAGAGTTTTATGTCATTGATGGCGAGAAACACACAGGCATCGCAACCCTTCGTAACAACATAGAACACTTTGTCTCTGATCAAGACCCAGATCATGCCTATTATTTTGTCTGGCAAATACCATTAAATCACGACGCTCGATCCACAGTGCTTTATTGGCTCTAGAATTGACAAGACGACCCACGTTGATAAATCATATAGGGCAAAGATGTCTACAATGGATTGGGGGATTTGAACATGTCAAAAATTGGTGATCCGGCAATAGACCAAGAGACGCTGAAGGGGTTGGCCATAGCTTCAACTGCAGTTGAAGCTTTCTCTAAGAAACTTGCTGACCAGAAGACCATTTACAATCTAAATATGGATTCATTGGTCACAATTCAGGAAGGTCTAGAACATTTATCGGAAATGATCGCGCAATGTAAACGGCGAGTCATTAAACCGATATATACGCGTTTTCGTCAGAGTCAGGGTGGTCAAAAAGCTGCCATCCAAGCAAAACAATCTAAAGAAGACAATGTCGATAAATAATGAGGGGTGTAAAATGACGACGAAAGAATTGATTGCTGAACTTCAACGGTCGGACCCAACTGGTGAAGAACAAGTCGTATGTCCAGGGAACGAAGCGATCTTATGTGTAGAGAGAATACCCGCATATCACGACGGAGCCTGTGAGGAATTGATCAAAAATGAAAATGGTTTAATTATAGGTGGTCGTCTCCGTCGAGAAGGCAAAAAAGTAAGAATTGTCACATGCTCACTTGAATGGGCATTGCTGGACAATCCCGATTTACCAATTGAAGTCCCAACTAAGAAATGGGACCATAGTGAGCATTGTAAACAGGAAGTCGAACGATGGCGTACAGAAGCACGGAAGATCACCGAGGAACTCAAGCCTCAGTCGAACAAGGAGAGAACATGCGAGTAAGATATGAATGTAAATGGTGTGAAACGGATCACGGCGATACCGCCGAGGAATGTCTACAGCATGAGTTGGAATGTCATTCTAACCCAGCCTCGCGATCATGTGAGACATGCATGCATCACGGCACAGTAGTCGCGGATACGGGAAAGGTGTGGAACACCTGCGCGGTAGGGTTGCTTAAATCGCCGCGCTGGGTAGAAAATCATGCTACCGCATGTCCGCAGTGGGACAAAAGAAAGCACCAGTGAAATGATAATTTTTACTATAAAGGACATCATTTTGATCATCCTCCTCGTTGGAGTTTTGATCATATGTTTGTGGGAATGGTTGAAAGGGGGTAAGGAATGAGTGACATCGGTCGCTTTAATTTTTCATGGAAGTGTCCGATCTGCAAGATGCACCAACGTAAAGAACCACACAGGCGATTGAATCATCATATGATGGCAGCACACGATATGGTTTGGAGCGAAGTAAGGAACGAGTACGTCCAGCGGATACAAATGCATGGAACGGAAAGAGAAAGGAGCCGGGGGGGATGAACAAGATCGAAGACTACATAGAAGCAAAGCTGACCGCTAAGAATGTAAAGCGTAGAGTTATTTGTGTATTGGGTGAAGACAATGACTTTGACGCGTTCGAGGACACAATGAAATTTTCTATTAACACCTCATATGGTTACTATGGAAGTTCAACATTATCCGTGCGTTTCTACCCTGCCACCAATACTACAGGTCATTCGGCAATAAGTAATAAACTTGGTAAATACTTGGCACGTGCAATTTCTCAAAGAAGCAGAGAATTGTTTTTGTTGGCGGCAAAGTACGCAGAAGAGGATGCCGAAAAAGCAAGGTTGCATGCAGTGGAAGAGGCCGACCAAGTTTTGCTAGACCAAGAAAGGATTGAAAATGTTTAACGAAACTTTTCACAAGCACGAGATTGAAAAAGTTATAAAAGATTTCTTGGTGTTCGGGGAAGACCAGTTTGGCAAAGGGCATCATGGATATTTTAGCGGGCATGGGTTTGCTGCAAGATGCTTGAGGTATCATTTGGAACAACTGAAAATCAAGAATAGGGACACCAATGTAGAAGAAATAGTATGCGAAGATGTATCGTTATGGAAACCAAAGATATTTAGGACCAGGGAGAATCTTCCCGGAACGTGCGACGACGAAAGGGGGTAAGGAATGAGTGATGAAAAATTGAAACAAAAGAAATGCATGGTCAAAATACGCAATGACGCAATGTCGTTCGCTTGTGGGAAAGAACTTCATGTACGTTTTCTAGAAGAAATCAGCAAGATGAAATATTGTCCATTTTGTGGTAAAAGAATTGGATGATGCAAATGCCGCAAATTATACTAAATTGATTTGACCATATTGATATTCATTGTGTTGTGCACACTGATCACTCACCTCTAATTTTCTTATTGTAGCATCTGGAAACATTCGAAGAGCGACCTTTCCAATTTCTACATTAGAAATCAATGGAAAATAAGGAGTATTAGCTACGACAGGGTGCGGTAAAGCAGCAGAGGCAGCTGCATCAGCCGGAACAAGCAACCCATTCCACCATATCCACACTTGCGAATCTCTATACATTATTTCAAGCGTGTTCCAAATCTCACTTTGTCCTTGGATCGGTATGGTCAGATATCCACCTTTATAGACTTTGAAACCAAGTGGATCAGAGGCTGGTTTTTCATCACCATGAATGATGAACCCATCTTGCGTCATCACTTTACTGACGCAATAACCTGGCATCAAACCACGGACCAAATCATCCTTGCTTTCCAGACTTTTGTTCAATTCATATCGTTCTGACATGTCGAGTATGCCGACCTTAAACTGCAGTTGCACTGAATTTGCATCAGTCGTCTCATCAACTGAAAATTCAACGCGGACGCATGGAGCGTTATAATCATGATGTAGTAATTGTACGGTGATTGGTTCATTTGGCACGCTAGTTCCAGCAGTTCCATAATCAAAAGGAAATGGCTCGGAACCGCCAATTAAAGTTATGCCATCGTCGTCGGTATAGGAGAAAGCTGCCTTGAAATAATATTTCCACAATTGGCCTAAATGATCCGGCGTCAGGTGTCGCAACGTTCCTGATGAGGGCACGTCACGCCAGTGTTGTCCCTTAACTACTATATAATTGCTACCAGCAAATGGACCAGTAGTGAACGTGCCACGATGAGTGACCCTCATATATACGTCATCAAAACTGTCGACTGGTGCACGGAGCAATATGTCATATGGTGGAAAATCGCTTCTAGTTGGCATGCCTATCAATGCCTTAACGTATGCATTTCTATGATTTCTACGCGTCCACAGGAATACTGGCCGCTCAACAACTGCCTCTGGATCGATGGTATGCACGCGCATACCCGGTAAAGAATAATCAATATCAGCTACAGCTTGCTGATTCAATACCATGCCAGACGGTTCATGTTCTTCACCGTCATCTGACAAGATTAAACGATCCTCAAAACCAGTCAAGCCCCAAATGGTGCGCTCAATTAGTCTAATGTCGGCAACGCCAACATCACTAGCGGAAAGTTCTGCTGAATCACCTTCTGGTAATTCTTCGCGTGCCACCAATAAATCACCAAATTTAATGGCATCAGTCATAGCCCACAACGAACCGGCATTCAACGGTGGTCGTTGACTAAAAAATCGGCGGCGAATTGGTTGGCTTGAGCCGCCGACCTTGTACTCCCAGAGAGAAACCAACGTACCGGTCGGTAGGATGTCTTGTGAACCGTCAACAGTCAATACCTTAGGGTTGACCACTGCCGTACATTGATTTTCTGGATTTTCATAACGCCAAACGTTAGTTGCCGTGAATTGATCACCAATCGGGACGGCATTTTTGACGTCCCAATAACGTGCCTTATATTGATTGGTAGACAACACGGTAGCATCATAGCCGACGATGACGGCCATTTGTTTGGTCAATAAATGGCCTTTATATAAAAGCTCGCCTAACAAACCAGGATCAGATTGCGGCCTGAATTCGAATCGTCGTTCATTACCTTGGGAATCGTCACCGAGCGTCCACACACATTGTGGCACTCCACTCGCACCAGGAGTAAATGACCAACCGATTTGCGTGGCTAAATTAGCCCGCCGCTTTAAAACGATGTCTAGTTCGCCTGATCCAGGCGTTATGGCATCATCGTATCGTTTGAAAATCAGCGAGGGATATTTGCCCTTCTGATTCAACAATGACAATGGCTTAGTCGTATCCAATATTGCCGTCTCTGGCATTAAATAAAATTTCACTTCACCATAAGCATTGACGCCAGGTAGTTTACCATTACATGACGGTGGGCGTATTGCAGCAACGTCTGACTCATCTTGCTGCCAGAATATTTGATAACATTCTTCACAATCACAAGCCAGCGGCAACGGCGAATCGACGGTAAACCGAATGACGTTGCCAATGCGTTCTAAAGAAATGAACTCCGTACCGGCAGCAAGCATTATGTCACCGGTCATCCAACCACCATCATCTGGGAATCCACTACCTTGGAAACCTAGAACGCCGAGTCTAGTCTGTGTGACTGCATCTAATTTGCATTTATCATCGGCAGACATTAAGCCCTTGAGATCACAAGTCGCCTCTGGTATGGGATCAGACGTGACATGCATCCCACCGTGGAATGGTGGAATGATGATTTGGGACTCTTTAATATATAATGATTTTGATTCGGCATCATATGAAAAGGAGGTGGTGAGTCCATCCGGTCCTATGACTTCAACCCATTGTTGATCCACCAACCCACTTACTGCTGGGATTCTGTAATTGGTCATTTCATTTCTCCTTTTCTTTACTTATTTTTGGTCTTTATGCGCTTCCAACATCCTTCATACCGTCATCAGACATGACGACGTCACTTATTCTAACCCATCGTGGCGGATTGTTGTTTTTCTTATATAACTGATTTTCCATCGTATTGTAATAATATTCATCTCTAAAAGTAGACGCACTGGGTTGATGTGCAACCATTTCAACGAGTTTCCCACCATATAATTCGATAAATTGATGTGGATTCCCACCTACCATGGTATGGGCAAATCCCAGCGTAGCATATCTTTTCGTAATGGCATCTTCCAACGGCGTTCCCAATTTCATTCTCCAATATTATTTTGACAATCTCTGAACCATTTCAATCATGATCCTACGCATCTGAACATATTTACCACCGACCGAACCAATCACTTCGACCGCTTCAATTAATTTATTTATAATCATGCCGTTCCGTTCATCATTCGTTTCCTCTGATTTAATTATTCTACCTTCTTCTAATGTCAATCCAGCAATATCCATCACGTCTCGCATTAAATCTGATTCATCATTTAATCCAATGATCTCTGAAATCACCCGATATATTTGGTCATGCGCCTCAGATTTAACGTCCTTTTTTGCCATTTTCAATGCTGCAGCCAATTCAGGAGGTAATCCCGCAGGGATGCCACTTTTCTTTGGCTCCTCTGGTTCCTCTGGTTCGGATTCAGGTTCATCAGACGCAAGACTTATGTCCTGCATTTTCGATCGCAATTCGAGATATTTCTTCCGCATTTCTGGCGTCATCGATCTCAATTCTGGATTCAATGACAACATGCTTTCCACGTCATCTTTGTGTTTTTTGGGCATCGTTGGTGCTTCTGGTTTTTTAATTTCTGGTTCATCCTCAAGCTTTTTCCATTTTTCAAGCGGCGTCTTCTCGTGTGCAATCCTTTTATATAATTCGGCGGTTTTTTCTGCCTCCGGTGACGTCCTACTGCGCGGAGGTAATTCATCCTGTCTCTTCAATTTTTCTGCTGCTTTAACTAATTTACCTAATGCTATTTTCTTCACTTCTGCAACGAAATCTTCACTTGGGGTCATTTCTTTTGGCATTAATGTCTGTTTACCCTTATACTTACCCAATCGATGGACTGTAAGTTTTTTGTTCTTTTTCTTTAATTCTCTTGCAATTTCATCATTGGACATTGTATGTCTCTGTTTCAACGTCCTATATGTAATTGGGACGTCTAATGTCCTTTTACCAGTCACTTCCCCTTCCACATCTTTTTCTATGTCTTCCTCACTTCGTTCGACATCAAATAAATCATCGTCCGTAATGCCATAAGACATTTTGATGATTTCTCTTTCGGTCGGATTAAGGTTTGCGAGATTAAATGCCTTGTCAATGAGTTCTCTACTATATTGCAGTTCTTCAATCCTCTCTGCACTTAGAGGGATCGACGAAGCAGCCAAATCGCCTCTTTCTAATCCTTTCTCAGTAGCACCAAATTGACGTTCTGCAGCAGAGCCTGGTATGATGTCCGATATGGTTCCTTCTCCTTCTTCGCCAGTCGGCGTACTAAGTGATTGCACCCCATATCCTTTACTGCTCATACCGCCCCTTAACTCTTGTCGATTATAATGTTTGCGAATTTCTCTCTTTTCATCGTCCGATAACGGGCGTTCATTCACTTTTTCCAATTCCGCTATCTTATCGTTGGCTAATTTCTCAGCCCTAACCTTACTAGCTGCATATTCCTTCGGCGGCACCCGTACCAGTCCCGAATCCATTGCTTTGTCTTTTATGTGGTCTCTAATATGCGTAGCTGCATATAATCCGAATGGCGTCGTCCCTTTATCCAATCTTATAGAATCAATCACTGCCGCCATCCCCTCTGATATGGCATCATCGATTTCAAAATTGTGACCTGCATATCTTCTTGCCCATTTCTTGATAAATGGCATGCATGCCATCACTACTTCTTCAACCGTCCAATTGTCAGTCGATTCTTGTTCGCCTTGTTTTATTAATTCGGTTTTCTTCTTAACTCGATCAGTAGGATTCATGTTCCATTTACTTACAAATGCATCGTCGCCTTCTACCCAATAGATTGGCAAATATGTCTTTTTAATGTCTGCCGTAGTTCTACCTTCAGGTAACGTCCATTGATCCAACGCAGGGTCTACGTCATAATCCTTAATTTCATCGGCAGTTTTCTTAGCGATTTTGGATAATTTCTCTACCTTTGTGGCATCACCTAGGTCGCCAAGATCCATCATGTCTTTAGCTTCGAAAACTAATTTGTCGTTCAATTGCTTTGAAAAATCACTCATTTCCATCTCCTATGAAAATTGCCCGCTATCTAGAAATTCAGCGGAAGTCATGGACCAGAAATCATCAGCTAGGTCGCTCAACACATATTGATAGGGCAACCACCCATAACCACCATCGCCCCACGACGTACCCCAACTGTTACGAATCAACAGTGCATCCTTGTCATCATCGTACCCAACTGAACAAACGGCATGGCCGCCCTGTAATAAATCATGTCGAGATGGGAATGGAATCACCCCATTGACCATCCGCTGAATTGAATCATAAACTGAAAATCCAAACATTACGGCATACCCACGAGACAGATATTCTTTAACTCTATGTAATACGTCAGCTCTAGTATTATTAGGGGCGTCTAATCTGAAATATTTCAGAGCCTGGAAATTCTGCGCAAATGCATAACAGAATTGTGATGGTTCCACGTCGAATTTTGAAAGGTCATATAACCAATATTCTTCAGGACATACGCCAAACGTCGCCATCGCCTGCATGGTGGTACGCAACATCGCACCATTGTCACCAGTCTCCTTCATAAGATTTCTAGTCACTTTATAGAGAAATAAACGAGAATGCGGTATAAATTTTCCAAACGATTTACGTTCGAAATATTCATACATGCCACATCCAGCTTGGGCTGTACAACTGCCTAAGCTCTTCTGATCTTGGATTGGTGGGCACCATTGCCGCAAATCGACGAACTTTGGCAATGATTCATTCTCATGTAGACCGACGCATTTCAGACGATCATCTTTAGCAAACGTTTCGGGGATGTAATCGCGTATGTCCGGAACGTCTGGACGCCAACCAAGTCGATAATTCATCTCACAAACCTCCCAGTTGGCCTCATTGGGTTTGGTGCGACCAGATTGGAAACGTGATGTGGTGACGAAACGTTGATCTGTGGTTTTGCCATTACATCCATCCATCTTTTCGCCGGATCATCATGGCCATGACAGTTGACCTCCTTTTTTCTCTTCTGCACGTTTCTAACATACCCAATCAATTCATATAACTTCATCTATGCCCCCTTACCAGGAGATCTCATTGCCTTTTGAATGACGATGTATCTCCCGCAAATGCACGTACGCATTCGCTTTATCCTGCCAATGCTTCCAATGTTGTTCTAAAAATTCGAAGAATTGTTTGTTCAATGGACCATAAGCTGCAAATTCCTTCCATTCCCCATTAGGGAGTGGCTCCTTCCAATGTACGTCTATGAACCAATCGCGTTGTGGGTCCATCTCATTCAACGCCCGATGTAGAGTCTTAAAATATTTAATGTTCATGGCTGCATCGGCCTTACTGTCCATACGCGTTTCATCTTCAATAATTGGCCCAAATGCACTCATCAATAGATCGTCACCACTATATCCCTCACAAACCAAACGAACGGAATTTTTCTCAAACATTTCATTTGCAACAACGGTGCTTTGTGCAAGTGGGACATATACCCGATCATTCTCGATCACAAATTGAGGAAACATCTTCTTTAATGCTTGTTCATTGAGACGCCCACATTTCGTGGGATGATGTCTCTCTTCACTGATGATGGCTGGGATGGCCCATTCGGACAATTGCTCTTTATCCATTAACGCAATGCAAACGTCGGCTAGCGTGTTTATGTCGCGCTTCTGGAATTCACCTCTAGCCAACTCCTGCACGTCTTCGAGCGATAAAACATCCAATTTCTTTTTAGCTTCATCAACTAGCATTTTACATGTCTCCTTGAAAAAGGTGATCACTCACAAAATATTTTTTAATGGTAATAAAAATGTTTACTTTTTGGCAAATTTATCCGTCAGTAGTTCCATCGCCAAAGCAATCTGCCCGGCCGTCAGGGTAAGCCCGCCGGCCTCGGCCGGTAACGTTACAGTTTCGTCCTTTATTTCGCTCAATTTCTTTTCCACGGCGTACCGCTCACTATGATCCGGTGAATAATACGGTTTGCCGTCTTTCATCAGCATCCGCTCCCGGCGCACGAGTATGCGCACATCAGGCGCATACTTTAACGAACTCTCAATGATGATTTGAGCATTCCGATCGCGGTGCTCAAATTCACCCTCTAGCTGCACTTTTTTCAGCAACATGTTTTATCTCCTATTCTGGATTCAACTCAAACAACGCGTTATTTCTTTCAAATGTCGGCCTGACAATAAAATCTGGTGTAAGACTAAAATAAGTCGTCGCATTCTCCAATACAGATCCTAAACCGTGCGAATAATCAGGTTGAGGCCATATTGGTCCAAACGAGAAAGTGAACGACGTTACATCGTCTAATGAGTAAAAAGCTGACCAGCCAACCTTGCCACCCCCTATAAATTGTCCGGCAGTTCCAGACCAACCGTCACCCGCATAAATTGTCATAGGGTCACTCGACTGATCACTACGGCCGTTACCTATATATATCTCCGTACACGGCATCAACGTCTCTGGCGAGCCTGAAAACTCATACGGTTTATAAATATTTAAACTTACGTATGCACGTTCTTCATAAAAATTACCGTCATCTGGTGGTAACGGATAACGATATGTGTTTATGTCGTCTGTGGTATGGTATGGTGATGTCCCCGATAACCACTCTCCTTGATCTATATTATAATAAATAGAACCACCGGTAGCAACCCATAAACCATACGTAGTTTGACTTGAACCCAGAAATGACACCGCCTCACATACATAAAACAATTCTCTTATATGTGATGCCATCGGTTTGTCATATTGATCGACCGAAATCCAAGCATCTGACTCCCCACAATCACTGAATCGAGCATGTACCTCTGTCAATATGTCTTCAAGAGACGTTACCCAAACAGGATCGTATTGTTGCTGTAATATCCCGTATTTCCCCTGATCTACAATCGCCTCAATGGCATCGCGCATACCGGTCAACCAAGAATACAGAAAAGGGGATTCTCCTGGAACTAACGCATCTGGGATTATCGTCGAGATGTCTAAGTCAATTAGTTCGGCACGTTCAAGAATTGCTGAACGTAGTTCATTGCCATGAACTGCAAGCATGACGACCGCATCACCGGGCACAATGTCTTCAAAATCAGCATAAGAAAATGACATCGTTTATCCCCACGTTGCTTGCGGCCCTGTGGAACCTTGTGCACCCTGAGCACCTTGTGCACCCTGAGCACCTGCAACATTCTGTGGGCCTGTTGGACCCTGATGACCCTGTGGACCTTGGGCACCAATACTACCTTGACTGCCAATACTACCCTGTGGTCCTGTTGGACCCTGATGACCTTGTGGTCCTGTTGGACCCTGATAACCCTGTGGTCCTGTTGGACCCTGATGACCTTGTGGTCCTGTTGGACCCTGATGACCTTGTGGTCCTGTTGGACCCTGATGACCTTGTGGTCCTGTTGGACCCTGATGACCTTGTGGTCCTGTTGGACCCTGATGACCTTGTGGTCCTGTTGGACCCT